CAGGCATCGCCGAGAACAACGGCTGGAAAGTAAGGAGCAGGCTAGATTTCAACATGAGCACGACTACCGCTCAGACGCTGCACGCAGGCGACAGCATAACGCTGTTCATAAAGAACATAAGCGACATCAGCACGTCGCCTGATAAAGCAACGACGCGGCTTTTAGCACCTACGCAAGGCGATCTTTCGATCAACTCGAATTACGTCTGCCAGAGCGCCACAGACAGCGTGACGACGGTCGTCAGCGGATACGATCTCGCGGCGAACCCGATCCTCAGAAGCTTCAAAGTAAAGATAACGAGCAAGAATACGCCAAAGATAGCGGCAACCACCAAGCAGCTGACGCTCAACAACTACGAGAACAACGGAGCAAAATTCACTAAATTCAACTTCTCGGATCTCAAAGACCTATCAGGCTACACCGCTGCTACGAAAGCGTTTAATCTCAGCATCAACATACCTAGCACGTCGCAGTACGGCTTAATAATGTTCTTCTATAAGAACAACGACACGACGACGGCGGCGAAGCCTTATCTAAGAGCCAAAAACGCCGCAGCGGACGTATCTGGGATAAAGAAATTCAACACAAGCGCCGAAATGGCTGCGACATATACGCTGCAAGAAGGCATAAACGTCATTCAAGTCAGCAAAACCGTAACAGCCATCGAGGTCTACCCAGACGCCAATCTGAAGGGCATGATCGTGTTCGGAGAGCTTTCGCTTATAGTCGACATCAATTACAAGCTCAACTACAAATACGACACGACGACCATAACGACCGCGCAAGGCAGAATAGACGCGCTGATGAAAGACATAGCGAATACGCATGTGGCCGACGATTTCTATTACAACGTGCCGATAAACAGCGACAACGCGATAGAGCTCAACCAGCTCATAGCCGACGATACACTCGCGTCTCCTCTTACCTGGTACGACGCCAATAACGTCAACAACAAATTTGTCATATCCGAAATAGACGCCGACTACCTAAGCACGGGAATAACGCTCTCAAGAGCGTCTAAGGCATAAAGATGATAAGACTGCAAGATCTGACTCCGGCCGTATACTGCCAGCAATCTAGGGACTTCCAATACATAGGAAGGCTCTATGACGTCGTTTTGAATTACTCAAAAACAAACGCCGACGCGCTCGACAGCCTTCCTGTCGGAAAAAGCATGAACGAATCGCTGCTAAATTTATTGTCGATGTCCCTCGGATTCAAAACGAGACACGCCTATAACGCCAAGCAGCTGACCGCCGTATGCGGCGTGCTGCCGATCATAATGAGGCAAAAAGGCAGCCTAAACGCGATCATAACCGCGGTAAACGCGATGCTCGTCGCAGAAGGCCTGACGCAGCCGCTGGATTATTCGATAGCGCCGAAAGAGAAGATAACGCTGTATCTTCCTCAGCAGCTGACTGATTTGGCGCTGCTGCAGGATCTTATAAGCTATATTCTGCCGGCCGGCATGGGATGCAGCTTCGTCAGAGAGATTTCTAAGACGCACGAAGCAAGCACGACATTCACGACGAAAGACGAAGTCGAAATATACAAAAACATCGAGCAGAAGCTGCCCGTCGTTGGGTTATACGACGAGAGCACGCTGTCTGCGATAGCCAGGGTCAGCGATACCGATGCCCTGCCGGACGCAGGCATATCCAAACTGCCCGGCGCGATAGCCAACAGCACAGTGGCGCAGAAATAGCGAGGAAAGCAAAATGGACAACGAAAAAACAAAAGAGCTTAGCAATCATAACGGCATGCTGTACCAAGGCAAAGTGACGGTCAGCTTCCTTGACAACGGCAGGCTCATAGCGGCAAACAGCTACTGCAACTCCGGCTCAAAAAAGCTATTCAATTTCTTTTCTTCCTGCCTGCAGGGCAACTGAGCGTCGGCCAAAAACGAACGGCCGAACAAAATAGTCCTGTTCAGAGACGACACCGATAATTTCTACAACTATCCCGCGTCGTCCGCCATCATATACGATTCAGCGCCTACCGTCGAAGTAAAAGACAAAGAGACAAGCGTGACGTTCCACTTCAGAATACCGTTCTTGTACATGAAGCAGGGCGCGACGATAAAAAAACTATGCCTGTACCCACCGATGATATCAAGCCTGCAGAACGACCTGCTCGCCTATGTCTCGCTGACGGAATCAGAGCAATTCACGATACCAGAATCAGGCGGAAACATGACTACGATAGTAGACTGGAAAATGACGGTCGAGAACGTAGATTAAAATAATAAGGAGACAACTTTATGACATTGACAGATCACACTTACTCAAACGCCACGATAAAACTGCTAAGCAGCGCGGACGTCAAGGTATTCCCTTGCGCTTACAGAGGCAACAAAACAAACAATAAAACATTCGACCCGGAAGCCAGAAGCAGCACCGAGTATAATTTTGTCAACGCCAGACCGAAGCTCGGCAAAAGCAGAGAGAGCTACGTTATTTCGTTCGACGCTGCTACCAAAACGCTAAAAGCGGTAATCGGCGGCTATTATTTCGAGCTTTATAACGCTGATAGCGCCGATTTCTTCGATGCAGACGGCACGCCTAGGCTGCTGGCCATAAGGCTGCGCACCGTCGACATGACGACCGCAGCAACGGTGCCGGAAGATCCAAACAGAAAAACAGAGATGCTAGCCTCATGGATCGACGACGCGGTTCAATACCTGGACGTGGCTTCAGGCTCAAGCTACGTATTCGCCGGCCTTTGCTTAGTCAGCCAAAACGATGTAGACAAAATAACGGCAAGCTATACGCTGCAGCCGTTCTCTACAGCCGCTGGCGCGCTGAATTGGAACGCTATGCCGATCGACATGGCGCTTGCCACCGACAAAGGCGCTTACGCGCTGAGAATGCTCGGGGCGACAATCGCGGACGTCAGCTACAGCAGCAGAGCGATAGGCGATTATTCATTCGGCATCGGCAAAGGAACTACTGCCAACGGAGAAAATTCCGCATCAAGCGGCGAAACGACTATCGCGAACGGCAAAAACTCGTTCGTAGGCGGCTACTATTCTCAAACTGACGCCGAAAACTCATTCGCTTTCGGCGAGTATCTGAAAGCAGAAGCCAAAAACCAAGCGGTCTTCGGACGCTATAACCTAATAGATGCCGCGGCGCTGTTCCTGGTTGGCAACGGAACAAGCGAGAACGACAGATCTAATCTGCTCGCGCTTAAGGCAGACGGCTTCGACGTCAATACCGCGCTCAACGTCAAAGGCGCAATAAAAGCCTCTGGGGCAAGCGACAACACGCTTACGCTAGGCAGCGCGACAGCCGGAGAATACGGCGCCATAACCGTATACGGCGAAAAAGGAAAAGCTGTATTCTCAGCCAGCAAAACAGGCGACGTAGACATCGCGGGCAAAACGCATATCACAGGCGCGCTGACGGCCGATGGCACCTTTGCAGCGCCTAATATCGGCGCCGACGAAACAGGCGTCACAGCGACGCTTGATTTCAAAATTCAAACGGCGTCTAAAGATCCGATAGCCGAATTCTCAGCCGATGGCATAGACTTCGCCAAAGCGCTGAAAGCGGAAGCCGGCATATCTGCGAAATCCGTAGATGCGACCGGAAGCATAACCTCAGCTGCAGGATTCAGCGTCGCCAAAGACGGAGTCACCAGCTTCGAAGCCGATGAAGCCGGAATAAAAACTACAAAAGACATCTCCGCCGACGGCGACATAGCCGCCAAAGGCAAGCTGACGGCGAACGGCAGCGCGACTTTGACGAATAAATCAGGCGCGGCATATCCGGCCGTCGCTGTTTTCAGCGCGACAGAAGCCGGAGCAACTTTATCGAAAGACGGCACAACGAAAATAAAAGCGCTGACCATAGAGGCAGAAGCCGCCAGCATAAAAGGAAACTTAGATGCCGATGGCGAATTCGGCGCGCACAACAGCGATTTCAGCGTCACAAGAAATGGAACATACAGCAAATTAAAGATAACAACAGACGATAAAGTCATCGCGCCGAACGGCTATTATTTCGGCAGCGACGATGCCGCCGCATCCATAGTCTATGACAAAACAAACAACGTTTTCGCGATAAACAAAGCCGTAAAATTATCCAATGCAGAATTAACCGGCGTCTCGAAGTTTACCATGAGCAAAGGCTGCAGCATTGATGAAACAGGCGCAGCAACATTCAATAAAGTCACAGTAGACACCGGCCTGACGGCCACAGGCGCCATAAAAGCAAAGACGCTGACGGCCGGAGAAAGCATAACGGGGCAAAGCTTAATCCTCAGCAAAGACAGCAAAACATTCGTCTCAGCCAGCAACACAGGCATGACGATAAACGAGAATAGCCTGTCGATAAACGCGGCTGACGGTACGACAGCGTTATTAAGCCTTAGCACGACAGGATTAGCGATAAGCAAAGCAGTAGAGCTTAAGGACAGCTTGTCGGTAAAAGGCATGATAACCGCGTTAAGCGGTTTAAGCGTAAGCAACGCTACAGGCACGACTGTCATAACGCTCAATACTAGCGGAACTGTCACCGCCCAGTCATTCACGGCGACATCCGATATCAGAAAAAAGACCAATGTGCGAGACTATGCCTGCGACAAATCCATCTTAGATCTGCCTGTGAAAGAATTCGAATACATCTCAGACGAAACGCATACGAAGCACATAGGCTGCATCGCCCAAGACCTGATAAAGATATGCCCAGAAATCGTGCATGAGGACGAAAACGGCTATCTTTCTATAGAAGAAAGCAAACTCGTCTATCTTCTGCTCCAAGAAGTAAAATCGCTCAAGCAGGAGGTATCCGCGCTTAAAGGAGCGTAAACATGGCCAACTACAATTACAATGACACAAACGCTTTCGCTAAAGATCTTGAACCGCTGCACAGCGGCGAGGAATCTTTAGATTTGCATGCCATAGGGTATGACGCAGACATGCCAGATGCAAAGCTGCAAAGCCCAGCCAATGGAAACGGCATAGCGAGACAAAAGGCCATACCATGTTTTCAAAAGGCAGAAAATGGAAACTCTGCGCCTATTTATGGCGTAGAAAAAGGCACTTTTCCTGTCGTGTGCTCAGATAATACCGACGGCAGCCGCATAAAGCTAAAGGGATCTACGATAACGAAAGCAATAGAATATATAGCAAATAATACTATTTTTACTATAACTAAAGACAAAAATACAAAACAAGTAACTATTGGCAGAACAAACTTCGGAACAACTGATGATGATATTAAATATATAAGCCTTGTTCTTGTAGGCGGCGGAGGAAGCGGCGGAGGAAGCGCAGAGGCCGACACTGACGGATGCAACAAAGACGGTTGTGGAGACAGCAGAAATAAATTATTTCCCGGCGCCGGAGGCGGAGGCGGAGGAATATTCATCGCTGTATTGGACGTAGAACACTACGAGTACACAATAAAACTAGGAAAAGGCGGAGCCGGCGTAAACAATGCAACCTACACCACGCATACTCAGCATGGCAGTAATGGTATTAATGGTGAAGACTCTGCTATATTTTTAGGCGACAGCTGCGATTGAGAAAAAGTCATAGCGGTTGTCCATGGCGGAAGCGGTGGCAAAGGCGGAAATTATGACGATAGTAATAAGAGTACTCTCCTTTCTGCTGCCGGCGGCGCAGGCGGCGAAATAACGATATATGACAGCAGTCATCTAATTAAAACTGCTTACATATGCGGAGGAACAGGATCTGACGCCAGTTATAATGAGGGCGATACTAACATAAACATCAGCCAGCAAACTACGATACGGCCGTTATTCTGCGGAAAAAATGATGCTGTAAAAATCAATAAACAACTCAATGCCATACCAGCTGATACGACTAAGCTAAAAGACGCTGATGGCGCGAATTTTACATTCTGTGTGCCTGGCGGAAACTCTTTCGGCAATGGAGGATATGCAGAAATATCGCAAGATATCGTACAAGCCGCTACAAACCCATTGTATGGCGGCGGCGGCGGCGATTTTTACAGCAAAAACACAACAACAGTAACATCAAGCCAATCTGGCGCGAATGGTTGCGCTGTATTCTTTTACTAAGGAGCTGAAAATGGCACTTTTACTACCTAACGGAAATTACGTAAAGATAGACCTCAACGGCAATTACGACATCTATGCGAGCAAAGCTGACAGAACGGCTAATAAAAACGCGCTGACGCAAGACGAGGTGCTGAAGCTCTACGACGGCAAAATAAGCGCGATAATCGGAGACGAGGAGCGCATGCACTACGATCAAGACGGCGCGATGAAAGAAGCGCAGCCGTGGATTGACGAAAAGCTGAGCTACGTCAACAATTTCGCCAGCCTTAACCCGAACGGCGACTACCCGCTGCTGCAGGCTTGCGTAGAAGGCAGCATAGGCGACACGATACCGCGCCTTGTCGAGCGCGGGAGCTTCGCGCGAAAGGCCGACACGCTGAAAGACCAATACGACTGGCTGAAGAAATCAGGCATATTCGGCGACCCTAAGAAAATAAAGAAGGCCTAGGATGAAGAACATAAAAGTAACGGTCGAGAAAGTCGCGCCTTCTAAAGGCGTCATACCCGACGTCCTGAAGAACCAATTCGAATGAAGGAACACAGGCAAGTTCCTGGGCGAAAACGTCATAGCCATAGGCGATGTCCAAGAGCCGTTCTGATGGAATCGGCCGCTCAAATCGGACACGCTGATAAAGACGGAGCCAGACGGCTTGCGCAGCTGCAACCTTCCCTACATAAAACACGAAGCCAGCTTCAAAACAGGATATAACATACTGGTCAATAAAAACTCCGTGCCAGTCACGGCCCACATAAAAATCGATGCTTCATGAACGCCGGACGATCTGCAAAAGGCCAGAACGATGGCGGCGGACACGATCTGCTCAACGCTCGTGAAATTAGGCGCAGACGGATCGAAGCTTAAAAAAATAGGCAACGACGTGCTGTACGAGAACAAAAAGTTCATGGGCAACGAGTATGCCTTAGAAAACGGCGTTTTGTCAGAAGACCTGGTAATAACGCTGGAATACTCGCCTGAGAAGGACATCTTCAAAAGGCTGACGGGAAAATACGCGCTGTGCCGCGGAATAACCGGCATAATAGAAGAGACAGGGCGCATATTCACCAAAGAGCAGTTCATAGCCGAGCTCAAAAGCGAGCTAGAATCCGCGATAAGCGAGCTGTCATAGCAGGAACACAGACTAAAAGCCGGCCGTTGTGGTCGGCTTTTTTAATGCGCCGAATAAATTTATTAAATCTATTATTGGCAATATCTGCTAAATTATATGAAAATCGAGCAGGTTTAAACAGAAAATGATTACAAAAGGCCAGATAACTTCTATAGACTTAAGCGGCAACACCTGCTCCGTCAGGATGCCGTTCTTCGAATCCGCGGGAAACGATGAGATAAACGGCGTAGCGACCATATCCAATACGCCTGGAAGCTACAACGGCTACAAAGTCGGCGACGTGGTCTGGGTAGCTTTCGAAAACAACCTAATGGAGCTGCCCGTCGTGATAGGAAAGCTCTACCTAGGCGCAGAATTAGAAAAAGCTGACCCAAGAGGAACGATAAACGTCGAAACGTCGGCGACCAGCAAATCGGCGACCATACCGTTCGACACGAAAATGAGCAGCAGCCTAGACAAAGACACGCCTAATACGACGGCGCCTTATTTTTCGCTGTCAAGCCTTACGGCAAAAGTCAGCACGCTCGACAAAGACCTCGGGCAGATGGACAGAGACTACGGCAACAGATTCAAGCAGGTAATCACCTCGCAGGACAATCAAAACAAAAATATAACCAGCCTAATAGAGCAAACGGCTAAAAGCATACGCAGTGAAGTAACTACGGTGGATAAAAAGGCTGATGCCAACGCCACAAGCATAGAAAGCACAAACGCAGCGGTAGACGCAAAACTGAACAAAAAAAATGACGTGACAGGGTTCGGATGGAACCTTGACGCCAGCGAATGAACCGTCTATGCAAAAATAGCGGATGAAAATGGGGATCAGATTCAGAAAGACATACTGGTTGCCAACAGCGAAGGGCTCAGTGTATTTGGCAAAATAGTGGCAAAATCCGGACAAATAGGCGCTGACTCCTCAGGTGCTGGCGGCTTCGAAATAGGCGATAGCGTGCTTCAAAACGGCTATACGCTTCCTAAGGCTGACAACAGCGCCATAACGCTAAACAGCAGCACAAACGGCGCCGTTTTGATGTCGACAGGCACCGGAACAAAGTACCTCAGCATAAACGACAACAACGTTTCTAACCTGGTATTCGCCGCAGGCAATAATTTCGGCGTGACTAATTTAGGAAACCTTTACGCGAACAACGCCAACATCACCGGAAACATAATAGCAGAACACGGACAAATAGGCGCCAGCTTCGATAAAAAAAATAACAAATGAATAGGCGGCTTCGAAATAGGCGCCAATATACTTCAAAACGGCTATACGCTTCCTAAGGCTGACAACAGCGCCATAACGCTAAACAGCAGCACAAACGGCGCCGTTTTGATGTCGACCGGCACCGGAACAAAGTACCTCAGCATAAACGACAATAAAGTTTCTAACCTAGTATTCGCGGCTGGCGATAATTTCGGCGTGAACAATTTAGGAAACCTTTACGCGAACAACGCCAACATCAACAATTTAGACGTGAAAAACGGCTCGGTCAGAATAGGACTAATACAAGAAACAGACAGCAGCGGCGACGTAAAGGACAAAAAAGAATCATTTGGCCTGCCGTCAGAAAACGTACCGTTAGAAAACGACAATCAATGGTTTTTAGTGACGCAAAGAGTTTATTCTACGCAGCTTACTGAGACAGGAAATATAAACATAGCTCCGTATTTGGTATCACATACCATAACTCAAGCCGCTAAGAATGTAGAATCAAGCGGGACAACGCAAGACTGAAAATGATTTGGCACCGATTTATTCGGCAGCAAACCGGAGCAAAACGGCACAACTTTTAAAAATAGCACTGGAACAGACATAACAGAAAAAGTCACTGCTTGCTATTTAAACAGCACAGATGGATGCTACTACAGATGGGATTGCGAAAATGAAGTATTCGTTAAAGTAAGCAGTTGAGACAGCATAAATACAAGAGACTACCTTTTTTCAATACAAGGCGGCGAAGGTGCCATATCAAAAGATAATGATTTATATCTTCCAGGCACGCTCGTAATAGGCGGAAAAAACGGATTTATCGTCGCGCCTAAAAAGCCTGCAGTAGGAGATCCTACAACTGAGGTTACTTTTGGTGATTCTGTTACACTGAAAATGCACAATGTCTTAGATTACGCAGTCACAAATGCCTTGCCAAAACTGACAATGTTGGACGGTATACTGACCGCCAGCGGATCAACTTTGGCATTAGACGGCGGAGAATTCATGACAGGCCTTGACATAAATCGCGCCAACATAACCGGCGCCAATATCGCTGGCAATAGCGATACAAGCACAACAATCTGCGATTTACCTATTTCTGCTTATGTCTCTACCACTAATAATGTAATATCACTAATCTACGTAACGACGCCGACAATCGCTGGTTATGAGTGCGTAAACAACAGAGTAACAATAGGCAGCATAAAGAATGTAAAAGACAGCAGCACGACGCGCCAAAATTCATTAAATGACTACAGCTACAACGGCAATGCCCTCGGCGCTGATAACTTCGGTTTCGGAACAATAAACACTTCAGGAAACATAGCTGTAAAAATGACGATAATCTACGCATACAAATATGCAGCAGGAACAACATCGGCCGGCACATCATACAGCACCGCGACATCAGCTCAAACAAAAGTCTTCTATATGCCGTATAGCGCGCTATTAAACAATTACGTTTATACGCCGACAAGCCTATACTGCGACATAACTCCACCGTCGAACGGCACAGTAATTGGAGTAGCCAGCATTAGCTTCGACACCATAAGCATAACAAAAGACTATCAGCTTATATCAGCGACAGAAAAAACAATTTCGCTTGACGGCGCGCTGATAAACGGCATACGCTTCGGCACAGACAGCAAAAAAGCTGCCATAAGGGTCAATGAGCTTACCGCCGATTCGGTATCTAACACATCTGATAGAAGGCTGAAAACAGGCATAGAATACGCCTTATCTGGATATGACGCTTTATTCGACGGGCTTAAGCCTGCGTCATTCAGATTCAAAAACAACAGAGCCAAGACTAGATTCGGCTTCGTTGCCCAAGACGTCGAAAGCGCGATGAGCGCGGCAGGACTTAACCCGACTGATTTCGGCATAGTGTCGAAAAACTTCATTGACGGCAAGAGCGTCTATGCGCTTAACTACACCGACCTTCACGCCTTAGAGATCTACGAAATACAAAAGCTTAAAAAAGAAGTCGAAGAGCTTAAAGCCAGGCTGGGAGAGAAATAAATGAAATACATGCTGACGGGATCTAGCTTGTTTTTTTCAAGCTACGCTGACTTCGAGCCGCACGACTTCGATTTCATCGCATTGAATGATTATGCGACTGACGCTTTCGATAAAGAGCGTTTGTTCGATTTGTTCGACGTGTTCATCTGAAAGCGAATGACTCCGGACGAATACATAGCGTATTGCCTGACGGCGCAGAAAAGCGGCTACAGAACATTCTGCCCGATGCAGCTCTGCACTTTCCTATGCCCGCAGTTCTGCCGGCAGACAGGGATTCACGACTAGAACACCTTGAAGAAGCTTCAGCCCGCTGGCAGACGCCATGGACGCCAAGCACGTGTATCTGAGCAAGATATTCGAGTGCTACATAGGCAACGGCAGATTCTCGCTGACGAGCAAGCAGCGCGACGCGATCTACGCCGAATACAAAAAAGAACGCGCTTTATAGATAAAGAATACTGTATTATTATATAAATAATATTAATAATAAGCATTATTATAATTATTATTTTATATAGCTATTTATATAGATATTATCTTGCTTTTTTAAGCTTCAGCTTAAAAAATACTGATGGATAAAACCGTATAATAATCTGCTAAACTATATACAGATTCAAATGAGCTTCAGAACCCCATTCGACGTGGGGTTTTGCTATCTTATGAGGGTTTTAATAAGCCATTAAAAAAGGAAAAGCAGTAATGGAAAACAAAATCGTATTCTATTCTAGCCACTGCCCGAAATGCAGGGTATTGGAAATGAAGCTGAAGCAGAAGAACATCGGCTACACCGAGGTAGACAACATAGACGAGATGATAAAATTAGGCATAACCAGCGCGCCGCAGCTCAGCCTGAACGGCGAGATGATGGATTTCATGACCGCCGTGAAATGGGTTAATTCGCAGCAGGCGATGTAAGGATTGGCAAAGGCAAAAACAGCATTATGGAAATTTCTTTAAAATTAGACACTGACTTCGAGAGAACGGTCAACAACCTGAAAGACAAATACGGGCATGACTTCGAGATTCTTAACGGCGTGGCCGAAAGCCAGCTGGACTATTCTGAGTTCATCGACAATTTCATCGATAAGAACGTCAAGACGGCAGCTGACGCCACGATAGACGGCTCGGCAAACGCCAGAGCCAAAGACATCGTGTCGTTCAAGTCAGAGAAAGACAAGTCTGAAGACAAGATTTTCGCGTTCAACAAAATCTTCTACGAGATGAAGAAAAAGTACGGCCTGAAGACCGCCAAAGAATGGCTCGAAGACGAATGGTCTGGGGCGTTCTATCTCCATGACGCGCACACTTCGACGTATCTTCCGTATTGCTACGCCTATGACCTTACCAGGCTCGCCACAGACGGCCTTTTCTTCTTAGACAACTACAACCACCAAGGCCCGAAGCATCTGTCCAGCTTCTTGGACATGCTTATCGAGTACATCAGCTTCTTCAGCAACAGAAGCGCCGGAGCCGTCGGAATCCCCAACGTCCTGATCTGGACATATTACTTCTGGAAGAAAGACGTCGCCGAAGGATACTACATCAAAGATCCGGACTACTATCTCAAGCAATGCTTCCAAAAGCTCATCTACAGGCTCAATCAGCCGTTCTTGAGGATAACGCAGAGCTCGTTCACCAACGTCTCCATATTCGACCGCTATTACGTAGAATCGCTGTTCGGCGGCGTTGTCTACCCTGACGGATCGATGGTCGTCGACGACATAGATGGCTTCATCAATCACGAAAAGGTGTTCATGGACGTCGTATCGGACATCCGCGCGCAGAACATGTTCACCTATCCGGTGCTCACGTATTCGCTCCTCAAGAGAGACGACGTGACGGACGAAGAATGGAAAGAGATGGAGCACACGCACGACTACAAGCTGTTCAAAGACAACGATTTCGCGAGATGGTGCTCGGATCACAACACCAAGTGGAACGATTCGAACTTCTTCGGAAGCGAGAACGTCAACACGCTTTCCAACTGCTGCCGCCTATTGAGCGACACGTCGAAGCTCGACGCTTTCGTCAACAGCATCGGCGGGACCGCGCTTTCGATCGGCTCGATAAAAGTCAACACGATAAACCTGATGCGCATAGCGCTAGAATCGAGCGACAAGAAAGACTATCTGAAGAGGCTTAAGGCCAGAGTCAATCTGTGCTGCAAGACGCTAGATATCCAGCGGCACATCATCATGCGCAACGTAGAGAAGGGGCTTTTGCCCAACTACGTCGACGGCGGAATCGACATCAAAAAGCAGTATTCGACCGTCGGCATCCTCGGCTTATACGAAGTCATCAAATTCTTCGGCAACACAAAAACCGACGAATTCGGCTGCGTCAGCTACACCGACGACGGCATCGCATTCGCCGAAGACATCATGCGGGTCATCAACGAGACTAAAGACGCGTTCGGTGCCGACTATTCGTTCAACATCGAATCTGTCCCGGCCGAGAAAGCAGCAGTAGTGCTTTGCGCTAAAGACAATCTCTTGTTCGATAGACACGAAGACTCGATATATTCCAACCAATGGATACCGCTTACGGCCAAATGCACGATAGACGAGAAGATAAAGCTGTCCGCCATCCTCGATCCTAAATGCGGAGGTGGCGCCATAGCCCACATCAACCTCGAGAACAACTTCCCGAATACCGACGTGGCATGGAGCATGCTGAACAAGATAATGCACGCCGGCGTCATCTACTTCGCGTTCAACACGAAGATAAACTCCTGCAAGCACAACCATGGCTTCGTAGGCACCGACGTCTGCCCGATCTGCGGAGAGCCAGTCGCCGACACCTGGCAGCGTATCGTAGGCTTCCTGACGCCGTCTCAGAGCTACAGCAAAGAGCGCTTCAAGGAATTCACGGCGCGTCAATGGTACAAATACGCAGAAGACCAGAAATCGCTTATAGATTAATTAAAAAAGGCATAGCTTAAGCCGTATAATTAAAAAGAAAGAAGAAACGCGAATGAACCCAGAAAATCTAAAGCTTACTGAAGGCCAGCAAGAATTCATGGATGATTTAGAGGCCGTTGGAATCAAATGCCAGCCTAAGCGCTATTTCGCTTCTGACACGACTGACGATTTCACGTTCACGACAGACAACGGGCTTACCATCGGCTACAGCGCGACGAACTCCACTGGCGGCAAGACCTTCGACGCCTGGTTCAAAAGCGGCGTCATGCTGTTCGAGTATAAAAACGACAAAGTTGGGCGCAAGGCTTTCGCCGAAGACTATCTCAGAATCAAAAGCAAGCATAATGAGAACGCCGACATCGAATGCAAATGCAACAACTGCGGAAAATGGGTTCCGGCAGACGAAGCTTTATTCGAGCCGTTCGTCGGCAGAATCTGCAAAGATTGCGTGCGCAACGGATACAAATTAGACACTTGGGAAGACGTGGGCTCATTGGATTAGTCAATGAAGATAAAACAACTGCTTGACGAAGATTTCGTCAATTACAAAAAGCCTTCGATGTTCATCGGCACCTGCATATGCGATTGGAAATGCTGCCATGACGGCGGCTTCCCTGAAACGGTATGCCAGAATAACGCGCTGGCAAAATCAAAAGTCATAGACTGCCCTGACGATGCGCTCATAAAGCGATTCATCGCCAACGACATAACCGAAGCGATCGTGTTTGGCGGATTAGAGCCGTTTAAGCAATACGACGAGCTGTACGGCTTCATCAAGAAGCTGAGAACGGATTACGGCTGTCATGACGACGTCGTCATCTACACAGGCTATTACGAGCAAGAAGTCGCCGATCAGATCAAAGAGCTGTCCGCGTTCGACAACATCATCGTCAAATTCGGCCGTTACGTTCCGAACAGGCCTAAGGTTTTCGACGAAACGCTCGGCATCTGGCTCGTCAGCGACAACCAAAAAGCAAGAAAGATAAGCTAACAGCATATAATGCGTACGCAATAAGCCCAGGGTTTGGCCCTGGGTTTTTTATTGCAAAAGCCGAGAAATCGCGCGATTCTGCGAAATAAGGGCTGTATAATATCTTAGATTTATTTTAGCAAGAAAGGAACTTAAAAAATGAATCCATGGCTAATCGTAGGCATTGTCGTCGGCGCCCTCTTGGTCCTCGCGGCAATCTACTTCGCATGCGGCTACACTAAAGCCAGCACAGACGAAGCAATCATCATCACAGGGTTAGGTAAGCGCAAAATCCTAATCGGCAAGGCAGGCATGCGTCTGCCGTTCTTCCAGAAGAAAAACGTGCTGTCGCTGTCGTTGATCAGCGTCGACATCAAAACGCGAAGCAGCGTACCGACGCGAGAGTTCATCAACATCAACGTCGACGCCGTGGCGAACATCAAGATTTCGTCGAAGCCGGAATTGCTGGAGCGCGCAGCAGAATCGTTGTTAGGCAAATCCCAAGAAGAGATCAACAATCAGGTCATTCAGGTTCTCGAAGGCAACATTCGTGAAATCGTCGGCTCATCCGCGATTCGCGACATGGTCCAAGACCGAAAAGGAATCGCCGATAAAGTCATCGCCAACGTCGTTCCGGACATGGAAAAAATCGGAATGGAAGTCGTCAATTTCAACATCCAGAACTTCACCGACGACAACCACGTTATCGAAAACTTAGGCATCGACAACATCTCTCAGATTTCTAAAGACGCCGCCATCGCGAAGGCAAACGCCAACCGCGATGTCGCCATCGCCCAAGCTCAGGCGGACAAAGAGGCCAATGAGGCGAATGTCACCTCTCAGACCACAATCGTCGAGCAGAACACCAACCTCGCTTTGAAGACCGCAGAGCTCAAAGTCAAATCTGATACGGCCAAAGCCGAAGCCGACGCCGCCTACGATCTCGAAAAGCAAAACCGCAACAAGGAAATCGCCGTCGCGACGACCAACGCGGAAATCGCCAAGACAGAGCGCGAAGTAGCGTTGTCTGAGCAGCAAGCCGCCGTTCGCGAGAACCAACTTACCGCCGAAATCAAAAAGAAGGCAGACGCCGACCGGTACGCCGCTGAAACTAAAGCGCAAGCCGAGTTATTCGAGCGCCAGAAAGCGGCCGAAGCCGAAAAGTACGAGCTTGAACAAAAAGCAGAAATGCAAAAGATCCAAGCCATCGCCGACAAAGAAGCTAAAGCGCAGACCGCAGCCGCCTTGGAAATCCAGGCCAAAGCAGAAGCAAACGCCCAAATCGCAAAGGCCGAAGCCGCCAAACAGGCAGCGTTGGCAGAAGCAACTGGAATCGAAGCCAAAGGCAAAGCCGAAGCCGAAGCCATCCAAAAGAAGGCGGACGCCATGAAGCAATACGGCGAAGCCGCTACCTTGAAACTCGTCTTGGATTCCGGCATCATCCCGCAGGTCGTCGAGGCCTACAGCAAGCCTATGGCAGAGGCCATGGCCAAGGTAGGCAACATCACGATGTACGGAGAAGGCAATTCTTCGAAGCTCGTCGGAGAGATGACCAACAACGGCACGCAGATTCTCGAAGGGCTCAATAACGCGTTGGGCATCGACGTCAAATCAGTTATCTCAGGTTTCTTAGGCGGAAGCCTGGCCGCCGATTCGCCTAAAGGCGCGACGACCACTGAAGTCAAGCCGGTCGACGACAAGTCGAAAAAGTAACACCTAAAGAGGCTAAGGCCTTCGCTCTATAACCGAAGGCCTATTAAAAATCAAAGGCGGTTTTCAAATGGACAAAACTGATAAATTCGAACAAGAGCTCGGATCTTGCATCGTCGCAGAACAGTCTGCGTATGAGGCCGATTTGGCTATGAGAAACAAAAACAGCGCCTATATGCGAAGAGAATTCCTTCAGATGCTGTCGAATTTGAAATCTGTCTACGAAGCGCAGAAAATCACGTTCTCTGAGCCTAAGGTCGTAGAAAAGATAGTCGAAAAACCCGTAGAGGTGATCAAAGAGGTCACCAAAGAGGTGAAGGTGCCGGTAGAGGTCGTCAAAGAAGTCCCTGTCTACAAAACCAAAACGGTCATCGAAGAGCGCGTGAAGCCGGTCGATCAGAAAACCGCGCTAATCGGCTTAGGGGCTTTGTATCTGTTCGCCAGAGCCGCGGCGACTTCCAAAAAATAATCATGGAAAAACTTGACGCCTGGAATACGATAGCTAAGCTGTCTTACGCCGGAATAAGAACCGAAGAAGACCGAGTAGCCTGGCATGCCGCCATGAAGCTGCTCAGACCAAGCCTTGAATCCTGCTTATCAAAAAAAGAGCACGACAGCGGCGCCGCATAGCAGCGGCGCTTTTATTTTGGCCTCCAATAGGCGCGTTCAATCGTATAATATAATATGTATATCAACAAATTAGCTAAAAACGTCGTAGTGAGCTGCGGGCCTATCCCGGCGAAGCTTGATTCAGTTAAATATCTTACTAACGTATTCAAAGGCGGATTGGCTTTCGAAACTGCAAGGCGCCTCGCCGCCGCCCGGGCTGAACGTGACCATCGTCAAATGGGAGCGAACAGAATTGCCGAGCGCTTGCAATGACATCATACGTACAGTAAGCGTATCTGATGTTTACGATTACTTTAAATGGTTCAGCAATAACGCAGAGAATTATGATGCTTTCGTTATGGCCGCAGCCGTGGCTAATTTGGCTCCTACTCATCCTTACGATTCAAAATTTCCTTCTCACTTGTACAAAGAAGGCGCGAAGTTCAACATAGAATTCACCATCGCGCCTAGAGCGATAGACGTCATAAAAAAGAAGAACAAAAGATGCTGCCTCATAGGCTATAAGCTGTTCGATGCAGCGACAGACGAAGAGCTGATCTCGGCCGCCGAAAAAACGTTAGAGGATTCCAAAGCCAACGTGATTTTCGCCAATAGGCCGATTGACGCGAAAATAAAAAAGATAGCGCTCACGCAAGATGGCTCCGTTATTCCGATGTCTTTCGATGATCACATAAAATTCATGATCCGCGCCATAAATCAGGAATACTACAAGACAGACGTCGTTGATGCGCCTGCCGACATGAGCCAAGCCGCAAAGAACGAGCTCAGCTTCGCGAAAGGCGTTGTAAGCGAATACGAAGAAAGAAGAACGGCGAAATACGGCACGATAGCCATAAAGCTGAAAGAGAGCGAAGGCTTCGTGACAACGAGCAGAGGCCACGTCGGGGATCCTGTCTGGGTGATGAGCGTAGACAAAAACACGCTGACGGTGAAAGCAGACGGCAAACCTACGTTGAACGCGCCTGCTTTGGCCGCAGCCTTGAACGGCCACGATTACGTCATTCACAAACACGAAGAGATAAAAGCTGAAAAAACTGCCGAATACGTTTTCCCAGGCACCAAAGAGGAAGAAGAAACGGTATCGTCCGCTTTTTCGTCGGGCAAAACCGCGCTGATGGAAAAGTACCACGGCTATATCGCCGCCCATGATTTCAAAAGCGTCGATTGGAGCAGATACTACGAAGATTTCCCTTCTCGGTATTTCAGCAAAAAGAACGAAAGGCTGGCCTCTGCTGCTGAGGTGGCGAACTGCTTTCATTTGACGTCTGCGGAAATAGGCGGAAACACAGCGCCAAAAAGAACGACGTATTCCATAGACCCATTCGTCAAAGGAAGCGATTTCGACACTTGCATAAGCGCGGCTAAAAAACTAAGCGGCAAGCTCGATCTCATCATCGCAGAAGATTCCATAAACTATCTTACGAACGAAGAAATAGCCGTGGCTGAGAGCATGCTTAAGCCTGGAGGCAAATTGCTCGCCAACACGTTCTCTGATGCGCCTGAATACTCGGTGCGCGACAATGAAGGATCTTGGAGCGACGGCGCCAAGATACACCATTATCTCATGATCGACGAGGACAACGTCATAGCGCACGAATTCTACAATCGCAAAAAGCAGGACTGGGAAAAGCTTGGCTTCTTAGACACCACGCGCTACAAATCCATGGACTTGACTTACAAGAGGAATAACTAACATGAAAAAAAAGACAACGGCAAAAAACAAAGCAGAGACGATAGAGATCGGCTACAACGACCTGTCTAATATCCTATTTCAGGCCGTAAGAGACTCGTTCAGAAAAGACGACAAAGAAATCCTGGCGATGCTTGAGTTCCTAAAAAAGCATATAAAGGCGATATCAGGCCGCGACCTCGGCGGACTCCAGCGCGACGCCGCAGAAGAGGTAGACAACCAAGAGAAAGTATTTTATGACTTCAGCGGCTACCAGCAAGAGAACGTCGACGCCGTCAGACGGCTCGGCGGATTTTGCAGAGCTGCATGCTTCGACAGAGGCGCCGCAGAATGGTACAGCGTAGCCGACCAAAGCAAAGTGCTTGAAAAAGCGTCAAAAGAATTCTCAAACCTTGATTTCGGCGACGATTTCGACAGAGAGCTTGATAAGAAAGAAACGCTGACTCAGGCAGAGCTCAAAATGCTGTTTGGAGACGCATTAGACTACGCCATGGGCCGTTTTACCTATGTCAGCGCGCTATGCGAAGACTTCTCTAAAAAGTACGCCAAAGGCATGAATGCTGAAAATCTAGCGTTTTTCGCCGATGAAATAAAGAGCGTCTTGCCGTCTCGCTATTCCGAGGAGAACAGAAAGGGAATAGCCGGATGCGACTTCGACGCATTCGAAGCCGCCGAAAAAGCTTTGACTGAAGAATTGGCCTCAAGAAAAGACGGAAAGGCAGGCGAGTAGCCATGAGCGAAGACTGCAAAGAAGTAAAAGAAGTCGTGCAGGAAAAAGCAAAGAAGGCTTTTTTGCTTTTCTCGGGCGGATACGACAGCACCGCCGTTCTGCTCAAGCTGATAGAAAGCTGCAGATATTCTGAGATAACCGTCGCCTACGAAAGCGCTGAATACATGCCTGACGGCTACAAAAACACCGGCTACAACAAAGCGCTTAGGCTTTTCGGCATTCTGAAAGGCAAGGCGGACTCATTGAAGATAACGCTCAATTGGCTTGACGTCGATCTCCTTCAGCCGCTCAGCGCCGACCTCCGCGGAAACGGCTGCGATTTGCTTCTGATGACCCATCTCACGACCATAGTCAGGCACGCAGGCCTAAACGACGAGGCGTGGCTTTGCTGGGACCGGCAGAACATAGAAGACCTGCATAAAAAATACAAGGCCTTCAAGTTCTCGGTAGAATACATGGCGATGATGAAGGCCGGCCTTTTGTCAGCCAAGCTCATGCTGCTCGAAGACGCTTTCCCAGACTACGACACAGAGATAGCCAGAAAAGCTGGAGTGATAAGCTATCTGCTGGAAAAAGGGCTTTTCGGCGGCTGCTATTCTTACGATTCAGAAAGCTTCCAAGGCAAAGAGCGCGACGATTACGAAAGCGGCAAGAAGTGGTTTTTCAACGACGACGAAAAAAGCAGAGAGACAGCTTCGGCCATCGCGTTCGCCGGCTTGTTCGATCAGGATGGCATGAAGAGGATATTCTCGGCCAAGAGCTGCGAAGACATCCAAAAAGAATACGACAAGCGGCATGAGAAAGAGCCGCAGATAGTCGAGGACAAAAAAGATGCGTAAGGTATACGTAGAATCCTGCAACGAATGGAAATGCCCTTACAACAAGGACGGCGCTTGCTCATGCCGTGACGACGGCCTGTGCTGCGAAAGCTCCGACGGAAGCGCCGAATACGACAGGCTGATGAAAGACGTTTGGTCGGACGGGCGCTCGTTCATGAGCGAGCTCAGCTCAGAAAAAAGCAAGGCCGCGTTCAAGGCCATATTAGACAGATTCGGCAAGCCTGCCGAGCTGCTCAAAGACAAAAGCGGCAGGCTATACAGACTGGAGGAAGACTAGCGTGAATTTCATGACCGTGTGCGTTCTGGCTTTTTGCGGCCACGCGTTAGGCGATTTCTTCTTTCAAAACGATTTCCAGGCGAAGTTCAAAAAAGAGAGCAGCTGACCTGCAGAAGACAAAACGAGCTGAGCGTTCGTCCTCATAGGCCATTGCCTAATCTGAGGCTTGTGCGTATTCATGCCGTTCATATGGTATCTCGGCTTCGCTTCGCCTTGGTGGATGGTTCTGCTGTTCGCAGTGAACGTCATGGCGCACTTCTTCATAGACAAGGCGAAAAACGACGGAAGGACCAACCTAATGGCAGATCAGCTGATGCACTACGCCCAGATAGCGATTTCACTGCTGATACTGTGGGAGGCCACAAAACAGAATGCTTAGGATAAACTACAGCAAAATAGACGACAAGGCTTTCGCCGAGAAATACCATATGGCGTCAAAAGGCGCCTACATGGTCGCGCTGGGCCTAAACGGAAACGTTCAGATAGAGATATCAAAATGCTTCGGCATAGTCAACGTGCTCGTCAGAGACACCGTCGAAGGATACATCTTCATGGACGATCTGGACGTGCTAGGCGCGATGATAGAAAACGGAGACGTCGTTGTCACAGGAGACAGATAGAATGGAAAAACCTATAGGAAGCTTCGACGAGCTGTACGTCGCATGCGCGACTTCTCAGGAGTCGACGATCTGCGTCACAGAAGAGCTGATGAGCGAGCTTAACTCGGCCGTCAGCGGCAAGCAGTCTGTAATATCGTTTGAGCAGGCAAACAGGCTTGCGAGCATCTGCGCGTTTCAGAAAAACAAGATAAAAACGGAAAAACAGCAATAAAACGCTTACGCGCGAAGCATAACACGGTATAATAAAATAGATGCTTAAAGTAAATCTCGAAAAAATAGGCCTGCAGGAATTCATAGACAAGTACGAATTCAGCTTTGACTGCGACACAGGGTTCGGAAAGCTGCGGTGCGACGACGGATGCGCGATCATGCTGTACGTCGAGTATTCAGATAGCTGCTGGATCAGCGTCTACACAAGCACAGAAGACGCCAGAGTTAACGACGATTCGCTGGAAGCGCTGTTCGACATGATAAAAAACGGAGACGTCGTAAAGGGAGACCAGAAATGATAGCTTTGATCTATTGCGCCAAAAAAGGCCCGTTCCTCCATTATAAGAAATGGAACGGCAAAGGCGGATTCGCGCTAAGCAAGCATCGGCTTGTCTTATTGAAATGCCCAGCCGGCAAATTCGGCAGCCATATCTCTATGGACTATTATCCGCTGAATGGGTCTATCTGCCTGGAAGGCGATTGCGAAGAGGCGTTCACCATAAAAAACGAATGCTCGTTAGGTACCTGCCACGGATTCAGGCCGCAGTCGATAAGCCAGCAAGAGGCATACGAGCGGACCGGAAAGCCGTCGTTGGAAAAGCTGAGAAGCTACGCCAAAGGCAAAGACCTGTTCGCGTACCGCCTGAGCAAGCTCAGCCAAATCGAGCAGACCGGGATAACGGAGCTGTACGAAGACGAAGCCTGCGCTAAGCGGCTGACCAAAGCGCCGCGCGGATATTGCTTCGCCTATAGGAAGATCCTGGTGCCGGTCTACCGCGAGCAGATAGACGAGATGGGCAACATCATAGGCGAAGGGTACACAGACGAAGAAGAGACCGCCGAAAAGGTGATCGTCCTAACGGTCAGCCCTGAAGCGGCATGCGAATGCGGAAACGGCGACAGAGATCTCGAGATAAAAAACTTCCGCATCAGAGGCGCAGGGATAAAATACAGATAAACCATTATCTGTCAGGAGTGATTTAACATGACATTGAAATTCAGGGCTTGGCTCATCAAAGAGAAAAAGATGGTAGGAGTCAGCGATTTGCTTCTGGCTGGCGGAGGCATAATCCAGACCTCGTGCGAAGACAGCGACTACGACGGGCTTTCGAAGGTCGTCGGAAGAGATTGCGTGCTCATGCAGTCAACCGGCATGAAAGACGTCCACGGCAAAGAGATCTACGAAGGCGACGTCGTCAAGGGCATCGACTACAGCTCGATGCGGCCTTATTACATCGAGAAAGTGGAATACTGGGGAGACTCTGGCGTGTACAGCGTCCATGAGCTTGAGGATCTGGAGGTTTTGGGCAACGTCTACGAGAACCAGGAGCTTTCTAAGCAGATAAATGGATAAGGCTAAAGAAGGCGCGCCTGAGCGCTGCGTCTACATGACGGTGTCGTCCGATCAGGTGGGAGACGTCTGCGACAAGATACGGGCGCTGATGGACAAGGCTTTGATAGAAAAAGGCTCGTTCGACGAATTCAGGATAGACGGGTCGGTGTCAGGAAAATACCACGAAGGCCATACGACGCTGACGTTCACATTCGTAACAGTCGGCAAAGACCGAAGGCGGACGAGGTGCTCTGGCATACCGGCAAAGGGCTGACCGGCGGGACTTCCTACTGCGTGCTCATAGCCAGGAGCAAGGGGATAAAGACGACCGAATTTTAGGAAAAGCCGTATAATAAAGCAACATCGACCGGGAAGGCCGATCCAAGTTTTCGAGCCGACGGGCTCAGAATGAAGGACCGAAGCGCTGGACCGGCCTTTTTCTTTTTCCCCGGCCATGAACAAAACACGGAGAAAACATCCGTATCCCTACAGGCTAACAGACATTGGTCAAGTCATTAAAACATTGAAAGCTAAACTATGCGAAGTCCGATCCGAAGGGAGAGCGACTTCGAGAGCTCGGCTCCGACTCCGCAGACAGGGCCGACCGTCCGAGCTCCGTCGGTAAAATAAAAAAAGCCAGGCTAAGCCTGACTCTTTTTTTTATTCTGACTTTATGATGGGCCTAACTGAGCCTAGTCCGATACGCCTGGTTCTCTAGCTCCGCTACGCCGCTATTCTCGCGCGCTTCCGCAGAACCTCGCAGACTCTCGCATGAATCCGCGCGAATCCGCAGACTCTCGCCCGCCTGACGATACCGCCGAGAGGGCCTTATCCTATCGGCCCGCCTATGAGCTTCGCCTCGAGCGCCAGACCTTGATCCCTGAGCGCCTTGAGCGCCGAGCAGGCCGCCTCGTAGTCATACGACCGATCCTCATCGCTCAGCGCCGAATAGGGCAGCAGATCGGGATGGATTTTCTTCCGATCGTCCCTGACCGGGCCGCAGGACCGGCCTTGCTCGAGCTTTTTCTCGGACCAGGCGTCGTGGAGCCTCTGGGCGATGGCCCAAGCGAGATCGCCCTCCTTGGTCGGGATGAGCCCGAGATCGGACAAAGCCTCTAAGGCTGCCTTGGAGCCAGCCTCGTTGGATTCCTTTATCTCCGCCGGGAGATCGTCGAAAGGGACGACGTAGGGGTTCGTCTTCTCCGCCGGATCCGCCTTCGGCCCGTACTTCCAGCCGTTCGCCCGCTTGGCCTCGAGCCAGCCTTCGTGGCATCTGCCTGCGCGGAGAGCCCGAAATACCCGGCGAGCTCCTTCTCTCCGGCCGGCTTCGGGGGTCTGGACATGTAGGGCATCGAGCCGTCCTTCAGCCCCTCCGCGTAGGCTTTGGCTATCTCGTCGACGGTCATCGGGATCCCCGCCACGTCTTTGGCCATGACCCCGTTCAGCTCGTAGAAACCTTCAGCCGCCGACTCGCTTTTCTCATCAGCCATTATTTTTTCTCCCCGCCGCTTTCCGGCTTCTCCTCAGGCCAGTCGTCGTTTATGCCGCAGTCCTTCACGCCGTCCTGGATGGACAGGAAGTCATGGAGCAGGGCGCAGTATTCCATGCGCTCCCGCCTAGACCACGAAGGCGTCGGCCTCGTCTCGCGGAATCTCCTGAATTCCTTTTTCGACATCTTCCTGTAGGTGTGGAAGGGGCAGACCGGCCAGTCCGCGCAGTACGGCCCTTCCGGCACCGACTTCGCCACATACTCGTCCGCGGCGTCCGGCTTGCGCCCTTTGCGCCTTTTGGGTCTGAGCCCCAGGAATTCCTTCTTCGTTTTGCTCATACCATATCATACGGCGTTCTCCCGCGCGCGAAAGGGCTTTTCGGGAATTTTGCGATTCGGCCTGGCCCGGCATCGTTTTCTGATGCCGAAATCGAGGAAATTTCGTTTTTCTCTCCCGCGGCCAGGAAGGAAATATCCCCGAAGCCTCCAAAAACAAGCCTAATTCAAGCCGTGGGGAGTTTCGTCGGCTTCCTAGTATAAATTGCTTGCCGAGCCTCGAATCGCTCCAAAACGAGCCGTTTGCGCGAATCTGCTCCTGAGCCCGGTCTGGGAAGCCGGAGATTTTCTTCGGAAAAACGTTTACTTTGGCCCCGAAAGGCGGTATGATACAATGGGTAAGTATTATTATTATAGATAATAATAATACTTAAAATCCGAAATCGGCGCCTGCGAGAAAAGGCCTTTTCTTTGCGATTGGCTAATTAGTCAGATTTCGGCTGATGTTTTCGCGTTTTTAATGATTTAATAATTTAATGACTTAATAATTTATTAACTTAATAAATTAATAATTTAATGACTTAATAATTTAATGATTTATTAAACTAATAATTTAATGACTTAATGATTTATTAAATTAATGATTTATTAAATTATTAAAAACTGAAGGGAAAGGGCTGAGCTGAAGCAGGCGGCCCGGGGGCCTGTCCCCCGTCATACGCTTTAGCGTATGACTTATTATTAACTATCTTTAGTATGTCTGTATTATAATACTCCAGTCCTATAGATCCAGACAAGAGGCGCGCGCGTGCGTGCGCGCGTATAGCGCTGGATCATATAGATCCAGACAAGAGGCGCGCGCATGCGCGCGTATATATGCGTGCGCGCGCATGCGAGGCCGAAATCGGGGAGATCTCGTTTTTCCGGCCTAGGCGAATGTCTGAATTCAGCCAAATTTCGGGCCATACCGCGCAGGCGAAAGCCGTATAGTATATCAGAGGCGATTGCGCCATAGCCCCGCCCAAGCGCGGGCCCGAAGGAGACTTTATCTATGCCAGCATCAAACGGCCAGAAAGCCGATCAGCAGAAGAAGGCCACGGTGGTCTGCCCTTACTGCCACTGCGAGTACCACCCGACGGAGGTGTTCATGCCGGGGGAGATCCTGGGCAAGCCGTCGTCCGTCATCAAGGACGCCCTCGGCAAGATCATCTACGAGGAATACAAGGAAGGCGACGAGCCGACCCTGGTCGAGCACTTCACGTGCGAGAGCTGCGGGAAGCCGTTCGTCGTAGAGGCGACTCTGACCGTCAAGACGAAGCCGGAGGACGAAGAGCTCGATTTCACGACCCCTTATTCCTCCATACTGGGAGACTAAGGCGGAATCGGGGAGATTTCGTTTTCGCGCGCCGCGAAGGAGCCGGAATCGGGGAGATTTCGCCTTTGGGCGCTTTTTAGCGTCGAGGATTCTTAGGAGGCTTTAGGCCATGATAGAGATTACGGAAGTCAGCCCACCGGGCAAAGTCAGCGGGCTTTCCAGCTTCGTGGTCAGGTCGGAGTACAGCGAGGCCTTGGTCGCCGCGCTGAAGGCCCTGCCGAACTGATACTACCACAAGAAAGACCGGATCTGAGAGATACCGGCGAGCTGCCTGGCCCAATTGCTGGACTCGGCCGTTTTCATCGATCAGGTGAGGCTGAATCTCCTGGATTGGCCGGAAGGCGAGTCGGAATCAGGGGGATTCCGCCCGCTGTCCCAGGAAGAGATAGACGGCCTCAAGCAGCCGCCGTTCAGGCATCAGATAGAAGCGGTCGACTTCGGGCTAAAACACCCCAAGTGGCTTCTGCTCGACTCGATGGGCCTGGGCAAGACTGCCGAAATAATCTGACTGGCCGAAGCCCTCAAGCGCAGAGGGGCCATAGAGCACTGCTTCATAGTCTGCGGGGTCAACGCGGTCAAGCAGAACTGGAAGAAAGAGATCTCCAGGTTCTCGAACGAGAGCTGCAGGATCTTAGGCGAGAGGATAAGCAAGAAGGGCAGGATGCACTACGCGTCTCTGCCTGAGAGGGCCAAAGAGCTCAAAGGCGAGATCGCCGAGTTTTTCGTGATCACGAACGTCGAGACGCTCAGGTCCCCCGCGGTGACCGCGGCCTTCCTGAAGTCGGAGACGAAATTCGGCATGATAGCGGTCGACGAAATCCATAAATGCCTGACAGGAGACTCCGTGGTATGGACCGACGCCGGAAAATTTACTATCGGCGAAATCAGCCGCTTAAAAGCTCTGCCTAAGGTGCTTTCCTATAATAAGAAAACAGGGCAAAACGAATTTCGGCAGATTTCGTCCGTAACGGAATCGCAGCCGAGAGAGCCGCTTCTGGAGCTGACCTTGATCGACGATAACAGAACAATAAAGCTAAAATGCACGGCGTCGCACAAGATATACACCAACAACCGCGGCTGGGTAAAGGCAAAAGATTTAACTGCGGACGATGATATAAAGATTGCTAAAGGCATAGCCGCAATGCAAGAGCGCTCAGCAGAGCTGTGAAAAACGCCAGAGTACAGACAAAGGATGAAAGACGCCGCAAAGATTTCCGGCAAGGAAAGAAAAAAGTTACACTGGGAAGCTTTTATATCGGCTCATGGCGTAAAGATCGAAGATTATAAGCGAGATTATCTCAAATACAAAAACAATTGCCCTAATAGGCATCTGGAACTTATCTATCTTATCCCATACAATCAAATTCGCGCATTAAATAGGTATCTGGCTTAAGCGGCGGCGGGAGCTGGCATAAAAATGGCAAAGTTAGTATCTAAAAAAGTAATAGCAGCAGAGCCAGTTTACGATCTCGCGGTCGAGGGCAACCATAATTTCTATGCGAACGGCATTTTAGTCCATAACTGCGCGACTAAGTCATCGACCCAGGGCACCAATCTGCTCAAGCTGAAGGCCCCGTTCGAAGTCGCAGCCACCGGCACCCTTCTGACCAACAGCCCGATTTCGATGTACGTCCCGCTGTCGTGGACGGAGAACGACAGATCGACGCTGACGATGTTCAAGTCGCAATACTGCGAATTCGGCGGATTCAACGACAGCCAGATAGTCGGATACAAGAACCTCGATCTGCTGAAGGAGGAGCTCGACTCCTGCAGCCTCAGGAGGACGCTCGACCAGGTCAGGGACTCTCTGCCGCCTAAGACGGTGACCTACGAATCGCTCGACATGGACGACGAGCACAGGCGCTTCTACGACGCGATCGCCGACGGCGTCCGCGAAGAGGCCGACAAGATAGATCTGAAGCCGGCGAACCTGCTGGCCCTCACGACCAGGCTCAGGCAGGCCACGTCCTGCCCGAGCATACTGACTTCCCAGCAGATACCTGCCACCAAGCTGGAGCGCTGCGCCGAGCTCGTCGAAGAGCTCGCGTCGCAGGGCGAGAAAGTAGTCGTTTTCGGCACGTTCAAAGAATCGATATACGAGCTGGCGGACATGCTGAGAGGCAAGGTCAAAGGCTCGATAAACACTGGAGATACGCCGGACGACGTGTTCTCCGCCGACGTCGAGAGGTTCCAGACCGACCCGAAGGAGCAGGCGTTCATCGGCACGTTCGGCAAATGCTCGACCGGCATAACGCTCAACGCGGCCAGCTACATGATAGCCTTGGACACCCCTTACACGTACTCGGAGTTCTCTCAGGCCACGGATCGCATATGGAGGGTCACCAATCAGAGGCCGGCGAACGTCGTGGTGCTCTCTTGCGCCGGCACGATAGACGAGCGGGTGGCGAAGATAGTCGGCGAGAAGAAGGATCTCAGCGATTACGTCATAGACGACGTGCCTAACGAGCGTTTCTCGGACCAGCTGAAGAGCATGGTGCTGGAGGCTTAGGCGGATGGGCGAAATCAGGGAGATTTCGGTTTCCGGGCAGGGCGGAATCAGGGAGATTTCGGCCTCTTCGGCAATCAGGGGGATTTCGGAAAAGCCCGCCGATCACCTCAGCTACAGAGGACAGGAAGTCGACTTCTTCGAGGACCCCATGGGAGACCAGCTGATCGCCGCGTGGAAAGGCGGGACGCTGGAGTTCGGCTCGGGCAACACCCAATACAAGGACGACATGGAGAAAGTCATAGACTCGGAGCTCGACACGGTCGCCAGGTTCAGGGATTGGCCTGGGGCCAGGGTCGAGAGGTTCCAGAACGGCGGGCATTCGGATCGCAGGCTCGTGTGCTGGGGCAGGACGCTGAAGGTCTGGCTGGACTGCTGCGGCCTGGGGGATTTCGACGTCGCCTCCGAGGCTCTGGCCCTGCTGTCGGCGACTTACCCCTCCGGAGAGGCAGATTAGGGGCCATCCCATTGCATTCAGATTCGACTAATGGGATCCCTCATGCGCATAAGTATTATTGTTATAATACTTATGCGCATGAGCTTTTCGACTAGGCCGTTTCCGTCCGGCCGGATGACGGATCCGCCCGACTGGCCCGTCGGACGCTCGGCGGATTTTCTTCGGAAAGCCGTTTACGAACCCGCTTTTCCGCGATATGATATTTTCATGAGGCTTAAAGGAGCCCGCATACGGACAAAATTAAAAGACTGCTCGAATTCTCCGTCAACCTGCTCATCGCTCTGACGATTCTGCTAGCCCCGACGATAGCCAACGCGATAATGATCCCGCTTCTGGGGCTCAGCGTGTGGAACGTCGTCGTAGAGGGGCTTACCGCGTTCTGCGTGCTTCCCGCCGTCTGGATGTTCCAGCCAGGGCTGTTCAGGTATCTGCTCGACAAAGAGTAGCATACAGAAAAAAAGAAATAGAAAAGGCCGACTAACCGCTTGGGGCCGCCGAAAAAAAACTTCGGAAAACCGTTTACGAACGCATTCCGCCGCGGCATAATAATAACGTTAGGAAAAAGGAGCGCATCGCAATGAACACCGTCAACAACACGTTAGGGGCGTCGAATCTGAGCGACAAAGAGAGATCCGCCTTGGATTACTACGGCACCGACCCGTCGGCCGTCCGCGGCCTTCTGGAAAGAGAGTCGTTCAGCCATGAGGTCTGGGAGCCGGGAGCCGGCCATCACAACATCGTGAACGAGCTCAAGGCCAAAGGCTACGACGTCAAGGCGTCGGACATCTTCGATTACGGCTTCGGAGACGAGATGATAGACTTCCTGAAGTGCGGCGAGCCGTTCGGCGGCGACATCGTGATGAACCCGCCGTACTGCGACGCGGAGAAATTCGTGTCAAAGGCGCTCAGCCTCGTCGGAGACGGCAGGAAGGTCGCCGCGTTCCTCCGGCTTCAGTTCCTGGAAGGCCAAGGCAGATACGACCGCCTGATGAAAGACAATCCGCCGAAGGCCGTCTACGTGTTCGTCAAGCGGCAGGTCTGCTCGGCGAAGGACGACTTCACCGAAGGCTCGGCCGTCGCCTATTGCTGGATGGTCTGGGAGAAAGGCTTCAAGGGCTCGCCAGAAATCCGGTGGATCGCCGATTAGCCCAAGGAGGCGGCAGGATGGTCAGGACGTACAAGAGATACTGCATAGTCAACGGCGAAGGCGGGGTAGGCTGCCGCAGCTGGAGCTGGCATTTCGTCCCGATGAAGGAGATCAAGGCGACCAACTCGCCGAAGCTCTATCGCTCTCCAGGTTTGGCGGCCAACGCGTACATCGCCGGGAACGGCGGGGTCTACGACAAGTCGACCGGCGAGATAAAGCTCAGTTGTGGCTCGGTGTTCGTCAAAGAGGTCGTCGTGACGTACGACTACCGGTTCTAGCTAAGAATCAAAAACGAGTGAGGCCAGCGTTCTGCTGGCCTTTAGTTTTCTTCGGCAGCTTTTAGGCGGCTGAAAATAAACTGCGGAAAACCGTTTACAACCGCCTCGAACTGGCATATGATATTCTCGTAAGGTTGAGGAGGAAACAACCATGACGAAAGAAGAAGAAGCTAAGATCGCCGAGCTCAAAGACGCGTCCGACAAGGCGTTCAAGGAATACGACAAAGCGGCCAAAGACGCGGTGGCTGCCGCGATGGCCACGGCGCTTTTCGGCTATAAGGCGGAATTCCATTTCGACCGCCTCGACCACGATTACGATTACTCTCATCTCTGCCTCGGGGCCCAGTACGCCAGGGTCAGCGTCGACATGCTGCTTCCGGATGGCAAGACGGAATTCGGGGCCGACTTCGACATGTACCTCTATCTCGACAGCATCAAGATCAACGTCGGGTCCATCGGCGACTTCGGCCGCAAAGACCATCCGGCCCAGGTCGACATGATGGAGCTCATCGGAAGCATGTTCAAGAACGAGAAGGAGATCGCCACGGTCTTCGCCTCCAACTACATCAACCTCTGCGTCGCCGAGAAGCAGAAGGCCTACTACGACGCGAGCTCGGCCTATTCCAGCTTCGCCGAGGCCGTCAGGGCGAAAGACGATAAAGCCGCCAAAGACGCGGTCATCGCCACCGTAGTCCCAGGCGCGGTCATCCTGGACGCCGACACCAAAGAGCCGGTGGCCAAAGTCATCAAGGCGTGCGCCAAGATCGTCTTCGTCCATCCTTACTGGCGCAACTGGCAGACCGGGAAAGCCGAGGTCGACGAGAGCATGACCGAGCGCTGGAAGATGTGCTGCGTCGTCAACGTCCATCAGTACGTCGTCCAGAAATAAAGTTCGGAAAATCGTTTACATCGGGCTTTATTGGCGGCATAATATATCCAGAATCAAGGAGGATTGATTCATGCTGGATTCAAAAAAGAGATATGAGGTCGTCGCGTTCGGCGAGAGATACCAGGTGACCCTGCACACGGCATCGTACGCCAACAACGGGACTTTGGCCCTCGAGGCCAGGGACTACGTGCCTGAGTGGGGCTGCGAAGAGCCGTTCGCCGCGCTGTCGGTCAATCTGCCGGATTTCGAGCCTTCCGGAGAAGGCTGCTTCTTCCTGGACACCAACAACTGCCCTTGGGCGGCTAAGTTCCTCGCGGACAACGGCATCGCTCGTCCGACGGGCAAAGTCGGCCAGTCCGGATTCTGCGCGTATCCGGAATACAAGCTCAGCTAAGGAGGGCTTACCATGGGACTCATCACAGAAAAAGGATATTACCTCGGCGTCACGAAAGACGGCGAGAAGGTCTATATGCCTAAGCCGAGCTGGGACTGCGGGTGGTACTGGGGCTTCGGCTACCTCGAAGGATACAACGCCACAGGGCGCCCGTCGTTCAAGTCGCACACCCATTGGGATTGCACGGTCGCGGATTCTGGGCTAAGCGCGTTCGACGCCATGAAGAAGAAGTTCAGAGTCATGTCGATTTCCGACGAGGACCTCTGGAAGCTCTGCGACCTCATGGACTCGTTCTACACGCTTAAGTCGGCCGCCGAGGTCATGCTTAAGGGCGGGAGCAACTACACGAGCAAAGCCTACCTTCGGGCCGTCGAAGACAAAGACGAGGCCAAGAAGATCAACGAGCTGATGCTGCCGGCCGTGTTCGAGGCGATAGACGACATCTTCAACGAGCTGGCCGCGGCCAAGGAGGCGGACTGATGGAAATCGATCACTACATCGCCCACAACGGAAAGACCGTCGGCGAATACCTGCTCCACGAGACGAAAGTCGGGGAGATCGTCGTGTTCTGCGACGAAGGCTGGCAATACGGCCTGGCTCAGATAGACGACGAAGACCTGTTCATCGGCAGCCTGTCGAGCTCTTTGGTGGCCGCCACGGACTTCACCGTGGCCAAAGGCTGGTTCTCTCCGGCCCCCGGCGTCAAGGTGGAAGCCAAAGTCATCAACGTGAGGGGAGTCTGATCATGGAAGGCAAGAAGCTGGTCAAAGCCGAAGAAGGCGATTTCGTCAAAATCAGGATCTGCGGGCACGTCGGATTCTACGAGATGTTCCGCATAGTCAGCGACACGACGGACTACCACAGCTACAAGGATTCGGAAAGCCATTACCTCATCGAGTTCTACGATCGAGGCGGCAACTACCACTATTGGAAGCAGGAGTACGACGGAGGCGTCCTCGTCAAGAAGGCGGACGCCCAGGAGGCAATGCGATGAAGAAAGAAAGCTACGATCTTATCATGAAGTCTTTGGCCGACAGGGTCTCGCTCTGCGGCATGTACCTCAACACGTCAAGTCGACGGACGATCTGTCTAAGATGACCGTCGCCGATCTGCTAAAGCTGCGGACGTTCTGCCGCGCGGAATCCGGCATCATGAGCCGCATAGTCATGATCGACCTGTACCACATCCTTGGCATGGGCAACATGACTCCGGTCCAGACGATGAAATTCGTCTCGCTGATCAAGAGATACCTCAGCTATCGGTCGGACGTCAAAGCCATAGCCGGCAACCTGTCCGAAATCGACAGCCTTCCGGCCATCCCGTCTTCGTCTAAGTTCGCTTTGAGCCTCTGCGATCTCACGCTGACGGCAGGCCCGCATCCGGAGTCCGCTCAGACCGAAGTCGCGCAGGTCTCCGAGTCCTCTCAGGCGTCCGAGGCGCCTGTCGCCGAAGCGTTCGAGCTGACCGGCGTCACGCTCAAGGTCCCCGAGGGCAAAGTCAAGGAATTCCGCGACGTCATGGTTCTCGAAGGCCTGGCCGATTCGACTATCAAGGAAAGCGCGTTCAGGGACAAGATGCGGCATTCTGCCAATTACTGCGGCGTCAAATGGGCCGGCGTGTCGTCGGGCTTCGCCGTAGGGACGATCACCAGCCAGACCGTGCTCAGGGTGCTTCGCGGATACTGCGAGAAGAAAGTCGCGTAAAAAGGCCGTTCTTCAGATCGATTCGCCGTATAATATAAGAGAGGCAAGCAATGCAAGACAAAGAAATCTTCGATCTCGTGCTCAAGACGCTCGCTGAGCGCTACGGGCTCGACGTCGCACATCCTTACGGAGACGCTTATTTCGAGCTCAAGAAAGGGATGGCCAGCCTAGGCGGGATGAACCCGGCGGGCAAGAGCCTCCTCGCGAACATCGCCGAGCTTTCCGACTTGCTCAGGCCGGAGCTTCGCTAAAAAAAAGAAAACCAAACAGACCGCCTGTCCCAGCCGGTGAGGGCATAGGGAAGGCACGAAGTCGGCCCGATATCAATTCCTCCTGATATCGGGCTTTGTTTTTTTTTCTTCGGAAAACCGTTTACATCTCAATCAGGCAGGCATATAATAGAATCAAGTGAGGAGGAAATCACTATGTCAGCATTCTACGGTTCTATCGTCGGTTCTCGCGGAGAAGCCACTCGCTGCGGCACCAAGAACAGCGGGCTCAAGGTAGCCGCTCAGTCCTGGGACGGCTCGGTCATCACCAGGCTCAGCTACGACGCGGACGGCAAGCTCAACGTGACACTTGAGGTCGCGGAAGGCTCGTCTTCCGGCTACGGCTCGAAAGAGCTCTTCAGCGGCACTTTGGATCAGCTCCGCAAAAAGCTCGGCCGAAAATAAACCTCGGAAAACGGTTTACTTTCCGAATCGAGCGCGATATGATAGCATCAATAGGAGGTCATTGAAACGATGACAAAGAGCAGATACCATCATTCGTCGGCCAAGAAGCCGATGACAGTCGGAGAGAAAGCCAAGCAGATCAGAACCGCCTGGATGAAAGAGCACAGCCACCCCTGATAGGGCAGGCGAAGGAGGAATCGGCTATGTACAAGGCAGACAAGCTCGAGAAGCAGAACGGGCAATGGGCCGTCCGCATGCGGAGGTCCCAGGACCGCAAGCTGTACTGGATGAACGTGTGGATCGAAGGCAATGACGTCGGAGTCGACTGGAATCAGGACATCTTCCACACAGACGATCCGGAAGACCGGCACCGCAGCAAAGTCCAGGATTCCTGCCCTGAGTTCTCGGACGCCAGCTCGGAAGCCATCGGCTATCTCGAGAAGGCCGGCGAGATCAAGCAGGACGAGCACGGCGACTGGCATAAGGCCGACAAGGCCTAAGGTCGCGTCAATTTTCTCAGGAAAACCGTTTACAAAACGGTTTTTCCAGCTTATAATGATATCATAAGAAAAGAGGAACACCAAAATGTCAGTCATCATCGACACGAAGAAACGCTGCAGAGACCTGTCTGAGACCAAAGGCACTTACTCGAAGTGCCTCGGCGACGGCATGCAGAAGATCAACGAAGCCTATGCGGACGGCTCGGTCGGCGAAGAAGAGTTCAGAAGCCTCATCCTTTCCGTGGTCAGCGGAGCCAACGACACCATCGCCCTTCGCAATTTCGTGGACAACGTCAAAGCGAAGCACGGCAAGACCCAGCTGGTCGAGTACGTGTACAACGCCTACATGAGAGGCTCCGGCATGGGCGTCCGGCTGGACGACGAATTCGCCCACAACGGCGGCCGAAGATAATCTTCGGAAAACCGTTTACTTTCAGCTTTCGCAGGCCTATAATAATAACAGTTGGAGGAAAACAAACATGTTCTACAAAACCGGAGTCGACATCACCAAAGACAAAGAGATGTGGCAGTTCTTGCACGACCACTTCACGTATTCCACGCTCAACTCGTGGAACGGCCTGTACAGCGTCGCCAACAAAGTCAAGATCTATTCTTTGGGCTTGGAAGGCGATTGCTGGACCGCCCTCAAGTTCCTCGAGGAAGAGGAATACGCCACTGTCAATCAGATGATCGAAGACTGGGAGTACGACCACAAAGGCTACAAGGTCGGCTTCAACGGCCGATCGAGCGGCTACCTCGTCCTCTACAACGAGCGGGACATGAAGAACGTCCTCGACGATTACGTCACCGAGTTCGACGACTACGGCTCGTTCAAAGAGGCCGTCAAGGCCGAAGGCGAGCGAGTCGCGGACTGGCACGGCAACCTCGTCGCCATGACGAAGCTCGTCCGAGATTTCGACAAGCTCTGCGACGACATCCGCGACTACGCCAACGACCTGTCGAAGATGAGCTTCTCGGGAGATGCCATGAATTCCGCCGTGTCCGATTTCAACTGCGATTACTCTAAGGATCTCGCCGCTTTGGGCATCAAGCCGCTCGAGGTCAAGGACGGCAAAGTCGACGTCTCGGGGATCTCTGTCCTCAAGAGCCTGACCGACGCGTTCGCCGATCTGCTTTCGCGGACCGACAAGAGCGGATGCCGGGTCGAGAAGAGCGAAGACGGCAGATTCATGTGGATCAAGGAGGACTGATCATGGCCGAAGAAAAGAAAGACGAAGCCGAGAAGATGGCTGAGGACATCCCGGATTTCGCCGAGCAGAAGCCTAAGTATCAGATCTGGGCTTTGGGCTACGACAAAAAGATGAACGTCACCGACTACGAGCAGTTCATCAGCGAATGGCCTGATCCCGACGAAGCCGTGAGCGCCGCGGTCGATCTCGACGTCGAGGCGCTGGCTCAGAAGCTGGACGTCCCGGACGGCGTTAGCTACGTCATGCTTCAGGTCGAGACGGTCGTTGAAGTCGACGGAGAAGAGCAGAACGTCGGGACCGTCTACGAGGCCACGGCGAAAGTGCTCGGCAGGGAGTAGCCTATGGGCGAGAAAAAGAAATTCGAGGCCTTCGACGACTACGAGGGCAACCACGAATCGCTCGGCCAGTTCGACACCAAGCCTGAGGCCAACAAAGCCGTGAAGCAGCGCCGCGAGGACACGGACGGCGAATGCAGATGCTACGTCGTGCCCGTCGAAGCGAAGTGAAAAAAAAACTTCGGAAAATCGTTTACATCGGGCGAAAAGCCTGATATAATAAAACCATAAGGAAAAGGAGAAAATCCATGAAAGCAGACAAGAAACTCACCATCAGCCGCAAGAACGCCAACAAGAAGAACTTCGCCAAAGGCAAGAAAATCGCCTTCGTCGCGAAACCCGCCGTCAAGCGCGGCCGCCCGCGCGGCATCAGCAAGTACCTCGGCAAGACCGTGGACGGCTGGACCGTCTCAGGCTTCGAGCGCTACGGCACCCGCGACTTCCGCTACATCCTCAAGAAGACCAAGTACGGCCACGACATGGCCATGATCCTCAGCGGCCACGCTCTCTGCCGCCTGGTCCGCTCCGGCAACGACATGCAGCGCACCTTGGCCGCCAAGGAATGCGCCGTCGAGCACAACAGCTATCTCATTCAGAACATCATCCACGTTTTATAAAGACAGCTAAAGAAAGGAGGTCGGCATCATGATTCAAGACGCAAGACAGGACTGCATCAGATACGCCAAGCTTTTGGGAGACTATCAGTCCATTAGCTGCGACGATCTGGCCAACGGATACTGCAAGGCATTGGACGAAGGCGACGAGTCTATGAAGTCGGCCTACTTCTCGGCCTTGATCCTCCGCTTCTGGTACACCATCGACAAGATGGCCGTCAAAAGCCCCGGCATCAACCTCGATTACGAAGAGTTCTTCATGTGGCTCGCCGAAGCCATCAACTACGCGTGCAAGTACAGAGCGTGGCAGAATCCGGCGAAGAAGTGCAACGCCCAGCAGGCCATCAACCAGTGCATCGAGACCATCCGCCTCCAGCACTACTATCAGGCCAACCTGGACAAGCACCGCGCGAATTTCCAGACCGTCAGCTTCGACGAGCCTTTGGATGGGGAAGACGGCGACAGCACGCTGTTGGACACCGTCCACGACGACTCGGACGAGCTCGAGAAGGACAAGATCAGCGCGAAGCTCATCATCCAGAAGTACATCGATTCCAAGAAGCCCGTCGAGGCCATCGTCATGGACACCATCGCCTTCAACGACTGCGAGAAGCGCACCAAAGAGACGAAGAAAGGCGTCGACGAGAGCGGCAACGAGGTCAAGAGCTCGGAAGAGTACACCCAGTTCTGGCCGTACCGCGTCGTTCAGATCCTCAGCCAGCTCCCCGACGACTACGAAGCCTATTTCGCCGAGAAATACGAGATTTCGGCGGACGAGCTCAGAGCCGCCGTGCAAGCGGTGAGAAACGCCAACAACCAGCGTCTCTACAAGTACGTCGATTCCACCATCAAGTCGCTCAGGCTCAGCCTGACAGCGTCGAAGGCGTAATCAGGGAGATTTCGTCTTAAAAGGCCGTCGCGAGGCGGCCTTTTGCCGTATTATAGTATAGATAGGCTTAGAAGCCTAGGAGGAGCATAGGAATGTCAGCTGAAGATTTCAGGATGTCGGCTCTGGCCGCCCTCAGCCCGGCCAACCGCGGCGGGTTCAATCTGTCTTTGGCCAGGGCTTTGGGCTCGCTCGAGGCGGCCGTTTACTGGGACGCCTTGTCTTTCGTGCTGTGGCAGGTCATGAAGAAGGGCAAATACGATCCTCAGGGGTTCTTCCTTCTGGATCGCGGATACGTCGAGGAGAAGACGACTCTGACTCCTGAGCAGCAGAGGAAGTGCGACAGGCTGCTCGTCGACGCCGGATACATGCTCGTGGACGAAGCCAACCCGGATCGCCTGTGCGTGGATTCAAGCGGGGTGCTGGCCTTGATAGTCGACGGAGACTACATCGACACGGTCGACAAAGCCAAAGCCGCCGCTTTGAATGATCGCGACGCCGCCAAGAAAGCGGCAAAGAAGGAAGCCAAGAGGCTGGGCATGGTATCGGGGCTGTCGGCTTACGTCGTCGAGCCGGACGAGGATCTCAAAGTGGCGTACAAGCGCTGGATCGAGGCGCTCGTCAGCGGATCTCGGATCAACCACGTGACCGTCGAGACTTTCGTGTCGACGATCCAGGCGGCGAAGCTCGACAAGCAGACGACTCTGTACGTCATCGGCAAGTGCGCCGCCAATTTCTGGAAGGACGCCGCGTACGCGATCAAGATCTGCGTAAGCGAGATCGCCAAGAACCCGTCGTTAGTCGCCCCGCAGCGGCAGAATCCTGCTCCTGTTGCCAAAGGCGGAGGAACCGCGTTCTAATCCAGCGCTAAATTATCTGTGCGAAAGAGAGATTAAAAGCATGGACATGGACATCGAGGCGGCTATGAGGCTGCTTGAGTCGGCGGATCCGCTGCCGGATCAGAGGCTGGACGAGATAATCAGGAGCTGCGTCAAGGGGATCGAATCCCTGGGGCCCGACTTCAAGATAGACTGGAGCAGATGCGAGATAAAGAAAGAGATGTTCAACGGAACCAACATCCTCGGGATGACGACGCTGAACGGAAGCTACGCAGACGGCTTCAGGCAGGAGGTGTCCATCAACAGGCACCTGGCCAAAGTCGGGCTTGAGGACATGATCGAGAACGTCGTGCTCCACGAGCTGTGCCACGTGCTTCAGAATCAGGAGGCCATAGCCGCCGGGTTCTACTACATATCGGAAGGCGGATCGGCCGCAATGAGAGCCGACCCGAAGATGGCGGAGTATTTCAACGGATCGGACCAAGGCCATTCCGAATGCTGGCTTAAATACGTCCGCAAGGTGAATTCCGAGCTCGCTCCGGCCGTTCCGGTAGAAGCCCATCCGACAGACGCCAACTTCGGCAGATTCAAAGCGGCCAACGACGGCGAGTGGGTAATCAAGATCGTCTGCGACAGCTGCCACGAAGAGACCGAGTTCTACCAGCTCGTGCCGACCGAGCTTCCCAGCGCGTTGCTGGCCAGCCTGATGATGGCGCAGGATTTCGGCATTCCGAACGACTACTGCAAATGCGGCGGAAGCATAAGGATCGTGTTCCACAATCCCGAAGACAAAGAGGCGCTGATGCTGAAGATCATGCTGAGCCTGAGCACCGGCAAGAACCTGCTGAGGGCGGCATAAAAGGAGAATAACATGAAAGACATCCATATCACGTTCACGGACTATACGCCGGAAGGGGATTCCATCTCGGATTTCACCGGCGAAAAGAAGAAGCTCGAGCTCAAGGACGAGGCATATTACCTGACTTGGACGCCAGAGCTGGTCAAATACGTCAAAGACAGCGTGCTGAGCGGCTCGTTCGACTGGGCCGCAGCCGCAGGCAAGGGAGTGGCCGGAGGATCTCAGCGCCTCGCGTACGAATCGCTGGATCTCGCCGACGTCGCCGTCCCGTTCGGCAAAGGCGAGTACAAATACATCGTCCACGCGGCAGGAAAGACGATCGAGTCCGGATACGATTTCTCGACAGCCAAGCAGGCTAAGATCTTCGCTCAGGACGCCGCTTCTCACGCCGCCGCTTCGGCAGGCGAGTCAGGAGCCTACGCCGACATCATCGACCGATCGGAGAAGACCGTCGAAGTCGTCATGCTGAGATTCGATTTGTAGAATTTTAAAAAAAACGTCGTATATTAAAATACAAGAGAAGCTAAGGATGAAATTATTCGTCCAGGCCGAAAGGTCGCACTTCCTTCTTGTGATAACGCCATGGGTCATCTGCGTACAGCAATCCCGCCCGGCTGCATTAGGGTAGACACGGACGCAGGCTTATCTAGGTTTTTGCTCAAAACCCTGTCCTCGCTGCCTCCTATAGACCGCGCGAAAGAGCATGCAGCCTTCGCCATAGCCCCCTTACAGTCAATGAGGGGCTTTTTTTTGCGCCTTTTTCGAGGCGATGACGGATTTCGGCCGCTCCGTCATCGTATTATCTGCGACTAATGGCGGCTGCTCGACTCGATGTCCGACCCTGTCAGGATCCTGTCTCGATCCTGCGAGGATCCGGTGTGCGGGGTGCGGATCGGGTGCAGAACCGCACCTGATCTTTTTCGACGCCGAGATTAGTCGGATTTCGGCGGCGCCGCGATCAGATTCTTGGAAGCTCTGCGAATTTTCTTCGTTTTTTCCGTTTACAAATCGGATCAAGCGCGGCATAATAATAACGTCAATGAGAAACGGAGGAACGAACCATGGACAAGATTGTTCTTAAGGTCAGAGGCGAAGGCAAGGTCCAAGACCCCAACGCCAGAGCGATGTGGGGCAGATGCAAGAGCCAGACGTTCCGCGACCGCACCAAGTACAGCCGCAAGGCCAAGCACCAAGGCGCGGAAGAGCGATAGAGAAACCTCTCGTTTCTCTTCCCAGCGCGCGGTATTATAATAAGGATAAGGAGGGCTTAGGCCATGGAAGATCTCAAAGCAGGCGATTACCTCATCAGCGAGACGCACGATCAGATGGTCCGCATCGTCAGGGTGTACCCCAACAGCTACAAGACCGATTGGGACTACCTCATCGACAAGAAGACCCTCGAGGGCCGAAGCAAGTTCGACCGATACGAGTTCACCAGATTCGAGGTGCCGACGAAAGAGCTCCTCGAGGCCTATAAGAAGAACAACGAGCGAGAGCTTCTCGCCAAGGCGCTCAAAGACGCCAAGGACGGAGTCGAAGAGCTGAACGATCAGCTCGACAGGCTCATCAAGCTCCAGCAATCGGCAAGCGATTACGTCACGTGCGATTTCGATTCCCTCGTGGCCGACGTCAAGAGCGAGCTCGAGGGGATCAAGTCAGAGCTGGCGGAAGGCGATCAATGAGCGTAATCGTCGTCGTAGGCGGGGCGTTCAACCCCCTCAGCAAAGCGCACGGCGAGATGATGCGATCGGCCAAGAAAGCCGCAGGTGCGGACAGAGTCGTCATAGTCCCGGCCGCGGACAGGTTCCTCAGATCGTGGAAGAAGTTCGACGACGGCAGCATCGTCCCGGTCGAGGCCAGGGAAGAGGCTTTGGCGGAGTTCTGCCGCAGAAACCCGTGGGCTTCCGTGTCTGACATCGAGACGTCTGGCAGAAGCCGGTCGACTTACGACACCTTGTCGGCGATCAGGGCTGAGAATCCCGGCGACAGGATAATTCTGGCGTTCGGGACGGACAAGCTGAGCGAGCTGAGCAGGTGGCATGAGTGGCAGAAGCTGCTCGGCGAGTTTGAATTCGAGGTTATCAGGAGAGACGAGGACGACGTCGGGTCGATTCTGGCGGGATGTCAGTTCTTGGGGCCTTATCTGAGGAATTTCAGGTTCTATAAACGCAAGGCGAGATACGCCTGCGTGTCCAGCACCAAGATCCGCGAAGCCTTGGCTGCGGGAGACATTGCCGCAGCGAAGAAGATGACTTATCGCTACGTCATCGACGCCCTCAAGGAGAGCGGCGCCATCAAATAAGGCGAGGCCTCACGGCTATCGCGAAAACAGGAGGATTTCACTAAGATGAAATTCATGAAGAAGCTCGTTTTGGCGTTCGCGGCTTTGGCCGCGGCTACGTCTCTGACCGCATGCAACGAGGCTGAGACCGTCAAGCACAACATCCAAGAGGACGCGGACAAGTTCTCGGTCTATCGGCGGATGACTTTCGTCAACCTCCGCACGGACAAGATGCTCTATCAGGCGGAAGGCTATTTCTCCGTGCAGACCACGGACAGCCAGGATGCGTATTCCGAAATCGGCCTTATCTTCAAGGTCGGCCCCAGCGAATTCAAGATGGACTACTTCTCCGTCGCCGCCAACGTCGTCTACGTCATCGAGCAGGCGAAGAACACCACCACAGATCCGTATCATTGGGTCATCACCTGGTACGTCCCGACCCCGACGAACGTGGCTGGATAGATGGCTAATCCTAAGACGAAAGCGGAGCTTGACGGGCTGATCGCCGAGTACAGGGCTTACTGGGACATGTATCTCGCGATCAACCACGAAGGCACGGCTGAATCGTTCGATCCCGAAACGCTGACCAGGCAGCAGCGGGAAGACGACGATTCGTGGATAGTCGAATCCGATCCGTTCGAGACGCTGGCCAGGCTGAAGGCGAGAGGGCTGACGATCGTCGGATCGTACATTCCGTTCGACAAATTCAAGTACGCCGACGGCGATCACGGCAAGTACGACTCAGGAAACTGGATAATCGTGCTCAGGAGCGAATCAGGGGAATACAGCTGGGATCACCTTCGCACGATCCACGACTGGAACCTCAGGCTCGGCAGCAAGCTGTACGACGTCAAAGTGTGGTCGAACGAATGGTTAGACTACGATCTGGCGCCTGATCAGAGGCCGGAGAGCTGGGGGATCTATTTCGGAGAGCTGCGCGACCGCGAAAGCGGCGCAGGCTCAGAAGACTCGGAGGAGGACAAGTAGCATGGGAGAAATCGAGTGGGACGGAGAATGCAGGCTGTACGTCGTCAAGCGCGGAGGCACGCTGGTCAAGAACGTGCTGGGTCCGGAGAGCTACGTCGGATGCCCGGATCTAAAATACGAGCCTTTCTTCCTGACTAAGCGGAAGAATTGGCCGAATCCGAAGACCGTCTGCAACGGCAAGGTCGTGGCGAAGTTCGAGATCGGCAAATTCGCCCATTACGTCCCGAGCGATCCGAAGAACGTCCGCCTGGCCCAATGATCGGTGAGATGAAATAGATATTTCATCTGAATCTAGAAAAGGAAAGGTAAGATGGAAATAGTTTGGATAAAAGACAAACCGTATTTTGCTTTTACTGCCGATGAGGAAGAACCTAGTTGCGGAAAATGCATTTATCAATCTGGTGATTGGCGTTGTGATGAGTGTGGCCCCAGTTGCGGTTGGTATTATTATAGACGGGTCAAACCAATAGATAGAAAAAATATTTCGGGAGAAGATTAATATTTGTTTTTATTTTAAATTAGTTAGATGAAAGAACTGTTTCATACAAAGGGAGAAAATCTATGAGGATGGCAGAAATATATGACGGATTGACGTCGGCTCATGAAGAAACCGATGAGTCCGGAATTCACCATGTAAGCGGCAATGGCGATAGTCTGACATTGGCCGATGGGACAATTATCAGCTATGATGGGCCTGAAAACAACACAGGGAATACCTGTTTCAACTACGCCGACTGGTCAGCTTTGAATGATACGGGTTTTTGGCAAGACAAGACTGTGAACGCTAAAACGCTAAAAATCGAAGAAGCGGGGTATGGATTTCGGATCAATGGTTATTTCATTCCATGTTATTCCAAGCAAAACGGATATTATACGAATGACATTAATGTCTTCGTCCATAAGCCCGGAGGTGTGGATGAATGCGTGATCAAAGGCCTTTATTGCGAAGACGCATGATCGGTTGGATGAAATAATTGTTTTATATAAAAAGAGGAAGTATATGGAAATTATTCTTAATAAAAATTATGGCGGATTTGATTTATCGGAAAAAGCAAAGGCGCTGATTATCAAACGAAAAGGAGTGTCGTTTTATCCTTATGCCAAGATAAGCCGTGATGATGACGAAAATTTCCGAAAGGTTCCGGCGATCTGTACGTCTACGAGCTGCTTCACGTCCGGCCGATCCCCTTCCAGAAGCCTACCGACTTCTACGAGGACGAGAATTGCCTGATTCCGATCAAAGGGGCGCCGGAGAGCTACAGATTCGCGTACTACAAGAAGAAAGTCTGGTACTCCGACGTGTCGCTGACCCCTTTCGGCCCAAGAGTCAAGTACACGACGATCAAAGCGACGTACGATCCGACCATCGGCCCGGAGGAATACCGGATCCCGGCGAAAACGCTGATTTTGTCCTGCAGGCCTGAGAGGGCGAAGGAGATCCTCTGCGGGAAAGTCGACGCAGACGTCCGCAAACGGCTGATCTCGGGGGTCGGCACGGTCGAGCCTCGCTTGAGCGACAGATAGACTTCCGGCGAATAATCTCAGAGAACCCGTTTACAAGCGGGTTCTTTTTCGTTATAATTATATCAGTAGGGAGGACAGGTCATGAGACAGGATTCTGACGTCAAGGAGACGGATTACGTGTTCGAGTACGGAGTCAAGGGGGAAGGCGATCTCCCCGAATGCCACGAGGTGTGGTACGAAGACGTCATGGAGTATTCGGGGCTGACTTTGGAGGAAGCGGTGAAGAAGCCTGATTCCTGGTACGCGAAACTCTACGGCGATCCGTCTTTCGTCGCTTGGGTCCAGTCGAAACTCAGAGAGCAGTATCCTTCGGCGATTCTCGTCTTGTGCGATAAATAAAATATTCTTGATTCTTTAAAAAATATTCTTTGGTTTTTCGTTTACTTTGCCATATGTGCATGCTATAATATTATCAATCAAAGGAGATAACAAAACATGAAGTACAGCAAATACGCTCGCCAGACGATGTTCGGCCGGATCGAGTGCGCAGAAGAAGCCGATCCTGATGCAGGAGCCGTGATCATCTGGAAGTCGGAGAGCCTGCTCTGCGACAAATGCAAAGACCGACCTTGGAACGTCGACAAAGTCTTCAGCTTCCACACCGTGGACGATGCCAAGAAAGCATTGGCCAGAGTGCATGCCCAGATCCTGAACTCCAACTCCAGCTATTACAAGTGGAAAGGAGTCTGCACGAGATTCGAAGACGATTCCACCGAAACGAAGCTGGACATCAAGACTTATGCCGAAGCTCCGTTCTCTTCCGACCATGACATCTTCATTCTGAAAGAAGGTCCGCTTCTCGGAAAAAATACTTCGGAAAAAGGTTTACAAGCCTGAAGAGAAGCGATACAATATAATCACAAGAGGTAAATGAAACCATGAAAAAGAACAGCAAGCGAGCGATTACGTACGATCAGAAGGAAGGGTCTGTGTCTTACGTCTTCAAGAAGCATCGCAAGGAGATCGTCTCCAAGAACGGCTCTTCGTTCAAGACGAAGCAGAAGAAAGCAATCGACCTCATCTATTCAGAATGCAAGATGGAAGGCACAACGGCTAAGCGATACGTCCATGCCCTTTATGCCATGCACTCCACCAAACAGCTCAATGCCTATGTCGATGCCGTGATCGCCGGCGGGAAGAGCTATCCGACCAACAAAGCCAAATACTCTTCGGCCAAGCGGAACGAGATCCGCCACTTCATCGTCTATGCCGGTTTCATCCGATAAGATTTTCTTCTGAAAACCGTTTACAACGGTCAAAGAAAGCGATATGATTGTTTCATAAGGAAAAAGGAGATAACAAATCATGGAAGAAACTAAGAACGCAGGCTACATCGCCCCCAAGAAAACAGCAGTCATCGAAGAAGCCGCTGGCAAAGAGGTCGTCCATTCGACCTTCGGGAGCGGTAAGATCGTCGAGGCCTACAGCATGACGAACGGCTTGAGCTACGCGGAAGTCGAATTCGGAGACGGATCGAAACGGCTTTTCGCCTATCCGCTCGACCAGAAATGGTTCGCCCAAGAAGATCCGTCGGCACCGAAGTTCGACGAGAACGGCGAGCTCATCGCCCCCGCCGAAGAAGCCAAGCCCGCCGAAGCCGAGCCGGAGAAAGTCGCTCAGGCATAAGGGGGAGAGTGATGAAGAACAAAGAGGATCTCAAGAAGTACCTTTCTGATTGCGACAAGCTCGGAAAGCTCAACAAGCAGGCCGAAGACCTGTCCGTCAAATTAGACGGGTTGGCCAAGGTCATCCCGGACCCGGGAGACGAAGACAAATCGGGGCTCACGGCGAAAGAAATCGACTCGCTCAGCTCGGTCTACAACAAAACGAAGGCCAGCTTGCTCGCAGTGAAGCTAGCCGCAAACGCGGTAGAAAAGAAAGTGCTTCTTCAGGAAGCCGAAGACCTTCTGTCAGATTAGGGCATCAGAATTCGTCATTGTAAGCGGTTACATTGAATTTTCGTAAAAACATGTCGCAAAAAGACATGTTTTTTCATTTTTAGATGTATAATAATAAGCTAAAATAACAAGTTGAGACGAATCGTCAAATTTGGCCTCATGTCCGAAACGACAATAAACTAATTATGGAAATCAGGGAGGCTAAAAGCATGATGATGTTCTGTAATCCGGAGGGGCATGTCTACTCGCTCGCATCAGTGGGCCTTGGGAATAATGTGTCAGAGTTGTTCGCAAGCCGAGAAGCGGCGGAGCAGAAGATGTACTCGATCGTAGGCAAGCGGGGCTTGGTCATCAGAGAGATCTGGGACGACAGGCACGACAAGACTTACAACTGCGACAACGGAGTTTCGTTCTACATTCAGCGGGCGAACTGCTAGCCGGAGTCTGGCTCGAGACCGCTGCCAGGAGGAAAAACAGCGATCTGCGAAATCGATGGGCGAGAGGAGACTCTCGCCTTTTCTCATGCCCGACGGGCCCGTCGGACGGGATGCCCGTCATCGATCGTCATCTGGCCTGATTAGTCGCTCAGTCGAACGAAGGCTTTCGTCGAATTCGCCGATGCAGGGCTCGTATCGTGCCATCGATGAAATTAGTATGAGGCGGTTGGCGGATCTCGGATACGATGCCGTGCATCCGAGCTTCGCCGTGCGACTCTTCGACGACACATCGATGCGAGCCCCGCATAGCACCTTCGATGAAATTAGTCACGGCAGCCCGATGACGGGATCTCCGATGCGGCGGATCTCGGATGCGATGTCATATATCTGAGCCTGCTGTGTGACATGTACGACACATCGATGCGATGTGCCCGACATCGTCGCATTAGTCTGAAGTCAGGAGCGGATTCGCCCGATGCTATTTATCCGCTCTCGGCCTCATGAGATTTTCTTTGGGAAATCGTTTACATCTAAAGGCATAAGGCCTATAATATAATCAATAAAGGAAAGGTAAAAAAAATCATGACAAAAGCGAAATTCTTCGATGAGTTCGGTGTCAAGTGCTACCCGCATGCCGTAAAATCTTCTAAGTGCTGGCTGGAGAAGACGACGACCTACACGGACGACGGAAGCTACATCGAGCGGAAATACTTCGAATCGGTCAAAGACATGAAGACCTGGATAAAAGAAGAATACAAATCGTTCGCTTCGTGTGCCACGAAGAAAATGCCGATCGTCGAGAGAGAGAAAGACTTCGGCTCTTATTACTGGCACTTGCTCGAGGACGATGGCGAAAGCTACAACCAAGGCGAGACAGTTCAGGGATACGACAGTCTCTGACGACGGGTTTGCGGAGACAGACGAAGCCGGCTTGTGCCCATGCACAGGTCGGCTTTTTTGCAAGACGAACCCATGAACGAAAGCTGGCCTGTGCCCATGCACAAGCCAGCTTTTCGTCAGGCTATTTCGCCGAAGCGATCGCGATTCGGCCGGGATATTTATCATATAATATATAAGGTGCATATACTAAAAGACAGATCTAATCAGGAGGATTCCGCCCATGGTGAAGCTCGAGCTGACAGAAGAGGAAGCAGGATTCGTCTACGACAGATGCTTCAATAAAGCAGTCCGCTTAGAAGAGGCAGGTTTGGCCGATGCCAGATGCCACGATCTGGCGGAGACCGTGATGACTAAAGTGCGAAGGGCTCGGCAGAACCTCAGATCGCTGAGAGAATTCCTCGACGACAACGACCGGCTGGATCGCTACGAGCTGGTGCTTCGCGATCCGACGAGGGGAGACAAGTCGCTCGGCTTGTTCGGCCATGTCGATCAGACGAAGCCCTACTCAGACGATTCCGCATTCGTCTGGCCAGACGGCAGGTATTACGAGTGGCTGGTCTGCGAAGTCTATGATTCTGAAGCGGCGGACTCGGTCGAGAAGGTGTACATCAGGTATGAGTAGGCTCTACGATGTCGTCGCCGAGAAAGAAGGCATCGCTCAGATCGTCCGAGGTGGTCTGACTAAGTCCGAAGCATCGTCGGAAGCTGAAAGGCTCAGGCTCAGGTTCAAGGCGATGTCGTTCTCCGTCAGGCCCCATAGGCAAGGCAAGTAAATTTTCTTAGGAAAACCGTTTACATCTCATATGATAAGCGGCATAATATTGTCGTAAGCGAGGAACGGAACATGGAACTCAGCGACAAGCATATGATGGAGGTCAACGACATCGTCGGCTTCTTCTACCACATCGTCAAGTACAACGAGTATTACGGCAAGCTCAGAGCCTGGATCAAGAGGCACAGGCTGGGGCTGAAGAAAGCGACGAGCGAGCTGTTCGACGAATGGCGGAGCCGCCGCTCGGCCATGAGCCCGTATTCGTTCTTGGACTCCTGCGAGGATTTCCTCGGGGACGAAAGCGAATTCGAGAAAGACGAGACGGTGTGCTCTCTGATAGATTCAATAGCTAAGAAAGGCGATTGGCGGTTAGACGACTGAGCTAGCTCGGCCGAAGGAGGAAAACAAAATGAAGATCAGCGACATCCAGATCGGGGCTAAGGTGACTTATTTCGACAAGGGGATCCGGCAGGCGATCGACGCAGTGGTGACGGGGGTGCTCGACTTAGGGCCTAACCGGTATTCTGAGACGATTTACGTAAAGCCCTTAGGCTCAGGCCAAGAGCGGACTCTCGCCTTATACGACTACAAGAAGGTCTGGCCTTCGTATTATCTGTCTTGGTGCTTCTCGGACAACGTCAGGTTCAAGCGGCACATCGTCGACGGATGGGCTCCGAAGAAGCCGGTCAAGCGGGAGCCGGATCCGAAGTACGCAAAGCTCGACCACGGCAACAACGCCAGAGCCAAAGAGGCCAGGGTGGCCGCTGAGCGGCCGTTCGTCGGCAAGGTCATGGAGCAGGGATTCTACTGGCAGCTCAGCCTCAATCAGAAAGGCGACCATGCCTGGATCAAGCGGGACAAGCCTGAGTTCAAGTTCGACAAAGAGCGGGGCAAATACCTCCTCTCTACGCCTGACGGCTGGGTCAACGGAAGCAAGTTCGGCAAGTCCGTGCTGGCCGACGAGCCGACGAAGCCTGAGGACCTCGCCAAGGCCGATTAGATTTTCTTCGGAAAATCGTTTACAAACGACGGGCGATGCGGTATTATAATATCGCAAGGAGAGCAATGAGCATGGAAAACGAGAAAGAATTCCCTAAGGTCGGAGACAAGCTGTATCTCAGCCAAGAGACAGGAGACAGCTGGGTGGACATGGTCAAGCGGCCGTACGACGTCATCCAGGTCAATCAGAATTCGGTCCTCATCCAAGCCGCGAAGTGCGTGTTCGACGGGCCGCAGTATTACGATTCTCTGCCGACGAAGATGCTCAAAGACGAGTCCGGCGAGATCGTCGAGCTCCATTGGGCTCCCAAGAAGAAGAGATGGCAGTACGACAAGTACAAGACCGGCTATCCGGAAATCGCTCATTTCGGAGAATACGCCTATCAGCCGTATCTGAATTAGCGTATATTAGATTAGATGCGCCACCAAGCTGGCGTCAGGAGGCATGATTATGGACGTCAAGATAGACGAACGGCTCGTCAAGGCGCTGAGCCAAGGTGTTATTTACGTCAAGACGGACGACGGCGAAATCGCCGAAGCCACCGTGTCAAACGTCGATTCGAGCGGAGTCAACGCGGATCTGAATCCGAACGGCAGCTGCCCGCACGACGATTACTACTCTCTGTCGCTCTATGGCGAAGAGTGGGCTCTCACTTCTGACGAGCTTTTGTAAAAGGAAAGGACCGACCGACAATGAACAAGATGATCTCAAAGGACGACGGCCGGACTTTCGGCGAGTTCCTCGAAGACGTGAAAGGCGAGTTCTCGGAATACGAGAAGAAAGGCTATGCTGACTCGGGATGGGTCATGGCGTGCCTCCGCCTGAAAGGCAACCGCAAGAAGCGGGAGCAGATCGGGAAGGGCAATTTCGGCAAGTACCTGAATTGGAAGGTCAAATACGTCTATCGCACCAGCGTCTGGTCCCCTAAGAAGGACTATGACTGTGGCAAGCCGATCGACGAGCTCAGAACCTACGTCCCGGGATACAGCGTCTCTCTGGAGCAGCCTGACGAGAAAGCTTCTCCGATCGGGTTCGCCGCAGTCGACTTGGCGGGCGGAATCAGCTTCTTCAAGGGCAGGCAGGAGGCCGAGGACAGGGCGGAAGAGCTTCGCGAAGAAGGCAAATCGGCGATCTGCGTTTCAATCGGCGAGCTGTGGCTGCCGAAGGGCGACAGGTCATCAGTCAAAGAATTAACCGCTGAGCTGTTCTAGCTCGGCATCGTCATAAATCAGCCGGATCACAGGGCGGTCGAAAGGCCGCTCTTTTCCGTATTCCGCCCGGCGTTTTAAGGTATAATATTTTATATAGGCCGAAAAGCTCGGCCTGACAGGGAGGCCGGAAAGCATGACATCAGAAGAAAAATCGACTAAGGCTGAGCGAAGGGAGCTGGCCAGAATCAGATTCCTGATCTTCCGGAAAACGCGCATTTTAAATGCGGGAATCGAGTACAAATGAAAGAACTTAATTATATTGAATATACAATCATTTCAAATGAGGAAGTAACGATATTCACCCCAACGAAAGTAAAAGTAATGAAGAAGGTTAAAAAAGATAGAAATGGATATTATGTTAGAGGTGGTTATTGGTATCCATCATACAAGTTATACCTAAAAGATTATGAAAAGAAGAAAGGAATCTAGTATAGATGAACCAATTCAGCCGGAAGAAGATGCCGAAGGATCTCCGCTTGATGGTCTATGCCAAATGCGGCGGCAGATGCGCCTACTGCGGCGAGAGATGCCTGAGCGAGAAGGCCGATCTGGAGAAGGAGCTGGGGTTATGCTAGTTGTTCTCACAGAGGCCCAAATGAAGCTCCGGGATAAGTACCTCGGATATTACGTGGCCTACGAGGCTTTGGCTCACCGGACGGCCTTCGATTCGCTTTCTGGGGCCGTCAACGAGAAGGACAATTCGTGGATGTGCGCCAAAGACGTGTTCGAGGCCCTGAGGAAGCTGTCGGCCAGAGGGATGACGCTGACGGGATACTGCTGCGACGATCGGCTCAAGTCGGAGTCGCAGGGCCAAGAGGCCTCCGATGTAGCCGTCGTGTTCGAGGACAAAGACGGGAATCAATTCTGGGATCACATCCCGTGGGGCCAGCTGCACGACTGGGAGTCGGAGCTCAGCCACAGGATGTTCGGGATCAAGGCGATGTCGGAAGACGAGTTCTCGTCGGCAGACAGGAGCGATTGGGACGACGAGAGCTGGCATCAGTTCTTCCGGCGCAGAGAAGAAAAGCTGAGCGGCAAGAGCCATGGGAGCTAAGAGAAAGCCGATCCCCAAGAAGCTCAGGCTGCGGGTCTACGAGAAATACGGCGGCAGATGCGCCTACTGCGGGGAGAAGCTCGAGCTGAAGGACATGCAGGTAGATCACCTCGAGTCGGTCTACATGGCCGGCAGGCAGAACGACGACATCGGCAATCTCATGCCGTCCTGCCGCAAGTGCAACTGGTCGAAGCACGCGATGGGCGTCGAAGGCCTGCGCAGGGAGATCAGGACGTATCTGCGCAGCCTGAACAGATACAACCACGACTATCAGATGGCGAAGAAATACGGGCTGGTCAAGGAGACCGGCGAGAAGATAGAATTCTGGTTCGAGAAGGCCGGAAAGAAAGAAGGGTAGCTTATGTCTTACAACGTTCTCAACGTGACTCGGGGGATCCTGCTCGGCAGGGAGATGTACAAGGCGTTAGGCGCTTTGGAGATCGCGGCGAAGGCCCACGAAGGCCAGACTCGGAAGGGATCCGGCGAAGACTACATCAACCATCCTCTGGCGGTGGCCACGGAGCTTCTGTCATCGGGGGTGTACGACGAAGACGTCATCTCGGCGGCGTTCCTCCACGACGTGCTGGAGGACACCATGATCACGCCGACCGATCTGCTCGAGAAGGGCGTGACTCCGCAGACTCTCAGGATCGTCCAGCTGCTGACCAAGCCCAAGGCGATAGAAGGCGAATCAGAAGAGGAATTCAACGGCAGGTATTATTCGGCCGTCATGCGCGACTATCGGGCCGAGCTCGTCAAATGCGCCGACCTGGTCCACAACCTGTCGACGATGGGCGAGTGCTGGGGCCCCGACAAGATCAAGTCCTACATCGCCGAGGCCGAAAGCTACGTCATGCCGATGCTGAAGGAGCTCAGGTGGGAGCATCCCGAGTACGCTTCGGCCTGCTTCAACATGAAGCTGGTCATAGACGCCATAGCGAATCTGTCGCTGGCGCTGAAATAGGAGGGCTGATATATGGAAGACAAGAAAGAAAGCGGCGGATCAGAAAGCTGCGAGACGGAGAAGGGGTACGTAGTCATGTCGACCGGGCAGACTTGGATCGGGTTCGATCGGGATAAGGCCCTGGCGAGATGCAAAGAGCTGTCGGACAAAGGGTATCCGGTCACCGGGTTCTCGGCCGACGTGTTCTGGAACACGGCCGAAGACAAGTCGAAGCAGCCGAGCGTGAGCGATCTGGCCGATCAGATGATGAAGGGATTCTTCGGAGGGGCCAAAGATGGCGAGAAAAGATAGTCAGAAGGAAATCCTCGATCGGATTCAGGCCCTGTCGTCCGGCGAGGACTGCGGGATCTGCCCGTCTCCCGTCAGCGACCGTGCTTTCGTCAGCGAGATCATCAGGTACTTCTTAGGCTCTGGCTGGTACGTGACAGATCCGCTGTCTGGCCCTCAGGTCAATCACGTGGCTCTGATCGAGATCGAGAGCGAGTACAAGCGGAAGAAGGCGTACGATCGAGATTAGTTTCTTTCGGAAAACCGTTTACTTCCCGGCCTATCAGGCATATAATATAGGCAATGAGAGAAAGAAGGAAAAAAGACATGGCTGATTCCAAGAGATGCTGCATCTGCGGCAAGAAGATCGTCGGCTTCGGGAACAGCCCTCACGGGGCGAGAGGGGCCGACGGCTCCACCGTCAAGTGGAAGAAGAACCAGGTCTGCTGCGACGAGTGCAATGCGAAAGAGGTCATCCCAGGCCGGCTCGCCGACATCCTCGAGGGAAGGCACTAATATGAGGCGGCCCGAAAGGATCGGCCAGAGAGCCGACGACGAGTGGAAGAAGATCCTCGCCGTCATGGTGATAGCCTGCCTTGCGACCGCGGGGTTCATAGCCGGATTGGTCACGATCGCCTCTCTGCTAGGAGCCTAAAAGATATCAGATAAACCAGAAGGACGCTGCGCGATCGGCGTTTTTTTTCTGCGCCTAACTTGCGCTAAATTATGAGATGCGGGGAAAGACGGGACAATGAACAAACTGACTGATGGCCAGAACGAGCTGGCCGAAGAGCTGCTGTACCACGCCGGCGAGATCATCAGATACACGATGGGCGCCAGGGCGGACGCCGATCCGAGGCTTCAGAAAATGAAAGACGACGTCAAGGCCATAGAAGGCCGCCTTTTAGTCGAGCGCAAAGAGACGCCTGTCATGGCCTCTCAGGATTTCGAGCTCGTCCTAGCGGCGCTGGAGACCTACGCTGCGCGCCTAGATTCGGTCGTCAAGGAGCTGTCCGGCAAGGATTCGCAGCCGTCTGACGGGCAGAAGTCGCAGGCAGTAGAGAGAAGGGACAGGGTCTCTGCTCTGATAGACGCCCTGCTCTGCTGGTACAACTGCGCGATAAAGACCGATCTGCCCGAGAACTACATGCTGGTGGATCTGGCGGAGGACATGGCCAAGTACGACTCCAAGACGAAGGAGCTGATCAGGCAGGCAATCGACAAAGAGGAATCCTCGAAGGACGGGCAGAAATAATCTTCGGCCGGCCGTTTACTTCCGGCCTTAGATGCGATATGATATATTCGCAAGGAGAAAAGACATGGGAAATTACGATTGGGTAGCCTAGAAGCTGAGGCAGGGCGGGAACCCGATGTTCGTCATGGCCAAAGGCGAGAAAGGCGAATGGTTCCTGACGTTCGCCGGGATGAGGTGCCAGTACCTCGGAGGCGGGGACGACTGGATGGAGGTCAGAGGATCCCCGTGGTCCACTGACGAAGGCTCCTACGGGACCGAGCAGAACGAGACGGTCCCGACCTACCACGAGGCGGCCTATGTCTACGAGCTGACGAAAGACAACTACGGTGAGGTCTGGAAGGAATGCCCTTCCGAGGCCGAGGTCATGAAGAGCCGCATGAAGATAGGTTAGGCCGAAGCGAGGATCCGAAAGCGAGAGCGGGGAGGCCCGCTCTTTTTTCGTCTGGCGAAACCGGATCGCAGAATCCTGAATTCGGATTTCGGATCTACCGATGCAATTAGTCGCTAGTCGAAGCTCAGCCCAGACATCGGAATCTGGAACATCGTATGATATCTCGTATGGAGGGGAAGGCTATGGAGCTGGAGCTGTGGCTCGGATTCGCGGCGGCTTTCTTCGCAGGGACGACTTTGGCTCTGGCCTGGCTGCCGGCGTTCGGGAGGCTGAGCGATCGCCTCAAGACCAGGAAGGCGAGAAGGCTGGAAGACGAAGATCAGGAAGAGTTCGAGAGATACGTCATCGAAAGGATAAAGGAATCCAATGAGCGAAAAGACTAAAGACGGGCTTAGGGTCGATTACGTCAGATCGGGGACCAAGACCCAGGTGTACGAAGACGGAGAGGCGTACGAGGTGTTCCAGGACTATCTGGTTATAGGCTGGTCCTCTTCGGCAGGATACGGCGAGTACGCGGTGTCTAGGAACAAGGACGGGGAGATCGAGGTCGACGACGAGACGATGGACCGAGGGGATCCGAGCAGGCCTTTCGGAGCCAGGCTGATGTCGATGCTCGGAGGCTACTTCTCCGACTTCGAGGCGGCCAAGCTGCGCAAGCCTGTCAAAGGGGTGAAGGAGCTTTAATCATGATCATCGTTCTGTGCTGGATCGCCGTATCGCTGTCGACAGCCGCTCTGATCGAAATCGCGATAGCGGCCAAGGAGATCGCGAATGACTAAGAAAGGCAAGGCTCTTGTCGCGTCGTCGATCGCCCTGCTGATCCTGTGGGCCGGATCGCAGGCTTCCCTTCTGATCGCCAAATGCCTCGGGTCAGACATGACTTGAGCCGAGGCGTTCCTGCCGACCATAGCGCTGGCGTGCTCGATCCTGCTGCTTTTCATGGCGTGCATATTCGCCGCTTTGGCCGCGTGCTCGAAGGCCGACAGGGAAGAGGAATCGGGAAACTGGATTCAGTAAAGGCCGGCTTCCGCTATCCGGCGAATCTGGATTCGGCGAAGGTCGGATCTTTTTTCTTCTTCCGCGGCCGACTTGGTCGTATTATAGACTAGGCAAAGGAGATTGCGCCATGAAAAAAGACAGCGAGATGACGAGGGTGTTCTCCTGCTTCGACGAAGCGGGGAGGCTCAAAAACGCCCAGGCGTTCCGATCGGAGATAGGCAGGCTCAAGTCGAGCGGCGGGTTCGGATCGTTCTTCGACAGGATCATAGCGGAGCGCAAGCCCGAAGAGGCGATCTGGTTCGTCGACGCCGCGCTGCAATCGGGGATAAAGGGAGGGGACGACGAATTCGACTACATGGTTTCGGCCATGATCAGATCGAATCAGCCTTGGCTCAGAAGCGCCTCTATCCTCATCCGCAAAGAGGCCGAGATGAAGAGCGGCCGGAAAGGCTGATAGGCTTATGGAAAAAGGAACGTCTGACATGACGCTGTTCGACTTGTGGGAAGGGCTGAAGGCGATGAACTGCGTCGAGCTGAGGGTCAACGGCAAGACGCTGATCTCGGAAGCGGCTCTCGACATCTATTTCGGCCAGCCTGAATACGACTCGATGTGCTCCAAGCTTCTGGCCATGGAAGACAAGGAGATCGAGCAGTGGAAGGATTATCCCTTCAGGGTCACCGACGTGTCCATTCAAGTCGTCGACGGCCATCACACCATAGCGTCGGTGATAGGCTACTACGAAGACGGGCCCGCAGGGGTCGACGTCTGGAAGGCGCAATAAGGAATACAGGAGGGTTGGCTTATGCCGATGCTGGATCAATTGGGCGACAGGATGAAGGAGTGCTACGAAGGGGCCAACAAGCCGAAGCTGACGAGGCGGACGCCTGTGATAATCAGGCTTGACGGCTGCCACTTCCACACTTACGCGAGGGGGTTCAAGAAGCCGTGCGATCCGCTTCTGGCGGAAGCCATGCGGCAGACGATGCTTTTCCTCTGCGAGAGCGTCCAGGGGTGCGTGCTCGGATACACGCAGTCGGACGAGATCACGCTCGTGCTGACGGACTACGCGACGCTGACCACGGAGGCCTGGTTCGGATACGACGTCCAGAAGGTCGTCTCGGTGTCCGCCTCTCTGGCGGCGATGGAATTCAACCGGGTCTTCGCCGAGCTCCACGCCGCGGCTATGGCCAAAGGCGATCTCGAGTGCGAGCCGGCGTATCAGAAGGCTCTGGCCTCAGGGGCTTACTTCGATTCCAGGGCGTTCAACGTCCCCAAGGAAGAAGTCACGAACTGCGTGCTTTGGCGGCAGATCGACGCCGAGCGCAACTCGGTCTCGTCAAACGCCCAGGCGCTGTTCTCCCAGAAGCAGCTTGAAGGCAAGAGCGTCAGAGAGCAGAAGTCGATGCTGGAATCCAAAGGCGTCGTCTGGGGCGAGCTGCCGACGTGCGAGAAGCGCGGATGCTGCGCCGTAAGAGACGCGTCTGGCAAGTGGGTCATCGACCTCGAGATCCCTCGGTTCGTCGAAGAAGGCAGGGATTACATCGAGAGGCTGATCGCCCAGCCGGAGGACTAAAAGACTTCGCTGGTTCCTTCGCTGATCGAAGCTTATTTGGCGGCAGGCTCTGGCTTGCCGCTTTTAACGTTTCGGCGATTCTTCGCGGATCCCGGCCGTATTATATAGTAGTCTGACAAGGAGGATTGAGCCATGGAAGCAGGGATCGCGAAAGAGAAGAAAGACGCCTACGTCATCGAGTACCGCAGCTTCGTCGGCAGAAGCCACGAAGTCATCATGACGGTCGACGAGTACGAAGACGTCGAAATGGTGATCAAGGCGCATCACGCGATGATCGCCAAGCTCTACAAGAAGTGGTATCCGACGCTGAAGTGGGAGGATGGGCCGTTCAAAGACGATCCGTTCCTGGCCAGATTCGCCGTCGACAAGACCGATTCCTACGCGCCGACTTGGGGCAAAGGCAAAAGCAAGGCCTGGCCGACGGACAGATACAACGCGATGTACTGGTGCTCCAAGACCGACGGAGGCTGGAAGATCTCATCGTCCGAGGACTATCAGGTGTACAGATTCGAAGGCAAAGGCGGGAGGGACGAGTAAATGGGCTATCAGGGCATAAAGATCGCGGACAGGGTCATCGTCGTCGAAAGGCCGGTGAACGACGGAGGCGAGCCTAACCAGGGATACGTTGTCGATCTCGGCAACAAGAAGATGCTGGAGTCCGCCCATTCCTGGGGATCGTGGACGCGCTACGACAACTCAATCGACGACTGGAAGGAGCGGGAGGCCAAGTCGGTCAAGGTCCAGGCGATCGATCACGAATACGACAACGGCCATTTCAGGCTCGAGCTGCTCGAGTCCGCCTCATGGTCTACCCAAGGCGGCAAGCTGTCTTTCTGGGACTGCCTGCTCACGGCGCCGGACGGGGCGAAGTTCGTCGTCGGCATCAACTCGGAGCTCCTGCTCCATCTGCTCAAGGCGTGCAGGTTCGACGAGGGCAAGTGCGCCGAAGAGCTCTGGCTCGGCAGGGTCAGGGGCAATCAGGTCGGCGCGTTCTGCGAGAGCATGCCGGAGTTCGCCCAGGCCAAGAAGGACGAGGAATCCAGGACGAGGAAGAAGACCGTAGACTACCAAGAGGGCGACATCGTCGAGACGCTGACCTCGAAAGAGCTTTACGTCGGGGAGTTCTGGGTCTACTGCAAGCTGTACGAAAGGCAGTGGAGCGGCGACACGGTGGTGGCCTGCGAGCCACGCAGGATGCACGGCTTCGTCGATGCCGCGGAATTGAGCGGCGAGAACAAATACAGCTACTGCCTCGAGCTCAAGGAGACAAAGCCTGCCAGGGTCGCATCAGGCGGGCGCGATCTCGCCGCGGCCGAGAAGGCCAGGCGCAGGGTAAAGGAATTCCCGAGCGAGTACAAGAGCATCGATCTGAAATCCGACGAGGCCAACTGGCTGACGCGCTGGGACTACGAGCTCGCGTCGTTCGTCAGGCTGGACGATTCGATGACCGCGAAAGAGGCCAAAGAGGCCTACGACGAATGCGTCCGCAACACCAAGAAGAAGACCGGCGGCTGCATGGACAGAGGAGCGCTGATGGAAAGCGAGCTGACGGAGGCTCAGAAGGACAGCCTAGAAGGATGCGTCAGGCAGCCTATCAAAGTCTATCTGTCCTACGCAGATTACGCGGTGAAGGAGAATCAGGGATGGTAACTTTGGGAAAGCTGCTCATGGGCGAGGGGGAAGGCGACTACGTCCTCGTCAGGGCGAAGACCGGGATAGCCGTGGTGTACGGGCCGGCGGAGTACGCCTACTCCGAGGCCGAGAAGGCGGGCTTGCTGGGCATGCCGGTCGAGAAGCTGGAGCGCAAATGGTCGGGAGACGACGTGACCATAGACTACGAGGATCCTTGGACGTCCGTTCAGAAGGCGGCGCAGTTCGCCGCGAAGGCCGAGGCTCAGATGGAGCGTCAGGCTTTGCAGCCTAAGGCGAAGCGAGGGTAGCCTTAGCCGGAAAGCTGGGCCGGAGAGCGGAATAAAAAACCGCCCTTCCGGCCTTTTCTCATCGTATAATAAGACGATTGAGCGGCCGCAAGCCGCCAGGAGGGCTGATAGCCATGGAATACAAACCGTACCAACACGTCGAGAAGCTGGGGACCGCCGAAGTAGAAGGCATCCTCAAAGGCGACGTATACGCGTTCTACAAGATAGACGGGACCAACACGTGCGTTTGGCTCGACCAAGGCGGAAAGCTCGCCTACGGGTCCAGAAAGCGCGTTCTGGACGATTCTAAGCTCGGAGACAACCAAGGCCTCGTGAAGGCGATGAACTCGCCTGAGAACGCCGACGTCCGAGCGGAGCTCCTGGCCTTGCTCACCAAGCATCCTTCGTGGACGGTCTACGGCGAATGGCTCGTGCCTACCAACCTCAAGACATACAGAGACGACGCCTGGCGCCACCTCTACGTGTTCGACGTGCTCGACGACGAGACCGGCCGATATCTGTCTTACGACGAGTACAGCGAGATCCTCAAGTCGGAATGCCCGCACGTCTTTTACATCCCGCTTCTCGCCAAGCTGCGCGATCCGACGGAAGAGGACATCAAGGCCTTGCTTCCGCGCACCAAGGAATTCCTCATCGGCTCCGGCGACTACGGCGAAGGCATCGTCCTCAAGAACTACGAATACAAGAACCAGTACGGCCGCCGCACCTGGGCCAAGATGCTGACCGAAGACTATCTCGCCCACAAGCACGAATCGCGCCACGAGAAGGCTTTGGCCGATCAGGCGGGCCAGTCTGTGGAATACGAGATCGTCAAGCTCATGACCGTCGAGCACATCGCCAAAGAGAAGGCCAAGGTCATCGAGCTCCATTCTGCGGACGGCTGGGACATGAAGATGACCTCAGAGCTCATCGGCCGCGCCTTCGACGAGTTCTTCAGAGACAACTGGGAGATCATCCTCAAGAAATTCCACAGCCCGAAGATCGACTTCAAGGTGCTCAAGCAGCTCTGCGCCGCCAAGGTCCGCGAAGTCCTCGGAGTCTAACCGTGCGATACGTGTTCTTGGACATAGACGGGGTGCTCAACGCCGAGAGCGATTCCTACTCAGAGACGGGCAAGCGGCTGAACGGCCCTCGCTGCTCCGGGTACATCGGGATCGGATCGTCGCACATGAAGGCTTTGGCCGAGCTGATAGATCTTTCCGGCGCCGAAGTCGTTTTGGTGTCCTCGTGGAAAGAGCTGCCTTCGGGCTCTCCGCTCAGGAAGTACATGCTTTCGAAGTTCAGGCGGTACGGCGTAGTCATCTCCGGCAACACGCTGGCAGAGGAAGACAAGCTAGGCGGGCCTAACCGCAGAGGCGCCGCTATCAAGCTCTGGCTGTCGGAGCATAAGTACGACGAGAGCAAGGATTCCTTCGTCATATTGGACGACGAGGAATTCGACTACGCCAAAGAGGATCTCATTAAGCGCCTCGTCAAGACGTTCTATTATTACGTCAGGCCTGGCGGCTTCCAGGAAAGGGACATCCAGAAGGCGCTCGACGTACTAAGAGTATAACTATCGTTGATGTTAGCCGGTCGAAAGGCCGGCTTTTTGTTTTGCCTTCGCAGGTTTATTTTGCTAAATTATTTGATTGAGCGACGCGATTATGGCGCCGCGGATTTGGAGCTTCTAACCATGGATGATTTCTTCAGCGTCTGAGACGCGCTGTCCGGTCTGCAAGAAGGCGGGTCTAAGCTGAACGAAGACCTGCTGCTCGGCTATACGACGGACGACGCCGAGAAGATATTAGACTGCGTGAAAACGGAGAGAGACGATACCAAGCGCGCCTATCTGAAGCAGCTGCTCGGCGTATGCCTGTATCAGCTTTCTTTCGACGAAGGCGTAAGCCAGGGCTGGAAAGACAGCCGCAAGGCGGAGATAGAGCGCGAAGCCCAGGCGTCAGACGGGTCGTATCCGCTGGACGAAGCAGTAGGGCAGGAGCTGCCTGAGGCCGACAAAGCCGAGCTGAAGTCGATAAAGGAAGAGTGCTCTAAGCTGGTAGACGACATGCCTTTCGACGACGCGAGCAAGCAGACAGAGAAAGACAACATAGCGCTGTGCAACACAGCGACCGACCTGTTCTGGGGGTTCTTCTTCGACTTCCACGCGGACGACATATCCGCCGACATGGACAAGAGGCTGCCTGACGTCAAGAAGAAGCTGCTGGATCTCGAGGCCAAGAACAACGAGCTCAGGCTGAAAGAGGCTCCGGCTCAGACGAATGAAGGCCTGATGGAGAGCACGGTCAAGGCGAAAGACGGCAAGTGGGTCAACCGCGGAAAAGCGGGAGAGCACGGCGAGTTCGTCACTAAACGAAAGGCAGACGCGCAGCGCAAAGCCATATACGCGTCAGGCTGGGGTAAATAAGGAAGCTGGAGGTAAGCTGAAATGGAATTTGATGACAAAGACGTCCGCACGGTATTGGGCGCGTTCGACGAGTTGGACAAGATAAACGGCAATGACGAGAAGCCTGTCGACGACAGCAATCTCGGAAGGCTGCGCGACTACCTTGAGAAGGAGCTGCGCGAATCAATCGTAGGCGAGCATAACACGATAAACGACTACAACAGGATCGTCAAAGGCCTCGACGCGTTCGGCTCGGCGGATCTCAAGGATCTCGTCGACGCGGTCAAAGGCGTCTATTCCGATATTATCAAGGAAGAGAACAAGCACATCGGCCAGCTGACCGCGGTGCTGGACAAGCTCGACGCTGCGCAGAAGGCCGCCGTAGAGAAAGGCGAGCGCGAAGGCGCAGACCAGATAGCCGGCGACAAAGAAGCAGACAAAGACGAGCAGAAAGACGAATCGGCTAAGCCTGGCGCAAAAGGAAAGAAGCCGCTAAAAGAAGACTACGCTTCATTCAGCTGCTCAGGCAGCTTCAAAGACGAAGAGGTGGAAGTAGACGGCGTGAAATACAAGGTGTCAGGAACCTGCACGGTAACAGGCGACGTCAGCGCCTGGATTTCGCACGGCGAAAAAACGTACGTTCCTTACGGAGAAGGCAGCGTCCTGTACGACGACGGCTCAGAGCGGGAGTTCGACGCGTCAGATATCGATGACGTATCCGTCGAGGACGTCGAGATAGACGACTGCGTCTACGCGGACGGCACCGAGCTGCCTGAAGGCGTCGAGACGGAAGAGCTGGACAACAAGATAATAGAAGAGCTCGAAGAATCGCTGCCAAGCGACATCGAGCCTGACATAGACGAAGACGACATCAACTGGGATTCGCTGGATTAGGAGAGCGGGCAGGCCATGGATTTGCTTGAGGCTTTCGACGCGCTGGACGTCATAGCGGAATCTGCCGAGCTGACTGAGGGGACTTCTAAGTGGAAGTCCATCAACCTCGATCTTTTCGAATCCGGAGAAAACAACGCGCTGTACATAACAGGCGCGCCCGGAAGCGGCAAATCGACTTTGGCGAAAGAGCTGTCCGTTAAGTACGGCGCCAAGATAATCGCGCTTGACAACTCGTGGCTCGGCGGCATAGTACCAGGCGACGACATGGACAGAGGCGGCGATTGGTTCGAGAACGAATTCTGGAAGGCGTATCCCAAGCACAAGAAGGAATTCGACGACTGCATGTCCTACATAGAGGCGCATAAGGACGATCCTTACGCAGCTGAAGGCTTCGAGCCAGGACAGGCAGAGGGCAAAGGCTCGTATTACGACGACTTCATATCCTACGCGTTCGAGTACGCGAAAGAGCACAAAGGTGAGCGGTTCATACTTGAAGGCATACAGCTTGCCGACAAAGACAAAGAAAAAGGCTATTACTGCGCCGAAGAGATGGGCGACAAGCCGTCCGTGATATTCATGACCACGCCCATAAAAGGCATAGTTGACAACATGTCTGAGCGCGACGCCGAATGGGGCGAGCCTGAGCGCTCTAAGGCCGACATGCGCAAGCAAGCCGTCCGCAACATAAAGAACGTCAAAGGCCTCGAGAAAACGCTCGCCGAGAAAGACTAGCCCGCCTCTGCCTTAAGTCGTATGATAATACGAAGGTATTATCATGGAAACACTCAAGAGATTCAAGGCGTTCGCAGACGAGATGACGGCGAGCAATTCGCAGATCAGCAAACAGGCCGTTTTGGCGAAATACAAGAATGACAGCGACGTCGTGAGATGCCTGTCTTTTCTTTTTAACCCTTACGTCGTAACGGGCATATCGGACAAGAAAGCCGCGAAGGATACCGCGGCTGTACCGGCTGCGCATCTGAAGTCGACGCTCGATGCGCTGGACTTCCTCAAAGCCAACAACGGCGGATCTGACGCCATCGTGGCGTCGCTGCGCGAATTCGAGTCCTCCGTCCTGGGCGGAGATCAAGAGTTGGTATGCTTCTTCAGGAAGCTTATATCGAAGAACCTTCCGCTCGGCATAGGCGCAGACGGCATAAACAAGGCGCTGCCGGGATTGGTGCCTACGTTCTCGGTCCAGCTGGCGAACAAATACTTCGAGCGGCCTGAGAGCGTCGAAGGCAAGACGTTCGCGCTTACTACGAAGATAGACGGCGGGCGAATCATAGCGCTCAAGCGCAAAGGCGAAGTCAGCTTCTACACAAGGGCAGGCCAAAGCTACGAAGGGCTCGTCGATCTGGAAGAAGAGCTTAAGGCGTCGCCTGAAGACGACATCTGCCTAGACGGCGAGATAACGCTGCTGGACAAAGGCGCGCTGACTAGCAAGGATCAGTACAAGCGGACGATGATGATAACGCGCAAAGACGGCGTCAAGCACGGCGTCAAGATGCTCGTGTTCGACATGCTGACTGCCGACGAGTTCGTGTCTCAGAGCTGCGACACGCCGTACGACGATCGCAGAAAGAGCCTTGATTCGTTCTTCGGCTCGTCGAAGCACGTGTTCTTCGATCTGCTTCCCGTGCTTTACAGAGGCGACGACGCGGCTCAGATAATCAAATGGCTTAACTACAACGTGGCGCACGGCGAAGAAGGCGTCATGATAAACGTATGCTCGGCGCCGTACAGATTCAAGCGCACGTCGGATCTGCTTAAGGTGAAGCTGATGAAATCGTACGACATGGAGCTGACCGGATTCGAAGAAGGCTCAGGAAGGCTGGCTGGGACGCTTGGCGCGGCTTTGGTCAGATACAAAGACGGGCAGACCGTGAAGGTCGGATCAGGGTTCTCTGACGAGCAGAGATCCGATATCTGGGCCAACAAAGGCAGATACCTAGGCACGATAATAGAGGTGCAGTATTTCGAGGAGACGACTAACGCCGACGGCGGCAGCAGCCTGAGGTTCCCGGTGTTCAGGGATTTCAGGCCTGACAAAGAAACGGCTGACTTTTAGCTTTTCATCTCATCAATAAGCGCTAAATTATATTGATGAGAAATCCTCTATAAGGAGAAAAAACATGCTAGAAGACTGCATTTATTTGGTACATTCTAAGGTAGACGAGGCGTTGGTAGGCGCGCAATTCGACATCGCCGCCGAAGCCATAGCCTACGCCAAAGAAAAGAAAGACTACCAAACCAGCGTAGAAGCCGTCGAGGTCGTCAAGAACGATTTCGGCGAAGTCATAGAAGAAGGCAAGCACGAGGTGATCTGGAGCTACGATCTGGATCAGCCGCAAGAGCAATCGCCGGAGGCCAAGGCAGCCGACGACGCAGAGCTCGACGCCGCTTTGGCAAAAGCCGACGAAGATGACAAAACGGTCGATCCTTATGAGGCCGACGAATTCGAAGTGCACGTTCCGGAAGGATCAAAAGTCAAGGTAGTCACGGACAAACCGCTAACAGAAGACTCAGATCCGGTAAAGAACGAGCAGCATATCATAGATACCACGAAGCCGGTCGCCGACGCCAGCAAAGAGCTGCATGACGTATGCGATCCAAAGATGTCTAACCTTCAGCCTGACGGCATAAAAGACAAGCTTGAAGATCCGTCGGCTGAGCACAAAGACGTGACTGAGGGCATCAATTACGACGAGCTTCGCGAAAAGCTGGAAGCCAACGAAGACGAAGTAGAATGCCAAGAGTGCTTCGGCACGTTCCCGAAGAACGAATGCGTCTATCACAAAGACAAGCATGGCTACGTCTGCAAGGACTGCGAAAGCAAGCTTAACGAAGCCAAAGACGACGCCGACGAAGATGAAGACGAAGAAGAGAAAAAGACGGCTGACGCCGCGCTAGAGATACTCAAAAAGACGTTCGACATCGACTTTAATGACGATGACGGCAGCGTATCGATATCGGTAGCCGGCGAAGACGAAGACAAGAGCGCGGTAACCGCTCCGCTTCCTGCGAAGGATTACGACGCGATGAAAGCTGAATTCGGCGACGACGACGATGATAAGTCAAAGGCCGACGACGAACCGCAGAACGACGATGATGATGACGCCGATGGCAAAGAAGACAATAACGACGCCGAAAACGGCGACGATAAAGACGACGCCGTAGACGAGGCGTTCAATCTGTCGTTTTAAAAAATTTTAACGTATATATTATCGGAAGGCGCAATGCGTAAGCCTCAGGGCGTTTTCCGTTAATAGAGCCATCAAGAGCAAATAGGATTGCGGAGATGGCCGCATATAAAACCATAGGAGGTTTTTAAGATGAAGTACGTATCAGACATGAAAGAGCTTGAGGCGAAGAAATTCGCCACGCCGGAAGAGCTTAAGGCAGCCGAAGAGGCAGTGCTTAGCAAACACAAGGCGGAACAAAACAAACAGGTGGAGCGCAAAGAAGACGCCTCTAAAGTAGAAGCTGCCTTCGCTTCGCGCAATGCGGCTCGCGCAGAATACAACGCCAGCGTGCTAGAAGCTGGCAAAGCATACAATAAAGCCATGCTGGCCGCAAGAGACGCCTATGCCGATGCAACGAAAGCTGCAAGCGCCAAATTGACAGAGACTGAAGACGCTTACGCGAAAGCGCTAGACGAATTCACGGCAAAGCACCCAGAAGGCTATCACATGACCTTGCATGACGGCGATAATGTGACGACTATCACGCGCTGGGGCAAAGGCGACAGCAAAGATCCATTCGTCAAATTCAACAACATGATCGACGAGTTCTTCTCTGAATTCGTTCTATAGACTCTAAAACAACGCTAGGGGAATCGCTGAGGCCTTCCCCTTTTTTTATGCTGACATTATGCCGTATAATATCAAAAGGAATACCACATCAATGGCTGAAAACAACGAAGAAAAGCAAAGCGCGGAAAAAGGCGAAGCAAAAGACGATTCGACGCAGCTGACGCAAGCGCTGCTCAATAGGGCCAAAAACGGCAAGCACAGCGAATTCATGCTCATTCGCTCGCCAAAAGAATACGCAACGTCGATGTCATATCTGAGATCGACGCGTCACGTATACAAAAAATTCAAAGACCTTAAGAGCAAAATGTACGACAAATACTGCAAAAAGACGCTAGCTTGCGTAGACGATTTAGAATTGATACTGACTATAAAGAATCTCGAGAATGTCGTAGATTTTTATGGCGAAGAATGCCGGATTGTCAAAGATTGCCAGGCTGAATACAGGACTTATGTAAGATGCGGGCATCGGCTTGACGTATTAGCCGGCGTATACAGGCCAGATTCAGATATGGTAGACTATAGAAAACTGCCATGGAGCCTTTTTTAAAATGGAATCAAGCTTAACCACTCTTTTCAAGGTTTACGCCGAAGAACAGACGCCGCCTATCATAGAGTTGCAGAACATCGATCATAAACCCGTCGGAGCCCTTTATTTGAGCCAGATGCGCTACAAAAAACTGGTCGTCAGCGAAACAAACAACGCTGAAAAATACTTCATATACGTAGACGGCATAGGCATTTATTTCTCGTTTTTCAAGAAAATGTCCGCCTCGGGGGTTTCAGCGGTCAAGCCGCAGTAGCTGTATTTATGACCGTAGGGCATCGGCTTCATTCTGCCGGTGCTTTTTATTTGGCTTAAAAATGAGCTAAATTATATGAGCAAGAGCATAATTTATGCTCGTATATTGATTTAAAGCGCAAGGAGATAAAAATGGCTAGACATATATTGGAGGCTTTCGATGAGCTCAATCGCTTAGACGAGAGCTATAAATCTGACTACATAAACATTTCAGCTGCAGACACAGCCGCCGCTTTGAAGCTATATACGGATACGCTGAAGGACAGAAAAAAAATAGACTTAGACGCTTTTCATATGGCTTATGATTCTGCGTTGTCAGGTCTAGGGCTTTTGTCTATTTTCAATGATAGCGGCGCTCTTATGCGCCGCGGCGTATACGGCGACATAATAAAGCAGGATAAAAATATTCCAGCAGTCAAGGCTGCGATAGCTTTGTGGGTTCACGTTTTCAAGGATAATTATGATTATATCTATGCTTTTAGCGAAAAAGAAAAAGCTAAGAGCAGAATTGATTTCGCAGCTAAGCTTCAGACGACGCTGGCTGCGGTGAACGAAAGAGTGGCAAAGATTGCCCCGCAGCTGAAGTCAATGGTCGATCAAAAGCTGTTGGATGAGTGCAAAAAGTTAATAGGATTAGAGCCGGAGCTAACGCTCGATAACGTTATGTCATGAGACTGAAGAGATGAGCTTAAAGATGTGTATGTAACCATTCATGCCTCTTTCGACGCAGATGCGGCTTGCAGCCAGTACAGCCAACGTGCGCAGATAACTGGCCAAACTTTTATGGATGACGCACTGCTTATTAAGGCATTCAATAATCTGCTTAACATCGCGCTTAAGATGAAGAAGCAAGACGATAAGGACGCAGAGAGACCGTACAATGATTTTTGGAAGCGCATAGGCGGAGCGACAGTGTTCTTAGATGACGACGACGGCAATATATATGCCGAATCGGCGTATGAGCCAAGAGGGTTCTTCGATTTGACGAACGTGAATACGGCAGATTTGATGAACGGCTACAAATGGCCGAAGCCGCTGTCTGAAGATCAGCTGCCTGATTTTTCTAAGCTGTCGGTCGTAGCTGTTTCAGTAATGGGCAGAAGCCATGAAGGCATAGATGCGAGAGATTCGTCTTACACAACGACGCACTTAAGCTGGTCGTCTTCAGCCAATCCGAATCTTCTGACGCAGGATAATTTCGGCGGAGCGGATAAGCCGACTGGCGATTACTCAGAGGTCATGCACGAGATACGATACACTAAGCTGACGAAAGCTGAAGCGGCGGCAGCTGGAGGCCTTTACTACATAGACGGCATGGATCACTGGGAAGAGATCTATAGCGAATACTACGGAACAGAGTAGTCTGGCGCTGATTAATATCAGTATTATACTTCTTTAATAATACTTAAATAATACTAAATATATTATTATAATAATACATAATAGTATCATAATATATCACATAAAAATGCTAAGCGCTGCGATTTATTCACGGCGCTTTTGTTTTTTGTCGTATAATAGCTCGTTTAAAGGAGAATTGTAGCCATGAGCGACTGGGTGCATGTTAGAGGCGGCTTCGAGCTGTCGGGCAGCGTGTTTAATTCTAAGACAGATCCTAAGACAGGCAGATACACGAACGTGTCTGTCCCGTATCCTGACGAGCAGATCGTCATCGAGATGCCGGAGCCGTTCATGGATTGCTTCAGCTCTAAGAAAAAGAGCACGGCTGCCCTTCAGGCGGACGTCGATCTCTATTCTCTGCCGCGCTGCAAGCCGATCATCGAGAAGGCCATGAGCATGCTCCCGAGCGGAGAATATGACATGATCCAGCACTACGAATACCAGCCTGTCGGCCGGTTCCGCAGCAGCTCTTCGTCAGAGCGCCCGTACGTCGTGAAGCAGGCCGCCAAGAAGCTTGAGAAGATGTATTCGGGCATTCCGTTTAAAGGAATGACGTACGACGAGATGAAGAAGTATTGGCATTTCAGATTCAGCTGGTTCGAGTTCGCGACCGACATGACCCTGTCGATCAGCGACGACGTCAGATACGTCGGCGGAGAAGAATTCATGCTGGCTTTGATCAAGGCGCTGCAGTTCATGAAAGACAACGGGGTCGACGTCACAGACGGGTATTTGGAATGGACCGACGATTGGGATTACAAATACAGATTCGCGGCGAGATGCGAAGACGGCATGAAATACATGCTTTTGGATCCTAAGACCAACGCCGTCATTGCGTCGAAATACTATCATGAGATGTTCGATCGCAAGCTGGGCGAAGACAAGACCGTCATAGAGAAGACCGGAGACTGGGACAAGCTGATGCCGTATCTTGAGGCGCAGCTCGCCAAAGACGCCAAAGCCAAATAGGCGAAGCCGTAGTACGACGAAGGCCGCGATATCGTTTCGCGGCTTTTATTTTGCTTAAAATCGTCAATCGCCAGCGCGGTTAGCCGTATAATAAGCTATTGGGAGATCTTTAAAATGAGAACATTGCTTATTCTTCGCGGGGCGCCTGGCGCAGGAAAATCGACCTGGGTCAAAGAGCATCATCTCGAGCAGTACACGCTGTGCCCAGACGATCTTCGCGTGCTTTGCAGCTCCATCGACATGAAAGCCGACGGCACGTTTTCGATCGGCCGCAACCGCGAGGTTGAGACAGAGGTATGGAAGCTTCTCTTCGAGATGCTCGATTACCGCATGAGCAAAGGCGAGTTCACGGTCATCGACGCCACCGCGTCTAAGACCAAAGACATCCAGCAATACAAAGATTTGGCCGAACAGTATCGGTACAATGTTTTCTGCGTAGATTTCACCGGCGTGCCGCTCGACGAATGCCTTAAGCGCAACAAAATGCGCCCGGAATACAAATGGGTGCCAGATGACAGCATCGAGAACATCTACGCTAGATTCGCCACTCAGAAGGTACCAGGCAGCATCAAGGTTATTAAGCCTGACGAGCTTGACGCCGTTCTTGAGAAAAGCTTCGATCTGTCGCAGTACAAGAAAATCGTTTTCGTCGGAAGCCTCCGCGGCTGCTACGACACAGCCATGCAGTATTTCAAAAACGGCTTGGCCGACGACACCGAGTATATCTTTTTAGGCGATTACGTTGATCGCGGCAACCAGAACGCCGAGGTCGTTCGCTGGCTCATTTCTATCATGAATAAGCCTAACGTCTGCCTGCTCGAAGGCAATCACGACGTCAGCATCCGCGACTTCGGCAATTCGGCGAAAGCCGCCTCTTTGGAATTCGAGCAGAAGACGAAGCCGCAGCTCGTCGCCGGCGGGATCAGCGAGAAAGACGCGAGAATGCTCTATCGCAAATGCCGCCAGATGTCGCATTTCACTTACAACGGGTTGGAGATTTTGGCTTGCCACGGCGGCATTCCGTCGATGAAAGACAATTTGGTGTATCTTCCTACGAAAGATTTCATCAACGGCGTCGGAGACGTCAAAGACAGCCAGACCATCGCCGAAGTCTGGATGCGCGATTCCAAAGACAATCAGTTCCAGGTTCATGCGCATCGCAACGTTTTCGACGATCCGACGCAGATCGCCGACAGGGTGTTCAATCTCGAAGGCGGCGTCGAATTCGGCGGCAAGCTCCGTTTGGTAGAATTGACCGCGGACCTGAAATGGACCGTCGTCGAGCTTGACGACTGCCAGCCGGTGACAGAGAGCGAAGACACGACGCAGCGCAAGGTCGACACGGTTGAAGACGCCATCGCGTATTTGCGCAACAACGACTGCGTCCAGGAAAAGCACCTCGACGCCGACGTTTCGTCTTTCAATTTCACCCGCGACGCTTTCTGGCAGGGCAATTGGAACAAGCAGACCATTCTCGCCAGAGGCTTGTTCATCGATGTCACGAATAAGAAAATCATGGCGCGCTCTTACGAGAAGTTTTTCCGCATCGACGAAACAGCTGAGACTAAGCTCTGCGCTTTGCGCACGAAGCTTAAATTCCCGGTGACCGCGTACGTCAAGGAGAACGGATTCTTGGCCATCGTGTCCTATGATTACAGAAACGACAGCCTGTTTATCGCGTCTAAGTCGACGACGGGCGGAGATTTCGCCGGATACATCAGAGCGCAGCTTGAGCCTTATTATGCTAATTTGCTTAAGTACCTTCGCTATTATCACGAAAGCGGCTCAGATCTCTCGCTGGTGTTCGAGTGCGAGGACGTCGAGCATGACCCTCATATCATCAAGTACGCCAAAAACAACATCGTATTGCTTGACGGCATCTACAACAAGCTTGAATACGGCACAGTTCCGTACAGCGATCTTAAGGATTTCGCCGATAACAAGATCGGCTGCAGCGTCAAAGAGAAAGCGTTCGAACTAAAGGACTGGGATCAGTTCTTGAGCGTCTACTCCGGCATGCAGAGCGAAGACTACAAATACGAAGGCAGATACATCGAAGGCTTCGTTTTCGTCGATTCCGATGGCTTCATGACCAAGTGCAAAACAGGCTATTACAACCAATGGAAGAAACTTCGCAGCGTCGCCGACCAGACGCTTCGCTGCGGCTATTACGCCAAAACTGGCGCATTGCAGAACTCATTGGAGAACGCGTTTTACGGATTCTGCAGAAAGCTGTATGATAAAGACAGAAACAAGGAGACCAAGGAATATCCTTATAAGACTGATATCATCAGTCTGAGAGACCGGTTCCTGGGAGGCGAACGATAATGGATAAGACAGCGACTGTTAGCTTAGACGTATTTCTGTCGTATTTCATGTTCAAAGAGGTTCAGCTTGACAAGAACGGCACCGTCAAGCAAAGCTCTTCTATCGTGAGAATCTACTATAACGCCGACGATCTCAATCACTGGTTCGATTTCGGCATTTCCGATTTCGCCGATGACTTGGATCCGCTGGACACGGTGCTTAGCCCGGAGCTTCTAAGCCGCAAGATAAGCGGGTTCTGCGTAGACGACGGTAGAATGTGCGTCACCTTGGCCAAAGACTCAGTCGACGTCGAAGACGACGACGATGAAGACAGGAAAGCCGATTCTGGCGCCCATAGCGCATAGAGCCGGCTAAAAAGCGCAGGCTATTAGGCACGGCGTTTAGGCGTCGCGCCTTATTTATTGCCCTATCGTATAATAAAAAGGAATATGGTATGTTTGGAACGGAAGCCGTAATGGACGCCCTTAAAGGCAGCAGAACGATTAGTTTGGGCGGAATGCCCTATATAGTGTCAAACTGCAGCCTATGCCTATCTAAATGCAGGATGAAGATAGACGTCAGCCTCGTGTCTGCCTGCGCGGACGTGGATTTGTCCGTCGAGATGGAAAACGACGGCCAAAAGCCGATGTAGATTCGCTAAATTTGTAGGTCGGACGAACAGATTAGAGCAAAGGAGCTTGTTTTATTTTATGGCTGATTATAGCTATGATTCGCTGTGCAGAGAGGTAGAAGACATCCAAACAGAGGAGAGCGAAGTAGACAAGTACATAAAAACGCTGTCCAAATTGAAGGAATCCAGCTTCAATCCGTGCAAAGACGGATCGATAGACGACATGATAAGCAAGCTTTCTGCCACAAGAGCGAAGCTGAGCGAAAAATACAGCCGCGTATACAGCTGCATGATAGAAGAGGCTTCTTGCATGGCGGCGGCAGTCGAGGCAGCCTATGGGGAATCGCGTCCTGCGCATGGAGACGTAGCCTGCGTCGAGTAAATTAAAATCCTTAAGTTTGTCGTATAATAATTTAGAGCCTATACTTATTTCATTACACATTGAATGCAATACCAATTAGTTAGGCCATTATTCTGTAAGATTTAGAGCTTGTGCTTATTTCAAAAATTCATATGGAAAATGAAATAGCCAACCCGTAAAACGGCTGGCTACAATAGCCAAGCCTATTATGAAAATAGTCCTCGACGAAAAGCCGAGGATTTTTTTGTCGCTAAAAATTTAAGATATCGGCGTATAATATAACGTGCCAAGGAAAAGCACGTTAAATAAATTCCCGAGAGCCTGGGCTTATTTCAAATAATTTTTTTCCCAAAAATCAATAGCCAGGCCAATATAATTATGTATTGGGCGTCTCGGGTCGAAACCATGCTTATTTCAAAAAATTGGAATTAATTTAGCTGGTTCAAGAATCCTGAGACGCCCTTTATATAAATAAAAAGATAAAGCAGGATAACTGCGGAAGGAAAAACCGATTATGGAATCTACGATGGACAAGTTGCTGTTTGCTCGCCACTACTTATTGGAGGACGGCGCGCAAATCGATAAGGCAAAGAGCGCTTATTACAACGCGTATCTTTTGGCCAACTTCGGGGTCGTCGTTAATCATCCTGAGCTTTTGAGCGAAGGGATGGTCAAAATCATCTCCGGAGAGTTCAAGCTCAACGTTCCGGCGAGCTTCTACGCCAATCCGCAGGACACCAAATACTACACTAGACACGAATTGCTCGTCGAGCAGCTCGTCTCTTATTTGGCGGTGGAGACCGTCGGCTATTACGACCGCATCAAGCTCTACGCCAAGGATCTGCCGGAATACAAAGTCGGCGACGAATTGAAGCTCCGCGAGTTCCAGATCGTCACGATGGACGAAGCCACGAAGATTCTTTGCGGCGTGGCAGATTCTTATTGCGCCTATACCCGTCCGTTTGGGCTCCAGGAGCAGGCCGAATTCGAATGGCTGTTCGAAAACGGCTATTACAAAGGCACCGAAATCAAGTGCCGCGAAAACGTTTTTGCTCTTTTGAGAAAGAACGTCAAATTCGCGCGCTTCTTAGATAAGAAAGACTTAGTCAAGCTCTCTGTTTCGATGTTTGGCGACTGCAAGAAATTCGATTACAAGAAAGCGAATTCAGGCACCGACCTAGAGCTCATCAAGGAATGCTATCCTTTGGTCCACGATTGCCCGCTCACCAAAAAGCAGGCTAAATACTACAATAAGATCGGCAGCCTTTGCGGCGTCAAGGCCAATGTCGCGACGAACGCGAATTCTCCGTACAAGCTCGCCGAAGCCAAGATGCGCGCTGGAGACGTTTACGGCGCCGCTCAGGTTTACGCGCACAATGGCTCGTTGCTTCAGAGAAACATCAAATACTTGCTTTCGAGAGCCAATCCTATCGAAGCGGGCAAGATCTTAGACTTGATTCCGGCGAAGAATCCTATCGTTCTCTACCAGATGGTCTCTACTTTGTCTGAAGACAAAGAAGGACCTCGCACGTTCGCGTTCTCTAAGAACAACCGCATGAAGCGCCACATCGAAACGGATTACGAGAGCACCTGGAGAAAATCCAAGCTCAACGATTCGACGAAGAAGCTTTTGCACGACTTGGTCGGCCAGAAGGTCAAGGACGCGTTCGCGGCTATGCCGTCTATCGGCAAATCTTACGTGTCTGACGAATTCTACAAGATCGGCATTCCTTCTAACACCTCGACCGGCGGCAAAGGAATCGACGTCGTTCCTACCGGATCGCGCTTGCCGTGCCGATACGACAACATCCGCACTTTCGTTTATTGGAAAGACGCTTTCGACATCGACTCTTCCTTGATTTTGGTCAAGGACAACGGCGACGTGTCGACGATCGGCTTCTATAACTATGCGGCTAAGCCGTTTGGCTTATCCATCATGTTCTCAGGCGACTGCCGCGACGCCGCAGGATCCGAATACTACGATCTCAAGCTCTCTGAGCTCAAGGCCAAGGGCTATAAGTACGTCATTCAGGCCTTTAACGGCTTCGCTTCCAATCTCAACGAAGGCGAGATCTTCTGCGGCTATCAGAACAAAGAGAACCTGGCGACGAGAGCCTGGGATCCGAAGAACATCGAGTTCCAGTTCCAGGTCAAGGGCGATTCTCGTGCCTGCATCGCGTTCGCGTTCGACTTGGAGAAGAACGAAGTGGTCATGCTCAACATGATCCGCGACGCCAACAACCTTGTGCTCTGCCCTGAGGATCTCAAAGTCGTAATGCGCTACATGAGCGATTCGTCGCTCGAGTTCAACTGCGGCTTGGTCGCCGATTTGCGCAGCGAATACAGCGTGGTCAAGCCGGAAGACGCCACCATCGTGTTCAGCAACACGTATACTCCTAAGGAAGGCCAGACCGTCGTGAGAACCTGGGAGCTCGAGAAGCTTGTCGCCTTGGTAAACGGGGGCAAGCTTAATGCCTAAGCAGAGCGAGGCCGCTTCGGTCGCGCTTCTGCTAAAACGCGCTGATAGGCTCAAAGAAGAATATGACTTAGACGCGCCTTCCGTTATCAAATTGACGGAAGCGCGTCTCATAGCCGAATCCTGCGAAGAGCTTATAGGATGATACGAAGCGTCTGTCGCCGAAGCTGAAAAGCAATCAGGCAGATAATCGTTCGCCTAATAGGAGCGTCTTACCATCCGACGATGGAAACGATCTTCAAAATCGTGAGCTAGGGGTCCATCCTTAGTTATGAGGGCTTGACACCTTCCGCTCCTGCCAGTCGTTTTGACGAAATATGTCGAAATAATTAAAAAATAAAAATAAATAGGCTAAATTAAATATGATGATTTCTGAAGCTTTGCGAATATATGATCTTAAAGACCGCGAATTTGTAGGACAAACCGCGATATTTGATCGTACGCAAACAGCCGCCGTCGAGTTAGGCTCGAAAGGCGCGGAGACCCATCTATAAAGCATACTTAAGATAAAAGCATGTCGATGCGCGAAAGCGCGATAAACGGGCTCTGCTGGAAAGCGGCCCGTTTATTTTTATCGGGAATAGCGCGATCCGCGGCGTATAATAAAAAGCATGGGCGCTTAGCTCAACGGGAGAGCACCTCGTTTACACCGAGGGGGTTGTGGGTTCGAACCCCTCAGCGCCCACCACTGCCGATTTAGCACAGCTGGAAGTGCAATCGCCTCGTAAGCGATAGGTCGGTGGTTCGAATCCACCAATCGGCACCAGCGCAATAGAAAGGAGCGACCTATGACGATAGAAGAGCTTATGAGCCTGAGCAAAGGCGATATGGTCGCTTCCGGCTCAGAGATAATCAAAGTGTTCAAGAAGCCGAAGCGCTGCGTAGATTACTTCGGCGACGATTACATAGACATGGGCGGCCGCAGCAGCAATCCGTGGCTGTACGTCAGCGACGCTCCAGAGTTCGAGCGAATATCCAGCGACGGCGATCTGGAGCGTGCGAAGCTGATTATAGATATGAATAAGATAAAAAGCAAGATACGCGGCATAGACCATGAGATAGACACGCTTAAAGCCAGAAAGAATCGTTTGGCGGAAGAGCTCAGGAAGATGAGCTTCTAGCCGATAGAATTATTTCCGAGTAGCCAAGCGGTAAGGCACGGGACTTAAAAAATATGCTAAATTAAATGTATAATATATAAGGAGCATTTAATTATGTATAAGTGTAAGTATTGTAGCAAAGAATTTGAAACAAAGCAGAAATTGGCAAGGCATATTCAAGCGTGTGAGTTAAATCCAACTAATGTTAAGGTAGAGTGTCCAAAATGTCATAAGTTATTTTATTGGACACGTTTAAAATATCATTTAGCTCATTGTGGTCCAAATAATCATAACAATAGATATACAGGCAGGGGCAAAAATTGAGCAAAAGGACTAACTGCAGAAACTAGCGATGTAATTAAAAAGATCTCAGAAGGAAAGAAAAAATTTTATGAGACTCATCCTGGACCAATGACTGGAAAACATTTATCAGAAGAAACGAAAGCTCTTATTTCAGAAAAGCTATTAAATTATAATCATTCTGATAATCCTAGAAATTTACATAGTAAGGGTGGCTGATATGATGGAATATATCATATGTCTACTTGGGAATTAGCTTATTATATCTATTGTAAAGATAATAATAAGCAAATAAGCCGTTGTACTGATAGATTCAAATACAAGTATAAGGGTAAAACTCATTATTACACTCCAGATTATATTGTTGACGGGCAGTATATTGAAATAAAGGGCCGAGAAGTTGAAAAAGACCAATTAAAATATGCTGCAGTTAGACAATCTGGAAAAAGTATACAAGTTTTATATGGAACAGATATTAAACCGTGTATAAGGTATGTTTTAGAAAATTATAAAGTATCTAAAATAACTGAACTTTATAATTAAAATTTGCTAATAACTAATAAAATACATTGTATAATGTATTAGTTCCAAAGTGCTGGAAGCTGTGGCATGCATATTTAGAGGTTGCAAACTCAAAAATATGAGGGGCTTGGTAAGGTCAAGCTGGAACTTTTATTGATATTGCTGGGTGGAGCAGTTTGATATATATATATATCTTAGTTCATAGCACAAAGAGCGCTGGTTCGAATCCAGCCTCGGAAGCCAATATGATAAGATATCGTCGAATCATTAAAAAATACTGATAACGTCAACGTATAATATTAAGTATCCTTCAGTAGCTCAGCTGGTTAGAGCATGGTCCTTATAAGGCCGGGGTCGGGGGTTCAAATCCCTCCTGAAGGACCAGTCAGGTTATATCCCGAAAGGGTTATGATAGGTAACAATAACGGCATTCACACCTTGTCGAAAGACAGAAGCAGAAGCTGCCCAATACCGTATGAGCGTTAACGGGCGAAAATGGAAAGCCATACCCTGCTGGAGGATAAGAGCGCAAGCTCTTAATTCCTCCCTTGAGTCCGAATGTAATCTTGTTGCAACAGGTTATCAGAGTACCCCGCCGTCGGGGGAGCGAACCGAGCATCGATGGCTACGCCGTCGGTAAGGCCAGAAGGTATCAAAGCTCTTGCAAGAGCGGAGAGAGGATATGGCGGCTGACCGGCAATGAACACTCTTTTGGGAGGTTCTCCGACGTAGAAGCAGCCCACCATTAGAATATATCCGCGCTGCAACGCGGTTATAGAGTATTCCGTCCGCAGGAGAGAGATGACAATTGTTGCGGACTAGTATGCGTCGCTGTGTAGCTTGCCTTGCAGAGGTGAGCGCTAAAAGTCAGGCGCATTGAATTTGTTTTCCGGCCAAGTCTTTTCTACAATGAAACAGCGCTTGGCATACTGCCCTCTTAGCTCAGCTGGAAGAGCTACTGATTTGTAATCAGTGGGTCGGCGGTTCGAACCCGTCAGTGGGCACCAGAACGTCTGAGTGGCGAAACCGGTATACGCATGGCACTTAAAATGCCACGGGAAACCATGCCGGTTCGATTCCGGCCTCAGACACCATCCGGAAGGAAAACCGGTTAAACCTGAGAAGGAGCTTCGTTTTACGGGCATGCTCTGAGCGAAGATCCAACGGCTGTCGAAATGCTAACTGCGTCATAAGGCCGAGTCTGCGATGAGTTTCTGGCACATGCGTCAGAAGCCATAATCTGCAAAAACAGAGTCGCGTCGCTTATGTTAAAACAGCCGAAATCCGCCTATAACTTATGCCGAGCGCTTGCAGCGAATAACGGGAGTTGGCGGTAAAGAAGGAAAACTTTCAAAACCAAATGGGATTTTAGTTCAGTTGGTTAGAATGTCGCACTGTCACTGCGAAGGTCATGGGTTCGAGTCCCATAGGTCCCGCCAACATAAACGCCTAGGGGTTACGATCACTATCTCAGGATGCAGGATATCTCGGTGAGAGCCCGAGTGCGCACGCCATGTGCGCATAAAGATAAATAATTAATCGTCCTGTCGAGAGAAACACGGTTATGTTTAGAATAATTCCGCCGTTGCACCGGCGGTATTAGAGTACCACGCCGTCTGTGGGAGCCTCCAAAGGCGCGACGGCTGAGCTGCTGTAGCCGAAAAGGCGAGGTAACGGTCGCGATGTGCAAGAGTCGGCCGCAAGGTAGCCTTGGCAGAAACAGCGAGTCATTCCACGGGGTGATTTCACGAAAGTCACTCCACCAATGGGGTTTTAGTTCAGGGGGAGAACGCTTCCTTCGCAAGGAAGAGGTCATCGGTCCGATTCCGATAAGCTCCACCACGGCGGTCGGGGAAACCTGATTGCCTGCCTAAGCGCTCGATCGGCGCGTTCGAAGGGCCTCGTCCTTCAGCCAGCGGGAAAGTAATGGCGGTGTCTAATCGAAGGCGCAAGCCAGCAGATAAGGCAACGGCTTTCGGTAGTCCGCGGCGGCGATATCCGCTGAAGACCGAATCTAAGGCTATATCCTGTCGTAAGGCAGGTTAATACAGCGTCTCCTAACGTACGAACGGAGCGGGAGAGACCCGAAGAAAACAGAGGAATGGTATTTGAACCTCTTGCCGCAAGGCTAAAAACCATATCGTTCGGCGAAGCGATTCGCGCGAATGAGTCCCGCGGTAGGGTTAAGCCGCTGGAATGGGCGACGCCGAATATCGCTCATTCTAAAACAATGACGTCAAGACCGGTTTACCCGGTCTGCGATATCGACATGATAAGTCGTTAAAAAATCCATCAGGGGTTCAACATGGTTATAGCCCTATCGTTGGAAGTGCGCGTAAAAACTTCCCCCTATGACGCACGGGATAACGTTGCGTCGGTAAACAAGATAACAAAGCTATGTTTACCCGGCGGCCTGAAATAAGGCCGTTCGGCGAGGGTCCCATTCGCAGAACGTGCGCGAACAAAGCGCCTAACGTCAAAGGGCGGTCTGCCAACGGCCTATCGCTGGCTAGAGTTCATCTGCTTGAACAAAAAGCAGTTTAGAGAGAGCCTAAGAATTGTTGTCGGCCTAAGGACCGAACGCAAGCTCTCTTGAGTCGGGCTTTTAGCTCAGTTGGGAGAGCGCCTCCATGGCATGGAGGAGGTCAAGGGTTCGAGCCCCTTAAGGTCCACCATAGAGCCAACGCTTATTTCATTGGATTTTAACCAGGTGGTCGCGAGTTCGATTCTCGCCGCTCCCAACAGCATGGGGGCGTAGCTCAGTGGCAGAGCACCTTAATAGCTTGGCCTAATTTGCCCGAATGGCGGAATGGTATACGCGTGCGCTTGAGGTGCGCATCCGCGAGGGTGGGAGTTCGAGTCTCCCTTCGGGCACCATCGTCGATACCCTCCGTTAGCTCAGTGGTAGAGCACTTGACTTTTAATCAAGGGGTCGACGGTTCAAGCCCGTCACGGGGGACCAAAACGAATGTTTCCTGGTCGCAACCAGGTTCAGAGTACCATGCCGGCATGGGAGGATTGCATCCGAAACCGGCTACAGAGTTCTTATATAAGCCGCTTCCAAAAGTTGCGATCTCTATGGAATAGGCTGGCTCTGGAACACCCTCAGTGATTCCCCATTGGGAACCACACAAAAATTGGGTCGGTGGCGGAACAGGTATACGCGCACGTCTCAGAAGCGTGTCCGAAAGGGTGAGGGTTCAAATCCCTCCCGACCCACCAAATTTGGGCTGGAGGCCGATGTGGTCAAGGCAGCGGTTTGAAAAACCGCACATGTTAGTTCGATTCTAACTCAGCCCACCAAAATCGCAAGGAGATAGCTAATGTACAGAATAGCCATAAAAGGAACGTCGTCGGTATTCATGAAAGACGGCGACGCGATGCCTGGAAATTTCTCGGACTACGAGATAATCATCTCGGCGATGACGCCTGTGGATCTGGCCAACAAGTGGCTGTGCTTAGACGGCGCGTCTGTGAAGATGACGATCAACGGAACGGTATGCGACGAAAGCCATGTCATCCCGTCTTACGTGGAAAGCAACATCAGCAGCATAACGTTGTGCGGATTGGGCATAAAGACGGTATCGGGCGGAACGCCTGAGATGAAGCTGCCTTTCTAATCCAACTGGCAGAGATAGCGAGCTCAACCTCGCACAGTCTGGGTTCGAATCCCAGGAAAGGCACCAAATCAGATGAGATTATGCGGCTGTTTCAAAAGAAACGGCGTATTATAATAATATATATTGCGGGGTAGAGCAGAGGTTAGAACAGAAAAAACATTAAAAGTAGAAAAACCAAGAGATTTGGTTCATTTGATCATGGCTTCCACAAAAGTTAATTGCCCAGTTTCTTAAAAAAATATGCAATTAAAATGCTATGTGGTTAAGCCATGTAGCATTTTTTCTAAGATTACATTAGTGCGATGGACAAGAATTACCTATGCTTGCCTGGTTCATACCCAGAAGGTCGCTGGTTCGAATCCAGCCCCCGCGACCAAATCTTGTTAAAATAACATGAAAGGAACACTTATTATGAGCAAGAAAAAGAAGATTACTATGAAAGCTATCAAGACGTCGCGCACGCACGCCACGAAGCTTTATCGCTACAAAGACGACAGCGGTTTCACTAATAATGTTACCACTGTTGTTTTGGGCAATTACACCTTAGAAGGGCATGCCATCGACGAGTTCAACCACGATCGCGACATCCTCAGCTCGGCGCTCAGCGCCTTGGAGTATGACGTCACCGGATGCACAAAGGGCATCGCCGTCGTATCGCCGACTGATGTCTACGACGAAAAGGCAGGTCGCGAGATCGCCTCTCTTCGCGCAGAATTGGCAGGCAATATCGCCGCTCGCGGAGGCATCAAGACCGCCATCGCGACCATCGATCGCTTGAAAGCGTTGCTCAACAGCGAATATGATGCGCTAAATTCTCGTAAGGAGACGATTAAGGCCGATATCGCCGAAGCGTCCGACTTTTCGAACAAAGAATCTGTCAAAAAAGCCTAATAAGGCTTAAAACCAGCATCAGCTTGGCCGCGCTTGACAGAGATGTCTGCGCGGCTTTGTTTGCGTCTGTAGTATAAAGGAAGTACGTCGCTCTTCCAAAGCGACAGTGTGGTGTCGGGATCCATCAGGCGCTCCATCTAGGCCGTCGGCTCAGCCGTCGGCTTTAAGCCGCCATGCCGTCGGTGCGGGTCATCGTCTCATAAGCGAAGATTGCTTGGTCCAACTCCATGCGTGGCGACCAAATGCAGGATTAACTCAACGATAGAGTGTCGCATTGCCTGTGCGATTACGCGGGTTTGACTCCCGTATCCTGCTCCAGGTCCTTTCGTCTAGCGGTCAGGATGGCAGCCCCTCATGCTGCAGACCCCAGTTCGAATCTGGGCGGGATCACCATTTCGAGTCTACGCGGTCCCTTAGAATATCGGCTAGTTCATTGGCCCTTCATGCCAATCAGGCGTGTTCGACTCACGCAGGGATCACCATATTCAAGGAGGCCGAATGAGAGACGACAAAAGGATAGACGACGTCTTGAGCGTTCTTCGCTCGGCATGGAAGAAGAACCCCGATCTGCGCTTATGTCAGCTCATAGAGAACGCGGTCGGCAAAGACGCTTATTACTTAGAAGACGAGCAGCTTAAAGCCGCGCTGCTGGCGAAGTACAAAGACTAGGCTTGACAATCTGGGCGGATAGCGAAGTGGCCAAACGCGGCTGACTGTAAATCAGCTTCCTTCGGGATACGGTGGTTCGAATCCATCTCCGCCCACCAAACACAGCATTCTCCTGGTAGCTCAGTCGGATAGAGCGTCGCGCTACGAACGCGAAGGCCGCGGGTTCGAATCCTGCCCAGGAGACCAGAAGTCCAAGCAACGCGAAAGCGCTCGCTTGGGATCGCCGCATGACGTTCTTACGGCGAGTTCGGCAGGCGTTGAACCTGTGACGAGCAACGGCGTCCAGACAGGCCGCCGGCTCAATCGGCTGCGGATCCTTCGCGAATAGCGCAAGGCGAAACAGGCTCGACCGCCATGGTGCCCTTTTCATAGAAGGCGCAGCGGACGGAAAAAGGCGCTCATCGAAGGCATCTTCGGCTGGGCGGACAGCGATAAGCTGGCACGGCAGGTTAAGCTCCTGCGCCGAAGGCTTCGGGATCTAAGATACTGGGGCCTTCGCAAAATCGATGTCAAGGACGGCGCATGCGCCTCCTCGATATACGAGCCGCGTACGAAGCTCGCGAGAGAGACTCGCTAAAACTGAGGAATGGTACTGAAACCTCATAAGCGCAAAAGCGATAAAAACCACACCACGGCGGGGAGCGATTCCTGGGCATGGGAAAAAGCCGGAAGAAATGGCCGGATAGCCGGAAGGCGATAAATTCGGGTTGAAGCGCCCTGGCGCGACGAAAGCCGCGCCTAAAACCACCAAATCAGGTATCCGGGTTAGCCGAAAGGCTCCCGCCGAATACAATGGCGTGCAACGCCCGTCTGACGGAAACGTCACCTGTAATGGCCGCCTTAGAGGCGGCGAACCTGTTTAGGGAAGCATCGGGTTTCCTTACCCCAGGACGATAATATGGGGACCATACCGGCGGCGGCATGGTTAATGCCTCCCAACTTCCAACAAGACAAGGATGCGCGAGAGCGTGAGCCTTGGATTGGCCGGTCAGTTCTGGCCAAGTGCGGCAGGCGCTGAACCTGCAGGGCCTAGCGGAGGCTGTAAGACTCTGCGAAGCCGACGCCGGCGAAAGCCGGAATCAAGTCCGTCGATCTCGAGTCGGCGGGATGGCAGCGATGCCAGCGAATCCGGCGAGAGCCGGAATACGCCTGACGCGGGCCTCATGCAGACCTGCGCCAGACAGCCTATAGAGGAGTGCCAGAACGGCAAATGGGCTTGTTTCGAAAACAAGAGAGCCGCAAGGCTCACGCAGGATCGACACCTGTCTCCTCTGCCATTTCGGGTCGTGGTTCAGCTTGGTAGAACGCGCGGTTCGGGTCCGCGAGGTCAAGGGTTCGAATCCCTTCGACCCGACCAATATGCCTTCTTAGCTCAGCGGTAGAGCAGCGGTCTCTTAAACCGTGGGTCCAGGGTCCGAATCCCTGAGAGGGCACCATCATCATGGAGTCATTAGAACAACGGCAGTTCGTCTGGCTGTGAACCAGATAACGTCGGATCGTCCCCGGCATGGCTCCCCATACCGATAATCGAGGTTGCAGACAAACTTCGTTTTTTATTTTTTATGTCGTATAATTACAAGGCAAAATAAGCGAATGTTTATTTTGCTTGGATAACTTGGTTTTCAAAGGCTAAATTATCTATAAGTTCCTTCGTCGGCTTACAAGGCTAAACAACGGCGATGTTGAAAGAACAAGGGAATACGTAACCTAGGTTCTTTTTTATTTAACGCGAGGAATGAGAAATGAATAGATCGAAACAGCTTAAAACATACGCAATAACAGCGGCTTTAGGCCTTGCGGCGACAATTGGCCTTTTCGCATACGAAGGCGCTTCTACAGCGCAAGCCGACGCCAAAGGGCAGAATCAGAGCACATCGCTTAAAGTGGCCAAAATAGAATTTCCTGGTAAAAATATAGATGATATGCAGTGGACTTCTATGGCAGCGCCATTGCAAACAGGCTTTAAATTTTATGATTTGAGCGGCCTGACAGAGCAAAATCTAGCCTATACTTCAACAAACGCTTATGCTCAGGCTTATGCCGACTATTGGAGCCAAAAGCCAAAATTTTCTATGCAGCTTGGCAAGGGATGGCAGCCATCAGAATATGCTGTAGGATCGATAACATTCAATTTTTCATCCTTTTCTTATCAGTCAATCCGCATAGCGGCGAGAGCAAAAGAAAATAAGAACCTGCTCATAAATGGAAAATCATACGCGGTATCGAAAGGGTGGAGCAATATTGATATCTACAACTGCGGAGTAAATAGCAGCGATCCGCTTACCATAACAAGCACTATCGGCTCAGATCCATTTACATGGATTTCAAGCATCGAACTGCATTACAAAGGATAGGCAGCGCTTATCGCTGCCGCAGTGCGTTTTCAAAGACGGCATGGTTCCTCAGAGCCCCAGCGACCAAGAAGCGATGGCTGCCGCTTGCGAAGGCAAGACCATTACGTTCGATTTCGAGTAGAATAAAGCCGTATAATAATATAATGCGCGCTTTATAAGCGCGCCGATGGGCACGTAGCTCAATGGTTAGAGCGCAGACCTGATAAGTCTGATATGGCAGTTCGATTCTGCCCTTGCCCACCAGATAGGAAGCTCGTTCAACGGTAGGACCGCGGTCTCCAAAACCGCAGATGAGGGTTCGATCCCTTCGCTTCCTGCCAAATAAGATAAGTTATATTAGCTAAATTAGTTGTCAGTCGCCTTAAGGAGGTCATTAGCATGAGTATCGTCAATAATGCGAGATCAGCAGCTTGCCCATCTAATTGGACCATCTTTCTGACGGCTAAATAACCGACGCGGCTAAATAAAAACGCTGCGTTAGGCGCAGGGTGTCATTCAGATGGTCAAGAGTCAATGATTCTTGGCCATCTTTCAGTATCAGGAGCCAATTATCGGTTCTGGCTGCCTTGTTATCGTATTATAATTCGATTGCGCGCCTAAAATGCCGCGATCGGCATATCTCTGTAGTCTAACGGATAAAACTTCGGTCTCCTAAACCGAGAATCCAGGTTCGAGTCCTGGCAGGGGTACCATAATCGATAAATTCGCGAAAGGAGCGAAATCATGGAAGGCGAAAAGAAAAACAGCTATAGATTGCCTATCGACTTCTGCATGGGCGATATGTGCCATTGCATGTGCGACTGCAAAACAGAATGCGCGCGCAAGAAGCCGCCGGTAGAGCGCTATTACACGGCGAGCGATTTCAGCAAATCATGCGCCGACTACGTTCCTGCAGACGCCAAGAAAGAAGGCAAGTAGCATGTCGGACGAAATCGATGACGATCTGTCTGCGTTCGCGCTAGGAGACCAGGATAAGCCTAAGCTGGATCCTTGGTTCGATCCGGCGTATCCCGACATCAAGGAAGGCGCCAAATTCACGCCTAAGAAGCGCGGAGACGAGTATTATGTCTACACGGTCGTAGACGCTCATCCAAGCGCGTCAGGCACGATAGAGGTAGAGGCCGTCATGTACGATTGGTGCGGCGGATATTATATGAGAGCCAATAAGCAGCCGTTCAATTGGGCTGTCGGCAGGGACGAGATGCTTAGGACGCACAGCCTGGCCTGCCAAGGTAAGAAGAAATAGCGTCCTGTCGATTTGCTCAGATGGCGGAATAGGCATACGCGCATGACTTAGGATCATGTCCGAAAGGGTGAGGGTTCAAGTCCCTCTCTGAGCACCAGGGTCCGCCCGGTTTTGACGGGCGCGTCCAAATGCCTTACGCAGCAAGCTGGCAACTCGCTGCCAAAAAAAACTAACTGACAACACAGTTAACGCTTGGGTCGCCCCTTCGGCAACCCGCTCCTTCGCTCGCGCCTAATCGCGCCTTAAGCTAAAGCTAAGCGCCTATCGCCGGATTCATGCGGTCCATGCGGCGGAAGGCGTAAACAAAGACTCGCCGATTGCGATGAATTAGCAGCCAGCGCGCAATCGTACTAACGGCATGGCTATGCCTGAATTCTGCGGCTCGTCGGCGAATTCAGGATTAAATCATACGGCGGGATAAGCTGTAGCATAAGGCAAGAGGAAGTGTTCGGACAGGGGTTCAACTCCCCTCGGATCCACCAAATATCGGGATGTGGCACAGTTGGTAGTGCGCCTGCCTTGGGAGCAGGAGGTCGCGAGTTCGAGGCTCGCCATTCCGACCATATGAAAATGAAAGGCTGTTTAATGAAGAAAAAAGCAATGACGTTAGTTTACGGCATCTTAGCGGGGATCTCGATTGTTAATGCATATTACTATGCGGGCGTAGTTCAATGGTTAGAATCCCAGTCTTCCAAACTGGCTATACGAGTTCGAGGCTCGCCATTCCGACCATATGAAAATGAAAGGCTGTTTAATGAAGAAAAAAGCAATGACGTTTGTCTACGGCATCCTGGCCGGAATCTCGATCGGCATCGGCTCGCTGGCGTTCGTCGCGGCGACGATGTCTGAGTGCGGAAGCCTTCAGAAGCTCATCGGATCAGCGCTGTTCTCCGTCGGCTTGCTGTGCGTATGCTCGTTCGCCATGTTCTTGTACACCGGCAAAATAGGCTATGCGATAGACAACAAGCCTGCCTTTTTGTCGGATTTGGCAATCGGCTTGGCCGGCAATTTCGTCGGTGCGGTTGGCTTCGGCTATCTGTGCGGATTGGTTCCCGGCGTGAAAGCCAGGGCTGAGGTCATCGCCGCGTCGAGGGACGTTCTGTCAGGCGGCGAGCAGTGGTGGATGAGCTTGGTTCTCGGCGTTATCTGCGGGATGCTAGTGTTCTTGGCGGTAGATGTGTTTAAGCGAAAGCCAGGCGCCGTAGGCGCGTTGGGCTTGGTGCTTGCGGTGACGACGTTCGTGTTCGTCGGCAGCGAGCACTGCATCGCCAATATGGCTTATTTCTCTATGGCGAATCACTGGACCGCAGGCACGCTGTGCAATACGCTGCTCGTGGCGTTGGGCAATTCGCTAGGCGCTTTGCTCCTTAGATCGATGATAAAGTTCTGCGAAAACGGCAAGATCTTAGGTCAGTAAGCTGTATAATAAATTTGCGCGTCAATCCCAAAGCCACTGCAAGGCGGGATAGGTTATAAACGGCGGATAGAATGAGCGCATCGCAAGTCCTCGCTGGCACCTTGTCAGTGTCTGGAACATATTGTCGGATTACAGCCGGCCAGCATTCCAGGTAGGGCGCCTTTGGGCCTGTAACTCAGCGGGAGAGTGCCGCCTTTGCAAGGCGGAAGTCGAGGGTTCGAATCCCTTCAGGTCCACCATTCGTTTCTGTTTCGCGTCAGTTTGGAAGGTTAATTCGGTCGGCGCTGAACCTGGTCTTGAAAACCAGTGGTCCCGCAATGGGATGGGGATCGACACCTCAGCCTTCCGCCATTAGGTATTGTCGGCTTAAAGCCGTATAATATAAAAGAAAGAAAAGGAGATTTTCAGAATGTACGATATCCTTGTTAACGGTCAGTTAGTGGCCATCGCAGCGGAAGGCGTTGTGAAGCTGTTCATTAACGCGTTGGTCGGCGCGCTTCCTGTTGAAATGTCAGTCACGTCGCGCAGACACGAGAATCCGGCGCCTGAGAAGGCTGAAGATCCTAAGCCGGCTGCGGCAGAAGCGCCGAAAAAAGCTGCGAAGTAGCCTTTGCACGACAGGTCTGAGTCGTTAAATCGGACAGCATATCCCGGTAGTTCAGCGGATAGAACGCGACCCTTCTAAGGTCGATGTCGCGGGTTCGATTCCTGCCCGGGATGCCAGTGGGAGAGTAGCTCAGTTGGATAGAGCGGCGCCCTGTTAAGGCGATGGTCGTGGGTTCGAGTCCCTCCTCTCCCGCCATTTGAACCGATGCTTATTTCAAAATGGGACGAGGTTGTCATGGGTCAAACTCCCATCTTCTCACTTGTGAGAAGTAGCTCAGCGTTAGAGCACCCCGCTAATTGAGCTCGGTCTATAGAAAATCTTAGGGAAAAGCGGCTAATTATGGAGTCCTTCGCTCCTACCGGTCTCCGCCAAATCACGGCATAAGCCATGAATTTGAGCGGATGGCGCGAAAGTGCGTAAAATTAGGGACAGTGGCAAGCCGCCAAGGAAATGTTTCTGAAAAAGCACTGAGTTTGGGTTTTGCATTTCTTGCCGTATTTTTCAGTTATCGGGAGGCATTCGATTTATGTACTACAGAAAGCTGGAAGAGAAAAAACGGTGGCATAAGATCGACTGCGACGTGGTCGGCTGGTGCGCCGGCGCTTACATGAAAGACGATAAGTTCTGGAAGCGTATCTATAAGAGCGACATCAGCTATTGGCGGTATCTGAAGAAATACAGCCGGCGAAAGCTGCGCAGATTCTCAGAAAAGTACGGTTTTTATTCCAACAAGGCTTTCGAGCTTTGGTGGAGCGTGTGGTAGACATTATAGGCTTGATAGCCAAGCGGTAAGGCTCGGAACTGCAACTTCCGCATCGTGAGTTCGACTCTCGCTCAAGCCTCCAAATTCCGCGCGCTTCGCCTAAACGTTGGAGGGTTAGAGTAACGGTATCTCGCCACCCTGCTAAGGTGGTATGGCCTTCGGGCCAGTGTGGGTTCGAATCCCGCACCCTCCGCCAACAAGACACAAAGGAGAATGATAGCATGACATCTGAAGAGAAAATAGCCGAAGCCAAAAAATATCTGTCTTCGGTCGGCTTCGTGCTTCTTTACGAGAACGGATCTGAGCTTGAGTTCATCCGCCAAGGGCGCAATTGGGGCTTTGAATCCAATATCACGCTTTACGTGGACAAAGCCGAAAAAGAAGACGAATACGCTACGCTTGAGTTCGAAGTGCACAATCTGTCGTATGTCAGCTCGCCTGACATGATGGCAGATTTGTCTAAAGAATACGCCGATCTGAAGAACGTCGCTCAGACGCTCATCGGCGTCATCCACATCAATTTCTTCTTCACAGGCTACGACGATTTCATGCGGCCTGACAGCCAGGCCGAGCACGATCGCCTGATGAAAGAATGCGCCGAGCAGCCTGAAGTAGCTAAAGCTTAGCGCCGATTACATATTCCCGAGTGGACAAATTGGTAAAGTCGTCACGCTCTGAACGTGAAATTTTGAGGGTTCGAGACCTTCCTCGGGAGCCAATTATGACAACAGAAAAGGGCGCAGTTAAAATGACGGCTTGGAGAAAAGAAGGCAACAGCTACTGAAACAGCGAGACCGGAGAGATCGTGTCGCCTGACGGGTCAGTGGCGCGCGACGCCGTGTACCGCGGAGACGATTCTTACGGCAAAAAGCTGTACGAGCAGGCCAAAGGCGAATGCGACGCCGAGGCCAATGCCGATGCTAACCGACAGACCAAGATAGACGACGGAAATCAGGCGGTCAATATCCACAATATATGGAAGATAGCCGAAGACGACGTCGTCATCATCGCAGGGCATGCGTTCACCGGCAGAGACCTGCTGAATCTGCTGTCCGTAAAAAACGAAATCAAATATTAGGATATTAGGCGTATAATATTCTATTGGCGGCCAATACGGCCCTGACGCGTTTAACATGACGGCCTTGTGCCGTTCAAAACGGCTTGATATCAGCCGTCGCTATGGGTCCACCTGAGCTAAGGATGCCATGCCATCGAGGCGCCAATTAAAATAATCAGAAATATCGATTAAATACCTGCTACGCGAGTTGGAATGCACCGCGGTGAGGCGTATCAGCGTCGCTCAGAGTGTGACGCGAGGCTCGGGCTTTACCCGCGCGACCTCTCGGATCAGAACCCATGGCCTTATGGCCAAAATCGGACGGCGGTTGATACCCAACGGGCAGCGATTTCGTCCAAATCCGCCAAGAGCTCGGAAACGAGCTCTTTTTATTGCACGATAGGCGATAATAACCGTATAATAATCATGGTAGGTTAAAAAGATGAAACTTAGCTTCGACGAATTGGCCGCGCTCAAAGACTTCGAGATCGCCGGCTGGGAGAGACGATACGCCAGCTTCAAGAAGTCAGGCTCCGCTGCTTACTACGGCACGGACAACGAGGCTTTGGCGGAATTGCGCGGCATCCATACGGCGCTGAGCTCACTTAGCCAGTATTTCGATCTCGGCGATTTCCCGAAAATCAAGCAGCACAGCGAGACTCACACCAAAAGCTATTCGGATCCTGAATACACCGATTACTCCGGCAAGTTCGCGAGATCGTTCGGCTATTTCAATTATCGCGGATACCGCATCGAGGTGTTCTCCGACGAGAATTCTATGGAGGATTACGGCCGCATTCTATGCGCGGACGGCAGCCTTTCGCACGAAACGTTCTCAAGCTGGAATTCGGCGTTCACAGAGAGCATGTGCGGAGAGCTGGACGAATTCATAGACTTGAACAGGGCGAAAGCGCGCCTGTACAAAGGCGAAGAAGCGAAAGCCGACGGACGTCTGTATTTCACCGATTTGATCGACAAAACGCCTGATAAGGCATAGGAGATATCCAATATGGAAGACAAGAAACTTTATACGGTGGCCGATTTGATGGAGGCCTACAGAAAAGGCTTTGACGACGGGTTCGAAAAAGGCAAGGCGTGCAAGACGACCAATTATCCGTCTACGTCGCCGGTCACGCCGATCAACCCAGGCATCAACGACCCGTGGAATCCGCTCAACCCGCGCATCACGTGGTGGGACGAGCCGTATTGCAATACGTCTGTTTTCAAGAACGACGACAATCAGCACGTGACGCTTTACGGCAAGACGGCGGCAGACAGCATGGCGGATTTCGCGTCGGCCGGCATCGGCTGCAGAGCGAAGTAAGCCGAACTATATCTAGGAGGCATCGACATGAGCGAATCTTTTTTGGCGCAGTGCATAGGCAAAGAAAAAGCTTTGCAGTACAAGAAATGGGTGAAGCCTGAGCGCAAGAACATGCTTCGCATAGCCAAAGAATGGTTCCCAGGCAACGCCTGCTTCATCGATTACCTAGAAGCCGATCTTAAGTCGTCGTTGGCGTATTACGACAGCGGATTTTCGCCGATAGTGGAGTCCGACGTCGCGAAGGAGCTCGTGTTCCTCAGAGAGGCAAACAGGCTTTTGGACGACATGAAGCTGTGGCTCAGCGAAGAGCATGAGCTCAACGGAGAGAAGCTGCCTGATTTCAGCGAATACTGCGACAGGACGGACGAAGACGGGGCGGTCGTATTCAAGGAAGGCGCGCCGAAGATAGAAAACGGCGTATGCACATGGAAAGACGCGTCAGGCGCCGAGCATTCGTTCGATCTGAATGAATACTACAAATGCGTAGACGCCGCCGTGCGCAAGTTCTTCTCTTACATCGGCGAGCATTACATGGATTGGGGAGACTAATATGGAAGAAAGCCTTAGGAAGGCGCTGGTTGCGCTTCATGACAAATGCGACAGATTGGACGCGGAGCTTCAGCTTCCTGAGGTGGCGGCGGATTGGAAGAAATCTGCCGAGCTCAGGAAAGAGCGCTCGTCCATGGAAAAGGCGAACGCGCTTTTCGTAAAATACCTGGCCGTTGAAAAAGAGATAGCCGACGATGAGCAGCTTAAGCTAGACAAAGACGAAGGCGTCAGCGAAATGGCGAAAGCCGCGCTGGTTTCGGCGCAAGCTGAAGAAGAATCGCTGGACGGCGAGCTGCGCGAGGCTATGGCTGTGGATGATCCAAACGACGGCAAGAACATCATCCTCGAGATCCGCGGAGCGGTCGGCGGAGACGAGGCGGATCTGTTCGCGTCCGATCTGGCTTCGATGTACCGCAAATACGCCGAGAAGATGGGCTGGAGCTTCGAGGTGCTCAATTTCGTAGAAGGCAACAAAGGCGGGTTCAGCTACATAGCGTGCTCGCTCAAAGGCGATCGCGTCTATTCTAGGATGAAATTCGAATCTGGCGCGCATCGCGTGCAGCGGGTCCCTGCGACCGAGACGGCGGGAAGGATACACACGTCGATAGCCACTGTGTCGGTGCTGCCTGAGGCGGAAGACGCCGACATAACCATAGCTGAAGACGACGTCAGAGTGGATATATTCCGCTCCGGCGGCGCAGGCGGGCAGAACGTCAATAAGGTCGCTTCGGCCGTGAGAATGACGCATATTCCCACTGGCATCGTCGTCGTATGCGAGACTGAGCGCGACCAGGTGCGCAACAGAGAGAATTGCGCCAGGCTGCTCAAGTCGAAGGTGCGCGAGTTCTATCAGCGCCAGCTTGATGAAGAGCGCGACGCAGCGAGAAGAAACAACGTCGGCCACGGCGAGCGCGCAGAGAAAATACGCACTTACAATTATCCGCAGAACCGCGTCACCGACCACAGAATAGATTACACCGTCAATACGCTTGACAGGATAATGAACGGCGATTTAGGCGAGCTTACCGACGCCTTGATGCAAGACGAGCAGCTCAAGAAGCTCAAAGAAACGGCTTAGGTCGTTTCTTTTATTTTGGCAGATCAGGCGTTTATCGCCTTATTTGCGTCGTATATTAATAATGATGAATTCAGTCAAAGGAGATTTTTAGCACAATGAAAATAGATTTGTATCCCTGCTTCAAGCAGTGGCTCAGATTCGATAATATCTGGATTTCCAGCGATCCTCATTTCGGGGACGAAGAGATGAAGCACATCCGCAAGAACTACATCGGCGACGATCAGCAAGTCGCGAAGCTCAACAGCCGCATAGGCAAAAAGGATCTTTGGATCTGCTTAGGCGACGTCGGAGACGTCAATTACGTGAAGAAGATCCGCGGCTACAAAGTGCTCATAATGGGCAATCACGACAAAGGCGCAACCAATTACAGACGCGTCCGCGAAGAGGTCGACGCGTTCGATTCTTCGCTCATGACGCCTGCTGACGCGCAGCGCTTCGCTGCGTTAGGCAAGCAGCTGATGTCAGGCAACAAGCAGGTGCTGGCGGAAAGCAAAGCGCTGATGGACAAATACACCCGCAAGAAGGTAAACGACAATTTCTTGTTCGATGAAGTATATACCGGCATAGTCTGCATCAACGACAAAATCGTGCTGTCGCATGAGCCTGTGGACATTCCGTTCATGATGAACATCCACGGCCATACGCATAACTTATCGTATGATTATGATAGCGCGCATCTCAACTGCTGCGCCGAAGCCATAAACTATACGCCGGTGTCTTTGTCTGTGCTGTACAAGCAAGGCAAATTCGCCAACGTAGGGTCTATACACAGAAAAGCCATAGATTTCGCCACGAGCAAAAAACGCAATCGCGGCGGAGCTAAACGGCAAGATTAAATGAGGCATAAGCCATGGGAACCATCTGGTTTTGCTCAGATTTGCATCTAGGGCACACGAACATCATCAAATACGAACAAGGCAGAATCGACGCCTTGTACGATTATCTCTACAAGGACGACAAGCAATACACCAGAGAGTCCTTCAAGGCTTTCGTGCTCTCGCTTTACGACAATCCGTCGCCTGTCGCACAAGACAGCCTTAAGTTCCTTCTCAAGCAGCACGACAAAATGCTCATTCGCAATTGGAACGCCAAGGTGCGCGGAGACGACATCGTGTGGTTCTTAGGCGATTTCTCTTTCGCCGGCTTAGGTGTCGCAGCCGGAGAATACCGCAAACAGCTCAACGGACACATCCGCCTGATCAAGGGCAATCACGACAAGAAGCCAGACGCGTTTTACAAAGACGCCGGCTTCGAATACGTTTCGGCTTATCCGATCGTGCTGAAGCAGCACATCGTTCTGTCGCATGCGCCGTTTCAGTCGATGCCGGAAAGCTCGCCGTTTTATTACGTCTACGGGCACATCCACGGCAATCCGGCGTATCAGACGTGGACGAAGAACTCCTGCTGCGCTTGCGTAGAGCGCCATGATTTCGCGCCGTTCAAGCTAGACGAATTTGATAACACGCCGGAAGTGGCGCAGTTGGAATACCGCCCTGCGTTAGAGGCGCAGAATTAGCATGCAGCGCAAGAAAACTGAAAAAGAAGCCTGGCTGAAAGACCATGGCTGGATGTTCGGCGAAGTCGAACTGCTGTCCGCCGGCGTCAAAGAGACGTGGCGCAAGAAAAACGTATGGTTCCAGGTGAACGACTTCGGCGGATTGCGCTGGGTGTCGTACATCGACGGATTCGATTACGTATTCTGCCAGATCGTCAAGCGCGATTCGGAGCGGATGCTGTGGGCGGCGTCCTACGGCAATGGCAGCTCTAAGAAAAGAACGCTAGACGGCAGGCTTCCAGGCTTCGACGATTACAAAAACTATCTTGAAAGCGTTCATGCGCAATGGGCTTGGGAGCGCGAGAACGGCGACAAATACGTCAGATTCTGCGAAAGCCTGGACAGTTTGGATTTGCCTGAGATAGAGAGCATCCCGGAGGATGATTTATAAAATGAGCTACAAAGACGATTACATCGCTTATCTCGACAAGCACATCAGCGGCGTGAAAAAGGCGTACGCATGGCTGCTTGACCATCACATCGATTCTAAGGTCGATTTCGGCGACGAAGACGTCATCGAAGAGAACATCGGCAATCACGATAAATCGAAGTGGTCTGACGAAGAGTTCGAGCCTTATGCGCAGTATTTCTACGGCAGCGGCTATTCTCCCGCGTTCAACGTCGCATGGAACCACCATCAGAAGTCGAATCCGCACCATTGGCAGTATTGGATGCTCATCGACGATGATTCGCTCGTAAACTGCCTTGAGATGCCGATTGAATACATCGTCGAGATGATATGCGATTGGTGGTCGTTCAGCTTCTCGAAGGGCAATCTGAGAGAGATATTCTCTTGGTACGATTCCCATAAAGCGGTTCAGACGATGGGCGAAAAGACGAGGGCTACGGTAGAGGCTATCTTAGCCGCCATCAAAGCCGAGCTCGACGCCGAAGAAAACAAATAACGGCCCAAAAAGGCAAAAGGAAAAAACAATATGAAAAGAAATTGCACAGTCGGCGCGCTAATCGCCAATCTGATTATTTCTATCTTGCTCGGAGTCGCGCTTAACTTCTACGCCGCTTTCGTGCTTAAGACGATGTGGAATTGGTTCATGCCTAGCGTCGGCCTTACGACGGTGCTTGGCTATTGGGCCGCTTACGGCGTGATGCTCATCTTCGATTTGCTGACGCTTGGGCTGTCTTTGTCGATAACCACGAATTCTAAGACCGAGCAGATGGACAATACTGAATTGCTCACCAGGAATCTCGCTCTTATCTTCGCCAAAGCGCTCATGGTTTCGCTTATCTTCGGATTCGCCGCACTGATTCAGCTCGGCATTTAGCTTTTCGTAACCTATATTCTTGATCGTGTTCTAGTTAAACGAAGCCGCCTTTATTGGCGGTTTTTCATTTTTAAGCTAAATTAATATGCGCGAAAGGCGCATCATAAGCAAAATGAGCGATTCAGAAAAAGGCTACGACAGAACGAAAATAGGCTCTGCCTTATATTCTATAAGCGTCAAGTGGGCTGGCTTTTTGGCCAAACGCATGTGGCTTTGGTGGGCATTGAACCTGACTTGGGGCTTGATAAATTCGGTCGTCGGAGCGGCCATGTTCTTGTTCATGACGGCATGGGCTTTCGCGTTCAGAAAGCACTATAAGCCTTCTTTGCACAGATACGGACCGTGTTTCTATCTTCAGTTCGGCGACAATTGGGGAGGGCTGGAGTGCAATTTCTTCTTCCTCGTCGCCAATGACATGGGCAAGCCGTGGACCGAGCATACGAAACAGCATGAATTTGGGCATTCCGCAGAAAGCGCCCTTTTCGGCCCGTTCGCAGCGTTCTTGTGCTATCTTCCGTCTGTTGCCAGATATTGGTATCAGACGATAAGATCCAAGCGCAATCTGCCTAATAAGCCTTATGACGCGGCATGGTTCGAAGGCGCCGCCACAGACGGCGGCGCCTTGATGATCAAGCGATATGCGACTAAAAGATAAAAACCAAATAAAAGGCATATTGTCGGAGAATAAACATACGCTAAATTAGTTGATAAGGCGAACAGCCTTTCACAACGGCATCATTTATACATTACCCGTTGGCAAGTGGAGGAAAACGGTGATGGTAGCATTACTTAATGCGGCTGTATTGGCTGCAACAGATGTTACGTCAGAATCCATTTGAACGGTCATCATCTCGGTGGCTAGCAGTGCTGCTGTAACAGGCATCATAAGCTATCTTGTTAAGAGATACTTAGACAAGTATTTCAAGAAAAAAGACGCTCAAGAGGAAGAAACGCAGAAGAGGCTGAAAGAGGCTGAGGCGCTTAAAGAAGAAAAGCAGAGAGTCGAGCGCAAAAACGATTTGGTGGACGTCGTCCAGAACCAATTGGTGCCGGTCATAAACAAGATAGACGATTTGGCCGTCAAAGTAGAAAAGACTGAAGACGGCACGCTGGCGAGCTTGAGAAACGACATTCTGACAAGCTATTATAGATGCAGCGAAAAAGGGTACCGCGGCGATTGGGACTACGAGAACATACACCATCTATATGAGGCTTACGTCAACCTTCACGGAAATTCGTTCGTGCAGGACGTCATAAAGAGATTCGACGCGCTTCCCACCAAAGAGGCGTACATCCAGAATCAGGCGGAGCAGAACAACAACGCCGCCATAATAAAAGCGGAGAAGACCATAGACAGCAACAAAGATTCCGGCGAAGCCAAATAATTCAGGCCGGGAGCGGAAGCTAGCATAAAAAGGATTAATCGGCCACAGGCCGTTTAATAAGAAAAGGAGATTGTCTAATATGAATTGGATTGACACAGCAAACGGATTGATCGCGCTGATAACCGGCTTAGTAGGCCTTATCGGCACAGGCGTAGGCGCCTATTTCGCCATTAAAAGCTTCATCAAGGCCGCGAAGCAAAAGAGCGCGACAGAGATATGGAACATGATAATGGCCATGGCCGACGCCGCGATGAAGGAAGCCGAGAAGAGCACGCTTAAAGGCGCAGACAAAAAGCAGATGGTAATCGACATGGTTAAAGCCAGCTGCAAGTCCGCCGGAGTCGATTTGGACGCGTTCTTGGATCAGCTCAGCGCTTATATCGACAGCACTATCTCATTCGTTAACGGGATGACCGATAAGAATTCTGCGGCCGCGACGAAGAGCAAATAATTATCAGCCTATTATAAAAAGACCCTTTATCGGGTCTTTTTATTTTGCGTTTACCGGCCGTTCGCCGCTAAACGCCGCTGCCGTCCTCCGCCGTTAAAGCTAAATTAGTTAAGCAATAAGCCAATTAGTTGCGTTTAGTCACAACATCACAAGGAGCGATTGCAAAGTGGCAGAAAAAAACGAAGTCTATACGGGCTGGTACAAATGGCAGCCCACAGATGACGAGTGAGCCAATTTCTGCGTAGACCATAAGCCGCCTATGGAGCTTAAGGAGAACGAGTATCTGCTTCTCTACATGAACGGCGACGGCGACGATAAGAGCAAGCGTCTTACCGAGCAATACTGCATGGAGAACGGCAGGCTGAGAAAATTCAGCCGAGGCTCCATAGTGGCGGTAAAAGGAAAAGGCAAAGAGCCTGGCGTGACCGTGTTCCCCAGGAACGATGAGCAGGTATGCGCTTTCGATCTCGTGCAAGACAACACTAAGACGGTCAAGCTTCTGACAGGCACCTGGGGTTCAGGCAAGACCATGATAATGGTAGACGCGGCTTTGGCGGATGTGCTAGACGACTAAACCACAGCAGGAGGAATCAGCATGAGCGTAGTTATAGCTGTTCACGACAAAGACAGGTTCGTGATAGGCGCGGACAAGCAGGCGTCTACAGGCGGGACGAAAGATCACACGTCGACGAAGATATGGCAGGTTTCTGATCTGCCCGGCGCTGTGATGGGCGGAGTAGGATCCGCCAGAGCGTCGCAGATAATCCAGTATTCTCACATAATAGACAAGAATAACCTGGACGTTGAGCCGACGACGGAATTCATCGTCTGCTCTCTGGCGCCTGTCATAGCCGCCACCTTGAAAGACGCCGGCATAACGTTCAGCTCAGACGAAGAAGTCAATTGTCCTCTTATGCCTAATTCGTTCATATTCGCGTACCAGGACAAGGCGTGGATGATCTGGAACGATCTCAGCGTCACAGAGATCGGTGATTATTTCACGATAGGCAGCGGGGCCGACGTCGCCAACGGCGTTTTGTACGCCACGCCTGGAAAGAACCCGTTTGAGAGAATAGTCACCTGCATAGACGCCGCGGCGGAATCAACGCTGTTCGTGGATCACGGCGTCGATCTGCTGGCGACGAAGATGTATCCGTCTGACGAAAGGCAGGTATCGAAGCTCATGGGAGCTGACGAACCGGCCGAAGAACCGCAAAAAAAGGCTCCTAATGAGCCCGTGGCGGAGAAAACGAAGAAAGATAAGAAATAATATAGCCTGAAAGAATAAAGCCAATCTCGATTGGCTTTTTTTATTCGTCGTTAAAATATGCTAAATTATATGACAGTTTAAGCGAGAGGCGCCAAATGGAAAAAGACATGTTCTACAATTATCCCGGCAACCCAGGTTATGATTCGGTCATGATGGCGCCGGCGGCGTCTTCTGGCGTTGTCGTCGCCAAGGGAAACGCCGTTCTTCCACTGATAAACGCAGGTGGAGATCAGCTTGGCGCAAGAGCGAAGGCAAATTCTGAATTCGATTTGTATTTCAGGCTTTACGGCGACGCAGACGGCGGCATAGACTCTGTGGCTAAAGAAGCCAAGTTCACGTTCGACGTGACTGACTCCGGCGGCAATGTCGTGTCAAACGAGGTGGCCGCAGACGGCAAAACGCCGATATTTGACGCAGACGGTAATGAAGTTCGCATGTTCGAGCCTGAGCTGCTGCCTTCCGGCACTGAAGTAAAAGTGCATGTCAGAGCCTCTGACTCTGATCCGGCAGGTCATGGTCTTAGATTCGGCGTATACAGGATGCGCCTTTCGATGGAATACGGCGGAAAGACCTACTCGCTGTTCTCTGAAAACGACGGCATACTCAGCATAGAATAGGATCGGCATAAATGGAAAAAGCATTCAACATAAAAGCTTCGCTGGCGTTCGCGCCGCTCGCAGACGAGAGCATAAGCGAATACATCAGCGTGACAAAAGGTGAATCGGCTGTTTTGTCTTTCGATATGTCGGATCATAAAAGCATGCTGGTTGAGTCAGACTTGAATGACGTCAAACTGGCGTTTAGCTTCATAACGCAGATAACGTTCGTCATAGAGCAGCCGTCTGGCGACATAAAAAAGTATAAATTTTTCTCTGACACTTCGAATAAGACAATAGATTCATCGAGATTCAGCTGGGATAGCGCGACGCTTTGCGTTAACTGCGCGCTGTCGCCGGCAGAGACCGCAGCCTTGGAGACGGCCGGCGTCGATATGCCGACGCGCTTTCAGGTCAACATAAATACGACGGTCGGATCGTCTACCCTGATAGAAGAGCAGAAATCCATCGTGACGAAGAGCAGCATAGGCGCATAAGGCGGAGGAAACAATATGAGCAAGAAACAGCAGCCGGAGAAAACATACAGCATAACGCCGGCGGATCTGAACATAAAATTCGATTTGCTAAAGGCGGTAATTCAGAAAGAAACCGCTCCGCGCAACATAAAGTCGCTGCCTACCGTCATAGCTGGCGCGGTGCCGGCCGATTTCAATCTTTACATCTATACGAACGACGAGCTTCAGACGATAGCAAGCTCTGAGTTCATAACGCTTTTGAACGCGCGCATAAACAACATAGACCTCAGCACGTTCGCCTTGAAGACGGATCTGACAGAAGGCCTGGCGCTTAAGGAGCCTGTTATAATCGGCGCCGAGAAAGCGGCTTTGGATTCAGGCGTCACGGCAGACAAAATCACAGCTTACGATTTCGCGATATCGGATTTGAACGGCGGAAAATACGCCGCGGCCATAGACTTGACAAACAGCGTCAGCGCGCTGTCTGCCAGCATAACAGGCCTTCAGAGCTCAAAGCAAGACAGCTTCGATTTGGCCGCGCTGCAGAAAGCTGTCGCAGACAACACAAACAACTACAACGGATTATATAATGACGTATCGTCGCTGATGGGCGCGTCTGCGACGAAGGCAGAGCTGTCCACGGCGCTAGCGCTGAAGCAAGACACCATATCCGATCTTTCGGTCATAAGGACAGGCGCCGCAGCAGGCGCTACTGCGCTTCAGAGCGTGCCAGACAATTACATAACGCAGCTCAAGCTTGAGGCGTATCACGATTCCGCCAAGCAGGACGCCATAGCTGATTTGGATACGATAAGGTCAGGCGCGGCAAAAGGCGCCACGGCCATTCAGTCGCTAGAAGCCGCCGCCAAATCGACGGTCGTCTGGTCAGGCTCTCAGAAAGTCGACGCAGACGGGCTCAATTTCGCCGCTTTGCCAGGCTTTACGACGCTGAACATCGACGATTTCGCAGAACTGCAGGTCACGCTGTTCTTCGACGGCCAATGGAGCAACAACGGCTTCGTGCTGAGCCTCGACACCGCCGCGCTTTCAGGAAACGCCTTGTCTTTCCCCGTCATGATGGTCGGAGACGACGGTAAATACATAAAAGGCTACGGAGTCAAGGTGACCAAAGACGGAACGAACAAGAACAGGCTTTATTTCGTAGGCGCGGACGGAACGACAACCTATACGTCATGGTACGTTTCTAAAGTCAAAGGAGTCTATTAATCATGAAGCTGAACTACACGGTCGATTCTAATAATTACATAGTATCGTTGACAGAAACGCCTTTCGACGCTGGGAAGCCGTTCATAGAGGTATCTGCATACCCCGTCATCGGCGTCGATAAGATCGTCGGCGGCGCGGTCACCAGAGATCAGGCAGACGCTACGTCATACACGACGGCCAAAGAGACGACGACGCGCGAAATGCGGATAATCGAGCTGAAGAGCGATCTCAGAGCCACCGATTACATCGCTATAAAATACGCCGAAGGCCAGCTTACCGCAGATGAATACGCGACGACTAAGGCGCAGCGCCAAGCATGGCGCGACGAGATAAACGCGCTGGAAGCGCAAATTGCCAAGGAGTAACGCTATGTCAGACAGAATAATAGTGATGAATCGCGGCGATACCTACAAATTCACCCTTTGCATAGCCAACGGCCTCAGCGACATAGAGGAAGACGGAACGGTCAGCGAGACCGAAAGATATATGATGCGCGAAGGCGACACTTTGTTTTTCGGGCTGATGGAGCCTCATCAGAGGTTCGAAGACGCCATTTTGAAAAAGTCGTATCTTCCAGCCGACATGGACTCGAGCGGATACGTTCAGATCGACATAAAGCCGGCCGACACGATTAACCTGGAGCCTGGCGTATATTATTATGCGATAAAGCTTAGGCACGTCGTCGACGGCGAGATGACGGTCATAACCGTCATCGAGAAAACGAAATTCGTCCTCAACGATTAACGAGCCGCGCAAAGCGGCTGAACGGGTTTAGGCTGAAGTCTGAATCCGTTTTTTTATAGATTCTGATATTTGGTATTTATAAGCTAAATTATATGACTGATAAGCTAGTCGCTCAGCAAGCGGAAAGGGCGCAAGATGACCGGAAACATAAGTAAAAACAAGACATTGACTGGAAATATAGGCTCGACTTCTGCCGGGACGTTTTCAGGCCAGATGTCCGGCAGCGGAAGCGGAAGCGGCACGTCGGACATGCAAGGCGTCGATACGGCGACTGCGAAGACCACGGTCAATAACAGGATGCACACGGTATCCGTCGACGTCGACACCGAAGTGATAGCCACCCGCGAATTCGTAGACAAGAGCATAACAGAGAAGGCCATAAAAAGCCTAATAATAAACGATAAGACGATAGGCGTCGACCATGATTCGGCGACGGCGGAAGTGACGATAGCGCTCGACGGCGGAGCCGTCGACAGCGCCGAAGAAGCTCCGGCCGATCCAGGAACAGGCGGCCAAAACGCGGTCGTCGTCACCGACCACGCGCTGCTTAAAAACAGAAATTTGCCAGGCCAGCACACCATAGCGGCGATAACCGGCCTGAGAGGAGAGCTTGACGGCAAGCAGCCTAAGCTGCCTTCTACCGGAAGCGCGGACGAATTCAAAGCCATACAAATCGACGAGAACGGAAACGTGAAATACGGCAACGTGTCGCTCGGAACGAAGGCCTCAGGCCTTTACTACGACACGAACGGCGATCTCGATCCAGAGAAAAAGCCGCATTGGTATCTTACCGCGGAGACCGCGAAGCTTAGCGACGACGACAATTACGGATTAGGCACGAAAGAATCCGTCATATCCGGACCATACGATTTAGGCTCAGGCGGCGGCTCTGGGACAGGCGGAGGAAGCTCTGTCACAGATCTTACCATAACCAACATAAACCCAGAGACAGACAAGAGCATGTGGCCTGCGGCCGTTTCGGCAGGAGCCAGCTGCACGCTGAGGATATACTGAGTTTCGGCGAGAGCCGGCAAAGCCACAGGCCCCGGCGTCCTTTCGGTGTACGTGAACGGAAGCAGCACTCCGTTTTCTACTCAGACGGTCCAGCAAGGCTATGTCGACGTCGACGTTTCAAGCAAGCTGGTATCCGGCAGCAACAAGGTAGAATTCAGGATAGTCGACGCGTATTCCAACAAGAGCAACGTCATCGGAACGATTTCGGTCGTCTCTATAAAGCTAGAATCCAACTTCAATTACAAGCTGGTCTATTCTGACGCCGTTAATTTCATCTACACGCCGACCGGCGACGTAGAAAAAACCGTTTACATTTACGTAGACGGCGCGCTCAACGGCACGCAATCCGTCAGGACGTCAGGCGAGCAGCAGATGTATCAGCTGCTGAACCTTTCTCACGGCTCACACACGATAGACGCTTATTTCAAATGCTCAATAAACGGCATAGAAGTTGAGTCCAACAAGCTTCATTACGACATCATCTATCAGGTCGCCGGCGATTCGACGCCCATAATAGCGTCGCAGTTCCAGGATCTGAACCAAGAGCAGTACATAACGTTCGACATCCCGTACAGAGTCTACACGCCTGGCAAGAACACGTCAGACATAGAGCTGTACGTAAACGGAGTCAAAGACAAATCGCTGACAGTCGACCAAGAAGAGCACCAGTGGGAATACCGCTGCGACACAGCCGGCGATTACATATTCACGATAAAGACCGGCGATCAGTCAAGATCTTTCAGCATACACGTTGCGCAGAGCGCAGTCGTCGTAAACGCCGTCAAAGAGAGCCTCGCTCTTGAGCTGAGCACGTACGGAAGAAGCAATCTTGAGCAGGCGGACGCCAGATCCAAATGGGTCGACGCGACGCATAACATATCCTGCGTCATGACCGGATTCAACTACAGCTCAGACGGCTGGATGAAAGATGCGGACGGAAACACCGTCCTTCGCGTATCAGGCGACGCCCGGGTTGAGATACCTTACAAGCCTTTCGAGCGCGATTTCAAATCCTACGGAAAAACGATAGAGATAGAGCTCGCGACGAGCGCGGTCAGAGACTACGAGGCGGTCATCATGAGCTGCTTCGACAAAGACAGAGGCTTCTACATCACGCCTCAGATAGCCAAGCTCAAGTCGCAGCAGACCGAGCTGCAGACGCAATACAAGGAGAACGATCACGTCCGCCTTACTTTCGTCATAGAGAAAAACGTAGAGTCTAGGATAATCTACATGTACATAAACGGCATCGCGTCAGGCGCGATTCAGTATCCAGCCGACGATACCTTCAGGCAGCTGACGCCGAAGACCATAACCATCGGCTCGAACGACGCCGCCGTAGACATCTACAATATCAGGGTATACGACAACAACCTCACGAGAAAGCAGGTAGTCAACAACTGGATAGCCGACACCCAGAGCGGCGTCCTTAAAGCGGAGAGATACCGCAGAAACGACAACTACAACGAAGAAGGCGCGCTGACGGTAACCAAGCTGCCGGCCGACCTTCCTTACCTCATAACGGACATAAACCCGCTGCCTCAGTTCAAGGGAGACAAGCGCAAAGGCAATGTCTGGTACACCGATCCGCTGCATCCGGAGCGTTCTTTCGTCTCGCATAACGCGATCCATAACGTCCAAGGCACTTCGTCCGCGGTCTATCCGGTCAAAAACTGGAAGATCTCATACAAAAAGAGCACCAACGGATTCGAATACGTCGACAGCGATTTCGCCAAAACGGATTTCTTCGTGACGCTCGGCGGAATAGCCGCGAACGAATTCACCTACAAATCTGACTACGCGTCGTCAGAAGGCGCTAACAACGTCGAATTGGTCAAGCTGTACAACGACAATTCGAAGACGCTTTTCCAGACGCCGCCCTCAGAAGCTCAACAGCAGCATCCGCGTCGGCATAGACGGATTCCCGATAATAGCTTTCCAGCAGCTTGACGACGGCTCGGTCAATTTCATCACGAAGATGAACTTCAACAACGACAAAGGCAACGAAGCTGTATACGGATTGACGACTGGCGACGAATCTTGGGAGGTGCTTAACAACAACACCGAGCAGGTATTGTTCAGAGAGCCGATCACCGACGATAACTGGAAGGTGTCGTTCGAAGCGCGCTATCCGGACGTCGGAGACGCGGCTGACATAACTAAGCTCAAAGAGATGACGTCCTGGGTCGTTTCGACGAACAGAGACGCCGCCACCGGCGAGGCTTTGGCCACGCCTGTGACATACACTTACGCCGAAGCGGTCATCGGCGAAGACGGCGCCTATAAAGCCGGCTCTAAGGTGACTAAGACATTCAAAAACGACACGCCGGAATACAGGCTGGCGAAATTCAGAGCCGAGCTTGAAAACTGGTTCAATCTCAATTCTACCATATACTATTATCTGTTCACCGAGATATTCTTGATGGTCGACTCGCGCGCCAAAAATACGTTCCCTACCTATTTCAAGAGCAGAGTTTCAGGCGACGGCGGAGACAGGTGGTTCTGGCTTCCGTACGACATGGACACCGCGCTCGGAATCAACAACGAAGGCGCGTTGGTTTTCGATTACAGCCTCGAAGACAGAGACATGATTTCCGCTTCGACGCTCAGCCTGAGCGCGAGCTCTAACTCATACAGCAAAGACGCGGCGTCGCCCAGCAGCATAACGTTCGCCGCGACGGTCGAGAACATAACAAATCCGACATTCGTCTTTGAGACGACGCCTGCCGGAGTGCCGCTGACGATAAGCGCGGACGGCGCGACGGCGACGATAGCCGCGGCCGATTTGGCCGCTTTGACCGACAAGATAGTGACGGTGAAGGTCATAGAGACTTCGACGAAGCTTTTCGATTCGCGCTCTGTCGATATAATGAGCCAAGACGTCGCGGAGACTTCAGCGGATGCGTCAGGATCGTATTCGGCGGCAGAGCTCAGCAATCCGCTTGAGACTGTGCTCACCACGGCCGCAGGCATGCTCGTGTCGTCTTATGATATATCTTCGGCCATATCGGTTTACGACATAGCTAAAGATTCGTCAGGCAATGAGACGAAGACGAAATCCTACGCCTGGATATACAGCGTCACCGACTATGCCGGTTTGCTCAATGAGCCAGCATTGGATCAAGCCAGCGGAGCTGTGTCTTTCAATAGCCAGAATATCACAGGAGACGCTGCATTCGTAGAGATAACCGCAAAGAACGGCGACAAGACGTTAGTAAAGCACTTCGTCGCCATGAAGAGAAAAGAAGACAACTCAGTCAACGGCTCTTACGTTTTCAACGCGCAGCTTTCGACGATGTGGCGCAACGTCAGAGACGCTTTCCCTGACAAGATAGCCGACATGTATGCCGAGCTGCGCAAATCAGGCGGGCTGATGAACTTCGACACGATCGAAGGAAGATTCGAAAGCCATCAGTCTCTTTGGTCTGAGGCGATATTCAACGAAGACGCGTACGTCAAATACGTCAAGCCGCTCATTTCGGACGGCAAGAACTATCTCGACATGCTGCAAGGCTCGAAGACCGAGCAGCGCAGATGGTGGCTTTACAACAGATTCAGATACCTCGACAGCAAATTCAACACCGGAGACGCCAAGTCCGACACGGTGATAATGAGAGCCTACGCCACGGATGACATCCGCATAACGCCTTACGCCGACATCTACGCGTCCGTCCAATACGGCAACACGTCGCCTGTGTCTGTGAGAGCTAAGCGCGGCGTCGAATACACGCTGAAGAACCCGCTAGACAGGGCGAACGACACAGAATACACGATATTCTCCGCCAGCCAGCTGAAGTCAATCGGCGATCTTTCTAAATCAAAAGTCGGCTTGCTCGACGTCTCTTCGGCCGTAAAGCTGCAAGAGCTCAAAGTCGGCGATTCGGCGTCCGATTACTCGAATCCGAACCTCACCAAGCTGACGCTCGGCAAAAACACGCTGCTTAAGAAGCTGGACGCCAGGAACTGCGTCAACCTCGAGACACCGGTCAGCATACAGAACTGCACCAACATCGAAGAGGCCTATTTCGACAACACGAAGATAAAAGGCGTCGAGCTGCCTGTCGGCGGCGTTCTGCGCGTCCTGCATCTGCCGGACACGATAACGAATCTCACGATCCGCAACCAGCCTTTGCTGAGCGAATTAGTGCTCAACAACCCCAGCAACATACAGACGCTGTGGCTCGAGAACGTTCCGTCGAACCTGATAGACACCTACGCCTTCATTTCGGCGATGGCGCCAGGATCTATCGTCAGATTGATCGGAGTCGACATAAAAGTTAAAGACTCAGACGAGATAAAGAAGCTGTACGACGCGCTGGACAAAATGACCGGCAAGACCATTTTCGGCGAATCAACGCCGAAGGCGCAGGTCACAGGCACGTTGCACGTTCCGTCGATACTGTGGAGCGATTACGTCGCATTGAGCGCGAGATACGAAGAAATAAAGATATCGGCGGACGTCATACGCTGCGTCATCAACTTCTACAACGAAAGCGCATTGTTCGATTCTCAGATCGTGGCGCTCGGCGCTTCGGCTGTGGATCCTGCGGAGCATCACGGCGGCAGCAACCCTTCTAAGGATCCGACGGTCAAGAACTATTATACGTTCGTCGGATGGGACAAATCGTACAAGAGCGTCGCCGGAGACATGAGCGTAAACGCCGTCTTCGAGACGCACGTTCAGGTATACACGATAAAATTCGACACGAGGTCCTCATCGATAAAGATATCGCCTGAGGCCGAGCAGGTAGAATACGGGGCCTTATGCAAAGAGCTCACGACCGCCGACATGACGGGAATACCGGAGAGCGTGGATTTCGTCGGCTGGTCTTCGAAGAGCGACGCTTTTGTCAGCTTCGATTTCGCCCTGCCGATAACGCCTGCGACGATTCCGGCGGACAACGCCATAACGCTTTACGCCAATTGGAAAGACAACTCCAAGCCAGCCGTGACGGCGATAACGCGCACCGCTTTCGACGCGTTCGAGTTCACCGCGACGGACAACGTCGGCATCGTATGCTGGCAGGTCGTCAAAGACTCGACTGAGCCTTCTGGCGCATGGAACCCGATAGATCCTGTCACGTCCGTGACGGAATCGTTCACGATAGACGCCGCAGGCGATTGGCACATATTCGTCAAAGACGCTTTCGGCAACGTCAACGACAGCGCTTACATAAGCGCGTATAAGATAAACGTCAGCAAGACGGCCGGAGTGTCGTCCGTGTCGCTTCTGAGCGACGGCAGAGCCGTATCGACGTTCGCTTTGGCCAATTCGCTCATAAAGATAGACGCCGCGATAGACGACGCCCATTACGAAGGCATGGCGCTCAAGCTGAACGGCACCACGATAGACGATTTGGACGAAAGGCGCATAACAGGCGAATTCACCTACGACGCCTCTTGCTCGCCTAAGAGCTTCGTCGTTTCGTTCAACGCGTGCGGAAGAGGTTCGACGCCGGATTCTCAGACCGTCGTTTTCGACAGCCTGATAACGGAGCCAGCTCCTCAGATAGAGCTGGGCTACCTCATAGACGGATGGTACACGTCGCAGGCGTTCGACGCGGCGTCTAAATGGGATTTCGCCAAAAACGGGATCCAAGGCGACATGACGCTTTACGCCAACTGGATAGAATACCACGAGCCGTCGACGATCTCCATAACGACCGATTCGGCCAACGAGGAGATTTCGCTCAACATCTCTCAGACTGAGGCCAACGGCACGTCCGTAGGCTGGGGAGACGGCTCTGCGGAAGAATCGACCGCCGGAAAAGATTTCGTGAGCTTCAAACACGTCTACGCGACGGCAGGAGACTACAAGATAACCGTCAAGGTCATCGCAGGCTCAGGCGCGACGTACAACATGGGCAACTCAAGCGAGGTTCAGACCGTCATGCCCGTCACGGCGATAACCGCCGTCGATTTCGCGTGGGACCAGCAATTCACCAACAAATACGCTTTCAGCGGGGCCGTAAACCTCAAGAGAGTCACGCTGACGAACTACATGACTAAAATAAGCGAAGGCGCGTTCAAAGGCTGCGTAGGCCTGACAGGCCTGCCCACCGCCGACGCATGGCGCAACATCTCGCTGATAGAGGATTACGCGTTCAACGGATGCACCGGAATAACCGGCACGGTCGACATTCCGACGAACATAAAGTCGATAAACAACAGAGCGTTCCAGAACTGCTCAGGCATAACCAAGGTCAATCTGCCAGAAGGCCTTACGTCTTTGGGCGAATACGCCTTCGAGAAATGCACGAGCCTCAAGGAGATAAACTTCCCGAGCACGCTGACGCGGATACCTGCCGGCGCGTTCCAGGGATGCGTCAGCTTCGAGAGCGTCGTCATACCTAAGCACATATCCTACGTCGGCACGAGCGCTTTCTCCGCCTGCACGTCTTTGGCCAGCGTCACGCTCGAGAACAAGGGCATGACGATAGGCCAGTACTGCTTCAACGACTGCGGCTTGCTGACGACGGCCGGCCCGATCGGAAGCGGATGCAACATCTGCTTCGCATGGGATACCGCCATACCTAATTACGCGTTCAGCGGCGGCTATCCCGGCAGCAGCCTACAGACGGTAACCCTACCAGGCACGATAACCAGCATAGGCGATTTCGCGTTCGAGAACTCGCTCATAAGCTCGATAGAGCTTCCTCAGGCGCTGCAGTCGATAGGCGAGCAGGCGTTCTGCAGATGCCTCAACCTGACGTCTGTCAGCGTGCCTTCGAGCGTGTCGAGCATAGGGAACAACGCGTTCATTTACTGCTACGGCCTGGCTTCGGTCAAGCTGTACAACACGTCTAGCAGCAACAAGATAGAGGCGTGGGAGAACGGCTGGTTCAGAGACTGCGTCAAAGGCATCCTCGTCATCCACGCGCGCAACATAGGCTCAGGCACGGATCTCATGACATGGGCCGGCACGGCCTACGGCAGCAAATGGGATTACCTGGGAGCCAGCGACGAGGCGACGGTGCAGTTCGACATCCCGGCAAATGAGTAAATGGAGGCATAGCAAATGCAGATTCAGATAAGGCAGACGATAACCAACGTCATGGACGAGAGCAGGAAGCCGATAAGCTCGTTTCAGAGCGAGATCTACGTCCTGATCCCAGACGAAGGCAAAGCGCTGATAAACAAGACGACTAAGCGCGTGACGAAAGGCGTCATAACGCTTTCGCTGAAAAGCAAGCTGTCTGATTACGGCGAAGTGCCGGCCGACGGCGACTAGCGCCTGCCAGCTTTCCGCGATACGCCGAGCGATCGCCCAAAACGCGAGAGCACGGCGTATTTTTAGCTAAATTATATGACAGGTTTCAAGGAAAATGGGCGTAACTGACAATTCAACTAAGGTCTCGATCGAGAGAATACAGTTCAAGCGCGGCGAGAAATCGGCGCTCGAAGCTTATTTGGTCGGCGATCGCATACCTAAGAACGGCGAGCCTATCTTCGAGACGGACACCAACCGAATGAAGTTCGGCGACGGCGTCAGGGCGTACGTGGATCTTCCGTATTTCAACGTATCCACGGCGATGAACTTCTCCATAACGCTGCCGAAAGCCGAAAACGCGCTGATCTACAACAGCGCCACGGCGTCATGGGAGAACAAAAGCCTGTACGACGGCAAGAGCATAGCGCGCGACGTCAAATCGGACGCAGGGCTTACGCTTGCCGGATACGGCGCCGCCTCGGAAGGGCAGATGCCGGTTAAAGGAGCGAACGGCCTTGTCTGAGTCGATCCTCTCACCGAAAGCACCCTGTCGCAGTACGTCACGCAGGCCAGCTCGGCGTCTCAGAGCGCCAGCAACGCGTCCGCTTCGGCCAACACCTATGCGGCCAAATCGGCGGCTTCCGCAATACGCGCGGAGAAAGCCAGAGACGAGACGATAGAAGCCGTGAACAACAAATTCTGGTGAGGCACGCCTGACGAGTACAACGCGCTGACGGAGATAACGGAAGGCACGATTTACTTCCTGATAGAATAGCATGAAAACATATTACGACGCGAAAACAGGCGGCGGCGACGCCACCGTGCTAGGCGCGAATATCGTCAAAGCAGGCGTTTCCGAAGACGTTCAGAAAACGGTGAACGGAAACGTCGTCACCGTCGAATCCGTGGTCGGGAAAACGGTCTACGATTCGTCGGCGGTCAAGAAAAAGGGATGGTTCATCCTCGATCTCGAGACGGGATCCAGAGGCTGATACCCAGGCAGCGAGGCCTACGGGATAATAAACGACGGCCACGTTGTCGAGATAAAAGAAGAGGCCTTGGCGACGTCTGCCAGGAAAACGGTGTTCACCGGCGGCGAGATCAAGATACTCGACACGCTGGACGCCAATTACAAGAAAACGCTGTGGTATCGCGTTCAATACAAAGATATCATAGGCTATATGGAAAGCAAGAGCATCGATCAGATAGTCTATAGGACAAGACTTGCTTAAAGGCGATGAGCCAAGGAGAAAAAATATGCCAACATCTTATACTAACAATTTCGGACTTACGCTGGACACCGTCGCGCCTTCTGGCACGATAGTCGCCGCGAATCCTGCCATTTTCAAAGGCATGACGCAGACGCTGACCATAACTGGCGCGTCCGGCGATCCGAAATACATGAAAGTCTGGCTCTCTCATTCGAACTCCGATTCGAAGGCGAGCTCAGGCTACACAGGCGCGAGCTGGATTCAGTACGCGTCGTCGCTTTCTGTGACGTTCCCCGAAGAAGGGACGTATTACGCGCATCTCGTCTTGATGGACGAGGTAGGAAACGAATCTGGCGTGTCGCACTCGGCGCTGATGAACTACGATTCGACTGCGCCTACTTTCTCGTTCACCATCTACGACAGGACGTCAAACAGCCAGATCATAACTAACGAAGAGACGATAAAGCTCGCTCTGACGAGCTGCGTCGACACCAAAGGCTCGGCGACTTACGCCGCGGCTTCAGGCGTCGTCGAGATAAAGATAACAGGCAACTGCACCGCGGTCACTCTGACGAACGCCGATCTGTCTAGCTCCGCGTGGACCGGAGACGTCGTTCTGACGAACGGCGCGAAGAAAGGCGGCACCGACGGCGCGAGAACCGTCACCGTGACAGTAAAAGACGCCGCAGGCAACACGACTTCGGCCAGCAAATCGATAACCCTCGACACCACTCAGGCCACGCCTGTCGTGACGCTTGAGAAGAACACGACGAGCACGCACGAAGCGCTGCCAAGCTACATAAACTACACGATATTCAAATTGCACATAGCTACTGGCGGCTCAGACGTCATAGGCTACAAATACTGGGGCGACATCGTCGATCATACGACGAAGCCGACCGACTACACGACGATTTCGGCCGGGACGACGCTCGTCGAGCTGCCTGATCTCAATTTCACGTCGACGGACGGCGTCAAGAACGTCTACGTCCAGGTGAAAGACTCGGCGGAGAACGAATCCGACGTCATAAGCGCGCATCTTCCGACGACGCTGACCGTCGATATGACGAACCCCGTCATTTCGGCGTTCTCTACGTCAAGCCGCTGGATTTCCAGCGTGTCTGGGCACAATTCGGCGACGATATCGGCCACGTTCGACGCCGCCGTTTCAGGATTGGCGAGCTATTCGCTGACGATAGGCGGGGTCGTAAAAGACTCCGGAACTACGCTGGCTTCGCCGCATACGTGGACCGTGACGCCTAGCGATTGGACCGCCGGCACGAGCGGCGACAAAGCCGTCGTCCTTACGCTGACCGACAACGCCGGCAACCAATCGTCAAGCACCGTGACCGTAGGATTGGACACAACGGCGCCTACGCCGAGCATAAACGAGCTGGCCGTCTGGTACAACAAGACCACGATGGAAGGCTCTAAATTCAGCATAACAGTCACGACTTCCGCAGAATCCGAATCAGGCGCCGACACGATTTACGCCTGGGTCAGCAGCGTCGCGAGCGACACGACCATACCTTCAGGCACGACCGCCGTCGCTTACACGAGCAGCAGCCAGGTGATACCGAGCACAGGCGTCAACTGGACAGGCTTGGCCGATACGGCGAGCAACTACATGCACGTCTGCGTCGTGGACAAAGTAGGCAACAAGGGCTACGCGCACCGTCAGTTCGGCTGCGACAGAAACAACCCTACAGGAACCATAGTTCTAGCCGGAACCGTCGTCAACGCGGCGGGAACCGGCGTATCGAGCGATTCGGCCACGAACACCGTGTCGATACACGCGACGATAACTTATTCCGACACCAACTCAGACGGATCTGGCGTATCGCAGTTCCAGATCTCCGGCGACGTCGATTCTACTGCGACGAACACGAGCTGGCAGAACGTCACTTCGACGCCTGCGACGCTCAGCGTCACGCTCAGCGGCTCAGACGGATCCAAGCGCGTCAGCGTCCAATTCAAGGACAATGCAGGCAACCTTTCAACGATATACCAAAGCGCGGTCATCGAGCTTGATAGAACAACGCCGGCCGCCACGCTCAGCCTTTACAGAGCGGACGGAACGACGCCTTTGCCACATAACGTCGCGTACGACGGATTCAAAGCCAAAGTAGGCTACACTTCTGACGATCCGCTCGGCGGCACGAGCTACAAGCTCTACGGCGATTTCAACACCTCGGCAGGGCAAGTGTCAGGCATAAGCGAGACTGCGGCCTCATGGACCGCTTTCTCAGGCTTGGCCGCGTCCAACGCCGGCGTCATCGTCCCGGCGAGCTCGAATTACTTCCTGACGACTGGCGACGGAGAGAAGCACATCTACCTTAAGGTGCGCGATAACGTCGGCCACGTCAGCACTGAGATATACAGCATCGTCGTGCTCGACACGACTCTGCCTCTCGTCAACATCAGCGGCGTGACGAACTATCGCGTAAGCTGCCAGCACGTGCTGAGGAAGCAAGGCACCGGCTCGAGCATAACGGACAAGACAGGAGACTACTGCGACGTGACGACGTTCTCGTTCACGCCGAACGAGAAGATAATCGGCTACAAGATCTGCGCATATACGACGGAAGTCGCCGCGAAGGCCGCGGATCCAGCAACGGCTACGCCTATAGCGCAAAGCTATCAGGTCAGCGGATCGTTTCTGTCGTCGCTTCTGTCGGCAACAGGCGTGTCCTACGACGCCAATGCGGCGGTCAGCATCGCCCTTTGCGGAGAAGACTACAGAACTGCTTTGGGCGGATCCGATTCGACGAACGTCGACGGCGCCCACTACGTCGTCGTGTACGTCCAAGACGAAGCCGAGCAATGGTCTAGCGCGTTCAGCACCACGCTGGTCGCAGACGACGGAACCAGAACGGTTCAGTAGAGCATTAAGCAGGCCTTAGCCGGTTTATCCGGCTAAGGCAGTATAATAATCAGGCGGTCGGATTCGATCCGATCGGCGCTAAGGCAAGGAGGATACGGATGGCGCATCAATCGCACGAAAAACCGGTTCTCAGCTATTCGTCCATCTCCATAAAGAAGATGAGCACGGCGACGGCTCAGACAGACGTCAGCGTCGCCATAGGAGCCGACAACGGAGGGACGGTTTCGTTCGTCTCGCCGTACAATCAGATATCGATAACTTTCACGCCTAACGTATCGCTTAGCTATTATGAGGCGAGAGTGACTCTGGCGACTGACGACAGCTACGACGTCGGGGTTGGCGAGCTGGCCTATTCGTGGAACACGATAACCGGCAATCAGCCGTTCTCGTTCTCGCTGCCGGTCAATTCTTCGACGTTCGCGCACGGCCCAGGCAAATACAGAATCTGCCTGTACGCCCAAAGCGCGCTCAATCACGTATGGGACGTAACTTATCTCATGCTGACCGTGACGGACGACGTGTTCGCGTCTTCCGACGCGGACGGCGTAGAGGTCATATCGGACAAGTCGATTTAAAAAAGGAGCATCATGGCAAATTTCAAATCTAGGCACACAGGCTCGCAGATAGACGCGGCGGTAGACGCCGCCGGCGTTTTCTTCGTGGCCGGCTCTAACTCGGTGGCCGCCGTCACGAGCGGCACGACGCAGAGGGCGCAATGAAGAGGAACAAGCCAATACACCTACAATTCGACGACGGCCAACCTCATAACCAGCGACATGTTCGCCGACGGCTTCACGATCGCCTACAGGATAGACGTAGCGTGCGATTACACCAGAGGCACGACGCTCAACATAAACTCGCTAGGCGAGCATCCTGTGGCCGAGCAGGCCGGAGGAACTGCCGGGGCGATAACTTTCGTCAACATAAACCCGACGCATTATTCTGTCAACGACACCGTCATCCTGACCTATAACGCGTCGGCTAAGCAGAAAGTGGACGTCAACGGCGCCCAGGTGGAATACACTGGCGTCTGGGTCGTCGCCAAGACGTTCGCGTCTTTGGCGTGGGGCGACGTATCGGGGAAGCCGGCCGTGCTGACGGCTGTTTCGCATGACGCGACTTTGGCCGGCGCAGGCGCAAGCGCCAATCCGCTGAATGTCCTTAAAGTTCCGAAAGCATTGACATTCACCGGGTTTTCTACAGGCATCTTTCGATGGTTCTGCTGCTTTAAGCATCGCTATTCCAAATAACACTAATCAGCTTACTAATGGAGCGAATTTTGCCGTATTAGAGAATGTAAATACTTGGACTGGAGCTCAGAATTTCACTGGAGGATTGCAAAAGAATGGAAATGATATATACAGCTACTCTGAGTTAGGAACCTATCTTAAGGGTGACTCACTGTTGGCAAATGGTACGGCTGAGCTGACGACCAGAGACGAAAAAACGGTTTTAAAAAATATTCAGAAAAATGGTAATTTCTCAGATGGAACCAATCATTGGACTGTCAGTAATGCAACTGTTTCTGTTGCGAATAACGTCGCCACAATAACGGCGACCGCATCTGCTGGCGGTCTTTATTCTATTTTTTCAAATACGAGTGCTCCGTCAAATCATATTTATTATGGGTATTGCACTTTAATATCAGGATCCTCATCAAATTATATTGCTTTGTATGATTATGGAAACAATAATTATGCATCGTCGGAAGTACCTGCCTCTTCAGGAGGTTTTAGAAGTGTCCGTTTTGCTAAAACGACCTCTGATCAGCTTGGTTTTTTGATAAGAGATTTATGGAATAGTTCTGGGTGGTCTTCTTTCACGGTTCAAAACGCTGGTCTTATTGACCTTACCGCCGCGTTCGGCGGGGGTCTCGAACCTACCAAGGCTGAGATGGACGCCATCCTTCTTAAACTTTTCCCAGACACCAATGGTTGGTTCGACGGAACTGACGTCGCACTTTTGGACTCGCAGGCGGTTAAGAGCATGACGCTTCCGCAAGTGGTTGCCGAGAGAAGCACCGCGAGCGATGAGTTCGTCAAGAATATGCTCCATCTCGGGTATTACGATACCTACGTCAAGGACGCGAATGGCAACTACGTTGTTACGAGGCAGACGGGGTACATAGATTGTGAGAAAGAAACTTGGACAATCACAACTTGGGCTGATGGAAATAACTCTTATTATTGGGTCTTGAAGGACAATGTCTCCTTATCAACAGATGGAAAGGTTCACGCTATTTCGAACCTTTATCAAAGCCAAAGTGATGTAAATGTCTTGGTTTCAAGCTCTAATATCGTTTACGTTGGAACGGATGATACACTTTCCAAGATCGCAGTTAGCGCAAAGCCGCTAAACGGGGAAACTCCAAAGGGATATATCCAATACCAGCTTGTTACCTCCTACACCGAGACCTACGACCCTCTCCATTTCGCTCGTATTCAGCCCTATGCTTTGGAGTATGCGAAGAGCGAGGCGGACAGGGCAAGCAACCTATGGGGTGGCTCTCAGAGCATATCGATATCAGCGAATAATGAAACATGGGTTGGAACACCTTATATAAGCGTTTCCGGACTTGTCGTCGGAAGAATGTATTGTTTGTCGGCATACGCTAACGCAACATCAGGTTCTCCATCAATGTATGTGTCAATTTATGATGGATCGGAACATTACATAACAGAAACTCCAATATCTACTGCATCAGCGGAACTAGCAAAATCGTTTGTCGCTACTACATCAACGATTAAATTTATATTTATGTGTGCAGAAGGAACAGCGACAACAGGTTCTACAACTTATACAAACATTATGCTGAACGAAGGTTCTAATCCCCTTCCCTATCAGCCATACGAAGGCCCGGTCACGCACGACGGGAGCCTCGCGGCAGTCGCCAAGAGCGGGGAGTATTCCGACCTCAAGGACAAGCCCGCGCTCTTCAGCGGGAAGTACGATGACCTCAAGGACAAGCCGACTTTGTTCAGCGGATCGTACACCGACCTTTCTAATAAGCCGACCATCCCGAGCAAAGTCAGCGAATTGACCAATGACTCAGAATTCCTTTCGACCCTTCCTATCAAGAATTTCTCGTCGCCGGGAGCCTCAAACATCCGACGAATTGAAATGGACGACCACCATTTTGGTCCCGATCATAGGATATTCGATCGTTCGGGTGATATGCGCCAATCAATTGCCGTCATCCATGATCGTCATCCCGTCAATCAGCGGATCGAATTGGTCGATAAGCATCACCGCTAATTTCTCGACAAAGCCGTTGGCGATTCCCGAGTTTAACGCTCAGGCCGTCGATTTGTCTAAAGTGGCATAAAGGAGGCATCCTATGGATGAGCCAGCAAAGAAAGACGAGACGAATCCGACCGGGGGCGTGACCCCCGACATCTTCAAGGGCGAGATCGCGCCAAAGGAAGCCGATCCTTCGGCCCCGACCGACATCGTGAAGGACCTTCACCAAGCCGCCGTCCTTGCGGTCGCCAAGAACGACAAGGGCGTGCAGGAGAAGATCATCGAGCAAGCCAAGAGCACCGTCGACCAGAACCTCGGGGCGATCGACCAGACCAACCAGGCCAACCTCCAGAAGGCGACCTACGACGCCAACGCCGAGGCGTGCCAGTCCTACGGCATAAGCCAGAGCGTCCCGGTGTGGCAGATAAAGCTGAAGAAAGCCGCGCCAGGCGAGTACGCACTGCTGGTGCCGAAGCCAGAGCTCAAAGAGACCTGGATAGCGCATCTGAAGCACAGAGCCGATCACACCGGCCTCCCCAAAGACGCCAAGGCTTTGGAGTGCTGCTCTAAATGGTACGACGACGACATGAAGGAATACGCCCAGGAAGAGAAAGACGGCGTCAGAGTAGTCTGGCTTGACGATTTCATAACGAAAGATCTGATACTGAGCATCTGCGAATAAGGCAGTCGCGTAGATGAGATCTGGCAAAGCGTAAGCTTTGCTTTTTTATTATTGTATAATAATATATTATAAAGTATTAAATAATAATATAAATAAAGCTTTATTTATGCTTTATTTTAATAAAGCGAGGATTGAAAATGGAAGACAAGCGCGAAAAGACTATAAGCCTGAAAATAGGCGAAGAGCTGCTTGGCAGCATAGCCAGGATAGCTTCAGAGAACGACAGGACGCTGTCGTCTATGATCAGGGTCATTCTGGCGGAGTACGCCAAAAAGAAGACGTATAATAACGATAGCGAGGATAAGAGATAATGGCGGAAAGAAAATACACGGCAGACAACATTCAGGTTCTGTCTGACATAGAGCATATGCGTCTCCGCGAAGGGGATGTACGTAGGCGACGCGGCGGATCCTCGTCAGCTGCTTTCCGAGATTTTCGACAACGCCATCGACGAGGTTCAGGCTGGATACAGTCCAGAGCTTCTCATCACGGTCGACACAAAAGAGAACAGATACACGGTCAGGGATTGGGGCAGAGGCATCCCGCACGGGCTTAAGACGCTCGACGACGGCGAGAAGAAAGAGGTCCTAGAGGTTTTGCTTACGAAAGCCAACTCAGGCGGCAAGTTCGACAACGGCGCCTACAACTATTCTTCCGGGCTCAACGGCCTCGGCCTGACGATAACCAACGCGCTGTCGGACGAGATCCGGATAACGTCGAACCGCAAAGGCAAGTACGTCATGGTCGTGGCCCATCACAGCACGAACGTCGATCTGACGAGAGGCAAGACAGACGAGCAAAGACGGCACTGAGGTTTCGTTCGTCCCTGACAAGACGATGTTCAAAACGGCGGTCATACCGCTTTCGTTCATGGAAGATCGCTGCCGCGTCGCTTCTGCGCTGGGCTTCAAAGCCAGGCTGATCGTCGACGGATCCGAGATAGACACTAGCGTCAAGAACGGCATGTTCGATCTCATAAACGAAGACGACAATAAGATAGTGTCTTACGTCGATATGCCGGCGTTCGACGTCGAGAACGACGCCAAAGAGCGCATGAAAGTCGCTGTCAGATACACGTCTGACACAAGCGATCGCTATTTCGGTTATACGAACCTGCTGTCCAACTATCTCGGCGGCACGCACGTCCAGGCGCTGTCGAAGTGCCTGTCGGATTCTTGGATGGCGTTTTTGGACAAGCACAAGAACCTTCGCCCATCCGTCGATCTGAGGCCGTCCGATTATCTCGTGGGGCTCCGCGCCGTGTGCGCTGTGTTCATCTCGCACCCCGAGTTCTCTTCTCAGACGAAAGAGAAGCTCGTCGTCGCCAAAGGCTATTTCTCAGATCTGATGGACGCTTTCGCGAAGGCGTTCGGCAAATATCTAGAGGCCAACGTCCTCGTCGCTCAGCAGCTCGTCAAGCGATTCGAAGAATACCGCGTCTCGCAGGACGCGCTTCTTTCCCGCAAAGAGATAAGCAGCCTGATCCAGGTCAACGGCGATTCGGAGGACAACATCCGCCGCCGCTCTATCGTCAGCAAGCTCGTGGAGTGCACGTCTAAGAAGCGCGCGGATACCGAGCTGTTCATCGTCGAAGGCGATTCGGCCATGGGCCCGTATCTTTACGTCCGCGACAAAAAGACGCAGGCGGTGCTGCCGATAAGAGGCAAGATCCTCAATACGACGTACAAAGACCTCAAAGAGGTCGTCAAGAACAAGGAGATCTGCGACATAGCCAATTCCATCGGCTGCGGCATAGGATCTCAGTGCGACGCCGCGAAATCGAGATACGAAAGGGTCATCATCTCGGCCGACGCCGATCCCGACGGCCTGCAGATAAACTGCTTGGTGCTCGCCGTGTTCATAAACATGTTCCCGGACATGGTGAAGCAAGGCAGGGTCTACGTCTCTCTTCCGCCGCTGTGGTGCTGGGGCACTTCCGCGAAAGACTACGGCTGGAGCAACGACGTCAAGAAAATTCCCGCCGGCGCTAAAAACGTTACCCATTTCAAGGGTTTGGGAGAGATGCAGACGGATCAGCTGTATTATTTCCTGGTCAACAAAGACACGAGAAACGTGCTTCAGATAGAATATCCGTCCGACTTGGACGAATTCAACAGGATTTTGGGCACTTCCGTCGGAAAAGGCGATCTGCTAAAGGATTTGGGGGTTGTTGTCAATGCCTAACAAAGAAAACATCAGAGACTACGCTTTCGACCTTTTTTCGTTCGAAGACGACAAAAAGCCCGCGCCGGTCATGACGGCGCCTGCGGCTTCTGCGATCAAAGCTACAGCGCCGAATAAAGCAGAACCTGCCGAAAAAGCGACGGAACCAGCGGAAAAAGCAAGCATAGAAGACGCTTCCGCTGAATTGACGCCAGTCGGCATAAAAGACGCCGACAAAAGCGAAAACGACGCCGGCGCCGAGGAAGCTGAGTCAGACGGCGCAGAGCAGGTGACCGCGCAGTCTTCTGCAAAAAACGGCGCCATAGACGGCTTGGAGCTCGCGCAGGACAACTACAAAGAGTATTCCATCTACGTTGCGCAAGGGCGAGCCTATCCTAATCTCGAAGACGGCGCGAAGTCCGTTCAGAAGCGCGCGATCTACGGAATGTTCGAATCAGCGCCGCGCAAGGTCGTCAAGGTCGCCGAGCTCGCGGCCACGGCGCTGAAGTACCATCCGCATCCGACGTCTATCTCAGGCGTCATAGTGGGATTGGCGGACGAAGGCAACAAATTCAAATTCCTGAAGACCCAAGGCAACTTCGGCTGGAAAGCCAGAGACATCGAGCCTTCCGCAGACCGCTACATCGGCGGCATGCTGTCGGATCTCGCCATCGAGCTTACGTGCGATTCCATAGAGTATTCGCCGACGATAACCGGCGAGCTTGATTATCCTGAGCCGCGCGCTTTGCCGACGCTGGTGCCGCTATGCTTCGTCAACGGCATGTCAGGCATTCCGTCCGGGCTGCCGAAATTGAACATCCCTTGCGTGGACATCGCCGGCATGTTCGATTATTACATGGACGTGCTCAGGCACAAAGACGTCGAATACAAGCCTAAGAAGGTGCCTATGCCGAACCTCGGCGTCAACGTCATATCTGACAGAAAAGACTGGGAGTCCGCGCTCATGACGGGCAGCGGAACCGTCCGCGTCGCCCCTAAGATGGAGATCGACAAAAAAGGCGTCATCACGATAACGGCTCTGCCGTCGGCGAAGACCGTCGATCACGTCAGGAAGCTCATAGAGAAAGAGATTCTGCTCGACAAGCTCGATCTGCGGGACGAGTCGACCTACGATACGAGAATAGTCATCGAGAAGGTCCTTCACAAGCAGTGCGACATGCGCGAGATCTACAAGAGGCTCTACGAAGGGCTGCAGTCCGCCGAATCGTACAACATGGCTTTCTTCGATCAGAAGCACATCTACGTCCCGCTCGGCTTCGGCGACGTCGTGAAGGCTAACCTTAAATATCTCATAGCCACGCACGAGAACCGGCTGACGCATCAGATTCAGGACAGCAAAGAACGCCTTGAGGTGCTTCAGATCATCGAGAAGCTTAAGGCCACCGACAATTGGAAGAGCATCTTCGATCTGTCGTACGACGACGCGCTTAAGTTCCTCATGTCGAAATTCAGATGCTCCAAGCAGGTGGCGGAGAACGTGTTCTGCAAGCCGATATCCTATCTGACGAAGGCGCATCTCAAAGAGATATCCGATCTGCAGAGCGTCATCTCAGGCCTGGAAGGCGACAAGTCAGACATCTACGAGATGCTTTTGAAGAAATACGCGGCCGTCAAGGCCAAAATGCTGAAGGAAACAGCCGAAAATACGACGGTTTTCGTAGAGCAGGCCGTATAATAAGATAAGGTAGGCGGAGGTTCAAGCAAATGACGCAAAAGGAATTCAATGAAGTGGCCGAAGAGTTTTTGAGCTCTATCTCAGGCAATCTCGTCCACAAAGGAGCGGAATACGACCGCTCCGCGGACGGCAAAGACAGATTCGACGATTTCAAGCGCGCAGGGGCTTTGCTCGGCAAAGACCAGGAAAACGCGCTCATCGGCTTCTTGGCGAAGCATATCTGCTCGATCTACAAAATGGTAGAAGAAGGTACCGATACGTGGACTAAAGAGAAGTGGATCGAGAAGCTGACCGACGCCGCGAGCTATCTGGTTTTGCTCAGAGGCATGATAGAAGAAGACGTAAAAAGCGGCGACGCGAACAAAAAGGCTAAGCAATAGGCTATTGGCCTGACGCCGGGCCGCATAAGGAGGCGATTTGCATGACGAGATACGATTTCATAATGGATAGGGTCAAAGAGCACTACGACGAAGCCGTTTCGCTCGGTTTCGAAGTGGTCGGCGTTTTTCTTCAGGGATCGCAGAACTACAATCTCGACTGCTACGACGCGGAATATCAGTCCGACATAGACACGAAGGCCATTATCCTTCCCAGCTTCGAGGACGTCGTCAACGGAGATGCGCCGTATTCTCATACGCACGTCAGGGCAAACAACGAGCATATCGACATCAAGGACATCAGGCAGATGTTCGACATGTTCGAGAAGCAGAACAACGCTTACGTAGAGATACTGTTCACCGATTTCAAGGTCGTCAATCCGAAGTATTCCGATCTCGTCGATGAGCTGCTTTCTTGGAACGACGCGATAGCGCGCTACGATTCAAATCAGGCTTTGCGCTGCTTTTCAGGCACGTCGATGGAGAAATACAAGGCGCTTGAGCATCCGTATCCCACGACGATGGCGAAGATAGACAAATTCGGCTACGACCCGAAGCAACTGCACCATATTCTCAGGCTGAACGACATGATGGTCAAATACGCGGCTGGAAAGCCTTATAAGGAGTGCTTGGTGCCTGACGACGCCGAATATCTAATAAAAGTCAAGAAAGGCCTCTACGGCCTAGATGAGGCGCGCGTGAAAGCCAAAGAAGGCGACGACCTGAACAAGAAGATAAAAGACGACAACCTCAAGACGCCGGAGCCGGTGCATCCGGAAGTCAAGACGTTCTTGGACGATCTGAAGGTCAAATTCATCAGAAGGTTCCTTATCGAGGAGCTTTCGGGCGGCAAGAAATAAATGGGCTATTTCATAGAAGACGGCAGCGTGTATTTCGCGGTGTCTGACGTGCACAGCTGCCTATCGGCGCTGGAAGACGCGCTGTCGCTCGCCGGATTCGACGCGAATAACGGCAAGCACAAGCTCATAGTCTGCGGAGACGTTTTCGATCGCGGCTACGAGACTTTGGAGCTCTATGATTTTCTGATGTCGCTCAATCAGGATCGCGTCACATTCATAAGAGGCAATCACGAGGCGCTTTTCACGGCCATGCTCGGAAAAGATTTCCCGGATCAGCACGATTTCTCGAACGGGACCGTGCGCACGTTCTGCGCCATTGCTGGCATAGATGAGAAAGAGATGGATCCGAGCTATTGGTACATAAACCAGCTTTTCATGCTCGACTCGAAAACGAGCGACGCAGACGGCGGCGAGGCGAAAAAATCAGCGCTCGACGTCTGGCGCGCCGTCAAGAAAGCCGTGGCGGGATCCGAGATAGCGAATTGGATAACCAATGGCAGATGGCTCAACTATCTCGAGATCGGCGATTACGTGTTCGTGCACAATTTCGTTCCGACGTCGCTCAGGAAAAGCTACGCCGGCTTGGCCGAGCTGCTCATGTATTCTTTGGACGCCAGCGCGTTCGAATACAGGCCGGATTGGAGGTCCGCGACGGACTTCGAATGGGAAGACGCGGCATGGGGCAACTGCGCCAAGCAGTTCTATTTAGGCAGTTCAAGCCTGAGACGGACAAAGGCAAGAAGCTCGTGTGCGGGCATATCCACGCCAACAACGTCAGAAGGATGCTCGGCGAGCTCAAATCGAAAGACGAAGAAGACGACAGCGCGTTCGATCGCGACGGCTTGATCGTGCTCGACGGCAATACGGCGAATTCAGGCGTCGTAAACGTGCTCGTCCTGGAGAACGGATCTCATAGGCTGATCACGACGCAGCTAAGCGAAGCCGAGCGAAACAGAAAGGCAGGTTCATAGAGATGTCCATTTACAGCGGAGAATGCGATTTCGCGGACGAGCTGTCTACGGTGAAGCAGCATAGGCTGAGCAACGGCGCTTTCGCGTCGGACGAGCTGGAGTGCTTCGACGCGTTCAAAGAGCAGACAGGCGGGGTCATCTATCAGCATGTCGGGCTCAAGCTCACCAAATTCAACGTCGACGCGGAAATAAACCGCCCAGAGAGCGAATTGAGCTTCTGCTACAAGCCGAACGGCAAGAAATGCTACAAGTACGGCGATAAGGAATACCCTGATTTGTCGCATATCAACAGACACGGCTATTTCTCCAAGAGGATAATCCATTTCGACACGCTGCTGGATCTCATTCCGTACTACCCGTATCTGGTGACCATCTCGTATGTCGCTGAGGACGGGCTCAGGAAGGTGATCGTCAGCGAGAAGTCGGTCTTGGATTTCGCCGAGGCAGACAGGCTGGCCTTCGGCCTGGATACCAATGTCGGAGACATGTACCGCAAGAGGCTTCAGCGCCATTACGCCGACGTCGCGCTCAGGTATTTCAATCCGAAAGGCAGAGAGGCGAGCAGGACGTGCGACGTCTATATGAGAGACGGGAAAGCGATGGCCTGCGTAGGCGAGGCGATAGACGCCAATTTCGGCGTAGAGATAACGCGAGATCGCCACGTTTGGATATGGGATCAGCCTAATGTGCTTTCTAAGGCCGAAGCGGACGCCGGCGACGTGTTCGTTGGCGACGTATGGCCCAACGAGCTGAAGCAGGGCGACGTCGTGACGCTGTCCTACGTCAAAGCGGAAAAAGACCGCAAGCTCATATTGGATTTCTAATAGGAGGGCGCATAATGCTCCAAAAATATAATTCTCAGTATTTCGGCAAAGACGACTGCGACAGCGGTTTGCTGACCAATTTCATCAGGTCGCTTCTGGCGTTCAATCTTTCGACGTCGTCGCAGATGAACGACATCCATATCGGATCAGACGAGTGCGCCGGCGGCGTTGTCGTCGAATGGAAGGAGATCAACAAAAAATACAGAGACGATTTCGGCAAATTCGAATTCGTCGACAGCGATCAATGCGTCGCCGATAAAGTGGATCTCCCAGACGGCACGACCGCGCTGGCGGCAGGGGCCAAAGAGGCGCAAGAGGTGTTCGACGCGTGGCTTGCGTCGCACAAAACCTGGAAGCAGAACAAGATAAACGGCCGATGGTACGACACGTCGGACGAAGCCAAAGACGAAGAGAAATGGAAAGAGGCCGAATAGCATGCAGATAATAGATTTCGAGAAAAAAGGCAACGTCGTCAGATTCCTGCTCGGCGAGAAAACGCCGGACTGGGAGTGGACCAGGCCCGATTACCTGGAAGACGGCAAGCGGCCGGATTGGCTGAAGCCGAGCGATTATTACGGCGACGACTGGAACGACTATCCTTACGAGAGCAACGCCGGATCGGTGTATCCGTGGTTCGTCAAAGGCTATCGCGATCTGTCGTTTGCCTTCGACGATTTGGTGCTCGAGCCGTGCGACGGGTTCTCTATGGACCGCCACGGATGGAGCAAAGACGACATGAAATCAAAGCGGATACCTTGTATAATAGTCGTGCCAAAGTCTGCGCAGATCAAGGGAAGCTATGATTGCGGGTTCATGGATTGGGTAGGTTCATTAGGTGCGCAGAGATTCTATTTCGGCGACGATTTGGCGCCTGAGCACACGCCGGATGATCCTGATTGGCCGTATGTTCGCTAAAAAGCGAAAAGGAGAGCAAGATGAGCAGAGCAGACGCGTATTTCAGAGACCAGATGAAGGAAATCAAAGAGCGAGGGTTCAGCGATTCGGCGTTTTCTGTCAGGCCTAAATGGCAAGATGGCGCTTCGGCGCATACAGTCAAGGTGTTCGGCTACGTCACCAGATACGATTTGGCCGAGGAATTCCCGATTCTGACGCTGAGGAAGCAAGGCTTCAAAGGCGCCGTTAAAGAGCTTCTTTGGATATTTCAGAAGAAATCGACGAACATCCATGATTTAGACGCTCACATCTGGGACGCCTGGGCCGACGAGAACGGCGATTTAGGCCGGACTTACGCCTATGCCTTGAAAGAGAAGATAAAATACCCAGAAGGCGAATTCGACCAAGTCGATTACCTGCTCTATCAGCTCAAGCACAACCCGATGGACCGCCGCATGATGCTGCAGCTGTTCGACTCCGCACAACACGATTTACACCAAGCTTCCGCCGTGCGTCATGACATATCTGTTCGACGTCTCTGACGGCAGGCTCAATATGACGGTCATTCAGAGAAGCGGAGACTGCCTCGCGGCTGCCGCGGCAGGCGGATGGGACGAGATAGGCGAGGCAGTGCTGCAGCACATGTTGGCTCAGGTATCAGGCCTGAAAGTAGGCGAGATGGTCCATCTGACGAACAACCTCCACGTGTACGATCGCCACATGAAGTACATCGACGAGATTCTGTCGAACGAGGAATATCCGGCGCCTAAGCTGTGGATCAATCCGGCGGTCACGGATTTCTATTCGTTTGGCGAGAACGATTTTGTTTTGATCGATTACAAAGCGACGAAGCTAGAAGAGAAATTCGAAGTCGCCCAATAGCCTAAGCGGAACGAGCACAGATGCGCCTCAATCGGCGCATTTTTGTTTTGTTTGCGCGGCTAACGCCGTATAATAAAAAGTAAGAAAAAGAGGAATTGGCAGATGAATAAGCTTATCAAGCATCTCAGAATCGTTGGGATCCATCGAAGATACGTTCGCAGATTGTGCTTCAAAATGGGCCTTTTCGCCCAAGGTTTGCTGCACGATCTCAGCAAGTATTCCCCTACTGAGCTCAAGATATGCAAATATTACGTCGGCGACAGAAGCCCGCATGAGGTATGCCGCGAGCAGACCGGCGGCTCCGTCGCCTGGATTCATCATTATCATAAGAACAAGCATCATTATCAGGCTTGGTGGGACACCAATGAGGCCGATGAGATCGTGCCGATGAAGATGCCGTATAAGTACGTCGTCGAGATGTTCTGCGATCGCGTCGCCGCCTGCAAAGCCTATCAAGGCAAGAATTTCAAGAAAGAGGCGGCCTGGAACTACTACATGAAGAAAGACGCAGGCCATAAGGTGATGCACGCCGACACCGAGTATCTGCTCAAGAAGCTGCTCTGGAACCTCCATGAGATGGGCGAAGCCGATTTCGTCAAGTGGTACCGCAAAGTCAGGCGCGAGCTGAAGAGCTTGTACGACCAAGGCGCCGACAATTATTAAAGGAGGCAGCATGGGTTGCAATTTCTCGATTAACGAAAAAGACGTCGAAAGCTGCGTTTCGTATTTCAGAAACGGCGAAATGAAGCTGACGCTGCCGGATTTCTCGGATTACACGCAGCTTCGCGTGTTCTGGCGCTATTCAGGCGACGATTCGAGCATAGTCAAGCTGTTCTTCGTCATGAACCATTTGAAGAACCAATACGCCGACAAAGACGTCATTCTGACGATCCCGTATCTTCCGTTTTCGCGGATGGACAGAGTCCATTCCACGGCGACGGAAGTGTTCACGCTCAGATACTTCGCCGACTTGGTGAATTCGTTCAAATGCAAGAAAGTCGTCACCTACGAGGTTCATTCCGACGTCGCCTGCGCGCTCATAGATCATCTTGAGACGAGGCCGTATACGGTTCCGCTGTTCAAATTGATCTTAGGCGGCTCGGCGGACAACGTCGCCGTGTGCTTCCCTGACGTCGGGGCGCAGAAGAGGTATTCTTCGGATCTCAAGCGGCTCGTGCCCGGAGTCAGCCAGATAAACGCATGCTACAAAGAGCGCGATTGGTCGACCGGCGAGATAACGAAGCTGGATCTCTACGGCCAGTCCGTCGAAGGCAAAGACATCTACATCCTTGACGATCTGTGCGCCACCGGCAACACGCTGCACATGGTCGCCGAGAAGCTCAAAGAGGCCGGCGCTAGGACGATCAGCGTCGTCGTGACGCATTTGGAGAAGCCTGACTACAGCAGCCCGCTGTTCAGCGACGGAATAGTCAGCAGAGTCTATTGCTCGGATTCCATCGGAGACTACGAGTACGACAACTGCGCCAAACTGACGCAAAAGGAAATAGATTAACATGGAAAAACGCACTGACAACATCATCGCCTGGATCAAAGGCTTGTTCGAATCGACCGGCGGCAAGACCGCCATCATCGGCATCAGCGGAGGCAAAGATTCCACCGTCTGCGGAAAGCTGCTCGTCGAGGCGTTAGGCAAAGAGAACGTCATCGGCGTGCTCATGCCGAACGGCGTTCAGAAAGACATCGCCGATTCGCATCGCGTGATCGATTTGCTCGGCATCAAGAGCGTCACGGTCAACATCTGCCAGCCGTACGCGGCCATGATGGCGGAATTGGACGGAGCCGTCAAAAACGCCGGCGAAAGCCTCGCGGTTTACGGCAATCGCGGCATCGAGACCAACCTTCCGGCCCGCCTTCGCATGTGCACGCTTTATTCCATCGCCGCGATGTATCCTTCGGCCCGAGTCTGCAACACCTGCAACCGCTCTGAGGATTACGTCGGCTACAGCACGAAGTTCGGCGACGGCGCCGGCGATTTCAGCCCATTGTCGGATCTCACGGTCCGCGAAGTGCTCGAGCTCGGCGACGATTTGGGCCTTCCGCGCGATTTGGTCCATAAGACGCCAAGCGACGGCATGTGCGGCAAATCAGACGAAGACAACCTCGGATTCTCTTACGCGCAATTGGATTCTTATATCCTCGACGTCCTCGACGGCGTCGATCTTCCGAAAGAGACGCGAGACGCCATTGAGCGCAAGCATACGCAGAACCTTCACAAATTGCTGCCTATGCCGAAGTACGAGAAAGCGGATTATGTCGAATAATCCGCTTTTTTGCGCGGAATAAGCCATATAATATAATGTGATAAAAAGAGGAAACAAAATGGAAGAAAAGAAATTGTATCGTGTCGAGAATCAGCGCGAGCAGCACGGCTTATGGCGCGATTTCGACGGGCATTTGTCGCCTATTTTCGACAAATTGACGGACGGGGCGGTCAAAGACCTTCCTATGGGCGACAGCCCATTGTACCGCGCAGGCGGCAACAAATGGTTCTCGGCGTGCGAAACGCCTGAGATGCTGACCCATTGGTTCTCCGACGGCGACATCAAGGAATTGGTCAAGCTCGGCTACGGCGTCTACGAATTCACAGCGACGAATTATAAGCTAGTCTCCAATTTCGAGACTATTTTCACCCGCGATTCAGTGAAAGAATGCCGGCAGATCAGCTACAAAGATATCTGGAAGGACCGCGACATGAAATTCCGCCCGATCGTCAAGAGCCTGCTCGACACCGACCTCTATAAGTTCAACATGAACCAGGTCATGTTCCACAAGCACACCAACCTTTCAGGCAAATACGTCTTCAAATGCCGCAACGAAGGCATCGTCTTCACTAAAGAGATGCTAGACGAGATCAACGCGCAGGTCGACAACCTCTGCACCATGACCTTCACCAAAGAAGAAATCGCCTATCTTCACACTATTCGCTTCCTCAAGCCGGACTACATCGAGTTTTTGCGCATTTGGCGCCCGCTCCGCGATTACGTAGACGTCAAGCTGAGCGACGCCGGCAAGCTGTCCATCGAGGTCACAGGCCCGCTTTACGGCGCCATGCAGTTCGAGATCTACTTGCTCGAGATCGTCAGCGAGGTCTATTTCAGATTCATGTACGCCGATTCCTACGATTCGCTCGTCGCAGAGGCCAAAAAGCGCCTTCTCGACAAAATCGAAGGATTCAAATCTGGCAAGTACACGTTCAGCTTCGCGGACTTCGGCGCCCGCCGCCGTTTCAGCGGCGACTTCCAGGACTGGGCTTTGTCTCAGCTTAAGGATCTCCCTAACTGCGTCGGCACGTCTGACGTCTATTTCGCGATGAAATACGGCATGAAGCCCATCGGCACCTACGCCCACGAATTCGTTCAGATGTACCAAGGCATTCCTACCATTCCGTTGGCTTACACCAACCACGCGGCGCTCGAAGACTGGTTCGACGAATACCGCGGCGACAACGGGACCGCTTTGACCGACACCATCACGACCGATTTGTTCTTGAAGGATTTCGATTACCTTCAGGCTCAGAGTCTATTCTGGCGTCCGCCACGACAGCGGCGATCCGTTCGAATGGGGCGAAAAGATTATCGCCCATTACAAGAAGCTCGGCATCGATCCGACGACCAAGACGCTTTTGTTCAGCGATTCGCTCGATTTCGACAAAGCGCAGCGAATCTACGCGTACTTCAAGTATCGGACAAAGGTCGCATTCGGCATCGGCACGTTCGTCATGAACGATTCAGGCGTCACTCCGCTGAATATCGTCATCAAGCTTCAGTACGTCAACGGTCGGCCGGTCGCCAAATTGAGCGACTGCGACGGCAAGACGATGTGCGAGGATCCTGAATACGTCAAGTACCTTCGCAACGCCATCGAATTCCGTTTGAAAGAGGAGAAATAAGGCAATGAAAAACAAGAAATTGCTAGTCGTCGTCGATATGCAGAACGATTTCGTCACAGGGTCGCTCCGCAACGAAGACGCCATCGCCATCGTCGGCAACGTCGTGGCTAAGGTGAAAGCTGCCGCCGCGAACAAAGACGAAATCATCTTCACGCGAGACACGCATCAGCCTAATTACTTGGACACGCTGGAAGGCAAAAACCTTCCGGTCAAGCACTGCATCGAAGGCACCGACGGCTGGCAGATCATCCCTGAGCTTAAGGATTTCGCCATGAAAGCCGAGGTCATCGACAAAAAGACGTTCGGGTTCGACGGATGGAATTACCTGCTCTTAGGCAATGCGTACTCCGAAATAGAGCTTTGCGGTGTCTGCACAGATATCTGCGTCGTCAGCAATGCCTTATTGCTTCGCGCCAGCTTCCCGAACACCAAAATCACGGTCGATTCCTCATGCTGCGCCGGCGTTACCAAAGAGAAGCACGAAGCGGCGTTGGAAGTCATGAAAAGCTGCCAGATCAGCGTATATTAAAGCGTCTGGCGGCGTTTTTCTGCAAACGGAGGTCAATAGATGATAAAGAGCATTGTTTGCGTAGACAGCCATTTCGGTATAGGCAAAAAAGGCGGCCTTCTGTATCATTTCAAAAAAGACATGGAGTTCTTCAAAGCCAATACCATTCATCATGTGGTGGCCATGGGAGAGAACACTCTTTTGTCGTTCCCAGGCGGAAAGGCGCTGAAGAACAGAGTCAATATCGTGCTTTGCCCGGAAGGGCATGAGTATCCTGATTGCATCTGCGTGCATACGTTCGACGCGATGCTCAAGACGCTCAGGCTTCTGTCGCCCGAGATTGACATTTACGTCATAGGCGGCGCCATGTTCTACAAGTCGATGCTGCCGTATTGCGACGAGCTTTTGGTCACGAAGGTGGACGCTTTCGATCCTGAGGCCGCCGTTTTTTATCCTAATATAGACGAAATGCCGAATTTCCGCGTCGTCGGCGTCAGCGAGAAACTAGAAGAGGACGGCAAGACGTTTTCTATGATCGATTACGTCAATGACGACGTCAAGAAAGACTAATGAAGCTGTTCATAACTTATTTCTATAACGTCAGGTTCTTTTTGCCCAATATGGTGCCGGTGTCGACCGCATACGGCGATCCGGCTTGGTATCACGGCGATTCCTACGACAAAAGCAGATGCTTCGTCGATCAGAACGGCGTGATGAACGGCATAAGAGAAGAGTCGTTCTTGATGAGCGAGGCAGAAGAGCCGAAAGAGATGTGCCAAGGCAATCCTTGCCCTTATTCGAGCAAATACCCGCACTGTCAGTTCTTGGACGCCTATCGCGCCCATTTGGCGAAAATAGACTTCGACGCCTTGATCGCCGAGCTGTCAAGGACGGCTGATGACGTCAAGAAAGCCTTAAGGTTCGATGGCGAGCCGATCGTAGTTCTGCTGGTTCACGAGAAGCCGGACAACCCATGCTCAGAGCGGCAGGCCATAATCGATCTGTTCAAGTCGCACGGCGTGAAGCTGAGCGAATGGACCAAAGAGCAAAGCGGCATAATCTTTTAGTTTCAGGAGGCACGACATGCCTGACAATAAATCAGATAGCGAGCGCTGCGTCAACATCAGATTGATGGAATTGGCGCTCATAGCGGCTTCTAGGCCGCTGGACGATACGGAAAAAAGAGAAGAGCAGAGGCTGATGGAAGAATCCACGCTGCCTCAAAAGGAGAGCGATTAATGAAGAACATTTTAGAGCTGACTAAAGAATTAGGCGTGCCGGAGAAATACGTTTATCCGGTCGGCTGGGAGATGGGCAAGATAGACCTGTCCTACATGGACGAGCTAAAAGACAAGCCGGACGGCCATTGGATCATCGTCAGCGCCATCGAGCCCACTAAATTGGGCGAAGGCAAGACGACCACGGCCATCGGCCTGCAAGACGGCATGAGAGGATTAGGCCTGAATTCGATGCTGACGCTTCGGCAGGGCAGCTTAGGCCCGGTCTTCGGCGTCAAAGGCAACTGCGTCGGCAACGGCAAAGCGGGATTGGTGCCTATCAACGACATCTCGCTCCACTTCACCGGGGATTTTCACGCATTGACTAGCGCAATCAACCTCGTCAGCGCGGTCATCGAGAACCACATCTATCAGGGAAACGAGCTCAACATCGATCCGGATCGCATCGTCTGGAAGCGCGCGGTCGACATGAACGATCGCTCTTTGCGCAGCGTCACTGTGGCGCAAGACGACAAAAAGGCCGCGCCGCACAAAGCGGAATACGTCATTACGGTCGCCCATGAGCTGATGTCTGTCTGGACCGTGTCGACATCGAAGGAAGATTTCAAAGCCAGAGTCAACAAGATGCTCATCGCTTACACCAAAGACGGCAAGCCAGTCTATCTGGCCGATTTGAAGATGTCTAATTCCGTCATGCTTCTCATGGAGCATGCGCTGAGCCCTAACTTGGTTCAGACCGTCGGCGGCAATCCGGTCCTCATCTCAGCAGGGCCGTTCTGCAATATCTCATGCGGCACCAATTCGTTCATCGCGACGAAAATGGCGCTGAAGCTCAGCGATTACGTCATCACAGAATTCGGATTCGGCGGCTCGCTCGGACTTGAGAAAGCGCTTGACGTCGTTGCCCCTATGGCTGGCATCAAGCCTTCCGTAGCCGTTTTGGTCGCCACTGTCAAAGGGCTTAAGTCGCACGGAGGCCAGCCTTTCGAAGAGCTGTCGATAGAGAACATCGACGCGCTTAAGAACGGCGTATGCAATCTGGAGTGCCATATCGACACCTGCAAGCGCCAAGGCGTTCCGTTCGTCATAGCGATCAACAAATTCGCCCAGGATTCTGACAACGAGATCAAATGGCTTTTAGGCTGGTGCGAAGCCAACGGATATCCCGCGGCCGTAAGCACGGCCGTGGTCGACGGCGCCCAAGGCGCAAAAGCTTTGGCGGAGACCGTGCTGTCTACGATTCGCGCAGCGAAAAACGAGTATCATCCGCTGTACGATCTTTCCGAGAGCCTTAGCGCCAAGATGGACAAGATCTGCAAGCAGGTGTACGGCGCAGACGAAGTCGTATACAGCGATTTGGCGAAAAGCAATATGGACCTCTATGAGCGGATGGGCTACGGAAACAGCTACATCGTCGTCGCGAAGACGCCGCTCAGCATCAGCGACGATCCTAAGCTGCTCGGCCGCCCGAAAGGCTTCAAGATCTACGTCAAAGACGTATGGCTCGCGGCAGGGGCAGGATTCGTCATTCCGCTTTGCGGAAGCGTCATGATGATGCCTGGCCTGAACAAGAACTGCAAGGCGCTGGACGAATTCGCGCAGCTCAAGCAGGACGCCGAATAGAGGCGATTTATGCAGAAGCAGCTGACGAAATGCAATTTCTGCTCTCACTGGTCCGGCAGCCAGTGCACGGCCGCGCCTAACAGCTTTTACTGCAAAGAGGCGCTAGACGAATATTACGCCTGGAAGAACAGCCAAAGGCCGAAATACCAGCAAGGCGTCGTCAAATCCGTATACGAGAAGAACAGAGAAAGGCGGAAGAAATAGATGCAATCGATAAAAGACGAGTACGTTCCGGCGAAGAAGGCCAGGCTGAAGCAAGAGGTCGAGGCCGCAGGCGGCGCGCATATGGCCATCGTTCAGGTCGGCCATGTCGAATCGTCTGACAGATACGTGCGCAATAAGATAAAAGACTGCGAAGACAGCATGGTCAAATGCGATTTGATCGCATTGCCTGAAGACGTCACGCAAAGCGAGCTTTTGGCGAAAGTCAGAGAGCTCAACGAAAACAATTCAATAGACGGTTTCATCGTGCAGCTTCCGCTGCCGAAAGGCATCGACGAAGACGCCGTCAAGCAGGCTATTTCGCCTGACAAAGACGTAGACGGGTTCAACGCCCTGTCTAAGACTGTGCCGGCGACGCCGCTCGGCATCTTCGAATACCTCAAGGATCAAGGATTCGCCTTCGCCGGCAAAAACGCCGTCGTGATAGGCAGATCAGGCATAGTCGGAAGGCCGATGGCGAAGCTGCTGCTCGACGCGTCGTGCAACGTGACGGTGCTTCATTCCAAGACATCCGACGCCGACAGGCGCAGATACGTCGCCGGAGCGGACCTCATCGTCGTCGCCACAGGCCATAGGCTTACTTTGGATTCTACGTTCGAGCTCAAGCCAACGGCCGTGGTCATAGACGTCGGCATAAACCAGAATCCTTACACAGGCAAGCTGTGCGGGGACTGCGAAGCCGATCTCAAAGTAGCTTTTCAGAGCCCAGTGCCAGGAGGCGTAGGATTGCTGACCAGGCTCAGCGTCATAGAGAACCTTCTCGCCTTGAAAAAGCTGAAGAGCGCCTAATAAAAGGCGCTTTTTATGCGCTAAATTATAAGATAGAATTTATGGAAAAAAATATTTTAGGCGACTCATTCGACCTCAGCGAAGCGCTGAATCTGGGATTCCCGGACCCGATAGGCCTCGATGAAGCGGCTTATCCGCGCGCGTCTGCGGTAGGCGTGGTCGCGTACGCCGTCAAGAAGAGCGGGAACGCAAACGCGGCGGAAGCCTTGCGCAGCATATTGGGCAGCAAGAGCATCATGGCGTCCAAGGCGCAGAAAAACGGATCGGGAGACAAGAATTTCGTTTCGACGTCGACGACTCTGTTCAGCATGCTGGACGATTCTGCCGGAACGTATCCTGTGGCTTTGCTGCTTGACGGCAACTATCTGGCCAATAACTACGAAGCCGTAGATTTCGACTGGTACAGCGACGCGGCTTACTACGTGTCCGACAACGGCGTATGGAGCGGCTTCGGCGGCAACGCGCCTGTCGGAGTTCAGTGGCTGGCGGAATACACCAACGACAAAAATCCTGACGATCGCATATACGTCATGAAAGCCAATCGCGTCAACAAGCCGTTCATACTGACTAAGAGCGATTTCGACGTCTGCAAGCTGATAACAGACGAATTCAACAGAGAAGTGCCTGGATTAGGCAACGCGGAATACAAGCCTACGGCCTCAAACGCCGAAAGGCTTGAGTACGGCGAAGACAATCCCGCCGACAAGCTTGACAAAGTCCTGATAGACAGAGCGGGGAAAAACGTCGACGATTCTTACACGAGAACGAAGTTCCTTCATTACGGCAGCGCTTACGCCGGATGGAAGCTCAGCGTGGATTACATAAGCAAATACACGAGATATCTGTCAAGCGCGCTCAAATCGCAGTTCAAAGCCATAGATTTCATGGCGAAAATAACCTCGAAAGATCACATAGACGAAGCCGAGGTCAGATTCTTGACGAGCGGCAGCTCAATAAGCGTGGCAGGCGTTTTGCTCGGCGTCATGCTGCCCGTTAAATGGAAAGAAGAATTCTATGCCGAAAACGGCAAGTTCGCCGCGCTGCGCAAATCCATAGACGATTCTGATCTGGCCGACAAGATATACTGGTATGACGAAAGCAAAAGCAGGTCAGGCCAGGAAAAAGAGATACGGTCCGCAATAAAGAACGACACGCCGTTCAATCCGAAGCCCATCGAGACCGATCTGAAAGGCGCGTATCATCTGCTCAATTACGACGATCCAAACGATCAAAAGGCCATAGACGCCGTGAACTCCGGCAAGTCGCGGTCCGAAAACGGCAAACAGCGGTACGTGACTAATACGCTTAAAGTAGAGTATTCAAGGTCCAGGGTCGTCACGCCGGCTGAAGTGCCAGATAATTTCTATAGAAAGCAGTTCATAGACGGCCTGACCCAGCAAGAGCTGAAATGGGTGGCGAGATGCAAAGAGGCCGTCACCGTAGCGATAAACGGCGAAGAATGCGATTGGCCTGAGTACGATGAGCCGACGATCAGCCTGCTGCCGACCAACGACAAAGCGTTTATCAGCGCTCTAAGGCGCACTTACGAAAACGCCGACAGTATAGACGTCGTCATCTCAAACGGCAATACTTACGGCTTCAAAGTCAGGCTAGACCTCAATGGGACGGAGCTGAAGCCAAACGGCTCAAGCATAACCTCGACTAAGACCGAATTCCACGCAACAGGGCTGGCTAAGCTGACTACCGGCAAGTCAAAAGACGCGCTGACGCTCACCATCACGAGATAAAGCGAATGTCGGGTCGCTGAAAAACGCGACGCAAGATACTGTACTATATACTTAGTATATAAAAAGGATAAAGCAATATGAAACAAGATAAAACAGCAATTTTAAAGCCGTCGCGCAGCATATGCGGCGGTTTTTATTTAGCTTTTTCCATTTTAGGCTAACGACGGCGCCTTTATCATCGTATATTATAATGAAATTCTGGAGATAACATAGAAAATGAAAATCAAGCTAATCAAGTTCGGCAATTATTTGAAGGCGCCTGTCAGAGCGCATTGGAACGATTCTGGCGCGGACGTTTTCGCCACGGAGGACGTCGTCATACCGCCGCATCAGGTCGTGAAGGTCGGATTAGGCTTAGGTCTTGAGCTTCCTGACGGCTATGACGCCTGCATCTACTGCAAATCAGGCCTTTCCAGCAAAGGCATCTTCGCGTCGAACGCCCCGATCGACGCCGGCTATCGCGGGGAGATAAACGCCATCCTAGCCAACATCAAAGACGAGCCGTTCCGCTTTTCCAAAGGCGAGAAGGTAGGCCAATTGGTCGTCCGCACCGTCACGTACGCCGATTTCGTCGAGCAATTCGACGAGCCGGCCCGCGGGACAGGCGCGTTCGGCTCCAGCGGAAAGTAGAGGTCGCCAAATGACAGATTGTTTTTTGTACGGGAACTGCAACCACAAAGACTGCGACAAGCCGTTCTGCCTTAGGCAGTACAAGATAAGCACGCTTTACAAGCTGGCTCAGGTCCCTGAGTCCAAATGGCCGCATATGACGCTTATGGCCGATCCCAACGGCACGGACCTTGACGAATTCGGCCGCTTGGCCGAGATAGAGAGGAACATCTCTTCGTTCGTGTCAGAAGGCAAGAGCCTTTATTTGCACTCGGCTTACTGCGGCAACGGCAAGACGTCTTGGGCGCTTCGCCTGCTCAAAAGCTACATCAACGACATCTGGCCTAAGGCTCCGCTCGAATGCGTGGCGATGTTCGTCAACGTGCCTAAGTTCCTGCTCGATCTCAAAGACGAGATAGGCAGGGGCGAGCGAGACGAGAAGCTGGACGAGATCAGATTGGGCATAGACAACGCGGATCTGGTCGTGTGGGACGACATAGGCACGAAGCCTGGGTCCGAATACGAGCTCAATCAGCTTCTCAGCAGAATCGACAAGCGCGCTTACGCGCACAAATCCAATATTTTCACGACGAATCTGAATCCGGGTCAGCTCGAAGCGCTTTTGGGGCCGCGCCTTAAAAGCAGGATCTGCAGCGCCTCAGAGGACATCGAGTTGCATGGGGCCGACAAGCGCGGCTTAGGCGTGGAGGATTAAAGATGACATCTCAGTTGCAGGTTATAAACAAGATTCTTCAGACAGGCGATTTCTCTTTGGTGACGCTCAACAACCTCACCGAGGACTATTTCTTCAACTATCGCGCGGAATTCAATTACCTAAAGACCCATTACGAGACCTACGGCAAAATACCTGACAAGCTGACCTTCGTCAGCGCGTTTCCAAATTTCGATATCGTCGACACTCAAGAGCCCGACAACTATTTGCTCGAGCAGCTTATCAAGGACTACAACACAAGCTATCTGGCCCTTCGCTTCAACGACATCAAGAAGATGCTGGAATCAGGCGACACGAATAAAGCCGTCGACTACTTCCTGCATTCGGTGGACAATCTTCACAGAGGCTCTGCGCTCAACAGCACCGATATCATATCCAACCGCAGCCGCTACGATCGCTATCTTGACAGAACCGCGGATCAGTCAAAATATTACATTCATACCGGATTCCCGGAGCTTGACGTGCTCATCGGCGGCATCGACCGCGAGAACGAGAACATGGTCATCGCGGCGAGAACCGGCATCGGCAAATCATGGACGCTGATCAAGATGGCTGCTGAGGCATCAAAGCAGGGGCTTTGCGCCGGCATTTACTCAGGAGAGATGACCGTGGACAAAGTAGGCTACCGAATCGACACGCTGCTCGGCCACATCGACAACAAGGGCATCATGAGAGGCCAGGCCTACATCCAAAAGCAATACAAGCAGTACATTGACAACCTTCCTTCTATGGGCTACGGCTCGATCAAGGTGCTCACTCCTGCCGATATCGCAGGCCCGGCGACCGTCGAGGCTTTGCGCGCGTTCATCGAAAAAGAGCATCTCGACATCCTGTTCGTCGACCAGTACAGTTTGCTCGAGGACACTAGCCACGCGCAGAAGAGCTACGAGCGCGTCGCTAACATCTCCAAGTCGATAAAGAACCTCCAGGTCATGAAGAAGATACCCATCATCTCGGTCTCGCAGATGAACAGGACCAAGAACGAAGACGACAAAGGCAACGACATCCAAGACACGACGCAGATCGGCTTGTCCGACCGCATCGGCCAAGACGCCACCATCGTCCTCATGCTCAGCCGCAAAGACGACCAGCTCATCATCAACGTCGTCAAATCGAGAGACGGCGGCGACGACAAGAAGCTGACCTACAAAGCAGATTTCAACTTAGGCCAATTCCAATTCGTGCCTGAGGAGATGAGCGACGACGATTCGACGAAGATGAAGAATTCGTACAGCTCCGAAGGGACTAACCAGTTCTAAGCAAATGAAAGCGCTTCAGATAGACAACTACGTCATAACGACGCCTTTGCTGGAGGTTATAAACCGGCTTAGGCTGGTTTTGACCAACGGAAAGCTCAAAGACGTCGAGCCTAAAGGCGACAACATCGTCGTAACCTGCCCGAACCCCAACCATTCCGGCGGCCACGAAAGCTCGCCTGCGTGCAATGTCTACGTCGGAGACGACGGAGAGGCGAAATACGGGTACTTCAGATGCTTCGTGTGCGAAGAGCAAGGCTCGTTCGTCAAGTTCGTGGCCGAATGCTTCGATTCGTCAGAGGATTTCGCCAAGAAGTGGCTGATAAGCAACTTCGGCGAGAAAGCGTTCGACGTCGCGCCTACGGAAGATCCGATAGACCTCGATATCGCGCTGAAGAAGCCTAAGGCGAAGAAATTCGTCGACAGAAGCGTTCTGGACCAGTATCAGGACTATTGCCCCTACCTGGCTAAGCGCAAGCTGTCGAAAGAGACCTGCCAGCGGCTTCACATAAAGTACGACGCGAAGTACAGGCAGATCGTGTTCCCCTGCTTCGACAGGAACGGCAACATAATAACGCTGCTCAGGCGCTCGATAGACACCAAGCAGTTCTACATCGACAAAGACATCGCCATGAAGCCGGTTTACGGGCTTGGCGAAATAGAGGCCGGCAATTCCCAAAGCTGCCTGATAACGGAAGGCCTGTTCGACAGGGCGGTTGCCGAAGAGTACGGCTGCCCGGCGATGGCTTGCCTAGGCACGCCGTCGAAAGAGCAGATAGACGCGATAAACAGATCGTGCGTGACGACCCTGTACCTGGCCTTCGACAACGACGAGGCCGGAATGAGGTTCAATCAGATATTCCATCAGGCGCTGTCTAAGAGAATACTGCTCTTGGACGTCGTCATACCGCACCCGGCGAAAGACGTCGGGGACCTAAGCTACGACGCTTTCTGGAAAGCGGTTGACGAAGCCAAATAAAAAGCCCAGGCCCAAGGCTAAAAACGCGGGCGTTAAATCGTATAATATGGCGTGAGTTGACAATCTCACGCACATGTTAATAAAAAAACATAAAAGGAGATAAAAAAACATGTCACAATTCAAATTCGAAGACTATCAGAAAGTAGTAGAAAAAGCGCAATCTGGCGGCTCTAACGCCGTCAAAGTCGGCTTCTTCAAGCTCAAAGACGACGGCGATGAGGCTTTGGCCCGCATCAATTGCGGCAGCGTCGAAGACCTCGATTTCGCGTCTGTCCACACGGTTCAGTCGGAAGGCAAATGGATGAAGGTCAGCTGCCTGAATCCCGTCGGCGCTTACGCCGATAACTGCCCGCTCTGCAAAGCCGCAGCCGACAGCCCGGACGGCTTGGTGTCCAAAGCCAATAAGAAAGTCTATATTCAGATGATCGTCTCTTACAAAGATCGCGCCACCGGACAGTTCTCCGCGCCGATCCCGGTCATTTGGGAGCGCCCTGCGGCGTTCTCGCGCGACATCGCCAACGCGCTCCGCGATTACGGCGATCTTCATAAGGTCTTGCTCAAAATCACCCGCAACGGCAAAGCAGGCGACATGAAGACTGCGTATTCTTTGAATTACGCCGTTCCTACCGTGTTCAAGCCTGAGCTCGTCCCCGAAGATTTCGGCGCTTTCGACAATTTCAACATCGCCAAGCATAGTTATTGGGAAAAGACCAAAGACGAAATCGACACGTTCATCGCCACAGGCGCATTCCCTGCCTACCAGAGCGGATCTCAGCAAGCCGTAAAGCCGGCGGCGCAGATCAAGACTCCGGCCTCGGCCAAGCCGACGACTGCGGTCGCTCAACCGGCTCCGGCTGCTACTCCGGCTACCGCCGTCGTCAATCCGGCGACGCCTGTCGCTCCGGCGACAACTCCGGCGACTGCAGCGCCGGCTGCTCCTGCAGCAGCGACAACTCCGGCCGCAGCGACGACTCCGGCAGCTCCGACTCGTCCGGCGCGTAATTTCAACGGATTCTCGTTCTAATCTAAGACTATAAGTCTCAAAGGGCCTTAATTGGCCCTTTTTCTATCGTATACTATATTGATATGCCGCATATATTCAAGCGGCAGGCAGCGAAACGAGGTATTCTATGTCAGAAGGATTATTCGGCGACGATTTCGATATCGTCGTCAATTCGCCGGGCGTCAAAGGGCTCGTAAAGAAAGCCAAAGGCAAAGTGACGCCAGACAAGGAAGAGGACATAGGCAAGGTGCTTAAGTCCAAAGCCATGTCGATCCCAGAGCGCTTGGCTATCATCAACCAGCGCGTTTTGGCCGTATTAGGCAGGCAGAAAGACAATGTGATCGTCATAAAGACGAAACAGGCGTTCCATGACTATATTTCTAGCTGCATAGCCACCGGGCGGATAGACATCGACACAGAAACCAACAACAGCCTCGATCCGGTGACCTGCAAGATCATGGGGCCTTGCTTTTACGCGCCGGGCCTGAAACAGGCTTACGTGCCTATCAACCACGTCGATTACGCGACGAAGCAAAGGCTTCCGTGGCAGCTGAAGGAAAGCGACGTCCAGGAAGAGCTAAAGCGCGTCTTGGCGGCGAATACCTTCGTCGTCATGCACAACGGCAAATTCGATTACGAAGTGCTCAAATGCACCTGCGGCGTCGCCGTCCCTCCCAATTGGGACACAATCGTCGGCGCCAGGCTGATGGACGAGAACGAATTCAAGGACGCCGGCGCGAAACTTAAGTACATTTACGCCAAATACATCGATCCGGAGCAAGAGAAATACGACATAGAGGAATTGTTCGAGAACATCCAGTACGCTTACGTTGATCCGGATATTTTCGCCCTTTACGCCGCCACAGACGCCATGATGACAGACAAAGTCTACGAGCGCCTTGAGAAGCCGTTTTTCGACAAACTGGAGAACAAGCGCCTTTACGAGAACATCTTCATGGGCATAGAGATGCCGATAGTCGTCGTGACGGCCGAAATGGAGCTGGCAGGCATCACGGTCGACGAAGCGTTCGGCGCGAAGCTCAAAGACAAATACAACGCGCAATTGGCCGCCATAGACGACAAGATCAAAGCCAAGCTCGACAACCTCAAGCCGCTGGTGGCCTATTGGAAGCTGCTTCCTTCGGCGACGGACAAGCCGCGCGTTTTCCCTTCTAAGAAATCGAAGATGACGCCGGCTAAGCTGACCGCGACCTACACCATCCCCGAGTACGAGCAGAACCCGAACGGCACGTTCAAGACAGACAAAGCAGGCAACAAGCTGCCGACCGGCCGCTTCTACAAAGAAGGCCGGCCTAAGATGCTCCAGATAGACGAAGACATCAATCTGGCGTCGCCTTCGCAGCTGGCGATCCTGTTCTACGACGTCTTGAGGATCAACGTCAAGAACAACGGCAGAGGCACAGGCGAAGCCGAGCTTCAAGACCTTGCCGACAAGCTGAAAGATCCAGGCCAATACGTGTCTAACGCAGTCAAGCGCACGATGGCCGACGTCTTAGAGGCGATCCGCCGCATGAAAGTGGCCGAGGCGGCCCCTATCCTTCAGTCTGAAGACGACGAGCCTGCGCAGCCTCAGAGAAGCGCGAAACCGGCCGACTATTCGATGGACGTAGACGAAGACGACGAGGACTACGACGCCGACGAGGACGACGAGGACGAAAGCGACGACGCCGGAGATTCCGGCAAGATAAAGACGTTCTCGGTGCAACTGACGAAAGACATCACCCCAGACGATCTCAAGACGCTCGAGAAAGAGATGCGTCCGGCGTTCGAGGCGGGCATAGAGGCCGCCAGGTCGCTCTGCCAGGCCATTTTGGACAGACGCGCCATCGTCAAGCTCGTCACGACGTACATAGACGTCATCCCTGAGCTGGCGCAGCATTGGCCGGATCACAGAATCAGATTCCACCTCAATTCACTCGGCACTGACACCGGGCGCTATTCGTCAGGCGGCAAGATAAAATACTACGACGAGGCGACAGATACGCCTGTCGTCGTCAGCGGCATCAACATCCAGAACATCCCTGGCGCCTCATCAGGCACCGGAGGCGAAGTCCGAATGCTGTTCAAGGCGACTGAGAAGTACGGGACGGCCAAAGCCGACGCCGAGACAGATCCGTTCGTCGTCAGCGAGACGGACGAGATCGAGACAGAGACCGGCTGGAAATACTGCAAGGATCTGGCTCAAGGCGACAGGATAATCGTCGACGGAGAGCCGGTGGAATACCGCGGAAGGAAATACGACCAGGATTCCAGGTCTTGGCAGATATTGGCGTATTAGCGCAAGGAGGCAGATCATGAGAAGCTTGAATACGAGGACTAAATACAAGATAGTCGGTTCCGACTTCTCCGCGCAGGAGCCGCGCCTTACGGCGTTCCTGAGCGGCGATCCCAACATGGCGAAGGCTTACGCCGAAGGCAAAGACCTTTATTGCGTGATCGCTGCGTCCATGTTCAACAACAAATACGAAGACAACCTAGAATACTACAAAGAAGGCACAGAAATCGAGATAGACGGCAAAAAGGTGATCTGCGGCCATAAGACCAACGTCTACGAAGCAGGCAAGAAGCGCCGCAAGGCCGCCAAAGTAATGCTGTTGGCCATTTGCTACGGCATGAGCGCCAGGACTGCCGGAACTAGAATGGGCAAGACCCCTGAGGAAGGCCAGGAGCTGATGGACAACTTCTTCAAGGATTTCCCGAAGGTAAAAGAGGCCATAGACAAGACGCATCAGGCGCTCAAAGAGCACGGATACGTCGAAGACGCTTTCGGACGTAGACGCCATCTGCCGGATTATTTCCTTCCATCGTATGAAGCGAAATACAAAGATCCTGACAAGCTGATCAACCAGTCGTTCAATCCGATACTGGCCTGCAAGAACAGACCTATGACGGATTCTACGCTGCAGGAATACGTAGCCCGCGCCAAATCGCTCAGATCCAACAGAGAATACGAGGCGTTGGCCTTGACCGCGCTGACGCATGACGGCGTCGTGCTCCAGGCCAACACAGGCCGCATAGCCCAAGCCGAGCGCCAGAGCTTCAACGCGAGAATCCAGGGCTCCGCCGCGTCCGTCACCAAGAAAGCCATGATAGACATCACGCGCGATCCAGAGCTGCTCAAATACGGCGCCAGGCTGATAATCACCGTACACGACGAGGTTCTCGTCGAATGCCCAGAGGTCTACGCAGAGCAGGTGAAGAAACGCCTGCCTGAGGTGATGATCGGGGCCGTCAAGAACGACATCTCGATCCCGATGGCCTGCGATCCTGCCGTCGTGTCGCGCTGGGGCACGGACGAAGTCGCCGACACGCTGAGGGAAGAGCTCAGCAAGCTGATAGAAGGCGACGCCAAAAAAGGCGTCAAAGGCATGCCGAGGGAGCAGGCGTTCGAGAAGATGTACGCCAAATACCCGGAGTTCAGCAGAGACGTGCTCGACGCCTGCCTTAAAGACGGAGAAGACCTTAACTTCGACCTAGAAGGCAAGCTGGAGAAGTAACGTCGTATAATAAAAAAGCAAAGAAAGAATGGAGAAAAAACATAATGCAGATTAAGACTAAGGAATTCCAAGAAGCCGCGAATAAGATATTGTTCGCCGTAGACGTCGACAAGAACGCGGCAAATCTAGAAATCGCCGCGAAAAACGGGGCGCTGTTCCTCAACGTCACCAACAAAGAATACTACGTATCTGTCAAATTCAGCGTCGATTCGACTGAGGAGTTCAGAGCCGTGGTCGACGCGTCGCTGTTCTTGAACCTCATCTCAGGTTTCACGTCCGAGACGTTCGATCTCAGCATCAAAGACAACGTCGTCCTTGTCAGCTCCGGCAAGAGCAATTACAAGCTGGCGATGATCTTCGACAACGACAAGCTCATGACGCTGCCGGTCATCAAAATCGACAACAAGACCGTGACGATGAACATCAGCAACGACATCCTCATGAGCATCCTCAACGTCAACAGCAAGGAGCTTCTCAAAACGAAGAACCGCGCCGACGTCGACGAGCTTCAGCATCTTTATTACATCGACGAGACAGGCTGCCTGACTTTCACCATCGGCGCCTGCTGGAACACGTTCTCGCTTGAAAAGCCGGTGAAGCTTTTGCTCAACGATCGAGTCGTCAAGCTGTTCAAGCTGTTCAGCGGAGACGTCGCGTTCAGCTTCGGGCACGATCCTCGCCCTGACGGCACGATAGCGTCTAAGGTGTCTTTCGAGACGCCGGATATCTACGTCGCCGCCATCATCACCAACGACGATATCCTATTGAATAAGGTGCAAGGGCCTTATAACGCGACGAAGCGCTTTTTGTCCATGCAATATGCGGATCACGCCGTCATTTCCGTGCCTGCGTTCGATTCGGCCATCTCGCGCCTGATGATGTTCACCAAGAACAGCGCCGAAAAAGCCAACATGGCCTACGTTCCGGCGACTGTGTCGCTCAACGCCGACGAATTGACCATCAACGACGGCAAAGGCAACACCGAAATCGTGTCCATCGAGAACGAAAGCGCGGTCGGAGAAGATTGTTCGATGAAGCTCAATTTGTTCGATTTGAAGCTCGTGCTCGATTCATGCCGCGGCGACCATATCACGCTCAACTGCGATTCGGCCCAGAGAGCCGTCGTCATCAATCGCGGCACGATCAGCAACCTCATTCCGAAGCTTCGCGAAGAAGCCAAGGTCGGAGAATAAGGCATGTCTAAAGCAAGCTTAGGCAAAAAATTCGAGACGCAGTTCAGGCTAAACTGAAAGACGACGTTCCCAGACAGCTTCATCCTGCGCCTGGCCGATCAGATGACTGGATTCAAGCAGACGTCGATGAACCCCTGCGATTTCGTATGCTACGTCTCAGGCAAGCTGTTCTTGATGGAATGCAAAGAGCATTTAGGCGCGTCGATACCTTTCTCGGCCATAAGCCAATACGACAGGCTTCTGGCTTACAAAGGCATAACAGGCGTCTATCCAGGCGTGCTTGTCTGGCTGTCTGAGAAAGACAAGGTGTTCTGGGTGCCTATCGAAGAGATGGAGAGAATGACGCTGGCCGGAGAGAAATCCGTCGGGCTTAAGGCCCTGCAGGATAAGTCGTATAATATCGTAGAAATACCGTCGGAGAAAAAAAGAGTTTTCATGGAGTCAGATTATTCATGCCTTCTCGATTACGCCAAACCGGCGGCTAAGGAGCAATAATGGATAAGAAGTTAGAAGACGCTTTAAACAGAGTGGAGATGAACTACCACGATCTCGTCGAGATCGCGAACGGCATCCTCGATCCAGTGCTTAACCCGGTCAACGAGCTCGTCGACGCGCTCAACGCGCACATAAACTCGCTGTCTATCGACCAGCTCAGAGATTACATTCTCAGGCTTCAGCTGAAGGCGTTCGAGATCAGCGAAATCAAAGAGAAGTCCATCCTGAAAGCGGAATTGGCAGACGCTTTGCACGAAGAGGCGTTCGCCGTCAATTTCAACGGCACCGACGGCTCCGCGGCCGTCAAAGACAAACTGGCGTTGGTCGCCACGGCCTCAGAGACCGTATCCGACACGCTCTATTCTTATATGGCTAACCTGCTCAAGAACAAAGTAGACCAGCTGCATCGCTTGGTCGCGGCCATCTCGTCGATTCTGATGTCGCGCATGCAAGATCTCAAATACACGTCTATGTCGGCCGGAAGCGGCCAGGTGGACAGCCCGGCGCCGACAGCGGAATAGCCGGAGGCAAAAATGAAGAAAGAACAGACTTTGATTTCGGTGAAATTGTCCAAAGACCTTCTCGATAAGGTCAAGGCTAAGGCCGCGGACAACGAGATAACCGTCTCGGCGCTCATCAGGATGTTCCTGATCAATTACGTTTCTGCGCCGTCCGCCAAAGAAGGCAAGCAATACTTGGCCGAATACCTGGCGGAAGACGTCAATAAGGCGCAATAAGCCGGAGAGAAGAACAAATGTCATCAATTAGCGAAATAGTGTCCCGTCTCAACAAAGAATACAAAACGGACAAACTCATCATCAAAAGCAACATTCTGCCTTATTACGAGCGTTTGGCGTGCGGCGCGTTAGGCATGGATTACCCGCTTTTCGGCGGCCTGCCTTTGGGCAGAATCGCCGTTTACTCGGGACTGCAGCACTCCGGAAAGACGACCGGCGCATGCTGCGAATTGGCCGCGTATCAGCGCATGTTCCCGAAGCAGACCTGCGTGTTCGTGGACGTCGAGCACACGCTCGATCTTAAATTCCAGGCCAGGATGAACGGCTTGGATCTCAGCAAGCTGTTCTACGTCAATCCTGTAGGCCTTTCAGGCGAGCAGATCTGCGATTTGATCGTCGAGCTGCAGAAAGGCGAAGACACGGGCGCCATCGTGCTCGATTCGCTTCCGGCGATGATGCCGGCGATCGTCCTCGAGAACGATCTGACCAAAGACGCGGGCATGAGAGGGACTATAGCCAAAAAGCTTTATCCGTTCCTGTCGATCATGCAGTCGATGGTCGCCGAGAAGAACAACATCCTCATACTCATCAATCAGGTCAGGCAGGTCGGCACGACGTTCACCGGGCTTCCGATCTACAAAGAGCCTTGCGGCGGCGCGCCTCAGTATTATTCGTCTGTATCAGTCAGATTCGGCACGCGCAAGTTCACAAAATTGGACGACATGGACGCCTGCGGCAAAGAAAACGGCGAAGGCGCAGACGGCTTCAGGCTTCTGTTCAAGATCATGAAGAACAAGACCGCGCCGTGCAACCGCGGCGGCGGCTTCATAACCTACCGCTACGCGACCGGTTTGGATTGGATGCACGATTTGCTCGAGATAGCGATCGGCTTCGATTTCATAAAACGCGTCAACAACGTCACTTATCAGCTCGTCAACCTGGAGACAGGCGAATTGTTCGAAGGTGACGACGGCAAGCCTCTGCAAGGCAAGAAAGCCGATTTGGTCGATTACATCATGACTCACGTCGAATTCCAGAACCAATACCTCGCGATGCTGAACAAATACATTTCGGCGTCAGACGATTCATACGGCTCGCTGCTCGACGACAGAACGGCGGCCGAAATCGACGATCAAGAGCACGCGGTGGAGCATCAGTTCGATCGCTCTAAGCCTAAGCCTGATTCGAAAGGCGCTTCAGCGCCTGAAGAAGAAGACCCAGATGGCGGCGATCCTGAGCCTGAGGCTTCTTGCGGCCCGATTGCCGAAGAGGAGCCTAAAAATGGCGGCGGGGATAAAGACTAGGGTAAAAGAAGGCGAGCAGAAGCCTACTCGCTACTTCAGCTCGCGCCAAGAGAAAGCCGTCGCTAAGGCTGTAGGCGGAAGAACGACGCCTAATTCAGGCGCGACTGACTTCGGCGGAAAATCGGACGTGCTGACGAAAGATTGGGCCATCGAGTGCAAGACGAAGACGTCAGACTGCGATTCGATGTCGATCAAGAAAGAATGGATCGACAAGCTCAGGCATGAGATGGTGTTCGACGGCAGGCAGAACTGGGCGCTGGCGTTCAGTTTCGGCCCAGGCGGAGATAACTATTATATCATAGACGAAGCGCTTTTCAAGGCGCTGCAAGAGTTCGTGAAACTCAGCAAAGAAGAGCCTGAATAAGGTTCTTCTTTCTTTTATGCCGTATTATATATAAAATATAAACAGGGAGAAATCAGCATGAAATACTCGATGGTGGCGATAAACGTCAAGAACGATCTCGTCGACGACGAAGAGGCCGTGCGCGTCCGCAGGGCTTTGATCGCGTACGAAGGCAAAACGGCCCCTGTGTTCGGCAGCATGAGCTACAAAGGCACGCGCTTCGTCACGGCGGATCCTTATTTCTCAGAAAAAGGAAAATCTCACGTCTATCAGTTCTCTGACGACGGATACTCGCTCATCAGCACTGAAGACGATGGCGACGCGGTGCTAAAAGGCAAGAAACGCGCCTATCACTGCTATATTCCGGAAGCTTTGGGCGACATGCAGTATCTCGCGGCCGTAGAATTCGAAGCCGACAGCGACGCAAAGGCCATAGAAGCCTTCGACGCCAGAAAAGAGCTTCGCTAAAAATGATACGCAAATACGTGCAAGAGCAGCTTCAGAACTGCTCTTTCGCCGATCTCAGCGGGCTTAAGCCAGGCGTCTACTCGGTGCTCGTGCCAAAATATTCTAAGCCGAGGTACGACATAGGTAAAACATATCTCATCTCCGTGTCGCAAGAGGTGCTGAACAACCCCAATTCTGTGACAGCGGTCAATTGGAATTCCGGCGGGTTCCCGAAAAGCAAATACCTGAAGGCATGCGTGTCCAAGACGATGGGCAAGATGGTCTATTTCGACTGCCTTGAGTACGATTACGACAGGCAGGCCGATACCGCCAATATGTGGTCCGGCTGGCTGTCTATGGACGAGATAACTCAGATTTCGACGATAAGCCAGCAATAGCAATCGTATAATAACATGGATTCGAGGAGATATAATGGAATCATTAGCAAATAAGTACAGACCTAAGGCTTTTTCTGACGTCGTCGAGCAAGGGCTGACCATAAAGATCCTGACGAAAGTGCTGGAAAAGCGCGAATTCAAGCACGCCTATCTTTTCGCCGGAGACACCGGGGCCGGCAAGACGACGATCGCCCGCATCTTCGCCAATGAGATAAACAAAGGCGTCGGCGATCCGATAGAGATCGACGCGGCGAGCAACAACGGCGTCGACCAGATCCGCGCCATAATCTCTTCGGCGCACGAAAGAAGCCTAGTAGGCGAATACAAGATATTCATCATCGACGAATGCCACGCCATCACGACGGTAGGCTGGCAGGCCATCCTGAAAGAGCTCGAAGAGGAATCAGGGTACACCATCTACATTTTCTGCACCACGGAGCCAAACAAGATCCCGGACACGATCCTCAACCGCCTTCAGCGCTACAACATCACGAAAATCTCCAACGCCGGCATAAAAGCCAGGCTTGAGTACATCTGCAAGCAGGAAGGCTTCACGAACTACGAAGACGCCTGCGAGATGATAAGCAACGTCAGCCAGGGCTGCCTGCGCGACGCCATCACTCTGCTGGATCAGTGCGCCGATTATTCGCATGATCTCAGCCTGAGCAACACAAAGCGCATCATCGGCGACATGGACGCCGAGACGATGCTGCGGCTGACCAATTACGTGTACGAAGGCAATGAGGCGGAGACGCTGAACATCATCGAACGCCTTTATTCCAACGGTGACGATCTGCGCCAGTTCATTAGCGCGTATTTCGATTTCTTGCTCGACCTGACTAAATACGCGATATTCAAGAACATCGGAATGACCAATCTTCCGGCGCATCTCGAGAATTCAGCCGATAATAGCATCAGCGTCAGCTACACTGCCCAGATAGACAGAAAATTCCTTAACGGGTTCCTTGACCACATCCTCAAGCTCAAGACCGAAATCAAATACGACGCCTCTTACAAATCGACGATCGAAGCCTACATGCTCAAAGCGTGCAGAGGATAGCCATGGCAGCGATAGTAGGACAAGAAAAATTGAGGGGCGCGCTGGACTCGTATCGCATAGACACAATGCCGAAGACGCTCATGCTGATAGGCGAGCCTGGATGCGGCAAGCATCTTCTGTCTAAGGCGCTTGCGGATCGCTTAGGTTTGGCTTACGTCGTCATCAGCGACGAGATGACCCATGACGATCTCATATCGTATTCGCAGAGCCCGACTCCGACGATGTACGTCATAGAGATCTCGAAATTCTCGGAGAAGCAGCAGAATCAGTTTCTTAAATTCATCGAAGAGCCCGCGAAATGCGCCTTCGTCGTGGTTTTGGCCGATTCTGAGGTAGGAGTGCTGCCGACGATCTCGAACAGATGCCTGAAGCTGTTCTTCGAGCGATACTCCGACGATCAGCTCAAATCGCTGATGCCGGATCCGAGCAAAGCGACGCCGGATTTCTTAGCGGTATGCAATACCCCAGGCCGGCTGAAGGCAGCCGAATCGCAGAACGTCGAAGGCTTGCTTTCGCTGTGCGATTCCATAGTCGCCAACATCGGCAAGACCAGCTGGGCCAACGCGCTGAAGCTTGTCACCAAAGTCAACTGCGGAGACGAAAACGACCGATTCGACTTCGATCTTTTCTTCAACGCGCTAGAGCTGGCGGCTTTCAAAGCCTACAAGAACGGTGGCGCGGACGCCGATTTGGCGATATACGAATTGGTCAACAAAGCCAAAAAAGACAAAGCCAACAAATCAATATCCAAGGATAATTTCATGCTGAGTTTCGTCACGTCGATGTGGAAGGAGGCGAACCATGAAGCTGACAGAGCTTAAATCGAGGCTTGAAAGCAAATCGGTCGATTCCAGATTCATGGTTTTCGTCTGCGACGGAGATTATTTTCTGGCGAATCAGTACCTAGACGAGATCTGCCGCGTCAGAAACAAGACGGCCTGCCCGATATCGAGCGTGCACGATTCGGAAGATTCCGCTTTCGCGCTGCAGGAAGACAGCGGGATGCTTTATGTCCTAAAAACCGACGTGTTCTCTGAAGTCGCGGCCGACTATTCGATGTTCGAGGACGTCGTCGTGGTCTGCGACAAGATAGACCAGAAGCTGTCCGACGCGCTCGGAGACAGCGTCGTCGTTTTCCCGAAGCTCCAGGAATGGCAGATAAAAGATTACATGGCAGTATTGTGTCCAGGCCTCGAGGCGAGCCAGATAGACTGGCTTTACGAAGCGACGGCCGGCGACATCTATCAGATAAAGAACGAGCTCGACAAGGTGGCGCTGTTCGACGAAAGCGAGCAAAAAGAGGTCTTTGAGGCCGTCAGGTTCGAGCCAGGAGCCAATTTCTACGAAGCGCAGCTGTTCAAGCTGGCAGACAGCGTGATAAAAGGCGACAGAGCAGAGATCTACGGCTTCATGCAGCACGAGGCTGATTGCGACATAGATCCGATAGCTTTGGCTAACGTCATGCTGAAGACGCTGAAGAACATCGCGCTCATAAAGCTGAACAGCGGAGCGACCGCCGAAGAGATAGGCGTTTCCGAGAAGCAGTATTTCGCGTACAAGAAGTATCTGTACAACGGCTATCAGCAAGACAGGCTGTTCAAGAACATAGAGTTCCTGTCAGGCATAGACCTCAGGCTCAAGTCGTCAGAGCTCGACATGACGAAAGACAGGCTGCTCGATTATATTCTTATTCACGTAGCACAATAAAGGAGAAAGCAATGAGCGAGAATTTTTCTTATTCCAAAATAGACACGTATGAGCAATGCAAATTCAAATTCAAGCTCAAGTACCTCGACGGGCATTACCTGTTCTCAGGCAGCGTCGCCACTGAATTCGGCACGCTGATCCACAAGACGGAAGAGAGCATAGCCAATTTCATCAGGGCCGGCGAAGCGATAGACTATCCGAGCCTCAAGAACAACATCATCGTCAAGATGGCGGAAATCGAAAGCAGATACCCTGCGGATTTCTCAGAGAAAGACAAATCGGATCGCACGTACAAAGACAAGATGTACGAATATCTCGACGACAAGATCTACAGGCTTGAGAGATTCATGAAAGCCCATCCTACGTACGAGATAGTCGGCACAGAGCAGGATTTCAAAGTCGCGTACAACGACAAATACGTGTTCAAGGGGTTCATAGACCGCGTCATCCACGACAAAGCGACGAATCGCTATCTGATCCAAGACATAAAGACCTGGCCCGTTCCGGCAGAGGCCGACGAGCTCACGACGCCGCTTCAGTTCGTGTTCTACACGATGGCGGCCGAAGACCTGTACAAATGCGACAAAGACCAGGTGTCGTGCGAATACGACCTTCCGTTCTGCGACGGCAACCAGCCGGCTGGATCGCCAGGCTACATGACGCGCGGCATGAAGAAGCTCGAAAAGCTGTTCGGCGGGATTGAGAGCGGCGACTGGGAGCCGAATCCGACGCCGCTGTGCCATTGGTGCGAGTACAATCCGATGCTAGAGAAAAACAAGGCAAACCTCGACAAGGCCGGCCCTACCGCATGCTGCCCTTATTTCAGCCTGTGGGACCACAAGGGCGATTCAAGATACAAAGAGTCGCTGCTCAAATGGGGCGGAGACGCCAACATCGGCAGCGACCAGAAAATACTGCAGACGATGATGAAGCAGCAGAAAGGCAAGCGTTTGGTGGAATAGCATGATAAAGATAGAGCCGTTCGAAAACGAGGCGATAGACGCCACGCTGGCGAGATTCAAGCGTGCCGTAGCCTATTCAGGCGTGCTGGACGAATGCAGAAAGCGGCAGTTCTTCGTCAAGAAGTCGCTAGCCAGGAAAGCGAAATCTAAGCTCGCCGCGGCCAAGCGCCGCAAAAGCCGAAGAAGCCGGTAATGCCGTATAATAAAAAGAAGGTTGCAAATATGCCACAGAACAAGATGTACGACGCCATAATCGTAGGCGCCAGCAAAGAAGGCGTGCAGGCAGCGCGAAAGCTCGCCAAATCGCCAAGATTCAAGACGGTAGCGCTCATAAGCGAAGATTTCAGCCGCCTGAAGAAAAAGCCGCTGGAAGGCGTCGAATGCGTCAATCAGAAAGCGACGTTCATAGCCTATAACAGAGGCTTGATAGCCGTGACGCTGGAAGACGGCTCGCTGGCGATAAGCGAGACCGTCGTCATGGCCACAGGCCAGACGCCTAACGAGCTCGTCGTCGGCAACCGCGAAGTCAAAGGCGTCTATTACGACGTCGATTCCCTTCCGAGGCTGAACAAATACAGCCAAGCGCTGATAGTAGGCCATGGGGAAGACGCCGTCGAAGCCGCTTTGGCGCTCAGCAAGAAACTGAGATACGTCTATTTGTGCGACAAAGCCATGCAGCCTGGCTGCGACGCGGATCTGGCGGCGAAGATGAAAGCCGCAGACAATATAGTCTATCTGCCTAATTCATGCGTGACAGACTGCTTCGTTGAGGGCGATTCCAACGAGACGGTCGTGAAATTCGACACCTACGACAAAATCAGATGCACGGTCATGCTAGTCTTTTTGGGCGGCAGGCCGAACCTCGTGACATCGGCGCATCAGCTGTTCAACGTCGACGCCGGCGGCGCTGCACAGATAAACGATTACTGCATGACGTCGTTCGTGCCTAAGCTGTTCGCCGTGGGCTACTGCGCATCAGGCTACACGTCGGCTAAAGGAGCCAAGATGCTGGCTTATCTAACGGAAGGCAAATAGGAGGCAAACACATGCTTACGCAAGAACAATTATTGGCTAACAAGACGAAATACCTCGAGCTTCTGAGCAAGCTCGGAGTCGATTTGACCACTTTCTCGAAATACCTCGACTCAGTCGATTATTTCGAAAAGCCGGCGAGCCCGCAGTATTTCAAGGCATATCCAGGCGGATTGTGCCAGTACGCGCTCGACACGTACTATGAGCTCGGCTCTTTGGCCAACGCGTACTTCCCAGGCAGATACTCGCAGGAAGACATCATAAAGGTCGCGCTGTTCCGCGACATCTACCGCGCAGAGATGTACGAAGGATTCCAGAAGAACGTCAAAAACGACGAAACCGGGCAATGGGAGTCCGTGCCGGCCTATCGGCTAAAAGAAGACAGACCGACGTACGGCGATCTCGGGTTCAGCTCCTACATGACCGTCAATCATTTCTTCCAGTTCACCGACGAGCAGATAGAGGCCATCGTTCAGTCGCGGCCGCTCGACAACTACACGAACGATCTGCACGATATCCTTAAGAGCTATCCGCTTGTGACGCTCGCCAGAATGGCCGACATGGCGGCGACCTGCTTCGAAAACGAGAACGGAGCCGCAGAATAATGACAGGGCCGATCATAGCGACGGCCAACGCGTTCGAGCTCGTCGACGTATCGGAGTACGTCATAGACGGCTTGGCAATAAACTTCGTTTTGGCCGACGGAACCAGAGTAGAAGTCGCCAAAGTCCTGTGGGACTACTACAACGAGAAGCCGTACATCAGAAGCAACGGCGAGAATTTGCAGAACTACATCGTGGATTTCGACGGCTACAAAGATTTCATAAAACTCATAGACGAGGCTTATTTCCGCACTAATGCCAATCACAAAACGGCGCATAGCGAAGATAAGCCGCAAGACTAGATAATCCGCCGCCGATTAGGAAACAACATCATGAAAATACTGATTTACACGGATCTGCACATGTGCAGAGCCGCCAGCATAATAAGAGGATACGGGAAAAAATACTCGCTTAGGCTTGAGAATTGCGTCAATACGCTCAATTGGGCTGAGCGCCTCGCCGAATCAGAGGGGTGCGACGCCGTTTTCAATTTGGGCGACTTTTTCGATCAGCCGGATCTGGACAGCGAGACCATAACGGCGCTGACCTCGGTGAAATGGTCCGCCATCAAGCATTATTATCTGGTCGGCAACCACGATTCGTCGGTGAGCAGCCTCGAATTCAATTCGGTCAACGCGCTGTTCGCCGAGAACAATGACATAGTTACGGAGCCTAAGACGCTCGAGCTGGGCGGCATAGAGATCTGCCTTCTGCCGTACATCATAGAGAGCGACAGAAAGCCGCTGGCGCGGTATTTCGGCGGCATGACGGACAAGCCTAGGCTGATTCTTTCGCACAACGACGTCAAAGGCATCCAAATGGGGCCCATAGTCTCAAGGGCGGGATTCGACATTGACGACATAGGCAATTCGTGCTCTCTGTTCGTCAACGGGCACCTTCATAACGGCCAGCAGATTTCGACCAACGCGATAAACCTAGGCAACATAACAGGCAAGGACTTCGGCGAAGACGCCTTCAGATACCGCCACAGCGCGATGCTGATAGACACAGACACGCTGCAGTGCAGGTTCGTCGAAAACCCAGAGGCGTTCAATTTCTATAAGATTGAGATAGCCGACCAAAGCGGCCTTTCGGCACTGGACAGCATAAAAAACAACGCCGTCGTTTCGGTCAAATGCGCGGAATCGCTGATGCAGGCGGCGAAAGACAAGCTCGCCGCGCTTCAGGCGTCCGGCAAAATAGTCGAGATACGGCTGATAGCCGAAAAGCAAGGGCAAGCCGCAGAAGAAGGCGACATCTCGGAGCTGACGATGGATCATCTGGCCAAGTTCGTGGAGTGCTGCCGCGCCAAGATAAACAACTCGGCAGTGCTCGAATCGGAATTGGCGGAAATATGCAAGTAGGGCAGAAGGCTTTTGCCAAGCCGTTGTCGTATAATAATAGAGTAAAGAGCCGTTAAATATGAATAAGGAATTCAAAAAGAAATACAGCAGGCTTTTCAAATGCTACGACAGAGAGCTCAGGGCGCTTCAGAAGCGCGACGTCGCCGAGCTCAACAACCCCATAGACTATTTCGTCACCTACATAAAGTTCATGCGCGATTACTATATTCTGACGGAGCCCATCGAGAAAGACGGCGCCGAGAACAAGAAAATAGCTATAATAGCCTCTACGCTGTCAGAGTACGAGCAATACGCCGACTGCGAGAGGAAATACTTCAGAGTCGGCGAAAACGGCATGGTGGAGCGCATCGTGCCGGGGACGCAGGACGAAGTGCTGAGCAAGTACAACGCCGAGAAAGCGTTCCATTGGAACTGCTTCTGGCAGCTCGTCTGCCTCAACATGAGCGATTGGATGGGCAAAGATGCTGCAATTTAAGAAAGTGACGCTGCATAATTTCGGCAGCTACGGCCACGCCGACGTCGGCCTGCAGAACAAAGGCTTCTGCCTGGTGACGGGCGTCAACCGCTGCAAGAAAGACAACGCGCTGTCAAACGGAGCCGGCAAATCGCAGATTTGGAACGGCATATCCTTCGCCCTTACCGGCGAGACCGTGAACGGCCTTCATTCGAATCTGAAGAACCTGGCGGCAGCGGAAGACGACGAAGCCTACGTGGCTTTGTCTTTTTCGCACGATTCTGACTCGTTCGAGATAACGAGGTTCATATCGCCTAACACGAATCTCAAGATAATAAAAAACGGCGAGGACGTCTCGGGCAAAGGCATCCGCGAATCTGAGAAGAAGCTTGCCGAGCAGCTGCCGGATCTCACCAAAGACCTCATAGCGTCGACGATAATCATCGGCCAAGGCATGCCGAACAAATTTTCGTCGTTCAGCCCGTCCGGCAGAAAAGAGCTGCTCGAGAAGCTGACTAAATCTGATTTCATGATAGACGACATAAAGAACAGGGTGTCCTCGAGGGAGAACGCGCTGAATTCCAAGCTCCGCGAATACGAAGACAGCCTTTTGGTCAACCGCACGAGCAAAGACGGCTTCCAAGCCACGCTCGACGCCGACAATAAGCTGCTCGCCTCGCTGAAAAGGCCGGATTTCGACGCGGAGATCCTCGAGGCCAACTCAGCGCTATCCGCGGCTACCGCAGGGTTCAATTCCGCGTCTGCCGAGCTCGACGCTTTAGATGCTGACACAGAGAAGACCAATAGCGCTTTGATGAGCAAAATGACCGAGAAATCGAAGGTAGGCGCGCAAGAGCTCATCGCCTACAACAGCGTTATGTCCGGCATCAAGGCCGACAGATCCGGCATAGAAAACAAGATAGCCGCGCTGAAAGACGAGATAGCGAGGCTGAAGAGCATAAAGGACGTCTGCCCGGTCTGCGGGCAGAAGATAGCCGGCGTCATAAAGCCGGACACGAGCAAGCAAGAGCTTGAGCTGATCAAATGGCAGCAGCAGCTCCCCGTTTTCGCCGAACGAGAGGCGACCGTCAACAAAGAGCATAAGAGCTACCTCGACGAGATCGACGCGACGTTCGCCGCCGATCTCAGCGAGCTGAACGGGCATCTGGCCGGCAACAAAAGCAAGGCGTCTGAGCTGAAACTCAAAAAAAGCGGCTTTTCGAGCCAAATGGACTCCGAAAAACGCAGGCTTGACAAATTATGCTTCGACAAGGCGAATTGGGACAAGAACAAGCTTTCTGTCGAAAACGCCGCCGCGTCGCTCAAAGACTCGGTCGCCAAGCTCGACAGCGCGATAAAGCTGACGGAAGACGGCAAGCTTGACACGCAAGAGCATCTGGCGGTGGTCAAGAAGATGGAGACGCTGATAAAGCGCGACTTCCGCGGCTATCTCCTGTCGAACGTCATAGCGTACATCAACAAGAAAGCCAAAGAGTACTGCAAAACTGTGTTCGGCACGGACGAGCTTGACGTCAGGCTGGACGACAACGATCTAGACATCGCGTACTGCGGCAAGATGTTCGACAATCTGTCTGGCGGCGAGAAGCAGCGCGTGGATCTGATACTGCAGTTCGCCATAAGGAACATGCTGATATTCTACCTCGGCGCCGATTCAAACATGCTGGTGCTCGACGAGATAACGGACTTCCTGGACAAGCGAAGCTGCGACGCGGTCATGAGCCTGGTCGAAAGCGAGCTCGACTCCATAGATTCGGTGTTCATCGTCTCGCATCACGCGGAAGAGCTCGAGCTGCCGATAGACTCGGAGCTGCACGTCGTCAAAGACGAGAACGGCATAAGCGAGATAACGGCATAATAAATGAAACATACGCAAGAGATACGGAAAGAATCAGGCAACAAAGGAGGGCATGGTAAATAATGCTTTTTAAAAAACCTAGCGGTCTAAAATATACCGAGCTGTGCATGTACATCGACAAGAACATGGAGAAGCTCAGGAACCCAGGAGAATACCCAGAAGTCGAGAACACGGTATACAACTACCTATGATTGCTCGTCAAGGCGCTGGCGATAAAGAAAGGGATGTTCTCTAACTTCCAGGACTACGATCCGTATTCGTTCTACGCGGCGAACAGGCTGTTCTTCGCTCTGAGGAAAAACCTGCAGAACCAAGGCAAAACGATAAAGGGCAAGAAAATAAGGCCCATAAAATCGAGCTTGAATTACACTAAGGCGCTCTTGTATCCTATGAAGATAGAATACCAGAGAGAAAGCTTCAGAGAGGTCATCTCAGAGGAGTTCGTGTCGACGAAGTTCGACGCATTCAGCTACAACGAGAAGCTGAAAGACGACGCCAGGGAGACGCTCGGCGTCAACGAGGCGTTCCAGCAGAACGTCCAAGAGTCGTTCCAGAACTGCGGCGAGCTGCTCGACAGGGTCCTGATAAAATCGCCGTTCGGCAAAGACTCGATAGAATACAAGCGGCTGAAGATATCGCTGATGCTGAATTGCGTCAGCGCGATAAAGACCAAGAAAAAGCTCGACGCCAGCGCGATAACGATGATATTGTGAAAGCTGCCTAAGTCGATGTCTAATTACGTCAGAGTCCTGCTCAAGGAGTTCTTCGTGGAAATGAAGAAGGACATCATGGACTGCTACAAATCGGCCGACATAGCCGATGAGTATCTGGATGACATAATATCCAACCCGGCGGGAGAATCGGCCAACCAAGATGAAGAATAAAGTCAAAAACAGCCTCGACGCGCTGCAGCTGTCCGACGTCTATTCGCTGATGCTGTTCGTTATGTACAAAGTGCAGGACGTCCCGGAATACGCCGTGCTGAGCGAACTGTGCTATCTGCTAGACGGCAGCAATCTGGCCAGGCTGCTGGCATATTTCGCAGGGAAGACCGTGACGTTTCCGACGGCGGATGACTTCGTGATCGTTTCGAACGCGCTGCTCTTGTACCAATACGTCAATATCGAAGGCGACGACATGGCGACGGCGGAATCGAAGCTGAGCGGCCTGTCAGCTAAGCAGAAGAGCAAGGTCATGGCGCTCTACCTGAAGCTGCTGCCTATAATGGGGCAGTACAACATCGACAGAAGCCAGATACACAAAGATGACAGATAGCGAAAAGAAGCCCGTCATAGACAAATTCCCGAAAGAGCAGCGCACTTTCGAGACGAGGGTAAAGTTCGTAAGGGACGTCTTCTCGTCGAAGTACAGCGAAAGCCAGATAATGGCGAGCTGCGTGCAGTACAAGCTAGGCAGATCGTACGACGCTTACGTTAAAAGCATCGACGACAGCCTGTGGAAGCTGCACGGCGAAGATCCGATGAAGATACTGAAGAACATAGACGACGACTAACAAGGAGAAAACACAAAATGAATCAAAAACAAGACGTTGTGAACGATCTAGGCGTTCTGACTAAGGTGCCTAACAAGGTGCTGGATGAGCTGGTCAATAAGCTAAATTTATGTATAGGCAGCATAATCGCAGACGCAGCTGCCTCGAAAGAGCAGAGCGTCATCATCGACATCGGCATAGGCACGCTCAGCGTCAGCCTGACCGACATGCAATGCAAATTCGTCCCGAGCAAAGACCTCAGGGCGACGATAAAGAAAAGCATGATAGAGGGCGCGGACCCGCTCGAATGCGAATTAGAGAAAGAGCTGACGGCCAAGCTGGTCAGCCTGACGTCAGAGGTATTCTAAAGACATGGAAAAGAAGGCAGAAGCAACCAAGCAGACAGAAGAAGCAAAGGCTTCTACCGCTTTAACCGTGCCGACCGGCGTGCTCAACGAGGAATCGCTGAGGATAATCGGCCAGATAATAACAGAGCAAGACGCCCAAAAGACCAAAGATCTTACTTATCTGTTCAATCAGAACCAGAACAAGAAGACGATGGTCAGAGCCAACAAGCTCAATGAGCTGCTCGACGTCATAACAGACGAAGCGGTCACCCGCTTCACGAAGAACCCCGACGAGATATCCAACAAAGATCTGCTCGACGGGCTGAAGACGGTGCAAGATCTGATAGAGCGCAGCCAATCTCAGGTGAACGGCGTGACGGATCAGCCGCTCATCCAGATAAATCAGCAGACCAATTCCGTCAACGTAGGAGACCAAGGGCCGCAGCTGAGCAGAGATTCGCGCGAGCGCGTCAAAAACGCGGTCATGAACCTCCTCAGCGGGCTGGCGCCTAAGACAGACGACAAAGGCGGCAGCGAAGACGAAGACGTCGCCTATGACGGAAGAAAAGCGCAAGACGACGGCAAGATCATCGACGCTGACGCCATAGCCAAAGAAGAAGAGAAGTTAGAGGAGGCCGGAACCAAGCCTTCCGACGACAAACCAGATGATTAGCAACATAACAGGCCTTCTCAAGAGGCTGGACATAAAAGACACCGGCGTGTACGACAACCATTTCTACGTCGTCAACATAGACGGCAGCGACGAATACGCCAAGATGTACACCAAGCTGAGCGATAATGCGATAAACACTGAGTTCCCGGCTTTCGGCAAAAACACCAACAACTCGACCGTCAAGGTCACCAACTACTTCGAAATAGAAGAGGACGGCGTCGAATACAATCTGTTCCTCATCGCCGATTTCGACAACGACAAATACTATCTCAAAATAGGCGAGAAATAGCATGATACTGGAATATAACTCGCAAGAGGTGTTCACCATGGCCTTGAAGATAGAGGACATGGGCAACGTCGCCATAAGATGCGTGAACGACAAGAGCGAAGAGTATTACATCGCCACCAGAACAATGAGCGGCAAGACCGGAATACTCAAATTCGGCCCTGTGATACCGGACCTGCCGATGATACCGAACGGATTCGAGCTGTCTTACAAAAAGATAGACTACAACGAGCCGAAGATAACGAAGGAGCTGAACCTCCTCGTCAACGATCCGAAGAAGCTGATAACGACGGCGACGGAGATAACGCTGGATGACATGGAATCGGCTATGCCGGTCCTGAAATACTATTTCGGCTCGGCCGAAGATCTGATGCTGGACGAAGAAGAATAGCCCAAGCGCGAAAGGAAACGACAATGGCTGTAAAAGACGTAAGGAAATACTATGCCTCTGTTCAGGCGCAGTACCTCGAGATGAAAGGCGATCTGGCCGATTTCGACGAGGCCTTCAAAGAAGGCCACATAACCGAAGAGAAGCTGACCGCCGTGAAAGAAGACGTCGCCAAAGTGGAAGAGAACTACAACAGACTAGCGTACATAATCTATCTTCTCGGGCTCAGGAAAAGAACGTCCAAGAAGCAGGCCGGCAAAGACGCGGCGCTGCTGAAGGCGCTGACGGACGACAAAGCGGACGAAGCGTCGGTCGAAGCAGAAAACGACGGCGCCATAGCCAAACTCGGCGCCGATTTGGGCGATTTAGTGGCAGAAGACAAGGCCAAACAGGCTTAGCGTCGATAAAAACCATCAGGCGCAGGCTTGTTTTTTTATGCTTTTTAATGAATTATTAAATTATTAGATATTGCCGTATAATATCATAGATTAAAGGGAACATAGGCAAATGAGAGAGATAATCGCAGATTTAAACGCATTGCGCGCGCCGGCTGAGCCGCTTAAATTCCTCAGCGACGCCGGAACAGACAAGACGGAAGGCAACGCCATAATGGCGGAGCTTAAGGCGGTCATGGACGCGAATCCAAGCATTCTGGCGCTTTCTGCGCCGCAGATCGGCATCGCTAAACGCGTGTTCTGCATCAGATTCAACGACGCCATAAAAACGTTCATCAATCCGATAGTGACGAAGAAGAAAGGCATGGTCATCGCCCCTGAGGCGTTCGTCAATATGCCGGGCAAAGAGATACTGATCGGCCGGCCTGAGGAAGTGACAGTCGTCTATTACGGCGAAGACTTCTCATACGGCGACAACAAGCTGCTCGGAGCGGCCGCGAGGCTTTTCGATCAGCAAAGCCAGCTGCTTGACGGCATTCTGCCTGACGAACTCGGCCTGGTGTCAGACGTAGAGAAAGACGGCTCGTTGTCTTCACTCACGCAGGACGAGCTAAAGGAAATCGTCGACTTCTACAAAAACAAATACATCCCGACGAAGCTGAAGGCCTACGAAGGCGTCATTTCTCCGGAAGAGCTGAAATCGTACAAGCGCCTGAAATTCGCCGAGAGCGTCATCAACGGCAGGACTCAGGTCGTCGAGAGCGAAGCCGAAGTCAAGGCCAGGAACAAAACCAACAGAGACGCGGTGAAAGCCGTTGCGCTGAGCGGCAAAATGGCCGACATGCAGAAGAAAGCGGCCAACAGAGCCCAGCTGTCCCAATATCTCAGAAGGAAAAAATAATGGCAACTACTGAAGAGTACATCAGAGCCTTCGACAAAACGATCTTAGGCATCATCAAGACGACGGACAACGGAGAGCAGCAAGCGCTCGATTTCCCATCAAGGAAGATATTGGGCTTTTATTGGGCAAAAGACAACACGACGCGCGATTTCTCATACCGCATTCTGTCGTCAGGAAACACGCTCGTCAGCCTAATCTACGAATACAAGCAGAAGAGCAAGTAGGGAGCGAAGCATGAGCAAGAAAATCATAAGCCTTGAGATATCGGACGAGCTGAAAGAGGCTTTGCGCACCGAGGCGTACAACAAGAAGATAACCGTATCGGCCTTGATAAGGCAGATATTGGAGACAAGCATGCCGTCGCGCGCCGAAAAGCAAGAATCGAGAAAGCAGTAAACGCCGTCATGCCGAATATGACGACGTTTTATATTACGAGGACAATGATAAAAACATGAGCAAAATAGACAAAGACGCCAAGATACTGGTGATCGTCGAAAGCCCTAACAAGTGCTCGCACGTGTCGGCGATAATGAAAGAGCTCGGCTACAAGCACGCCATGGTGGCGGCGACGGTCGGGCATCTCACCGAGATAAAGAACGTCAGAGGCAGCTACAAGAAACACTGGCATCTACCCCGACAAGGACTTTCAGGTCACCTATGCGATAGCCGACGACAAGCAGAAGGTCGTGGATAACCTGAAAGAGTTGTTGGCGAAGACCGATTTGGTCCTCATCGCGACAGACGGCGACCGCGAAGGCGAAAGCATCGGATACCACGTCAAGCAGGTCCTTCGGATAAAAGATTCGGAATATTACAGAATAACCTATCAGAGCATAACGAAAGACGCCATAGAATACGCAATAGACCATGCGACGAAGCTCGACGACAACCTAATCGACGCCGCAGAGGCCAGGCAGGTCGTCGACAAGATGATCGGCTTCGCGCTAAGCCCGATAGCCAGAGACTGCGTCGGCGCCAAAAGCGTCGGCAGATGCCAATCGATCGGCCTTAAGTTCATCGTCGACCGCGAAAAAGAGATAGACAGCTTCGTGCCGGAGCGCTATTACGACTTGTATCTCAGCTTCGTCAAAGACGGCGTCGAATTCAAGGCGAAATACTGCGGCACCGACGAAGCGCCTGTAAACCATCTCAAGACTATCGACGAGGTAAACGCCGTCAAAGCCGAATGCGCGAAAGGCGATTTCGTCGTCGGCGCCATAGACAAGCGCGACAAAGCGGAGAACCCGAAGCCGCCGTTCTGCACCGCGGCGTTCCAGCAAGACGCCGCGAACAAGCTCGGCCTGAAAGTCAAAGACGCGATGTCATGCGCCCAGAAGCTGTTCGAGGCAGGGCTTATCTCATACCACAGAACAGATACCACGGAGCTCAACGATTCGTTCGTCGAAGACGCCAAAAGATTCATCTGCGACAAGTACGGAGAGGCTTTGTATTACGGCAAACGCGCCGCGAAGCACGCAGAAGGCGAGCAGGCTGGCCACGAGGCCATCCATTGCACGGATCCGAAGCTCACGCCTGAGCTGCTGGCCAGGCAAGAGCAGAACGATCTCCTCGTCAAGGTATACGCCTTGATCTGGAAGACCACGCTGCAAAGCCTGATGACGCCGGCGATATTCGAATGCAAGAGCCTTAGGATAACCAACGAAGGCCATAACTTCGAGACCGAGTTCAAGCGGCTAAAATCGGCCGGATACAGAACATTGGATTAGAGGCAAACAAACATGGAAGAACAAGACATTCAGCCTGCGGAAGAGCAGGATTCTCAAAGCGAATCGCTAGCCGATTGAACGACGGTGGATTTCGCCGTAGGCGAAAAGCTGAAAGACGCCTCGCTGAGCGAGACGGAGAAGGCCACGCAGCCTAAGCCGAGATACAAGGAATCGACGCTGATAAAAGAGCTTCAGAGAAGAGAGATTGGCCGTCCGTCCACCTATGCGACGATCGTCGATACCGTATTAAGCCCGACGAGAGGCTATTGCACCCTTGAGAACAAGTGCATAGTCCCGACGGAGAAGGGTAAGGAGCTCGCCGCGTTTTTGGACAGGGCGTTTTCTGGGCTGATCAACTACGATTACACGAAAGAGCTGGAAGACGACTTAGACAAGATAGCTAACGGCAAATCGGCGGAATTGGCGTTTCTGAAAGAATTCTACGACGGTTTAGAGGGCTCCATAAAGGCCAATAAGGAAACCGCCGGTAAGTCAGACGCTGAAAATTCGGCCGGGTCTGACAAGAAATGCCCCAAATGCGGCGGGCCTATGGTCGTTCGCAGGAGCAGATTCGGCAAACTGTTCTACGGCTGCCGCAATTATCCTAAGTGCAATGGCATATTGCCGATGGACTAGCGACTAAATTTTATACTCTTAGTCAAATTAAAACTAATTTAGTCATATCTATTGCTAAATTAGATGATAGAAAACTTCAAGCGAAAGGAAGATTAATTCAACACAATGGCAAAGCTAACAGAAGATCAAAAATTAGCCGCTATGGGCTTTTTGAACGATCTGTTCATCGCCGGCGGCATTTTGGATAAGGCCGACAGCAAAAGAGCAGACAGCGTATCAAACTACATAGCAGAGAGAACGGCGTCAGACGCCAAAGTGGTCTGCGACGAGATAAAGTTCAGATCATTCGATTTCTTCAACGTCGACAACGCGCTCAGAGTATTGTCTTCGTCAGGCTGGTTCTGGGTCAAAGCCCAGGGCGCGACCACAGGCAAATACATAAAAAAGCCAGCACCGATGCTCGCAAAATACATCGCGTCGTTCTGCAAGAGCTGCGGCATTTACTGGGACGACGTCAACACAAACAGAACAACGAATGAGATGGACCAGTACAGGGCTAGCGTGTTCGGCGGAGCGCTGTGGGATTTCGATTGCTTCCTTTCGCAGAACGTCTCAGGCGCCAATCAAAGCCAAACGCAGGCGACAAGCGGCCAGCCTAAGAACGATTATAAATCTCAAGGCCCGCAAAGCAGCAAGGCGCGCGCTTTGATCGGCACGCCGGGGCAGAAAGAGCATCCGACAGGCGACAGCGGAAAGATATTCACTCTGGAATCGACAAAAAAGGCGCCAATGTGCCTTGTTTGTTCATAGATCCTTTGGGCTCTAAAGGAGCCGACGGAAGCGTAACGCCGGCGAGCAACAAAGTGCTCGAAGGCAGCGCCAAAGGATACACCGATTGCGCGGCGTGCTTCAATACGGTTGCCGACGCCGACGCGTTCATGCAGAATTACGTCAAATTGCACAATCTGACGCAGCAGACGGATCCGACGGATGGCACGGTGACCTACAGCAGCCAGAAATACGCGGGCCTGAGAGTCAGAACCGCAAGGCTTAATCAGAACGGCTACTACAAAATGGGCACAGACTGCGGCGAATGCTACATCAATGCCGTCAAGCTCAACGAAGGCGTAGACGAAGGCGATGAGGCCACGCTGACCGAAGACGCTAAAAAAGAAGCAGACGCCGAAGCCGAGATTATAAAAAGCAAGGAGAAGCTGCCTGGCAAATACAACATAATGGACATCGATGTCTATTCTGAAGCATTCGACCGCGAATAACAGCAAGGAGATAACCATTATGAAACTAAACAAAAAAGTCGCAGACGACAAGCTGACAGAAGCCGAAGAAGAGGTAAAGCCCGAAGAAAAGAAAGAGCCTGAGCTATCTAAGGCCGAGGCGACGGCGCCTATAAGCACCGACCAAAGCACGGCTGAGATAGCCAAAGACCTGACGGACCACGTCGAAGGCGCGTCAGAAGGCGAGAAGACCGTGACGCCTGCCGCGGCGCAGACGATGGCCGCAGAGGTCAAGGCGGCAGCGAGCGAGCTTAACGCCGGAACTGTCGCGGTCGTGACAAAAGACGAAGATTCTAGCATCGGCACGGACAACGAGCTAACCCGCACGCTCGATTTGGCGCTTCGCAGCGCTTTAAGGGCGAAAAGGCAGAACGCATCGCTGAACCAGAACGTCCTGGTAACAGGGCTCCCTGGCTCTGGAAAAACCGCTTCCGTATACGACTGAGCGGCCAAGGCTTCGCCGAAGGTAAACATCGTATGCATCAATGCCAAGAACAACGATCTTGACGCCTACATAAACGGCTATACAGTGCGCTCGGTGGACAATCCGAACAGGGTCACCAACGCGTTTTCCACCAACCTCAACGGCTTGGAAAAACCTAATTCGATTCTGTTCTTGGACGAATACAACCGCCAGGTAAAGCCGCAGATCAGAGCTTCGCTTTATACTTTAATCAACGAGCATACTATCGCCGGAGACGACACGCCGAAGGGAACGCACGTGTTCAAAAACCTGCTTTTCACCATAGCCTGCATCAACCCGGCAGTTCCTACCGACAAAGGCGCGGCTCCGCTTAACGACGCCGAGCTGTCTCGTTTCCCGCTCAAGCTGGAATTCGATTCCAATCCTTTGACGGCGCTGGACTACTTCAAGAAAAACTACGATTTCAAGATAAACAAGCTGAATCCAAAAGACGAATTCTACAAAGACGACCTGGAGCAATACCTGCGCGTGCAAGACCTCGGAACATTCATCTGCTCGCACAAAGAGTTCACGCCAGGATTCGACACCAAAGACGATTTGGAGGATCTGGCAGATCAGCAAGCGACGATGTTCAATCAGAGATCGCTGACCGACGGCCTCAATCTCGCCGAAGGCGACAAAGACAAATTCGAGAAGTGGGTAGACGACTACTCAGAATTCCTAGAGAAAGACAAAGAGCTTCTGCATCACATACTGGCGGACTACGTAGTGCCGTCGTTCGAAGACCTGTGCAAGGCTAAAGGCATCAACTTAGACGCCGGAAAAACAACGGTGGCCGTAGAGCCTGAAAAGCCTGCGGAGCCAGAAGCAAAAGAAGCTGATATAGAAGACGACGGCTCGTTCTTCTCTCAGCCTGCGGCTACAGGATCCGCCAGAACGGTATCGCCTGCCGTTGCAGTAGGCAACATAAAAGGCGCGATGGCCAATTGGCCGACGTTTTAAAACCGCGAGCGCGCAAAAATGAGCATGCAAGAAAGCGACGACAACATCTTATTGACCGAAGCCAAAGCTAGGGCTTTCATGACCGACCGCGAAAAAGCGCTTAAAAAGGCGCTTATTCACCTTTTGCGCGACGACGGAAAAGGTCATCATCACGCCAAATACGCCGCGCGTTTGGAGAAATTCGACGTCAATATAGTGCCATTGGCCGCAGACCCTAGATTCACGGCGGCTATTTCCTTCGACGACGGAGTAATCTTCATTGGAGAAGGCCTTTTGGCCGATCCGTCGGTATTCAGCCAGCTCAACGTCATTCTCAGGCATGAGCTTTCGCATAACCTGCTCATGCACCAGATAAGGCTGATGCGCAAGATACCTAATTACGACAAAATAGCAAAAAGCGCGACAATCCACGATCTGCTTAACATACTTGAAGACGACGAGATATCCAACAAGCGCTACACAGACGAAGACAAAGAGACCGTGCGCAACATCTGGCTCAACGGCAAGATAATAAGCGGATTGGTCACCGAAGACCATCGACCTGAATGACAGAATCTGACGCTTGAGGAAATGTGCGACAAACTTGAAGAAGAGATAGCCAACATAACCGCCGCCATAAACAGCAACGGCAAAATAAAGGTGCCGCTGCACACGGCAGATCCGACCAAAGATCAAATAACGCTCTCCGTTATTTCTGCGTATAACGCGTATCAGGACATCAACGCCAAATCCATAATAAAAGGGCCGCTCAAAGATTTCATAGACGGCGGATGCAAAGTCATGACGCCAGTTGGAATGAAGCAGTGGAACGAAGATTTCAGAGCCCTCGCCAAAAATCTTTTCGATTCGGCGACAGCCGAAGGCGTATCGGACGCCGCAGTAGACGATCTGCTCAAGCAGATAGCGGCGACTGCCATAAACAAACAGATAACCATCTTCAGCGGAGGCAACAGCATAACGCTGTACACGCCGGAAGAGAAATACGTCGCCGAAGAGGTGCTGAAGAAATATCGCACCGAATATCATGAATGGTACGAAAAAGTCAAAGACATGATGACAAACGATCTCGAGCAAGACACAGGCATAAATCCTACAGACGCGGCAATATATCTGCTCAATAACGTCATCAAGGACTAATAGGAGACAGCCAAATGAACGACAGCGATAAAACCATAACAGAAGGCGCCTATGACGTCAACAAAAGCTACGACGACGAGATCTACGGAAAAAAGAGCAAGATAAGCAAAGAAACGCTGACAATAAGACGCACGACGGTGCACCGCGTGCTTGAAGCGGCAAACGCCGCTCTTTCAGCCGCGCAAGCCGCCGGAGACGCCAAAGAAGCAGCGATACTGCAAGAGAAAATAGCTGATCTTAACGCTTTGCTTAACAGCGGAACAGACGTCGGAGCAGGACAGCCTGATGCTACTAAAGACGACGCAAACGGCGAAACGCCTAAAGAAGACGAAAAAGGAAACGCCGACGCCGACAGCAGCGAAGGCGAAGGCAATGGCCCCAGCGACAAAGCCGGAAACGAAGCCGGAGAAAATGGCAGCGACCCAAAAAATGGAAAAGACGACGGCAAAATAGCCGATCCTGACTGGCAAGACGATTCAGCCGGCGACAATGAGGCCAGCGGCGAACAGCACACGGACGACGACAAGCCTAACAGCCAAAACGGAGATTCTTCTTCAGACTCTTCTGATGATCAGGGCGACGGCTCAGCTGACGATGGCGATGAAATCTAATAACGACTCTGAACAGCCAAGACGGCGACGACTCAGAAGACGATTCCGAGGATGATGCCGAAACCGGAGAAGGCGACAGCGGCCAATCGAAAGACGACAGCCAAAAAGACGACCAAAAAGGCGAAAACGCCGATGAGAACGGCGATAAGCCAAATCAAGGTGCCGGCGGAGAAAAAGACGGCGACGAGGGCAAAGACACTGAAAGCCAAGCTTCGCCAGACGGCGCGACCGATAAGCAAGCCGGTGATTCTGATGCGATTCCGATGCCGATGGCTCAGATGAGACAGAAGACGACGGCGAAAACGGAGACGGCAAGCAGGCAAAAGCAAAAGGCAAAAACGGAGAATCGTCTGACTCTGAGGATTCAGAAGACGATTCTGAAGACGATCAAGAAGACGAAGGCGAAACTAGCGGAGACAAATCAAAAGAGCAGAATCCGGCGATGACGAAGCCGATTCTGATGAAGAAGACGACGAAGACGAAGGCGATGACGACTCAGAAGAAGACGATGACACGGATTCGACGCCTGGCAAGCCGAAGATAAAAGACGGCAAAGTGCTCGTCAATCCTTTCTCGCGCCAAGTAGGTCAGCAGCTTCCGCCAGACGTCGCTCAAAAACTGAATGACGGATCGTTGCAGACAGAGGCTGAATGGGACGCAGTGATCAGAGTGCTATCTAAGCTTAAAGGCGATGCCAAACGCGGCGCGAAAGACGCCCTGCTAGACATATTAAGAGAAAAAGGCATCGACGTCTCAAAATACACAAAAGACGGATCAGATGGCAGAACAGCAGGCGCCAATGAGAGCCTAGATCGAAGGCTGACAGAGGCGCTTAAAGCGCTAGAAGACATGTCTGACGACGAATTCAACGATACGATAAACAAGGTATTCGATGAGATAGATAAAGTCAAAAAGCCGAGCTATAGCACAGATATAGAAGCGCGCATACAAGAGATAAAAGACGAAGCGTCGAACGCCGTCATAAACCGCGAGCTCGACACCGAAGATAATCTCAACATGAAAGACGACATAATGCACGCTAAGGCCAGAGAGCTCGAGCGGCAAAAATATTCAACTTCTGCCGCAGGGCTTAAAAATCTAACGTCATTCAAGCTTAATTTCTACCGTGCCATAAAAGATCAGGTAGACAGTGCAGAGGACGAAGATGCGTCTTGGTCGGCGATAGACAGACGCCACGAAGATGACAAATCCATCATAAAAAAAGGCATAATCCTCGATGATGTGCCTAATGACATACCGTCGATAGAGGTCTATTTCGATCAATCCGGCTCTTGGGAGGCGGACGACATAAAGATAGGCATTCAGGCGATAAGCGTAATTAACGATTTCGCTGAAAAAGGCGAAATAAAGCTTGATATTTACTACTTCTCGAATAACGTGTTCTCTGACGCTGCGTCAGCCAGAGCGCAAGGCGGAACATCAGCATGGATCGAGATCCTGAGCAACCTTAAGGCGCATAAAGCCAAAAACGCGATCATAGTAACCGATTCTGACATGGATGACCAAGCGCGCAGAGGACCAAGCCTGTGACTCGACGGCTGCGTATGGTATCTATGGAGAAACACCAGATCGAACGCCATGCCGGAAAAGCTCAGAGGTCGCCGCGGCACGCTGCAGTTCAAGCTGGAAAACTAGCTTAAATCGTATAATAATTTGTTAAATATTAAGTTTAAAATAAACAAAAGGAGAACTTAAAATTTATGGATCTTAAAGAATCAAAAGAACAGCTTCCGATATCGTTCCTTACGGACTTCGTATCGCGCGGCTGGGACCAGGTAGGTCAGCTGAAAGAGACTATCGCGTCTATAAAAGACACCTTCAGCGGCACGAAGAAAGTAGAAGAGATACTGCAGCCGCTCGTCGACGCCTATTTGGTTTGCATCGGCCAACTAGAGCTTCACATGCAGAACAAGGACTACATCGAGATGCCTGATCTCAAAGCCGCAGATGAAACCAAGGCAGTGACTGAAAGCGTGCAAAATGCCGCAAAACAACCGCAGCAAGCCACAACAACAGGCAGCGGCGATAAAGCTAAAGCCGCTTTAAAAGAAGAATTTAAGCAACCTAATGCTTATGACACGCTAAAGCTGACAAAAACGGAATTCAAAGATTTGCTAGACAGCAATAATTTTGGCAGAGACGACAGCCTTGAAATAGGCGATTGCTACGAGGGCAGAGGCTGCGACGAATATAAAGACCCTTATGTCTCTACTTTATACCTTGCCAACAGCGATACAGATGAAAAAACCGGCAAAAAAACCTATAGGCTGTTCTCTTTATACAACTATGAATCCGGACAAGACCAAGGCAACTTCGATGAGGATTACGACAGCATAGACAGCCTGTTGGCTGCCATAAAAGACCTCAACTTAGACAATTACTATATAGAGATAGCCGGCTATGTTCTAAGAAATACAGCCAATCAAGAAGTTATAGATAGTAAACCCTGGGCAGAAAACAAGCAACAAAGCGATACGACTGGCAGCGCGGCCAATGACAACGCTTTTAATTTGGATTTCGACAACCCAGCGTCAGATGCCGCCCATTGACAGACGCGGATTTATACCCTGACAACACGCCGCAAAAAGCAGACTAGTCAGAATATAGCCTGAAGCTGTCATAAAGACGGATAATTCTGTTATCCGTCTTTTAATTTGCTAAATTATTTGACGGAAGCGATATTCGGTCTTATCCTTTCACTGGTGCCGCTTCCGTCTTATACAGCAATTAAAAGCGCTTTCATAAACAAGGGAGATCCAAATGGCAGCAAAAATAACAAACGAATTCATCCAAAAAAGGCTTGGGGCCATAGAAGCCGCCTTTAACATAGGGTCCAAGAAAGACGAGGATCTCGCCCTAGAAGAGGCGAAAAAGAAAAAACCGTACTCTTCGATGACCGTGACTACGGGCGACGTCGCGCTCAATATCAAGCATTTTAACAAGATGATGGGCACGGACTTCGGAAATCCTAGCACAGAAGAAGCCAAAGCACAAAAAGCAGCTGAAGACGCAGCAAAAGCTGCTACGACCGCCACAACAGGAACAGCCGCAACAACAGCGGCTGCCGCAACAGAAACAACGGCCGCGGCTAGCGCTGACGCAAGCTCAGCCGGAGCATCAGGAGCAGAGTCTGCCGCGAGCGGCGACGCCGGTTCCGGCATCGGCGAAGCGCTGAAAAAAGACGCAGCCAATGAGCTGACCGAAGCGAAAAGAGAAGTAAGAAGATACTACATAAGACCGCAAGATCTTTTCTGCGCGAACAAAGCCGACATAATCAGAGCCTTAATTTCGATAGGCAACAACAACTGTTCTGTTTACACGCTGAAGCACCTCGGAGACAACAAAGACGTTCATAAGCTGACCACTAAAGACATTATCTACTATTATGACGCCGGCGTGCTTTATGACAAAAATCACGTTCGCGTAATGGACTACGATCTTTACATAAAGCACGAAGAAACGCGCAAAAAGTTCCCTGGAGACGTAGACAGCGTTTCGCACGCCACCTTCGAAAAAGAATACGACGACAGAATAACTGCCGTGACCGGACCTGGCCTAAACGAAAGCGTCGATGACGCGTTCAACCAGGATTTCGAGTCGGTCAACGTATACGGAGAGAAGCTGACAGAAGACAAAAGCGCCGAGAAAAACACCTGCTGCATCTGCGGCGAGGATTTCTTAGGCGAAGGGCATGATCCTGCGCCGTATATGCCTTCAGATTCAGGGGTATGCTGCGACGCATGCTATCATAAGTTCGTCGAGCCGCAGGCCGATGACGAAGAAGCCGCGACAGACGACGACAAACTTAAATAGCTACAAAGCTACAAGCGCTGAAAGGCGATAAAAATGACAATGATCAACGAAAACCTAGACCTGACCGATAAAGCTAATCTCGCGCTGACGCAGCGCGATTTCACGCGCATGGCGCAGCATTATAAATGCTTCAAAGACAAAGGCGCGCAAGCCGATTGGATAAACCAGCCGTACAATCTCGTCAGAAGCACAAAAGACAAATTCAAAATGCTGCATTATTGCATGATTGCGGCTATTTTAGGCTGAAAAGAAGTGCAAGAAGGCTATGCAGCTAGGCTAAAGTCAGAATTCGGCATAGACAAATACGACGCAGAGCAATACGGCAATTACCTAATTTCAATCATGGGCGAATGGAAGCCGTTCCTGGAGCATGCCCAACAGGTGCTTGACGGCACTATAACGGAAGCCATGGATCAGTATGACGATCTCGATGAGAACGTCGAAAAGCATGAAGTGCTTAATCCGCGCTTGTACGGCGACGACAAAAAGCTAAAAGACGACGTGCGCGAGCACATCCTGGAGATAGTTAACGCCTTCGTAGAAGAGCTCGAGCAAGATGGCATAAATATTCTGATAAACGACATTCTGATAATTGGATCCAACGCCAATTACAATTACACGGAAGACAGCGATTTAGATGTCCATATCATGGCTGACACCGACGCGCTGAAATGCCCTGATAATCTTTATCCGGCGATATACAACGCGTACAGAAGCCTATTCAACAAGAAATTCGACATAACGCTTTATGGCACGCCGGTCGAGCTGTTCGTAGAAACAGGCGACATGCCGACGGTCAGCAATGGCATCTATTCTGTGAAAAACAACGAATGGATCAAAGAGCCAAAACATGAGGCTATACCTGACATAGACAAGCAGGCGCTAGGCGATAAAGTCGCCAAATGGAAAGAAAGAGCCGATAAGATAATCTTAGATACAAAAGACGACAAAGCCAATCCGCAGATTGTCTACGACGAGATAGACAAGTACATAGAAGACCTGTACGAGCTGCGCAAAAACGGCCTTGAAAGACGGAGACGAATACAGCATAGACAATCTTACCTTCAAAGAGATAAGAAGCATGAACATACTGGACGATCTCAAAGCGCTGAAAGACAAGATGACGTCTAAGACGCTGTCTTTGGAATCGCTGAAAGAAGAGCTGAAAGAAAAATTCCGCAATCAATGCAGGATAAACATCGCCAGGGTGACCGGCGAGCAGCCAATAGTCCAAAGCAACGGCTACTTCTTCATTTACAACGTAAAAGAATCAGAAGTAGACGGCATGATAGCAGCCCTGCAGCGCCAAGCTTTCGTGAAATACGCAAGAAAAGGCGCGCATGGCAAATATGACTTCTCGTACGTAATGCCTAATAAGCTGCCTACCAGGCTATTCACGGTAGAAGGCAAAATAAAAGATCAGCCGGACGACGAAGACGAAGACGAATAAAGCTGAAATATAGACGCTAATGCGCAAAAACGAGACAAATGCCGTCTCGTTTTTATTTTTAATAAAAATATGCCGCTCATCTTCTGCTAAATTATATGCGACAGAAACAAAGCAAATGACAGAAAAAGAAGCTTATAGCATACTTGATGAGGATACGCGCACGCTGCTTTTGAATAAATCAAAAGCCGCCGGCAAATACAAAACTGACACGACGAGAGGCGCCACCCGATACGATCGCAGGAAATTTTCGCATGTCGAAGGGCAGGCAAAAAGCTTCAACACAATAGACATGAACGACCTGTTCAAAAAAGATCTTCTGCAAGTCGATATCCCCGTAGCCGGAGAAACAGACAATTACACTGTGACCGTGCGCATGGACGGCGTCGTAGCCGAAATGCAGAAGAACATAAAGAACAACAAAAACAAATTCGAATTCAGAACAGTGATACAAGCGCTGACAAAAGCGTTCAACACCACCAATATCTTCGTCAAATGCACCTGCGACGATTTCAAATACAATTACGCTCACTGGAATATAATAAACAGAGTGTCGGTTGACGATACCGCGCACGATCCTGGCCCCGGCCGCAACATCAGGAACCCAAACGACGACAAAGGCAGAGGATGCAAGCACATCCTGCTAGTGCTGGACAACGGAGACTGACTGATGAAAGTGGCCAGCGTCATCAGCAATTACGTAAAATACGCCGAACAGAATCTGCAGAAGCCGTTCTTGGCGATCATATTCCCTAAGCTGTACGGCATGTCGGCGGAAGACGCCGTAGGAAAAGGCCTGATAGACAGCGAAGACAGGCTGAAGAACACAAACGGCTTAATCGAGTATATAAACGGCCTGAACGGAAAATCTGCGGCCAAGCCTGAGCAGCCTGGCGAAGAAGGCGAAAAGTAGCCTTTTATCGTATCATATAAAGGAATAAATTTGTGATGCAAAATATTCTTACAGATAACAATGTCGCGACTACGAGCGAATGAAGCATAATCGCCTGATATAGGCAGTTTTTTAGATTAACCTCCGCAGCCAAGGAGGCTTTTTAGTTTATGGAAAACCAAAAAGCTCCTAGCATAAACATAGAGGCCCTGGAAAAGCTTTCTCCGCAAGAGAAAGAGCTGGCGCTGCGCATCCTAAAAGAATACTCGCAAAAAGGCGAATCGGACACTTTAGAAGATCTCAAATACTCAGATTTCGAAGAAATACCCGTCGCCATAGACGAATTCTTAGACAACGACGACTATCTTGGGCATGACATCTGAAGAACAGACGAGTTCACCGGCGAACGTCAGTGCACTCTTTTCCCTTATTGGAGAAACATGCTGCATAAGCTTTTCCCCGACAATCTCACGACCAGCTACAACACGCTGATACTAACCGGAGCTATCGGCTTAGGCAAAGCGCAGCCGCTGAGCTCGCTGGTGCTGACTGAAACAGGCTATAAGAAAATGGGCGATTTGTCGATATCAGACAAGGTATTCGGCAGCGACGGAAAGCTTCATGACATCCTCGGCATTTTCCCGCAGGGTAAGATGATGATATGCAAAGTGACGTTCTCAGACGGAACGTCCACGCTTTGCTGCGACGAGCATCTTTGGACCGTATACAACACCAAAAGCAAAGTCTGGAAGACCATAAAGACCAAAGAGCTGCTGGATCACAGCCGCAATCTGAAATGCAGAAACGACGGCGGCAATAACCACAGGTACAAAATACCGATGACCGCGCCGATAGAATTCGCGCATAAAAACATTTTCGTCAATCCGTATCTGTTCGGCCTTTCATTAGGAAAAGCCGGCAAAAAAGCAGGCGGAGAAGACCTGCACATAACGGATGATTTCCTATTCAACGACAAAGAGACGAGAATAGCCGTCATGCAAGGTATGATGGATTCTGCTGGATACGTCGGAAAAGACGGTTCTTACATATTCTTATGCACGCGAAACAAAGCTTTGAAAAAAGATTTTATAACGCTAGTAGAATCGCTCGGCGGCACATGTCACGCCAAAGAATACAAGCCGCTGCACAGGAACAGCAAAATCCTCATAACCATAAAATTGCCGAAAACGATCTGCCCCTTCACTACGGACGATAAAAAGGCGCGGCTGAACGACAAAGCGTTCGAGCCTTACAGATACATAACGGACGTAGAATACGTCGGCGAAGACTTCTGCCAGTGCATTTACATAAACAGCGAAGAGCATCTTTACCTGACCAACGATTTCATCGTGACTCATAACACTGAAATAGCCGTCGTGGCCATGCTTTATCTGCTGTATCGCATGCTATGCCTCAAAGATCCTTATACTTATTACGGCATGATGCCGAACGACAAGATAACTTTCTCGATGCTCAACATCACCCTAGACGCCGCGCAAGGCGTAGGCTGGGACAAGCTGCAGCAGCATATACAGAATTCTCCGTGATTCATGACGCACGGCAACCTTAACGCGAGCCGCACTAATCCGCAATGGCAGCCGCCGAAAGGCATAGAGCTGATATTCGGCTCTAATAACAGGCATATAGTCGGCCGCGCTTTGTTTTGTCTAGATGGCAAAACAGAGATACTGACCACAGAAGGCAATAAAAAATTAGAAGACCTTGTAGACAAGCCGATAAAGGTAATTTCTGTAGATGACAGCGGAAATAAGACTATAAGCAACACCTGCACGGTAAAACCGACAACTGTGGCTTCTGAAGAATATCAGATAAGCCTAGAAGACGGAACCGTGATACATTGCACGCCAAATCATAAGCTATTGCTTAAAAATGGCACTTACAAAGAAGCTCAGTACCTTACTGAAGACGACGAATTAAAAGACATTAAGGAGGAACCAATGTAGCATGAAAATAGTATCAGTGAGAAAAGTTACTCTCGCTGAGCCGAAGCAATATTATGATGTCATAGAGGCTGCTCCATACAACAACTTCTTAATAAAGACAAACGACAGTTACATCGTATCACACAACTGTAACTTAACGGATAAACTAACTTGATCCGGCTGACAGAGATGTCAGACAAATAACTCGGGCAAAATCGGTGGATGCTTAAATGCAGGTACCGAGGTAAGCTCGCCGATATCGCAAGAGCGGCGAGCCACCGTAACGCGTAGGCAGTGAATAAATATAATCTGCCCAAGAGTGTCCGGTTCCATTGCGGAATGAAATGTACGCTGACCTTATGCGAAAGCATAAGAAGCCTGGATAAAAAGCCAGACGATAACATTCGTGGAGGTTAACTTCGGCATCGGCTCAGACGTAGAGAAGAAAAAAGAAAAGCAGAAGAAAATGATCGCCCAGATCGACGCGCGTATGAAATCGCGCTTCATGAAGGGCACCTATCTTCCGACGCTCAATATAATAATATCCTCGAAAGACACAGAGCAGGCTTTCCTCGATTCGTACATAAACACCAAAAAGGCGAACGAATCGAAGACAACGCTCATCATAGACGAGCCTCAGTGGGTCATAAGAAACGACAAAGGGTCCCCAAACGACCCAGGAAGCTTCTACGTGGCGGTCGGAAACAAATTCCTCGCCCATGAGCTGCTGCCCGTCGGATTCCCAGAGGCGGATATAGACAAATACAGAGAAAAAGGCTATATGATGCTGAAGATACCGCCAGGCTTCAGAGAGGACTTCGAAACGAACCTCGATCAAGCTTTGATGGACATCGCAGGCCTGTCGTCGTCCAGCGCCACCAAATATATCTCGGGCGTAAGGCTCAACCAAGCCAAAACTGAAGAATACTCTAACCCGTTCAGCAAAGACGTCATAGAGGTAGGAAACTCGCCGGACGATCATACGCAATACGCCAATTTCTTCGATTTGTCAAAAGTGAGCCCAACCGACATGGCAAGGCCGCTGTTCATACACCTCGACATGTCGATGACCGGAGACAAAACTGGAATAGCCGGCGTATGGATAACTGGCAAAACCGCTTCTGCGTCAGGCAAAGACGGCGCTGAAGAATCGTCGAGGGAGCTGCGCTACAGAACGGCGTTCTCCGTATCGGTGAAAGCGCCTAAAGGCTATCAGGTGAGCTTCGAGAAGAACAGAAACTTCATAAGATGGCTGAGGGACAAAGGGTTCTCGATAAAGGGCATATCCTCAGATACGTTCCAATCAGCGCAAATACAGCAGGATCTGAAGAGCGACGGATTCAACACGAAGATAATCTCCGTAGACCGCGTCGACAAAGAGACAAAAGTCTGCCTGCCGTATCAATATCTGAAATCTGCGATATACGAGAAAAGGATACTCATTTACAAGAAATGCGACTTGCTGACCGACGAGCTCATAGGACTTGAGAGAAAGCCTGACGGCCACATCGACCACACGCCGGACGGCATCAACTCGAAAGACCAGGCAGACGCCGTGTGCGGCGCGCTGTATCTGGCGAGCGGATTCGCTGAAGAATACTCGTACAGCTACGGCGAGAGCCTCGATTCCGCGCTTGACGTCAACGCAGGCGAATCCGACGCGTACAAAAAGCGCCAGATGATAGCGGCGTTCCAAGAAGAGCTGACTAAGGCTTACGCCGGGCTTCATGACAGCGAAGACGAAAATGAGCAAATCGATCCCAAGAAGAAAGAAGAGCTCGAATCGTACAAAGACATCATGGACGGCATAATCATAATATAAGATATGGCTTGCGCAAAGCCTGAGACACATAAAGCATAATAAACATAAAGATAAGCTAACGCGGCTTCGGATGAAGCCGTCGAACTGGTTCGAATAAAAAACGCAAACGCGTCGAACCGGTTCAAAAGGAGAACAAAATGGCAGCAAAAAAGAAACCGTCGACGCCGAGAAGCCCGCTGATAGGCAACCAAGCCAAGCCGACGGTGCTAGACGACACCACTAAGCTTGATATCGACACCAAGAAAACGCTGGTCGACAACATCATCGACGCAGGGCTGAACGGAAAGCTGGACACGTCGGAGATCGACAATTTCACGAACATCTCCAATTCGCGCGACCAGGTATACCAGCTGATAGACACGATGTGCAAAGACTCGTCTGTGTCGTCTATCGTCAGAACCTACGCAGAAGACGTCTGCGAGATGTCAGACAACGGCCACATCATGTGGTGCGAATCGAACGATCCGAAGGTAAGCAAATTCGTCAACTACCTGCTCAACGTCATGAACGTCGACAAGAACATATACGGATGGACTTATTCGCTGCTGAAATACGGCGACGTCTATCTCAGGCTGTACAGAGAGTCGGACTACGACGACAGGCTGTTCTCGAAAGACAGCGTAGACAACGCCGAGTCGACCAGGACGCTGAACGAGGCGGTAAACCTCAACGTCCATTCGTCTAACGATCCGTACAGCTACTACGTCGAGATGATACCGGATCCTAGCACGATGTTCGAGCTGACGAAATACGGCAAGACGTACGGCTACATCGAAGTGCCGAACATGAAATCGACAGGCTTCGACACGTCGGACGCCGTCATGGGCGGCCAAACGATAACCGCTTTCAACTACAAGCTTAAATCCACGGACGTCAACGTGTATCAGGCCGACGATTTCGCGCACGCCTGCCTAGAGGACAATTTCTCTAGGTTCCCAGAGACCGTGCAGATATTCACGTCTGACAACGACTATACGGCAGGATCCAACGCGCTGACCTACACCGTCAAGCGCGGCAAATCGCTTCTTTATGACTCATATAAGATCTGGAGAGAGAAAGCGCTGCTTGAAAACGCCGCGCTGCTCAACAGAATAACGCGCTCCAGCATTCTCAGAAAGGTATCTGTGGAAGTCGGCGACATGTCTAAAGAGCAGGTGCAGCAGACGCTGCGCCGCGTCAAAGACATGATGGAGCAGAAAACGGCGCTCAACAAAGACGGCAGCATGGCTGAGTACAACAACCCAGGCCCGATGGAGAACAACATCTATTTCGCCACCCACAACGGCCAAGGCGCCATCACCGTCGATTCCGTCGGCGGCGACGTCGAAGTAAAGAGCATGGCCGATCTAGACTGGTGGAACAACAAATTCTATTCTTCGTACGGCATACCGAAGCAGTATTTCGGCTGGACCGACGACGGAGCAGGATTCAACGGCGGAACGTCGCTGACCATTCTGTCAAGCGTTTACGCCAAAGGCATAAAACGCGTGCAGAACTCGGTCATACAGATGGTGACCGACGTGATCAACCTCATCCTGATAAACAAAGGCCTCAAATCGTACATAAACAACTTCGTCTTGAAGATAAAGGCGCCAGTCACACAAGAAGAGATAGACTACCGTGACAACATGGCTAACAGAATCAACGCCATAAACAACCTCAATTCGCTGCTGACCGACGTCGAAGACAAGAGCAGAAGGCTCAAGATCCTGAAGTCGCTGATAAGCTCGCTCAACTACAACGATGACGTCGTCGCCGAGATACAAGGCGAGATAAATTCGCTGGAAGAGGCCAAAAAGAAAGAGGCTGAGGCCAAAAAAGCCGAAGAAGAGGCCGATAAAGCCAAAGAGGCTGCCGAAAAGAAAGCCGCTGAAACGGCCGAAGAGCCAAAGCCTGAAGAAGCGCCAGAAGGCGATAAGCCTAAAGACGACGCAGCGCTGAGTCTAACGCCGATGCCGGACAGCGCCGTAAAAGAATCGCTCGACGAAAAAGGCGACAGCGCCTCTAACGACGCCCTTGTGGAGGACAGCGACAACACGCTGCCGTCTCCAGAAGAAGCTGACAAAGACAAAGACTTCACCGAAAACAAATAAGCGAAGCAAAGAAAGGCAAAACAATAACATGATAACGAAAAACGACTGCCTGTCCATTCTGGTAAAAATGGAGGACAACGGCGTCAATATCGACGCCTGCATGCGCAAACTGCTGGCGTCGAAAGAAGTCCCGCTCGACGTCTTGAAGTTCATTTCGCAGAACCGCGGCATCGAAGTTGGCAATTTCTACGAGATGCTGCGCAAAAAGCACAACAAGGACAAATCGCCTTTGTACGCTAACATCCTCAAAGAGGTGTCAGACGTCAACGATGTCGTCATAACGCTGACCTGCCTGATGACGCAGATCTCGCTGTACGGCAGCAAGCTCGACGACGCGGGCAATTTCTACAGAGAGGTGCGCGCAGACGAGATAGCCGGCGTGCTCAGCGACTATTTCAAGACAGAAGACGCCGAAAAATGCGTGGCGCTGCTTAAGCTGATAAAATCAGACATCCTCGTGCTAGAATACATCAGCGGCCGCAGAGAGCTCATAGGAGCGTAAAACGATGGCAGACGAAGACTACGAACGTATATTCCCATCACATACCTGCGGCAGTCGGCGATCTCTGCCTGGTAAACTTCGCGTCGATAGACAGCGCCGCCAACCTAAAAAGCTTCATCGTCGGCGCTTTGGGCAACGATACCAACAGAATCGTCAGCGCCGTTCTAAACTTCGAAACTAAGAAACAGCACAGGCGGCGTCCTCGAGCACGTAGAATGCCCGGCGATGGTGCTACTAGACCGAAATTCTACGGATTCTTCGAACTACAGCATATCTGTCGTTTATTTCAAGAGCGGATCATGGCAAACGACGGCCAGCCTATCGGCTACGACTTATCTTACAGTCAGCTACATCCAAGGATATAGGACGTCGTTCAGCAGCATCGTCACAGATGACTCGTCTGTCAGCACGTCGATCACGCCTATTTCAACCGCGTGCTGCTTCGCCAAAGACACCTTGATAACGATGGCCGAACGGATCAAAAAGACAAATACAGGATATCAGAATCGGCGACAAGGTATTATCTTACGACATAACTGACGGCAAAGACTGCCTCGCCAGAGTAAGCTCGATAGTCATAAAGACGTCTAAAACGCCGAAAGCCACGGTGGCTTTCTCAGATGGATCCAGCGTCGAAATGGCGTCTTATCATCCTCTGTACACCAAGCAAGGCTGGCATTCGCTGACTTGCTGCGACGGCTATGGCTGCCTGATGATCGGCGACGAAGTAAAAACAATGCGCGGCTGGAAAACTGTCGTGTCTATAGAGCAGCATATCGCAGAAGGATTCGAAAGATACAATCTATCGATAGGCGACGACTGCGACGAGCTAGACTGCCATAATTATTACGCCAATGACTCTCTGGCGCATAACATAGCGATACGGCGCTGCGTGACGACATCGGAGTTCTCTGTGGTAAAAGCCTAATTAAAACATATATTGATATAGACTATAAAAGGGCTTGGCGATTACGCCGGCCTTTTTGTTTTATAAATCTGGATTATTAGCTAAATTAGTTGATTTGGAAGCAAATCTGCGGAGACGAAACAGATCGCCGCAAGCCGATATTTTTAATGACTTATTAAATTATTAAGTTTTCGAAAAAATCATCGACTTACATTCGCTAAATTAAATAGACAAATTTAGAAGCATCTAATCTTGTCTATCACCTGGCGGCCGCAACGAGGGAGAATATGGACAAAACAAAGCAAATATTAGAAGCATTGAAAATGCAACCGCTGTCCGAAGAAGAAAAAGCGGCAAGACATATTCTCGGCAGACTTTATGGACCTATAGCTACTTGCAAAGAGGGCACCAGGAACGGAAGACTGTACAACAAAGACCTTTGGGAAAAGGCACTGACCGACGACATCTTCAAAGAGAAGCTGGCCAACAAAAGCCTATTCCTGGAATTAGGGCATCCTGCCGATCGAGAAGAGACCGACATGGAGAAAGTATGCGCCTGCATACCTGAAATGCCTAAGATCGTCGACGGAGACCTTTATGCCTATGTCGACATCCTCGACACAAACAACGGAAGATTGCTGAAGACGCTGTGCGATTACGGATTCGTGCCTGGCATAAGCTCGCGCGGCTCCGGAGACGTCATGGACAACGACGAAGTCGATCCTGAGACGTTCTTCCTGGAAACCTGGGACATCGTCCAGCTTCCGGCCGTCAAGAAAGCAAGACTAAAAGTCTGCGAATCGCTCGACACGGAAGATCTGAAGCTTAAGCAAGCCTTGACAGAATCATACAACAGCTCTAACGAAAAAGACAAAGAGATAATGAAAGAAGCACTTAACAACCTAGACATAAAGCTAGACGAAGCGGCCGATAAGCCGCTGACTCTGACCGAAGCCACGCAAGACGAGCTGGCCACCATAACGAGCCTGTTAGGCAAGAAGCTCAACAAAGACGCCGCGAAGGTGACAATCGCCGATCTCAATGACTTTCAGAAGCAGCACAGCCTTGACTCGAAAGACGTCAAAGGCCTGATAGCGGCGCTGCAAGAAGACGTCAAGCCGACGGCAGACAAAGCCGCCTGCGACAAAACGATGACCGAATGCGAAAACAAGCCTGATGCGACAGCCAAACCTGCCGCTGCTCAGGCAGCCGCTCCGGCCGCGGCTCCGATAACGGAAGCCGCCAAAGACGCCAAAGCCGGCGCCAAGCTGCCAGGCGGCACGCCGAAAGACGTGTCGATGATCCCTGAATCGCAGCTCGGAGACGAGCTGACGGAAGCCAAGGGCGAAGACGAAGACGACGAAAAAGAAGACGATTCCGACGAAGCCAAAGAAGGCGACAAGCCCGAAGAAGCCGAGAAGGAAGAGCATAAAGAAGACGAAAAGCACGAAGAAGAGGAAAAACCCGCAGCGACTGACACAGAAGCCGCTCCTCTCGAGAAAGTAGACGACCTGGTCAAAGCGCTGTCAGATTACAAAGATCGCGCGCTAGAAATCGGCCATGTGATCGTAGACGGAAAAGAATACGCCGCTGAGCTAAAGCTCGACGGTGACGAAGACGGGAAGTTGATAATTGGTATCAGCTGCGCTCCTACGGAGGGCAGTGAAAATACGACGGCAGAAGCCGATAAGGCGGACGCCGTAGCCGATTCTACTGGCAAGACAGCCGAAAGCAAGGAAGCAGAGAGCGCAGAGGAAGCCGCCGATGGCGGAGACGACGTCGCGATCGAAAGCCTTAAAGAAGCTATCCGTCAGAAAGACGCGCTGGACAAAGAGGTCAAAGCACTCAAAAACAAGCAGACAGTTGGCGATGCCGAGGTTAAGGGGTTAAAAGAGAGCTTAGATAAGTATAAGACCGCTTTCGCTAGAGTGAGCGAATTGGCAGCTAAGGCCGCGCAATCGGACAAAGACGCTAAATCTCTGTCAGAGCAGCTTAAGCAAAGAGACGCGACGATAACGCAGTTGAAAGAACAGGCCGCTGCAGCCACCAGTCTGACTGAGAGCGCGCACACCAACGAAACTAAAGTCAAGAGCTTGACTGAACAATTAGCCTCGATGCAGGCTGATTCGGAAACCAAGACGAAGACGCTTCAGGAACAGTTGGAGCAAGCAAAGCAGAGAGTAATCGAGCGCACTACGCTCGCGAAACGCTACAAGGCGAAAGCCGACGCGATGCTTGAGAAATATATCGCATCTAAGGCATCCATGCTAGGCGTACGTTCTGCCGAAATAACGAGTAGGCTTAATGAGAACTACACCATGGACGATATCGATTCGGTATGCGATGACTTATTAGACAAAGCTGTCAACATTAACAGATTGCCATTCGGGATTGACAGATCTCAGACGAAGGTCGCCATCAAAGAAGCGGTTGAGCCAAAAGCCGCAACCAAAGATCCAGATGACGGATACGAGCCTGATGATTCGCTCTTCGAGCTAGCCGGAATTGACAAAAACAACATTTAAAAAGGAAAAAACTATGAGACAAAATTTACTGGAGACCTATGATCGCCAATTAAAAGTTGCCGAAGCCTATGTCGCCAAGAACTTTGACGGCAGAACAGTTTCTGCAAACACCAAACTAACAACCGCTGTCTTACTCGATAACACAAATCGTTGGATGACAGAGGCCCTCAACACCACGGCCACTGAGAGATCAGACCTCGGCGATTGGAAGAAGTTCTGCTTGAACCTCACCAATATCGCTGTTCCGTCACTCATCGCCAACGATTTGGTCATCGTACACCCGATGACAAGCTACTCTGGCTCTGTAGCGTACCTGAAGTACGTTTCTAAGACAGACAAAGGCGACATCAAGAAAGGCGACGAATTCAACAGCGTCTTCGGTCTTGGCGTCAGCGGCGCAGCGAGAACCGCATTCTCTTCGCAGGCGATTGTCGAAACCAACTCGACTGCCGCAGAAGCCAATACCGCACTTAATGCCATCAAGACCGGCGCCTTCGCAGACGATGCAGGCGCAGCCCATGACTACAAGCTCGTCGCAAAAGACGGCACAGTCACTTATGGTGATGCCACTGGCGTCGCTGTAAAGATCCCGGCTGGTTCTAAGATCGTTTACTTCAGCAACGAATTCCAGATGGAACGCGTTCCGGCGGAAGACATTCCGACCATCGGACCGAAGATGGAGCACATCGCGCTTGTCGCGGAGCCTCGCAGAATCGCCGTCCGTTACGATCAGATCACCGCTTTCCAGGCGAAGACCGACTACGGCTTCTCGCTTGATAAGCAAATCGCTGAGCAGGCTTGCGGAGAGCTCGCTTACGAAATCGATACTGAAATCGTCAACATGCTCGCAGAGGGCGCTGGCAAAGCTGATGCCTCGCTCGTCTGGAACAAAACGCTGCCTCTCGGCGTAAGCAAGTTCGAGCACTACAATGGCTTCCTCGAAGTCATCGAAGCTGCCCGCGCGATAATCTACAAGAGAACCAAGAAGTTCCAGCCGAACTACATGGTCATCGCAGCTGACGTTCTGCCGGTCCTTCGCTTCGTGAACGGCTACGTCGGAGTCAAATCTCCTAAGATGAACGGACCTTACAAGGTCGGCGAACTCGATTCTCTCAGCATCTACGTCTCGCCTGAGCTCGAAGATGGCAACTTCTTCTTCGGTCTCAACGGCTCGGATATGATGAGCTCTGCCGGTGTTTACGCACCGTACATGGCGATCGTTCCGACACAGCTGCTTGGCACCCCGGACGGCGGCCTCGCACAAGGATTCTCGACTTGGTATGCGAAAGCATTGCTCAACAAGAACCTCCTTGTCGCCGGCAAGATCGTCACAGAGCCCCTTGACGCTGTCACGACAAAAGCTGGCGCCTAGTCGCTAGTCTCCAAGACGAATCAAAAGAACCTCAGAAATGAGGTTCTTTTTTTACGCCGCGCATAAATATTTTTCATCGTATTTAATAGATAGGCGCTGGTCATTTCAGCGATCAGCAAGCATACATCAGCTAAATTAGATGTTGAAGTCGTATTATATTGTATATCCATGAGAGTTAAAGCAGCGCTAAAAAGAAAAGACGACGCTTTTTTATTGCTCGCTGGAACTACGATTAAGATACGAATTCCCGAAAGGACAATTTAATGTATTTTTGCATCAACGACGACAGCGCCCCTGAGCACACCGCTCAGACAGACAACTCCGATTTCTTCTCGAAGGAGAACATCCACAAAAACTGGACCAACAGCAGCTGGAAGGGCTGACACTCGCCTGAGTACAACAAAGCTAAAGCCGACAAAAACAGCAAGTTCGTCAGAGACGACAAATGGCTGCGCACGAACATTCTGTCTAAGCTGGATTGCAGTCGGACAAGCATAAAAATATCAGAGATAGAAGAGAATTTCCACAACAGCGAATGGTGGTTCGACAATTTCGGCAGCGTCTGCAAGATAATCGACGGTATGTACATCAAAAAAGGCGTCGATCCATTCAGCAGCATATACGCCACATGGCTCACGCGTCTGGTCCAATTCATAAACACCAAGCGGATGGAATACGCCGTAGCGGAAAAATATGGCTTGAAACTAGACGAGAATTCGCATAACACCCTTCATTCCGGCATGGCGACTGAGCAAGACTGCCAGCCTGATTTTACGGCGCCAGATGGGAGCAGGATAGAAGCCAAGCTATGCAAAGACAGAAACTCCATCGAGATGTATCTGACCGACCTCAGAGAGGATTTCGACAGGCAGAAAAGAAACGCTTTCCACGGTGCAGAGACCGCGATATTCATCACCAAAGAAGAACATCCGTCAACGCTGTTCGAAATAAAGCTTGATTCGCCAGACAGCGCCGTATGGAACGACCGCCACACAACTCAGATAGACTTGAATCTCATAAAGACCAACTGCGGCAAAATATCAGATAAAAAAGATTGGCCTGCGCTGCCGTATTCGCTGCTGTTCGGCCTAACGCCGTCCTGGCAGCACTGAAGCACGGACAAAGACGAGTAAAGCCTTCAAACGCGACCTGCTACGCAGGTGCGTTTTTATTTACGGCGAATAAGGCCGCCAAAGGCTTTTATGCTGAGTTTATTAGCTAAATTATATGATAAAGCAGCTAAAGAGGAGGCGCCCCACGTAAATGAAAATGCAAGAAGTAGTTAACGAGGTAAAACTCGAACTAACTGGGGAAGTGCTTGAGCTCGAAATTGATGATTCAACGATAGTGCAAATCGTCAACAGGGCTCTCAGAGAGCTAAATAGGTTCTGGGACGAAACGACGATGGTGACCATTCCGTTCGCGTCCTGCATAGATCTTTCGGCCAAAGACAAAGACGGAAAAAACGTCTTCGACGAAAACGTGAGCTCGATCGTCAAGATATACAGAACGGCCGGCGTCGGCGAAACGACGAACGGAACGACGAGCGTCATGTCCGATCCCCTCTACACTCAGCAATGGATGATGTTCAGCAACGGCGGAACGATGTACAATCTGAACGACTACGTGATGAATTACGCCTCATGGCTGACGCTGTCAAAAATAAGGAACACCTTGTCTACGGACCTGGCGTTCGAAGAAGACAGGCACAACAAAAAGCTGTACATAAACAGCGCGATGACGTCGCCTGGATACATAACGATAAAGTACATACCGAAACTTAAATCGGTAGAAGACATACAAAGCGATTACTGAATCGACGTCCTGATAAAAATGAGCAAAGCGCTGACTAAGATAACGCTTGGCAGAATAAGAACGCGATTCGTCCAATCTGGCGCGCTGTGGGCGCAAGACGGAGACAAACTGCTTGAAGAAGGAACCACGGAACTCAAAGACCTGGAAGACGTGCTGAGAGCTAATTCTAATCTGATCTACTGCGTAGACTAACAGAAATTGAAAAAAATTTCAAGGAGAAAAAACAAAATGAATAAAGAACTCAGTAACAAAGTTCGATCTTGACGCCGCATTCAAGGCGCTGGACGACATCGAAACGCCGAAAGCAGAAGGCGGCATAAGACCTAACGTCGACGACATGCAAGAGGCGTTCAAGTCAGACAAGCTCAAAACTGACGAGCTCGTTGAGGACTACTACAACGTAGGCGATCAGAAAGACCTTGAAAAAGCCAAAGACGACAGACAAGAAGAAGTCGCCAAAGCCAAATTGGCCAGAATCGAGAAGATCGTGGACCTGGACGCAGAAACGCCTGAGGATCTGCAGCCTTCTTACGTCGGAAAAGTCATAATCCAATGCCCGCAGTGCATGACGCTTTTCTATAAAAAGCCCGAGGACATCGAACCGTCGGAAGACGACGATACGATAGTCAACGTCAACGAAGTATGCCAGCATTGCGGCAACGCATCAGGCTATACGGTCGTCGGAAAAGTAGATTCGGTATCCGAAGAAGAGAAAGACAAATACGTCGCCGCCGAAGAGAGCGGAGACAAAGACGACAATGAGCTCGATCTAAGCTTCGACGAGCCTAAAGACGAAGGCGCGGAAAAGCCGGCAGACGAAGAAAAGCCGGCGGATGATGCTGCTGCGACTGAGCCAGAGACGAAAGAAGAGAAGCCGGCAGACGAAGGCAAAGCAGCCGATGAGCTTGACCTCACGCCGGCCGCCGACGCCGAAGGCGAAGACAAAGAAAAGAAAGAATCTCTTAACGCCTCGGCCGCGAAATCAGAGAATGACTCTAAGAACGGTTCAGAGAACAAATCGCTTAACGAAAGCGAAGAAATGCTCGAGTCAAAAGGCGATAAATACGTCATCTACGGCACAGACGCGACCGGCGCAGAAGTCACCAAGCGGACCTATGACGACAAAACAGGTAAAGTCGGCGATCTAAAGGCCGTCGAAAACGACCTGCTGGACAAAAACGAGAAAGTCATAATCGTCTACGTATCTAAGCTCGACAGCAAAGGCAAAGAAACGCCGATAGACCATTTCACGATGGTAAGAAAAGGCCATGAATACGACGGCATCGACGACAGCGAGCTCGACAACGATGCAAACGAAAGCCTCAATAAGACAGAAAACAAAGCGAAGGCCGATTCGGCCAACGCCTCGAACAACAAATCGCTTAACGAGGGCAAGCAAGTGACGGTCCAAATCGACATGAAAGACGGCAAAGCGCCTGTCGTATCGGTAGAGACCACTACGCCGAAAGACGGAGAGCAGCCTGCGGAAAGCGCCTCTGCGACGCCGGCAGCAGATCCTCTTCCAGCAGCGACGGCAGACATAGCCCCTGTCGAGGTTCCTGCCGCGGCCGTAGCGCCAGCGGAAACTCCTGCGGAGCCCGCTGCCGCTCCAATCGAACAGACGGCGGAAGATACCGCTGCAGCAGCGCCCATAGCGACAGAAGGCGACGCGGCGCAAGCCGATGGCGCCCCTAAGTGCGACAGCTGCGAAGCCGATTGCGCAAACGGCGAATGCGAGCATGAGCATGACGAAGAAGATCATGACAGCGACAAGCACGAACACGACGACGATGAGCATGATGAAGATGAACATGACGACGAGCACGGCGAAAGCCATCACAACAGCGACAAAGACGACGAACATGAAGACGGCGGCGATAATGACGACATAAGCAAAATCGATCCGTTCGATTCTTTTAATCAACCCATCGAAAGCGATAAAGCTGAAGACGATGAAGCAGACGCAAAGTCTGACGAGGCTGATGACGACGATGATGAAGACAAAAAGCTAAACGAAGAGAAACTGAATGAATTCGACATCAAGCACCCGTTCCAAGGCATTAAAAACGCAATGACGGACAAAGACGCGGACGCCGAATTCGACGGCGGATTCGACGTAGTGGAATTCGATAAACCAGCATCGGACCTCGATCCGAAAAGACTGCATCAAGCCGACAGCGCGCATTTCAGCAAAATAAGCGACGCCAGAAACGCGGCCGTAACCTGGTCTAAGAATCCAGGCAAAGGCCTGGCCGACATCTACGGGATAAAAGGCGGAAAGAAGATACTGTACACCTCGTACGAAAAGGGCCAGATATCGGAAGACCCGTCTTTGATTTACAACAAAGCCGTAGACGTCAAGCGCCCGCAAGGCGAGACGATCAGCGTAGACGCGATGCTCGCCAGCGGCAAATGGGACGGAAAATGGTGCGTAGTGACGCCGAGCGAAAGAAAAGTATACGATCACGACAAGCTGCTAGACGCCATAAAAGCCGCCAAAGCGATAACAAGCGGGCCGGTCGCGGTAGCCACCTATATCAGCGGCGAAGGAAAAGACATGGTCGCGGGCTTCAGGCTTATCGAGCTGGCGAACGGCAAGATAGTACATGACAATTCCGTCGACTACGTAAGCAAATCAAAAGAAGAGCTGTCGACGCCGACTGTTCAGCCGGCTACAAAACCGACAGAGCCGACGGCGGACGCCGAGCCGACGAAGCCGGCTGAAGAGCCAGCCGAGCTTAAACCGGAGCAAGTAACGGCGCTTGAGGCCAAAGCCGAAGCCTGGATAATAAAGGTATCCGACAAAACAGCGCTGTGGCGCAAAGTAAAGAAGCTTCAGACAGCCATAGATTACGCCAAAGAAGTTAGCGCGTTAGGCAAAGCGACGATACACGCAGACAAAAAAGATTCTGCCCCTGTGCTGACGTACGAGAGCGGAAAGCTAACCGCGCGCGACACGAAAGCCCTAATCGGCGAAGCGCTGGAAGCGCCTAAAGCCGACGGCGTGAAAGAAGAGCTGGCGAAAGTAGAGGACATCGATGAGGCGCTGCTGCAGAAAAGCATAACCGAGTCGTTGACGAACGTCTACGACAACGTTGAATCATTCACGCTGAAAGACTGCGATCTGCTCGATGAGCAGCTTACGATAAACGGCGAAATAAAATTCAAATCAGGCCAGATAAAAGGCACTAAATACGTGTTCACGGAAGCCAAGAAAGCCGACGATGGCATTCTGCTTCTCGGAACAAACGACGGCTTAGGCGAGAACGGAAAATTCGCGCTCAGCTGCAAAACAGACGCGGCCGGCACCAAGCTGCTGACTAACGGAATGTCTTACGATTACTGCATAGAAGGCGTCGCCGTAAAGGGCGATACCGGCAAGCAGCGCTAAATTAATTGCTAAACAGCGCCGACCTGCAAAAACGGGCCGGCGCAATTCATATGACAAGCTGCGATGGATTGGAGGTATAAATAAATGTCAGATTCGCCAAATGACTACGGCATATTGTACAACCAAGACATAAAGCTGCACAGAAAATACTTCAAGCAGATGACCAAGCTCATCGGCATAAACTGCATTTACAAAGAGCCTCTAAGCAAATCTACTTACGATTCGCATGGAGATTTAGACGCCGACTATAAAAAAGGCGTTGTTGTAGGCTGCATATTCCAGGAACATCCAGATCAGAAAACGCTGAAAAAAATGGGCTGGGTCGCAGAACTGCAAGAAACGTCTTCGATAATCCACGTCCCATATGACCTGCCTGGGCTGCAGGTCGGCGCGCTGTTCATCGTTCCAAGCGGCTTAGACCAAGCCGAAGGAAGGGTATTCAGGGTGATAAGCATGCAGACGATAATGGTTTATCCTGCGTCGATAGCCTGCGAAATAGCGCCGGAATACGAAGACGTCGACGAACCTGCCCTGCATACGGATTTCAGCGATCAGACCAACACGCTTCTCGTCGATAATGATGGAGACGATTAACATGACAGACATGCAACAGCATAGAAAATTCACGCTCTGCGAGAGATTCATGCTCAATGAGGATGATCCGACGATAGATTATGCTACCATAGCCGCTCAGCTGCAAAGGCAGTCGAGCGAGCTTTTGTCGTTTTTGAGCGACAGCGCGAATACGAGCTCCGACGAAAAATCTGAGCTCGTAGACAACATCGATTCGCTGCTGGACAAAACCATAGTGCTGTCAGGCCAAATAGAAAGCGAAGACCCTGCCATAGTCAAAGCCAAAGCCAATGAGTACGTCACGACCGTAAAGCAGCTGCTGACGAAAGTAGACACTTGAGCTGCCAGCGATAATTCTACGCCAGAACGCCAGTTTTTCATAGCTTTCGACGCTTTAAGAAAACAAATAGAAAGCGACGATATGTCAAAGAAGACAATCGCAAAAATAAAAGAATCTGTCGATAGGATACAAAATCTGCTGGAAGAAACGTCATTCAACGGAACAGTAGGCGAAGGCGAGAAAAACGGCACGATCGAAAGCGTCAAAAACCTGCTTAACGAAGTTCCCGCTTTGGCGAGAGCGTACGCGGCGAAGAACAAAAGCGCGTTCGGCAGGCTAGAAAGCCAAGGCGGCGCCACAGAATCAGGATTCAAAGAAGACCTTGATGCGCTTCATAGATCAATGCTGGCGCTAAAAACCGCCATCACGACAAAAACAGCTAACGCGAAAACGCTGGCTGGCTCTTTCAACGGACAGCTGGCTAAGTTCAACGAGAAATGGGCGGCCGTAGTGCATAGCGTCGCCAAGAGCACCGGCGACACGCATGAGGCAGACGCGGCTGAAAAAGCGCAGATAGCTTCGACCGATTGAGGCAAAAAATACAAAAACGCTGCAGACAAGGACGCATTCTGAGACGAATATTTCAACGCCGTATGGCCGAAAGCATTAGGCAGAATAAAAGCGATCAGCATGCCGTTCGAGCAAGAATGCACCGTGCTAGGCTTCACTGAAGACACCAATCCGTTCATAGGGTTCCTGAAAAAGTACCTCATCGCTTTCGATATCTCAGCCAGCGCCTATACCGCGCTGCACGACGCCACGGCCAACGAAGAAGGACTGAGCCTGGCTGACATCGCTGGCAAAGGCCCGTTAGGAGAAACGCATCCCATATTCTGCAAAGACCTGTACAGAAAAAGCGCCGACGACATAAAAGACTACCTTAAATGGCAGCGCACGATATATTACAGCGCCGAATCAAAGCTAAGCTCCATAAACCCAGCCATAGAGACAGGGCTTAAGAAGACGATAGCCGATAATATCTACAAATGCTCTAAAGACAAGGTAACGGAAGGCTTTTTGTACGGCAAGCTAGACGCGGCAGGCAACAAAGCCGACGATCTGCCGGATTCTGCTGAGGCGTTGAAGCTCAACGACCTGGAAGACATAAACAGATGATACATAGCCTGCGTCGGATTCGAAGGCCAAGTAGAGGCGCATCTGCCTTGGAACGACACGGCATCAGACGAGCTGCTCAAGCTGATAACAAACAAAAAAGACGCCACGACGGCGCTGTACTGGCTGTCTCTGAGATTCCCAGGCAAGCAAGGAGACGAAATCCGCAAAACCTACGGATCAATCGCGGCCCCTGTCATCGACGACGACTTCATAAAGATGATGGACAAGCTCAACAACAAAGTGACGCAGCTCGGCATGACGCTGAGCTTCACGGCCGCCAAAGGCCTTGCCAAGGCTTTCTTCGACGGCAAAAACGGAAGGCCGACGCCATAATGATGTTCGTCAAATACAACGGCGCGGCCAACAACGACTTCATGAAACTGAAAGTTAAGCTGGACGCCAAGACGGTGATACTGCTTCACAGCATAACGCTCGGCGAAGAGAAACTGAATAGATATCTGATAGACACAGAAGGGCTCGATCTGATAAAAGCCAGCCTGTATCTGCTGGCGCACTGCAAAACATACCAAGACAAAGACGGAACGATAATAACGCTGTTCGACAGCAGGCAAGCCGACAAGCTAGCTTCGCTGATAACCTACGGCAATGGCGAAATAAAAGGCAGCGACATACTAAAAGACGCATTCATGCGCAGTTAGAAAGGAGCCATATGGCTGTAGAATATTACGACGATATCATAGCGGCCAAATTGGCCAAATGGATGCCGACTGACTCTAAGCTGCGCATACTCAAGCCAGATGAGACAAAACGTCTTTTCGAGCAGCATGCCATGGACACTAACGACAAGCCTATACAGCTGCCGCTCATAGCCATGTCAAGAAACAACGACATAGAGCTGCTGCTCAACGTCAAGAACCATCAATCGTTCAACGGCTTGAAGCTTTGGCCGACCAAAGAAGACGTTGTCTCATTGGCCGCAAAAGGCAAGACGCCGGACGGCACGGCATTCATGAACGCCATACCCATCAAGCTGCAATACCAGCTTGACATTTACACGAAAACGATGCAAGAAAGCTCAGAGTACCTCAGACAATACCTATTCAAGCTGATAAACAACCCGTCTCTGAAGATAACGATACCGTACAACGGCGTCAACATAGAGCAGATAGCCAACATAAGGATACTGAGCACGATATCTGACACCAGCGACACGGCAGAAAGGCTGTTCCCTGGGCAATTCTCGCGCTGGACGATACAGTTCGAATTGCAAGACGCGTTCCTGTATGACGTGCCTTACAAGCGCAATTGGAAGCTTTACATCACCGACACCGACCTCCTGCCGCAAGACGAATACAGCGTATTCGAAGTAGCCGAAGGCCTGACGCCTGAAGATACGGTAGTCGAATCAGATAATATAGGCGTTAACTTCAAAAAGAGCTAATGCCAACAGAATGACTTCCGATAAAAACATTTGCTAAATTAATTGATTAAGAGTTGAAAAACGACTGATCTTCAAATAAAGCCCTATTAGAAAGTCAACAAAGGAGAAATTGACATGCCAAAAATTGTCACAAGAGAGTACGATAATTCAACAACCGGTATTTTATCGTCTTCTAATTTCACGGTAGTAGTACCTGGATATATGGGAACGCCGGCCAACGGCTATGATCCTGCCGATATCGAAATCGGCGGATTCGGCGTATACAAACTGACCTCTCAGGCAGAATTCCTCAACTACATCGGCAAGCACGCCGGCAAGAAGATGGATGCCGCGGCGCCGACTCTAGAGATAGGCAACGAAAGCGCCACCAGACATAACAAAATATCTGTTTACCAATAAGATAACGCTTGACCAATTCTTAGGAGATTACGCCGACAAGGTATACACCCCTGAGACAGTCGCGAGCACAGATCCTGACTACGGCAAAAACGGAAAGCTGCTGAAGACAGAAGGAACAGACTCAAACGCTGTCACTTACAGATTCATCAAAGTAAGCAGCGTCAAAGACATAACATGGACCGCTAACGTCGCGCAAGGCAGCTTCTGCGTGCTCGACTCCGTCGGCAACGACGCGGTAAGCGACAACCACATCGGCAATCAGATCGCATACAACCTCCTCGGCTTAGGCTACACCGTCCTGTTCAAGGCGATAGATCCGGCGAAGAGCGCAATCCAGCAACTGAGCGACGCTTCTTTCTGGGAGCCGCTCAAAGACAAATCGATATTCAATTTCAGATACGTCATGTCAGGCGGCTGCTATGATGCCGCAGTCATGAATCAGATCGCCCAGCTTGCCAACTTCGATAACAAAGTTACGCTCGAGACCGCCGAAACAGTCGGCAATTCGACTGGCAGAGGCGACATAATCGCCCTGTGCGACATCGACGAAACCGGAGTGTCTGGAACGACAACTGCGAGCATCGTAAGCGCGTTAAGCAAAAACATCGGCAAAATAGACAAAGGCAATAAATACACCGCCATTTTCGGACCGAGAGTCGTTTACAACATGACCGTCGATTCGGATTTCGGCAACAACGTCACATTCCCGGCGTCATTCCATTATCTGGCATGCGCCGCTCACGCATTCGAAAAATACGCCGAATGGTACGCCGTCGCTGGCTATACGCGCGGCATTTCGAGCTATAGCATCGATCGCACGACAATCGCCCTCGGCGAAGTCGCGATCAACACGCTCGCGCCTAGAATTACCAACAGCTACGCGACCAAAGCCGTCAACCTCATCCTCAAAGAGCACAACAGCTATTATCTGTGGGGCAACAGAACGGCCGAGCCGCTCAATGCGTCTGGGCTGACGTTCAGCCACTTCCTCAATATCAGACAGCTCTGCTGCACGATAAAACAGGATCTTTACACGGCGCTCAGGCAGTTCACGTTCGATCCGAACTCAGACCTGCTCTGGATAAACTTCGTCAACACGATCCGTCCTACCCTAGAAGCCATGAAAGCCGACCAGGGCATCCGCGGATACAAGCTGACCCGCGTGATAAACGACAAGAAAGCATTGCTCACCGCCAAGATAAGAATAGTGCCTATCGAAGCAGTCGAAGATTTCGACATCAGCATTTACCTCGAAGATTCTTTGGCCGGCATCGTAATGACAGCCAATGAAGAAGAGGCTGAATAAAAGGAGATAAACAATGTTTGACCAAAGCTTAAATACTACACACATCAGCACCAACCTGCGCGATTACGAAGCGGCCAGAAGCTCGTTCTTCGTATTCGTCGTAGCGCCGCAGGAGCTGACTAACCTGCTGCACCCGGATTTCGATCCGGATTCAGGAACGGCGACAGAAGACGACAAGACCTTGTACAACGGCCAAGTCGCGTCTGACGCCATCAGGCTCAACGTCGTAAAATCGAGCGTGCCTAACTTCACCGTCAGCAAAGACGAATACAGACGCGGCAACGACGTTGTCCATTTCGCCGGACTGCCGACGTTCGCAGACGGCTCTATAACGGTAGACGACGTCGTAGGCCTGGACACAAAATCAATCCTGTATTCTTGGCTGTATCTCGCGTACAATCCGCACACAAGAAAAGGCGGACGCATGAAAGACTACAAGAAGACGTGCACCCTCATCGAGTACACGCAAGACTACACGCAGATCCGCCATTGGACGCTGGAAGGCTGCTTCATAACGGGCATCGAAGAGAGCGAATTCAACAAAGAAGAGGACAGCGGCACAAAACGCCAGCTGACCGTAAGCATCTCGTACGATCGCGCCATCATGAGCCTCGACGAAACGGCTGCACAGTAGCTGCACAGTAAAAACCAAGCGCTTCTGAACGAAGCGCTTTTTTTATGGCCAGAAATAAATTTAATAAATCTATTGAGCCTTTATGTGCTAAATTATAGTGTAAGAAGGCGAAAACCTAACTTTGCTCATTATGAAAGGGATTCAATCATGGGAAGAAGAAAGATAGACAGAAGCGACAAGATAATGCAGACTTTCGAAACGACTAAGCCGCTAAAAGTCAGGCTGAACGACGCCGCCAAAGAGCAAGGAATGACTGTATCAGCGCTGATACGCGGCATACTGGAGCAGTTCTTCGAAGACCATAGGGCCTAAATAAAACAAGAAAAGGAAAAAAACAAAATGGAAGAGACAAAACAGACAAACTACACCGTCGCAGAAGGATACGAGCTGCCATCAGGCGGCAAGATATACAGCGACAAAGTAAACTCTCACGTCGAGCTGAGAAGCATGACCGCAAGAGACGAAATGAAGCGCCTTTCTCCGTCTACGACGCAATTCAAGCGCCTGGCGGACATCATCGAAGGCTGCATGATAGAAAAACCAGCCGATCCACGTATACGACATGGCGCTCGGCGACTATGAGTTTTTGCTGCATAAACTGAGAATCGTAACCTACGGCCCAGAATACAAAATGGCGCTGACCTGCCCGTACTGCGGCAAAGAATTCGAAACCACCGCGGACTTAGAGCAGCTCGAGCGTTAAAGGATTTCGACCAAAAGAAATTCGACGATCTGCAATCGTTCATGCTTCCTATGTCCGGCGACAGCGTCAAAATAAAATTCGAAACGCCGAGGATGCTGGACGAAATCGAGGCCAAGACTAAAGAGATGAAGCGCAAATACAGAGAAGCTGACATCGAATTCGATCTGCTCGTCTCTGCTGGAAGAAGATAATCGACGAGGTCAACGGCGAGAAGCTCGATCCGATGAACGCAGAATCGTACATAAACAAGCTGCCCGCGAAAGACATGACCAAGATCATAAACAACCTCGATGCGCTAAATTCTTGCATCGGCCTATCGGCAGAATTATTACTTGACTGCCCTGAGTGCGGGAGAGAAGTAAAGACATTTTTTCGCTTCGGATCAGAGTTTTTTCGACCCACAACTATCTAAAGAAGGCAAGCCTTACGGCCCGAAGCGCTACAAAGACATCGTCAAGGAGTGCTGGTTCATAAGCGACCAGCTTCACACCAGCTACTCCGACGTGCTCGATCTCAGCGTGCAAGAACGCGTTTATCTGATAGATTACATAACAGAGAAGCAGCAAGCCACCGAAAAAGCGATAGCCGAGATGAAGCAGAAGCAAGAAAAGCACAATACATAAAACATAAACGCAAGAAAGGATTTAGATTCGGGAGGAAGCCAAAATGGCGAAACAGCGTCTGACTGCCATAAATGAAAGCAACGACTACGGCTACAGAGAGAACAAAGGCTCTACGGTCGCGGACTTTTTGAAGCAGCTGAATCAAATCCAAGGAATGCAGTCCGACCAAGAGGGCTACGAGAACGAGCTTAACAAGCTGAGAATGACCAACGTTCAGAACCTCGGCAGGCTCAGACTGCAGCAAGAGCGCGAAATAACCAAAAAGGCGGAAGCTGCCGCCAATACGCTGCTGAACAAAGAACGCGCCGCCAAAAAGCAGGCCTTGGCCATAGAAATGGCAGATAAGCGAAAAGCGCTGGCGAAAGAGGCCAAGAACAACAGCGGCGTCGACATCAAGGCGGCGAAGCAGAAAGTAAAAGCGGAAGAAAAGCTTCGCAGGAAGCAGATAGACGACGAGATAGCCTATAAGAAAAAGCAAGAAGACGCTCGTCTGAAGAACGAAGCGAAGCTAGTCAGGCAAGAAGCCGTAAAAGCCGGCAAAAAGTATCAAGAAGAGCTAGCGAGCAACGCCTTCGGAGCCGGCAAAACACCGTCTGAGCGCGCTGGCGCCATCAAGAGCATGTTCACCGCCGGAACGCTCGACAGCAACGGCAACGTCATAGGCACTAAATTCAGCCTCGGCGCCGGGCTTCTTAATTTAACTACCGCGCTGAGCGATTTCTCTAAGCAGCTAGAAACGCAGATAGACACAATAGCCGGAAAAAAATCAGCCATAGACACCAGGCTGCAGGGATCTAAGAACCAAAAAGACTACTCCGGCTCTTACTGGAACAAGATAAGCAGCGACATAACCGGCATAGCCGGCGTTTCGCCTTTGATAAAGCAAAGCGACATCGCCGATAACGTCACGGACTTCGTAAAGCAAGGCATCTCTTTCGACGTAGAGCAAAGAGCGGTGCTGCAGACCGTATCAAAGAAAATAGCCGACACATTCAGCGCGACTGACGCAACGCTGCTTCGCTTGGTAAGAATACAGCAGCAGGACACGACGGCAGGCAGACTCGGAATGGAATCCGCGCTAACCGCGTTCCTCAACAACATGTACGAAACGACAGAGTACATGCAGAATATCGCCAATGAAGTAAGAAGCAGCCTCAATGAGGCCATGTCGCTGATGTCAGGAGAAAACGCGCTGTCGTTCGAGTATCAAGTTCAGAAATGGCTCGGCTCTATGTACTCGGTAGGCATGTCAGACACGGCCGTGAACGGATTGAGCAACGTATTAGGCAAACTCGCCGCAGGCCAATTGGACGCCATAACCCAAGGCGGAGAAGGCAACCTGGTCATCATGGCGGCGAATCAAGCAGGCTTGAACATATCGGACTTGCTCAATAACGGATTAGACAGCACGACGACAAATGAATTGCTGAGCTCCATAGTCGACTACATGGCCAAGCTCTATAACGAAGCCGGAAGCAGCAAAGTAATACAGCAGCAATTCGCCAGTGTTTACGGCGTAACCGCGTCTGATTTAAAAGCGGCCGTAAACCTTTCAAAATCATCTAACGCGGTATCAAAAAACGGCCTGACATACTCATCTGCCATAGACAGGCTTAACAGCATGGCCAGCAGCATGTACAACAGAACAAGCATCGGCGAAATGATGACAAACGCCTTCGACAACGTCAAATATTCAATGGCGTCCGGCATAGCCAGCAGCCCCGTCCTTTACGCGCTGTACAAAATAAGCGGCATGCTGCAAGACACAGTAGGCAGCGCCCTTGATTTCTCTGTCCCTATGGTGATGGGAAACGGCCTTCCTATGACATTCAGCGTACCCGATATCATGCGCGGCGGAGTAATGGCCGGCGGCATAATCAGCAGCATGGCAAAAATGATAGCCGCAGGCGGAGGCGGAGGAATCACTGGAACAGGTATCTTGAAGGCGGCCGGAATAAACAGCAGCATATCGCAGGTCACAAGAGGCACCGGAGCCGGCTTATCGACGACGAGCGGCGCGACCGTATCTGAATCCGGCTCATTCATCGGCAATTCCGACAGCAGCGACGTCACCAACAAAACGATGTCGGACACCACCGATTCTGCCAAGTCGCAGACGGCCAGCGCGACAGACGAATCGTCTGACGTGACTATAAGCCAAGTAGACAAAGACATCGTCGCCATATACGACCTGCTGCACGAATTCAAAGACGGCACGGCGGTTCTTACCATAAAAACAGAGCCTGGAAAAGCATTAGACGTATCTAACATATCGTCTGGAATGGGAGCTTAGCGGATGTTCAAATTCAACAACGACGGAATATTCACCGGATACATAAAGCAGCTGCTGTCTTCTTTCAATCTGCCGAAATACAGAGTATACACAGAAGAGCAGCGCCTGTATCACGAGAAAAACGAGCAGGCGCAAGAAAAGCTGATTC